TTCCTAATCCACTTTTTTGAATGCTTTTCAACAAAGGCTTGTAGGTGGCGTGATACAGATATGTATTATCTGCAAGCTCTTGAATTTTCTTGGGCTTTTGCTTGTGTGTTTTGCCATAGTCATACCAGCGATCCACAACATCAAATCCTGGCCGGAAAAATATGGCCATGGGCACACCTTGATCCTGTCTGATCATGCCCACACGAGTTTTGCCCTGCGGCGCATCTGTTTTTTCTTCTTGACCCACTCGTTGCAACCAAGCATCCGGACGCAGTCTGACCAACCAGGTGTATGGGTGTTGGCTGGCAAAAAGATCGCCACCGCGTAGATAAGTTCGCAAAGGGTAGAACCACAGTGCCGGTCGTCCCGACGGTCTGGGCAGGGCCAAGGGATCATAGCCAGGATCGTCAATGTCGGGTGTTCGACCAAAATGCTGGCGAGCACTGAATCCCAACTTGTCCTGATCTGTGAATCTCACAAAATATTCATCAGGCGAGCCCGGCAAGATGGTTGCCATGTTTTCTATCTCAGTTCTGGCGTCTTGGGCTTCTGTGATCTGGGTTTCCCAAACATTTTGTCCTGGTCTATGTTTCTGCCAAAATGCCGCACCGGCATCGGTTTGTTGCCCACTGCGCCGGATGCGATAGCCTCGGCTTTTCACGTAGTCATACATGACAGCGGCAATGCCTTGACCTTGGAATCGTGGATCTACTTCCAGATCCTGTGGATTTAGTATCAGGCCTTGGCCGTCATAGCTCATGGTGAATAAGACATGACCTAGTTCTTTTCCGCCCCGACTGGCTGTCACATATACAGTTTGATTATCAGCGTCATCATCGTCAACATAGTCATCGTCTTTTTGTATTTCAAAAGAGATATCTATGCCTTCAAAATCTCTAACAAACTCTTGGGCTCTCATAGGCTGTAGGGATCCACTATGACCAAGTGGCCGTTGTTTCTGCGGCCAAGATTTTCCACGGCTGTCAAATCCAAGGGAGCTTGTCCACCCAGCACCTGTATCATGTCTTCGGTGGCCTGTATGAGTCCAAATATTTCCGCCTCGCTCATTTCTGCGGGCACAGGATTCCGCTGAAGAAACTGTTCACCCTGTTCACGGTCCACAGCACTCATGAGCTTTTCTATGTAGTCCAGTGTGGCTTCTTCGTTGGCCACATAGTTCACACGTTCCATTTCATACACAAAGTAAGTTTCACCGTCTACCGTGAAGTTGCCTGAGTTGTAGATTCTTGGGTAGAAAGGATTCCGTTGATTCTGTTCAAAGAACCGCACATAGCGTCGGACTACCTGTTCACGCTCGTCTTCGCCAATACCCAGTACTTTCAATATGGTACCACGTGGACTTTCGAACGCCATTTGATCACGTCCTTCACCGGCCAGTTCATAGCCACGCTGGAAAAAGTATTGTTGTATTCTATCACTGACTGTGAGTTCGTCGGGATAGTTTACTTCCTTGATTTGTTGAGCTGGCACCCACGCTGAGATATAATCACGATTCAGCAGATTTTTAGCGGCCCAGGCTCGGTGATTGCCATCTATGATATATCTGTTGGCATCTATCACAATAGGACGTTTGTCAATGAGATTCAGGCTGACTTCGCCAGCATGGCCAGGGTCTACTGCCATGACACGACCGTAGGGATCACTTTCAGGCTCTTGTTCCACATCGTCATATTCTTCATCGGGTATGTTGAGATTCAGCAAGGGTACTTGTTGTAATTGCCACTGAGGATGAGATAATACTGTTTTCTCTAACTTAGGAATCAAAGATTCGTGATGTGTTTGATTGATGTAGTCTAAAACTTGTTGTGCTGTGGCGGTTTTACTTTCTTTAAGACTGTCAAATCGTTTGACCCAGACAAATCTAGTAGTGTCTGGAATCCACTTGACTCCCATGTGGCTCTTTGTGTCTGGATTGGTATTGATCAAGAAATCGCCGTCTTGATGCTTCAATATCTGTACTATTTGGCCAGTCTTTTCGATCTTGGCCATGACTCTAGTAGAGGTAAATTCTTCGGCTCTCATAAACTTATTTACGCGGCCTGCCGGCAGTAACTCTCTGTATGAGCTCGGCTGCATGCTCTAGGTTATTGTATTTTAATCTACAGAATGTGGCACTGACTATGCCTTTTGCGTAGGCAGTGCCCAATCCTTGTGCTATTTCGTTGAGTGCTCGAGCCGCTTTAAATCCATTTGCGTTTCTGGGAATGAATTCTGAATAGCGTTCAAATGTCATGGTCCTGCGTGTAATGTCTTGGGCATTGGCAGAACTGGCCTGGAAGTTGTCACACTGCTGACGATACTCGCCGGCCATGACTCGGATCTCAGTGATCTGCAGGTACTCGTTGGCGTCATAGGGTGCCATCAAGTAGGCATCCAACAAGGCACAACTGCTCAGCAACACACAGGTCAGGGCTAGAACAATACGTTTCATGGTCGTTCCTTGTCAGGCCAGAATATCACGGCCGCGGCCACTGACACTGCTATCATCACCACAGTCCAGCCCAGCACTTCCAACGCATAGAACATAAAATCAAGCATCAGTGAAACTGTTCCTCTTCAGTGCTGCCCTTGAGTGCCTGTGTTGACGCTGTGGCTTCTATGGTGGTGGTCACACGGTCAAAATAGCTGGTTCCTACTTCTCTTTGGTGTTTGACTGCTTCAAAACCTCGCGCACCATCGGCAAATTCTTTTTGCTGTAGGTCCACAAATGCCGACATGCCATTCCTAGCATAGCCATGAGCCAGATCAAACATGCCGTGATTAAGAGCATGAAAGCCAGCGAGTGTAATGAATTGAAACTTGTAACCCATAGCTCCAAGTTCACGTTGGAAAACGCTGATTGTTGTATCATCTAAATTCTTCTTCCAGTTAAAAGATGGCGAGCAGTTGTAGGCCAACATCTTGTTAGGGAATTTGTCATGAATTGCATCGGCAAATTTCTTAGCAAAATCCAGATCTGGCGTGCCTGTCTCGCACCAGATCAAATCTGCGTAAGGTGCATAGGCCAGGCCACGACTCACGGCCTGCTCAAAGCCGTTGCGTGTTTCATAGAAACCTTCCACTGTGCGCTCACCGGTCAGGAAAGGTCGGTCGTTTTCGTCCACGTCACTGGTGACCAATGCGGCTGCTTCGGCATCTGTGCGTGCCAATAATACTGTGGGCACACCCAGCACATCGGCAGCTAGTCGTGCAGCATTGAGTTTGTTGACAGCTTCGCGGGTGGGAATCAAGACCTTGCCGCCCATGTGACCGCACTTCTTGGCACTGGCCAACTGATCTTCAAAATGCACACCAGCTGCACCGGCTTCGATCATGGCCTTCATGAGTTCGTAGGCATTTAATACACCACCAAAGCCCGACTCGGCGTCGGCCACTATGGGCTGGAAAAAGTCCACATCTCCAGAACCTTCCATCCACTGGATCTGATCGGCACGTGCAAATGTGTTGTTGATTTTACGTACCATTTCAGGCACTGAATTCACGGCGTATAAACTTTGATCAGGATACATTTGTCCTGACGTGTTGGCATCAGCTGCCACTTGCCAACCACTTAGATAAATTCCTTTGAGTCCAGCCTTGACCTGTTGCAATGCCTGCATGCCTGTTAGTGCGCCTAGGGTGTTAACATAATCTTCTTCCAACAAGCTCATCCATAGTTTGTTGGCACCACGTTCGGCCAAGCTGTATTCCACAGGATTGGATCCTTGCAAGTCCACTACCTGTTCGGCGGTGTAGTTGCGTTTGATGTGGTCCCAGCGTGGGTTGCTTTCCCATTCTTTTCTAATGTGTGTTGCTCGTGCTTTTTTGTTCAACGACATTTTGCTTCCTTTCAACGGTTATTATTTGCTGATGCTTTCGAATATCGTTTTCTGTTCACGATACCATTCCTGCCAGGCCTTTAGTTTTTCTGCGTTTTCGTGGCAGGCTCCGTAGTTTTCGATGACTCGGTCGAGGAGACGACTGGCTTCAATGGCACTGGGGGTTCCATCAGTTGCGGTGGCACGCTGGGGAACTTGATTGAGACTGGCACTGTCGTGCAAGCTGACAGTGCTACGAGGCAAACTGCACTGAGCATCCAACTGCCGACCCGCTGTGTCACGGACGATTTCTCTTGTGATGTATACATTTTCTTTGACCACCTTTACTTTTTCAATTATCTTGGTTTCAATCACAGTGTTGACCTGCTGTGACTTCTCTTCTGCGATTCGGACTCGTTGTTTCATTTCTGCTATCTGTTCTCTGTAGCTGATGCCACCCGAGAAATAAGCGGCAATGACTAAAGCCAACACACCCATTAATTCTGCGGGCAAACGATACTGACCTATGAGTGGTATCCATGACACCAGCTTGCTGGCCACATACAGGATCACACCTGCCCCAAACAACAGATAGGTCAGCCAGACAAATATGCTGTCAGGTATCAGTTGCAGGAGCCATTGTATCTGCCACATCAGTGACCGCCAAATACATGTAGGGCATGAGCATAGTGTTTCATCCTATCCTCGAGTCCAATGGTGCCGCCGTTGATTCTTTTTGTCATGGTCAGGATGTCATTGTTGTCAGCATATTGATTCAAGTTGTTGGTCTCCCAGAACCAGCAGGCACTTTGTACTGCACCTTCAAAGGTTTCCAAGTAAGCACTGGTTTCTTCCACTGGTGTTTCTATTGAATCAGCAAAGTTTGAGTAGTTGCTCTTGCCTGTGAGCTGGATCAAGCCACGACCGCAGTAACGGAAACCATCGCCGCTCTCTTCAGGACCATTGCCCATTCTGTTGGCATAGATCCTGTTGGCTATGGCTTCGGCCTTGTTGGGCAAACCAGCATACTGTTCAGCTAGGGCATCTGTGGGAAAATACTTGGGAAATATCTTTCTTAGACTTGCGGCACGATAATTGAGATTTTCTTTGAGGAACACAAATCCGCCTGACTCATGGGCGCATTGTGCCAAAAAAGCAGCCACACGCTGTGGAGTGTCAATGCTGTAGTCAGGCAATAATTTGTTTAGGGCACTGCACCACTGATCGATGTAGGGATTTTTAGGTATGATTTGTGCTAGTTGTTCTCTGGTGATTTCCATGGGTATTCCTTGATGATATCCATATTTAGTTTGCCGCAAGTTGATTTTTTATACATTTTACTCCGCAATGATGATTACAAGTATTTTATCCAGTATTGGTTGCAAACTATAAATAGCAATATGAACGTTCTTGTTTTAACTCCAGACCGTGTGGGCAGCAGCTTTTTACAACGATTGATAACCGTTTATATGACAGCGCACAAATATGATCGCCCAGTGATCAACATACACGAACTCACTGATCCTATGTTCATCAAATATCACAGCCCTGTATTCAATCAAGAAGTCATTGGGTGTTCCTTTAAACTAGGCAAACATAGATCATTGCCTGAAATTGTTGAACTATTAAAATCAACCGATCATTACAAAGTTTGTAGACTAACTCAGTTCTATTTGAAACAACGCCAAGATTCAATAGCAGATCAGGTAGAGTTATATCACTATCTCAATGACAATTATTTTATTATCAGTGCTCGCAGAGATAACATGTTTGAGTACGGGCTGAGCTGGTGCATAGCCAAAGAATCTCATTTAATGAACGCTGCAAGTCATGAAGAAAAATTCAATTATTTTAAAAAATTATATCGTAATAAAATTACTGTAGATCCGCAAATGTTGTTGCATCACATTTATCAATATCAAGACTATATTAAATGGGTCGATGAATCATTTAAAGTTAATTCATATTTTCATTATGATCGAGACATGACTCGTATTGAGGATTACGTTCTAAACTTAAACATATTCAAAGATCAAGAAAAAAAGAAATCTTGGCAAGATATATTTGGTATCAATTTTACTGACTGGAACAAATGTCATTATCTCATCAGCGATATGAGTGGCATTGGCCAACAGTTAGAAAAAAACTTTGATGTGCCAAAATTAACTTACGATAGTAATGATACCGGTGTGCAATTACAGTGTGTTGAGCCCGATTATATACCACAGACTCTGACTCAGGAAGATCAACGCTTGTTGATTGAAAAAGGCCCGGCATACACTCAGGCCGCTGACGCTATACAAGAGCTGGTGGATCACAAAGTGCTGTATAAAGCTGTGCCAATTAAATTACAAACCATGATGGAAAAACGACTGTTGGTCAGTAACTTTGATGAGTGTCTTGAAGCTTATAATCGTGCTGTGGAAGATCCATTGTGTGGTCTGTATAATATGAGAAAAACTCTAGGCTTAGATGATATTTCTAAAATTTCAGAAGAAGAAATCAAACGCTGGCATAACTTGCCAAAATTAACCTAACATCGTCTCCAGACATAGGCGTAACACCGGTAGATAAACAGCTTGATTATATAACAGACATCTATTGCAAAAATAAGTAATGGCATGAATGTTCTGATCCTGACTCCAGATGCGGTAGGCAGTACTCTTTTACAGCGGCTAATTACCATTTACATGCAGTTCCATCACTATGATCGCCCCGTGATCAATCTGCACGAACTCACCAACGGCTTGGTCAAATATCATAATGAGCATTTTGGTCACGAAGTTTTGGGCAAGAAAACTGGCAAGTGGGGCTACTATCAAAGTTTGCAAGAAGTTGTTGAATTGCTGAGCAGTGTGGATCACTACAAGACCAGCAGGCTGGCACACTATCACATACGAAATCGTCAAGACAACCTGGCAGATCAGATACCATTTTATCAATACCTCAATGATAATTTTTACATTATTAGTTGTCGCCGACACAACATATTTGAACATGCACTGAGTTGGTGTCTCAGCAAGGTTACCAAAAAACTCAATGTGTATTCAGGCACAGAAAAAATCGACAATTTTTTTGACATTTACCGCAACGGTATTGAACTGGACCCCAACAGCCTACTACAAACACTAAACGCCTACAAGGACTATGTGAAGTGGTGCAATGATCATTTTGATGTGGCCAATTATTTTTTCTACGAAGAACACTTGCCCAACATTGAAAAATACATTTTGAACCTACCAATTTTCGCACAACAACCTCAACAGTTGACCTGGCAGGACAACTTTGGCATGCAATTTAACAAGTGGAACATGTGTCATTATGTCAGCAGCGATCTAGGAACCTTGGCCTTGGACAAACCAGAAACATTTGCACAGTTGGCTGATCAATCACGCACCTACAAATTAGGCGATGCAGATCACACACTAATCAAAGGATACAAGGATGTGCGTGATCCCAGCTGGCCAGAGGTCAATACTATGGAAGATTATGAAAGTTTACCTCAACATATCAAGGATGAAGTTGAACAAAAACATGGAATAAGTCTTGGCACCAACACCAGCCTGGTCAGCTACACAGCATTACACAAACCTTTGATCGAACTATTGCCCAAGGAACATCAAGAATTCCTGCAGCAGAATCAAGAGACTTATGATCAAAGCATGAAAAATATTCATCAAATGGTCACCAATGGAATCATAGTCAGTGATCCTCCAATCAAAAAACAAACCTTGGCAGAAAAAAAGCACATGATCAAAAACTATCAGCATCTGTTGACCGTTTACAATCAATGGATTGAACAAAATCCAGATCTAGGGCGTCCGTTAGACAATGACACCTTGGATCAGTTTGCTGATATGGAACGAGCTAGGTGGAATCCTGCTACTACAGCAATAACAGTATCTGATTGACCAGACTTTGACTAGTAAGGATGTCATAATGATGTCCATCACGGGCTAGATCTAACACTTTGATTTCTGGAATCACTAGACCTTTCACTTTAGATTCCACAACACCTTTGAATGATTTAGGGACAAAATTTGGAATAAAAGTGTGTATGATTTTTGTATTGCAATCATTGGACTCTAACACTTGATAGATATTGTGCAAGATGTTTTCGATGTCTTCTTCGTCAGTGCAGTTGCCTCCTCGCAACCTTCTCCATTCATCTTGCATACATGAATCATTCCATCCGCCGTGTACAGAATCAATTTCATCTTGTATTTTTTGTGGTAATGTGTGGCGATTCTGTCTGGTGCAACTAGGCCAACTATCATCACGTATGCTATTGTAAAAATTTTGCCAATGTTGATCCAATATCGTTTGCAGATTTTCTTCGCGACGATTCACATAACTCCACTGTATGATCATGAGCTTGGGTTGGATTTGTTTTAGGATATCTATAGATTTTCTGGATATCCAGTCGTTGCTGGCTCCATCCATGCTGACATTTACGGTTCTGGTGCCAATGGATTGTTGCAAAATATAGCTCCAGGTGTGTTCTCTAGGGCTTCCTAGACCCACAGTAAAACTGTCGCCTACACACCAAATGGCCTTGGATAGTTCTGACAGTGAGTCTGGCCAGCTTTGATCTCGATAGCCACGATTGTTGTAACGATATTCTACTTGATAGGGATAAGATCTATAGTGCTCACGATCCAGGCACTGATCTTCACAGTCAATGCCAGTGGTAGACCAGCACTGGTCAACACGACTGGGTATTACAAAGTCAGGTAGGATCATTTTTTATACGACTCAAGAAATCCACTTCATGTTCGTAGTTGTTGAGCCTATTCCAGGCCCATTTCGCGGCGGATTTTAGTTGCCGATATGCTGTGTGTAGCATCGTCAAAAGTTTCCTGTTCAATCTTATAACCCACATCACGACCATAGGTGATATTAACTATGTTGGGCACTACCTGTATCTCATACTGTCCTTGAAACACAGGATCTAGATCTCTGCGAATATAGTTTTTAACTTGTTCTATGGCAAAGGGATTTGATCCTTGCCAACCCTGACAGTCGCGAATCATTATACAGACCTGTCCGGTCTTGGCTATGGCACGTTCAAACAAGGCCCTATGGCCAGCATGCCAAGGTTGCCAACGTCCCAGCATCTGCACAGTTTCTTTCTGCCAATCAAATGTGGGTCTACGGCGCTTGTCAATGATGTGCGATCCCACAAACTCAGCCCATTTTTCAGCATTTTGTTCTGTGATGCGGAAATCATACACTTCAGGTGGCACAAACATTTTGTTGGTGTCTTCAAAGCGACCGGCTTCGATGGTGTCCATCCATATGGTCCAGTCGGCCTTGAAGTTGTTGCGCATCTCTGGAATAGGCGCTACAAAATCGCAGATCACATAGTCCGTGCTGGTAGCCAAGGCAAACTCCAGCATCCTCAGACTTTGACGTATGCGTCCTTCTTTGCTGAAGTCCCAGTCGTTGTATTTTCTGCGCACATCATCGGCATTGAACCAGGTCACTGTGGCGTTGAGTCCACCAATGGGCATCATTTCAGGTATGTGTTGTGTGATGCCATGCTGTTCTAGATAGGTTTTTAATCTCTCTGCGAAGTAAGTCTTGCCCGAACCGGGCAAGCCCATGATCAATATTTTTTGTTTCATAATAGTCCTTTTAGTTGGTAAGGTGATCGACTGCGTAACACACGCAAGAAATCTCTTGTGCGGTCTGTGGCCACTCCTGTGGCCTGTAGGGTAACTCGTGCGGTGTGTCCTGCGTTGGCTGTTGAGTGTGGCACATTGATCCAGTCAAAGGTCGTGACATCACCGGCCTGCCAGCCTTGATGAGTGTGATTGCCATAACTCCAGAAGTGGCCTGGTCGCCATTCTGTAAGCTGTATCATGTACCTATGTACCTGCGAAGGATCCTCAGGCATCCATTTTTCTAACTTGTCCAGGTGCAAGTTCCAAACCTGTCCTGGCAACTGCACATGTATGCGTGCCATGCTGTCGCTTAACCCAAATAGGTCGGCCAAGCGTTGTAAACCTACAGACAACTGCCAGTTGAGATTGGTTACTTCATAGTCTGCGCCATAGCCAAAGCGTTCCAGGTCATAGTCTTCTGCGACCAGTTCAGACTCAGGTCGTGCCTTGTTAGGGTTCCCACGAGTGCGCCAGGTGACACTTTTGCTGTTTTCTATGATTGTATCCAGCTGATCCGACCAAAATGGTCGTATATTACCACAGTAGGTCACTGTGTCAAAGAGCGGATCCATGCGTCTTGGATCAAAATGATATCTACTGCGTTTTCGTGTTTCGTCCCAACTGCTGTTCATAGTTTAATTCCCTGGAATACTCGCACATACACATCACTGTCTGGATAGTCTTGTTGATACTTAGCAGGCGGTGGCGCGATTCTTAGCGTGTCACATAGATGTCTGTTGTTTAGACACATGACTGTGGCTGACTTATTTAAGGCCTGGATCATGTCCCTATTTTGTTCTGTGATCCTGCGGTGCATCCATGTTAAATCTCTATAGTATTCAGCATAGTCAGGATAGGTTATGCCAAAGTGGCCACATCTGACCCACCACCCCAAACAGGCATCCGTTGGGCGGTAAACGGTGACTACAGGGCAGTCGGGCCAGTGTGTTCTTAGGAAGTCTATGTGATGACAAAACACATGACTTTTTACAATGCGTATGCCAGTGCCCGAGAATGGTCTATCAAATTCTGCTTCGCATTCTGATTTGGTTAGTTGGTCAAGACGATCAAAATCTTTGCCAAACTCCATGCCAGGATCATAATAAGCACCCAGGTGCATGAGTTCGCGGTGGCCCCAGGCCTCGTGATAATAGGTTCTGGCATCTGTGTAATCCGATCTATCGATATCAGAGCTATAGTACATGTTTTTGACCACCGAGCTCCACTTGGAACCCGGGGCTCCGGCTACGAAAATATATTTCAATTATTTCTCTACTTTGATGTTTTTAGCTATGGGTGCAAAGGCTGTGCGTAGTTCTTCTGCATAGGCCATGACACCACGTGGGTTGAGTTCATCACGGTCTATGATTATATAGTTTTGTTCTGCCCAGTCTTGATATTCTTTGCTTAGTATTGCTTTAGAGAACTTGTCCACATACCAGTCCACAATGGTGTTTGGTGTCTGTGGTGGCAACACAACTACCCAGCCAGCATAAACTTTGAGTCCTGGAATAGTGTCACTGAGCAGGGGCACCGTAGGTAATGCTTTTAGTTTAGGTCCACCTGTGAGTCCTATAGTTTTGACTTTGCCTGATTCTATGAGAGGCCGGGCAATGGCTATGGGCATGATGCCAAATTCAGTGCCGGTTTTGCCGTCGTAGCTGGCCACTGATGTCACTGCCGGCAATGGCCCATTAAAAGCCACGTGTTGTATGAGCTTGGGATCAGCCTTGGTCTTGGCCATGATGTACTCATAGGCCATACGGTGTGCACCGCCACCCACAGCAATGTTCACAGTTTTACCATTGGTTATGTATTTTACAAATTCTTGTGGTGTGTTTACTGCGCTTTTACTTGAGGCTACCAGGACCAGGGGACTCTTGCCCAGGGTTATCACAGGCTTGAAACTGTTGTATTCAAACCGCTTGATGTCCTTCTGCCAGATATCGTTTGTGACAAACAGACTCATGTGGCTGGGCACCATTAAATGTAGTCCGTCGCTGGATGCGTTCATGAATGCGTTTGATGCCACAGCAGCATCAGCACCAGGTCGTGTTTCAACAGTAAAGGCCACACCTGGGTTTTGATTGGCGACTATTTCGCTGGCTTTGCGAAAACTGATTTCATTGCCACTGCCAGGAGCAAATCCAATGGTCGCGTTTACAGGTTTGTTAGGGGCCCATTGCGCCCAGGCCAAAGCAGGCACGACCAATAAGGTCAGTAATAATTTTTTCATAAAAGTTCCTTTGTGTAAATAGTTATAGAAAATTACAGACACAGCAAAAATTTTTGCTTTCTTGTAAAATTATTTATCACTTCTGGAAAAATCTTAATGAATACTAAAATTTTTGCACTAATCAAGAAAAATTTGGACATGACTTTTGCCTTGCCCAAATACAGCTCTGTGCGCGATAGCATTGGCGCCGATACTGTGGTAGAAGACCTGCCCTGGACTCCGGCACGCTATAGAAAGTTCAAAGATGCTGTGGAAGCCGAACTGGGCTTGCCCTGCGAATACCGTGGCACCCTGCGAGATATCATTGCTGATCTCAGTGAACGTTACACCAAGCGTTTTTTTGCTGAGATATGGAAGCCTAGGACTGGTGAATATGATCACTCAGGCTGGGCCTTGGCCGAAGAAATCGCCAAACAAGATCCTCGAAATGTCTTAGATGTGGGGTGTGGATATCACCCATTCCGAGGTCGCATACCCAATTTGACCGGCATTGATCCCTACAATAACTGCGCAGATTATGAAGTGGACATCTTGGACTATAAAGTCCGACCCGGCACACATGATCACATCATTGCCTTGGGATCAATCAATTTCAACAGCAAGGATGAGATTGAACAGCGTTTTGCTCACTGTGTAGAACTGTTGGCGCCCGGAGGCAAATTCTATCTGCGTGCCAACCCTGGACTGCCACATAAAACCGGACCTTATGTGGATATCTTTCCTTGGACCTTTGAAACGGTCAACGAGTTTGCTGAATGCTACAATCTAAAACTGCTGGAATTCAAACGTGAACCGGCTGAGTTGGGTCGATTATTTTTTGTTTATCAAAAACTTTGATCATGTAGTCAGCGGCTGACTTGTGTGCTTCTTCCAATGGGTGCCAAGCTTCACTGATTGGGTAATTGTTTTTACGACTCCATGACAAAAAACCCAGACCTTCAAAAGTTGTCATATGCTTTGACACAGCATTTTGTAATTCTTTAACAGCCGAACTTGCATGCCAGCGTTGATCAAATATCAAATCATCCTCGTAGGTCATGATGAATTTTGTGCCTTTTTCCAACAAAATATCAATCACGGTTTTTACACTGATCAACGTGGTCAACTTGTCTCTGTATTCTGAGTGTAAGTTTTTGTAATATGACTCGGCGTATTTTTCAGTTGAGCTGGGTCGCAAGGTACCCCAAGGTTGCCATATGTCCTTGGACTTGATAAAATCAAAACGATCTATCCAGGTCCAATCAATTATGTATACTGCTGAATCGTTTTTGTTGCATTCATCGAGAACTCGTTCGGCTATTTGTAGATTTCCGCTTCCCGGTCTGGCATGGCATTCATAATCATACCCTAATCGGTTAGCCAACACAGCAGGCCAAGTCAATTCACTGTATTTCCATATGTGTGGGTCGTCACTGAGCTCACTGCCATATATGAAACTGCAACCAAAACTTTTTATTTTCATAGGTAATTATATACCTACATTTTGAATTTTCTAAATTATTCCTGCTGCTGACTGAATGGCTTGGAGTGTTCTATCCCGTTTGTCGTAGGTTGCGACCACAGGTAAGCCTGCCGCTAAACGCACTTCGTTGAGATCCTTCTCGTAACGGTCGCGATAGGCTCGGGGACTCAAGGGCACTGTGCTATCAAAGGTGTCACGACTAAATGGAATCTCTTTGTCTCGGTAGTGCATGGTCCATGCCGACGAATCTTCCCATTCTGTGAGTGTGTTGAGATCATCCAGCAACTGTTCAACGTTGCCGCCGGCTGTACTTCTACGTCGTATTTCCACATATACCAAGTAGCGTCCAGGTTTGATTTCACCTGGACTGCGATCTGCATCCAGCACAAAGTCATAGCCCTTTTCAAACCAGCTCATAAGATCCTTGGCGGCCTGCGGATCTCTCACAAAAAAACTGATCACGATGATGTCATCATCGTCGCCCATTTTGCTAGAGAACTCGTCCACATGTATAGTGGGCTTCATCATGCCTTCGAGGTCTTTGAAGCCAAGACTTTCAGAAAGCTGGAGCGGCGGGTTGGAGTGTTTGTTGTGCATTTTGGGCTTGTTGTTCATTCTGATAACTTTCTTGATCAAGATCCTGCTCGTAGGCATCGTCTAGATCGGCTAAATCGATTTCCTCATCTTCCAGTTCCACTGAACCTGTGCGTATGTCTGTCATAAGAGCTTTGGGCATGGTGATCTGTACCAGCCAGATTTTCTTTTCTATGAGACGAGCTTTTTTGGTACCTGGACGATAATCCGATGGATCTTCGATTTTCATGGGCACCTTCATGGCAGTTTTTTTGTATTTGACTTCGCAGTCAAACGGCAACAGTCTACGGGCGCCACGTGGGTCGGGCATGAGCTTTTCGGGCCACATGAATATGCAGGTCACACGATATTTGCCGATGTTGGGCCCACTTACAAGTTCGCCAATTTGCCAGTTTTTGAAAGCATATAGATCCAGCTCATCCAGCACACGCTCAAAGTCCAACAGCGTGAGCAAGCTGCCTTCGCTCATGTAGATGTCGCGGATGTTTTCTGCCACCTGCCAGTAGTCTTCACCGTCGCGGAATATGGCTTGATCAATGGTTTTGCTCATGTTGTTATTTATGGAGGTTGGGTAGCTGGCCCAAGTTTGAAGATTTTACAGCGCAGTCTAATACTTAGCCCGCACATATCAAATATCTACTACCATAAAACTTTGACAGAATATAGTCTAAATACCTGTGACAGCAATCGCTGTCGAAGTATAATTTAACCCAACGGAGAATCGCACTTGAGTAGAAATCGCGCAAGCAAAGCACAAAAGCGTATGAAACAAGTCGAGAACACCATCCAGTTTAACCAAGCCACACCCAAGCAGTACCGTCCACGCACTATTGATCTGGTTCCTAGAACCCGTAATCAAGAGCGCCTGGTTTTGGCCTTGCAGGATAGTTCTCAGCACATTGTTGTCACAGTTGGCCCCGCCGGCACAGGTAAAACTTACTTGGCCATGCAGGCTGCTGTACGAGCCCTACAAGAAGGAACCACAGAACGCATAGTAATGACACGACCTGCAGTGGGAGTAGAAGATGAACGGCACGGATTCCTGCCGGGCAATCTTGTGGCAAAAATGGAACCATGGACTCGCCCTTTACTGGACGTATTACGCGAGAGTTACCGCCCTCAAGACATTAGTGCGATGATTGAGGATCAGGTCATAGAAATAGCCCCCTTGGCATTCATGCGGGGTCGAACGTTCAAGCGGTCGTGGATCATTGCAGATGAAATGCAGAATGCCACACCGGCCCAGTGTAAAATGTTGATGACCCGCATAGGTGTGGACTCAAAAATCGTTATCACGGGTGACATTGAACAAGCCGATCGCAGTCACGGCGACAATGGTCTCATGGACCTGAGTCAACGACTGGGGAAAGGGGGTGTTGAAGGAATTGCTGTGTGCGAGTTACAAGCTCGCGATGTACAGCGACATGCCATTATTGGCAGTGTATTGAAACTTTATTCTGATTGATTGGATATTGGCCCATCGAGCAGTTTTTCTACTTGCTGGGCCAAATTCCTATAGGTATCTACTCCAGGATGAGTCAAATCTCTTGCCTGTCCATACGGAAATGGTGGATGCGGCGGAATCATGGCTCGAGTCAGCACTATGGGTGTGATACCCAACTCAGAACATACACGTTCAAAGGCCATGGTATTTTTTAACAGATTTAGTTGTTGATTGCTGTCATTGGTGAACCAAGTCTTGATAAAATAATCATGGGCACAAGGATTGGCAGTGTCCCCAGCCAGGATATTGATGGTATATGATTCAGCATCATTGAGCAGTTCGATGCGGTGTCTGTCGGCCTGCAACCAAATGGCATATCGAGGCTGTAAAAATTTCAAATAATGTTGGGCAAATCTAAATGCAGTGTCATTGCTGCTGCCAGCATGACCAAGATTGGCTATGCTCAATCCGGTCAAGGTCTCCAGTTGTTGTGGCCAAGTGTCTTCAACATGCACACCTGTGCCCATGGTAAAACTGCATCCAAAACACGCTGCGTCAAAAGACCTATCAAATTCATAGGTCCTAAATCCATGACTGTTGAATCGGTATTCTATAGGCCGATCTATAAAACCAAGATCCTGCAATCTTTGTCGGGCCTCTGGATCGGCTAAATTTTTTTTGTAAAATTCTTTGTTGTCTGAAGTATCCCAGGCAGATATCCGTCCGGCCTTTTGACTGTAGTTGTGGATGAGTGGGGTCATCCTGTAATTATTTCAAAAATTTCTCGCCAGTTTTTTACCAGGGCAATATCAGGATGATAATGATGCATGTTGTGGCCATGTTCCAACAACAGACATTTCAACCCTGCCCGATAACCAGCTTCGGCATTTTCGGGCTTGTCCTCAATCCACCAACAACCAGTGCCTTCGTATTCTTCCAAGGCTTCATCCTTGTGGGCACCTGTGTCTAAACACACGATGCGTTCAAAGGCATCGCCGAACAGTTTATGTATGTTCATTTCTCGCAGTTTTTGGGCGTTGGGGTCCAAGCTGAGGCTGGTAATGGCATGAAAACGAAATCCGTATTCTTCGTGCAAGCGTTTGATATAATACATGGCATCACGCTGAGCTGGCAAGAAACCAATGGCCGCTGACTCGTTGAATACCTTGATCAGTTTACGGATTTGATCTTTGCTTACACCATAGCGCAGGCTCATGTCGTATTGCAATTTGCTACCAGGCACTTCTTCAAAGCCATGTTCCTGCATCCATACATTGAATGCCCATTCCCAGTCCAGGCAAACGCCATCACAGTCTGTGAGGATCAAGCGATCTAGGTTTTTCCATTTCTTCATTGTTTTATTATATTATAGATTGATTTTTTGGACAATTATATTGGCAAGCTGACTGTAGATCCAAATTTTGATAAAATTCTACAACCAATTTATCAGCAAGCAACTGGCTGATAGTGGTTTTGGTTATGTCGTAACTTTTTTTATTTTTTCCAAATTGATGCTTGTAATAAAATCTATGGTCGGCTACCCAACAACAAGGTGAATAATAGCCATCTGCGGTGATAAAATGTTCTCTACCTGTGTTGCACTTGGGTTCGACCTGGGGTATGAGATTTTCTTTTTTCCATCTTTCCATGGAAACGAATCTTTCTCCAATTAACTCGTCAGATCTGGGCAACAGGTCCAAGGTTTGTTCGTCAAAACGATCACTGGGGTCCAGAAAAAAAGTATCTACCCCTAGTTCTTGAGACATTTTTTTGGCCTGTTCAACAGTTTCTTCATTGTAAGCAAAAGGAATGTATTTCCATACAGTTTGACAGTTGCTGGCCACACAGGTTTTAATGGCGGTTTGTATGCTGGGCCAGTCGGCATTTTTTCTATACTGCGTGAAATTATCTGGTGTGCCGTCTATGCTAAATTGCACTACGTCATCTTTATCAAGATACCCGGTCAATTGTTGCCACCAGCTTTGAGATTGATAACTGCCATTGGTAGTGATCGATATCATGGTTCCTGCTTGCTTGAGCTTGGCCACAAAATTGATCAGATCACTGTGATATATTGGGTCTCCATAGTTTCCGCAGAGAACCATGCGTTTGCCCGAAAGATCGATATCTAAAAATGACAGCAATAAGTCAATATCAAGATTGTGATTTTTCCAGTGCCCGGGCCATTGATTGATAAATCTGGTCCTGGCACATCCGGAACATTTGAGAGTGCAGATATTGGTAGGTTCTATGTGGAACCCAGTGATGGTATCAATCATGCTAGGAAGTTTTGTTGATATCTTCTTTGGATAGTTCGTGTCCGTTTTCCTGGAACAAGCGTTCAATGGTGGTTGCATAGTGTTTGTAATAGTAGCTGACAATGGTATCCCAATCTTTGGTGGCACTAAGTCCGGCCACGCTACACAACAACACCCGCTGTTCCTTAAAATCCAGGATAACATTGGTCATTTGCCAATCTTTGCGCCTGAGTCTTTTCGAGATAGTCATGACTTCATCAATCTTGCCCGAAGGTTTAGTGTAGTAGGTTAATAACAGATATCTCATATTAAATTTATTCCTAAGTAATTGCGATGATCGATGTTGCGTCTTGAATCTAGATCTTTGATGTAGGAACTCAACAAAATTGAATCTCCTGGAGTTAGTATAAGATCAGTGATGTTATCAATTTTTGTTTTAAAAATTAAATCATTTTGATAAAATCTTGATTGACGAATATTTACAAAATTATCATGTACTGTTTGTTTTATTTCTGGTGGCAAATTATTGACCAGTAATGCCCGAGGCTTTGTTAAAATTGACAGAGTCCATTGATGGCACAGGTGTTCTATTTCTTGTAGCCGGTGTAAATTTAAAATACTCACAGCATCAACTACTGTGTTAAATTGTATGTTACAGTTGATACTATTTGCCCACTGGAGATTTTCTAAAAATTTTGACCATTTCATTGGCCATCTGTGATATTCATTTATTTTTTCTACACCATCTACGCTGACCGTTAGTGTTAATTTTTTTATTCTTTTTAAAAATTCTTTCAAATTGTCATTGGTCCGGGTTAAATTAGTGTTTATAACTAGTTCGGGCTGTTGATCCAAGGTTGAAATATATTCTATTAATTGAATGAACTGATCGATAATTAAGGGTTCTCCTCCGGCCAGGTAAACTTTTTTCGCCAGTTTTATTTTTTCTAAATCAAGTTTTAATTTACGAGACTTGGAATTTATTCCTAATTCTTTGGCCCAAAGAGAACTTTCGGTTGGATTACAGGTAATACATGCCAAGTTGCATTTGTTATCATATCTTATGTCGTAAAAAAATACCTGGCGTGGCGAATCCTCAGTCCACTTTTCTATGTAATCGCTTACTTCTGCATGTTTTAGCCATCGAGCTGATTCCAAAAGCCTTGGACTAATTACTTGCGATTTTTCAAGATCGTAACATGATTGACAATGGACAATTTTTTCTCCGTTTTTTATTTTTTTTCTTAGTTCATTTGAACTAACAGAATCTAAATGATCAATTGAAGTAGGACTATAACAGCAAAAACGTTGGGCGTCACCTAGCGGATAAAATTGTTCAATGAATGGCAAAACACAAAAGGCCGGATTACTCAACCATTTAGTTGACATAGTTCTACCAAGGTTGCACTCAAGTTGATTTCCTGGTCGGCCACCAAGGGAACATTGACCAAGCCGTTGCGTATGATTATGATGGCCTGATCCTGCCGTTCTGGATCCTTGGCCCACAAGTCCAGGTTGTCATACATCCAGCGGAATATGTCATCGGCTTCTTCGGGAGTGCTTGATTGGCAAATCAATGTTCTGGCTTCTTTGATTTTTCCGTCTTTGAACAGTTGCACACAGTCCAGTTTCCAATCTCCTGCGGCCTTGTCGGCTGAGCTGGGTGGCACCAGATGACCTGTGGTGCTGTTCTGTTGAGTCAAGTTTAGGCATTTGCGTAGATCTGGATAAGTGGCTCGCACGTAGCTGTCAAGAGTATCAATGTCAAATTCCACCTGTTCAGTGACCAGTACCGTGGCCACTCGAGCAGTGAATTCCACCTGATCAGTTTTGACTATGTGCAGTTGTTGACAACGACTGTGTATGGGTGGAATGATCTTGTTGGGATAGTTACAGGTCAAGATGAATCTCACATGATCACTGTAGTCTTCCATGAGATTGCGTAGTGCCGGTTGCACACTTTGTGGATTCATGTAGTCAGCTTCGTCGATCAGCACAACCTTGAACGCACCAAAAGGCATGGTCTGGCAAAATGAAATCAGTTTGTCCACCCACTCGATCTTTCTAGCTTCTTTAGATCCATTGGCCCACATCACATCATATTCGTCGATACCCAGCTCATTGATCAGCATTTTGGCCAAGGTGGTCTTGCCTGTGCCAGGGCCACCTGAAAACAACAAGTGCGGAATACTTTTTTCTTTGATCCAACTTTCAACCAGGGTTCTTTGATTGTGATCCACAAACACATAACCGTCTGCAGTTTTGGGACGGTATTTTTCTACCCAAAGTTCTTTCATGAGTTCTGTTCCGCAATGGCAATCAGTTCGGCCACGACTAGCAACACCGCGGCTGCTTGTATTTCGTAGTAGGCCAAAAATCCAAAGGCCACAATCCTGATGGCGTTTTTACTGAATGTGGCAATTTTTCTTAATCGTGATTGTGGTAGTTGTGATTTAGTTGGTTTGGTTAATCCCATGTGTTTCCTCTTTTGATTTTAGTCTTAATATTGTAACATACTCTCAGTTTCAAGTCAAGACATTTACTGTTGAAGTTTTTTGCAATTTGAATCTCGCGGATGATCACGGCACCAGCGTTCACGACCACGGCGGTCCTGTTCCTCTTGACGCAGGCGTTGCCGTTCCTGTTCGTAGTTGGTGCGCTGGGTATCTTTCCTGATTGTATTGTATTCTTGCTGACTTATCTGGCGTGCTGGATCTACCCCACACACATCACAGTTTTTCAAAATATAGGCTGGTCGATTAGTACGCTCTCTGGGCTCATGTGTGATCCATACGGCCATGGCCACGATCCATACTACGCAACTTAACACAGTCAACCATTGTTGCCATCTAGGCAGATGTTGATACCATTGATATGCTCGTTGTAGGTCTTGTATCATCTGCGTCGGAAAAAATTAAAAAAATTACGGATTACTGTTTCAATTATTGCTGGCTCACGATGTGGACAACGTCCTTGATGCCAGTCACAATCAGGTTGGGGAATTTCTCTACAGAGCGAGCATCGCGCCAGCTTTACCGCTTTAATATTTCTACCACTCGTTCTTGTTCCCATGCCTCTTCTCCTACAAAAGTTGGCAATCTTTTATATTCATCTTCTAGCCAACATTTTAACATATACAGATCTTTTTTGCAACTGCTACTGGTCCAACCGTCATTGTATGGACTGTGTATTTCAACCAAACTGCTTCGTATGACTGAATAGGTATCATCTAAATTAGGTTTACGGAATCCCATCAGTGTATTTTCACTTAAATTAAAATTTTAAATTCCAGACATTATTATCAATTACATAATCTAGTGCATCAACTACTTGTTCAATTGGTTGTCCTTGATGATCGCTCATTTTTGATTGAAACTTTGAAGGTTCTAGCACACAGTAGGTTCCACAAAATTTACCTTGCACCACTCCATATAAGAAACTACTGATTGCATGTTTGGATTCGTTATAAGTCAATCTGGACAAACTTATGTCTGGCCAGCTGGTCCAGTTTGCCGCATTACTAGATACTACGATTGTTTTTCCTTGGTATTTTTTTTCAATCAGTTGACCAACAAGGTATGCTGGTGCCACGTAATTTACCATCCACATGTTCCATAAATCATTATCATAAACACCAGCTGTGATGATAACAACGTCTTTTTGCGACAATAAATTGGCTAGTTGATCGCATTGTTTTTTTTGAGTTAAATCAAATTGTTCATGAGTAAACAATTCAATATCATAATTGTTCAAGTTTTTTCTTTGCCATGCCTGTGCCAACTCACCACCGCCTATCAATGCCACTGTTTTCATATGTGTTTCTCTATGTTATTGTAGGTTTCAAATTTGTTGTGCATCAAAGTTTAACTGGGCACTATGTGTGGAATGTAAGGAACGTTTCTAGGGCCGTGACGTTGTTCCAGCAACATTCTGGCTTCGACCAAATCTCGGGCCCACACACGATCTTTCCGTTCACCTTCGGGTGTGCGCACAGTGGTTTCATACATGGGCATGATTAATCTCTGCTTTGTTTGGGCACATGCACCGCGGTACTCATGGTATCGTCTTTGGGACGTTCCTCACCGTCGGCAATCAGCAGAATGTCATCGGGATCAATTTTTCGTATGGTTCGTTTGGTCTTTCCAGATCCATCGTCTATGTCTACGCCTCTAGTCCAACGACCGTGTGCTACCAAGATCCACTGTCCTACTTGCACATCCTTTTGATCCCGGCCCACTGCATACACACGACCCCATCTAGGACGTATGCCCAGGGTAGTACCATTGTCATTGGGCAGGATCAAGCCGCTTTGTGTGATACGGGTATCAAATTCCATGTCTGAAACTATGACATTGTCGTGCAGGGCTTTGATTTGGTCTTGAGTAATTTGATGTGGTGCAAATGCTGGTTTCATGGGTCCTCTTAGATTTTTCTAAGACCGCTGTCTTGTGCTTTTTGTCTGCGTGTGCGGTCTAATTCTTGTTTGATTTCTCGGCTACGAGCTATAGCCCCTGCTAGGCCACCGCCAGATGTGGCAGGAGCAACGTTGCCGGTTGCAGGGCTCTTGACTGGTCTTGCAGGATTTTTTAAATCCACTTCAGGAGCACGAGCCTGTGCTGGCGTAGGTTGAGGGCTCAAAGGAGGCGTAGATGCCGGGGGTGTAGGTGCCTGGCGTTGTTGAACTGGAGGAGTTTCTACTTGTGGCACGGGAGATGGGGTTGCTTCAATCACCGGCTCGGGTTGCACATCGTCCACATGCCCGCGACTTTGTATTTGTGTCTCTGGTGTGACCTGAGTTTTGTTTGCACGGTTTTTTCTGCTACTGGTTTGCGGTGGAGCAGAACTCACATTGGTACTAGTAGAATCATTGTGCCTTTGAATACGTTCTGTTCTTGTTTCAATGACCTGATTTAAACTGTCAATCTTGTCTCCACGAGCATTTACTTTCATGTTACCCACGGCTCGAACATGTTCGTTCTGCAACATAATGGTTCCTAGATCAACCATTTTTCCCTGGGCACTACGGTATACTTTGCTGGTCATAATAGATTCCTTGTCTTATTCTTTATTTAACGCAGGAATTCCGTGATATCTAAATTATAGTATAAACTGTCAATCCTATGCACACCCAGCTTGTACAGCACAAAACTGGACACGCTGCTACCACGTCCAACGCCCCAGATGATGTTGTTGTCACGCATGACGTCAACTAGATACTTTAGATATCGCAATAAATCAAACAAGTCACGTTCTTGATACAGCAGTAGTTCTGCGCCACAGCGTTGCAGTTCGGCTTCGGATTTGCACAGGTTTAAAACATGTTGCGCTATATCCAGTTGCTGGTATTCATTGGGCATGTACCATTGCTGTTGATTTGCGGCATGCCATTCTGGCACACTTAAAGTGTGGAATCTTTGTTGTTGAAATCCTGGCACAGGAGTTGCAGTGTTGGGCCAGCGGGTGAGATCCACTGACTGGTCAACGATCATGCCATCAAACACAGAAAAATCTCGGCCTTTCATGACTAGATCAACCACGTCGTTTTGGTCAAAGATCAATTCACCAAATTTATTCTGTTTCATTGGGTTGTTTGAAATTGGCAAATACAACTACGTTTCCTACATCGGTTTCACTGGGAGTGTCAGTCCAGGCCATGTCAAGATCACGCCAGGCTGTGTTCTGTGCCAGGCTCACAATCTTGTCAGACTCTTCGGACACAATATCACTGTGTACCAGGTCGGACGTGGACCACCAAGCAGGCTGTTCAAATCCCATGCTGTCTTCGAAATCACTGTGCAGGTAGGTTATGTTTTCTCCTAGAGCACTGGCCAGTTCAGTTTCCACTATGTTCATGCGCCCTTCTGTGATGGCATTGAGTTTAAAGTATAGCATGATACCTATGATTTGATCAACTGGTTCGCTGGGCATTGTGGTCACATTGACACCTGCTGTGGCCAATTTTCTGCAAACTTCTAAATGCTGATGATTCACAAACACAGTGCTGTCTAACTGCGTGTAGATAAAATATTTGATGCGCTCAAATGCTGTGTTTTGGTCCTCGGCATTTTTGGTTGTGGTGGTCATCCACAGCCTGACACTGTAGTTGTTCATGCGCAACTGGTCATTGTAATAGATGCCAGCGGTGAAATGCATGTCGTGTTTGAGTCTCACGTTCATGAAATGTCTATCACATCATTGAAATTGTTGTCAGGATTGGTGCGTATTTTTTCTTGGTATTTGACCTGATGGCTTTCTATGGCCATCCTGATTTGATCACACAGATAAGCGTTGCCCATTCGCATGGCTATAGTTAGTTTTTTGTTCAATTCGGTGATACGATTCAGCAGTTCTTCAGCACTAAGCTCGTCTAGTTTACCGATCAAAGGATGTTCCATACTTAGATTGTACGGAAAAATTTGGGTTATGTCAAGCAGTTAGGTCAGGCAAACACACAACCGTTGTTGCCAATACAGAACCATTTGCTGTTGATATACTGTAGCGTACAAGCATCTCCAATGGTATCAAAGGTTATAGTTCCTGTGCCTGAAGTCTTCCAACCTGCATTGGTCACAGTGATCACCATGTCTCCACCGTCGGCAAACATGGCAAATGTTTTTATCTGGCCGTTTGCTCCGGCGGCCAAGGTTGCTGTGCTGGGTGCCACAGTGCTGAAATAACTGGTGGCCAATGCCAAATTAGCTGCTGCTGAGGCGGCTAAATTTTCACTGGAATTATTGAATGGTTGGATTTGTTTGTTGATTTCGTTGACAGTAATGGTGCTTCCACCGTTGCTGGTCACAAATGTAAAACTGTAAACGCCAGTGGCGGCAAAAGTTATTGTCCTGGTAGACGTGTTGTAACCCTGGATGCCTTGACCGTTGACTGTGACCGCAGCAGGTAACACCAGTGTGTGTATGATGTTGGCCACTGTGACCTGCACTGTGACCGAGGCAGCAGCGCCAGCGGCTGGAAAATTTGTAAATGCCAGGGTTACCGCACCATTGGTAGTCAAGGTCTGGTAGCTACCCAACGAATAATTTACAACGGTTGTACCGCTGACTGTGCCCAGACTGACCACGGATTCGCTCATGCCTTGCAACTGAGCATTGCTCAAAATACTACCACCCATGTCGTTGTTGAGTGTGGTTCCTGTAAGCGCTGCTTTTAATACAGCTTTGTTTTGCAAATCTGTGATTTCGTTGGCAGCAAACTCAAAATTGGTTTGTGTGTTGGTAAAATTGTCGCGAAAGCCCTGACTGTTGTTGTCTTGCCCGGCTACCGGGTAATTGCCATCGATGTTATTGGGGTTTATATTACTTGTCATAAATTTTCCTGTTTTACCTTAGATATTTATCACAGCAAATGGGCTATGACCAATAAGTTATTGTTATAGAGCCTGAGCCGCCTGCACTGTTAGGACTTCCACCATTGGACCCAGAAGAAATCACCGCACCCGACGGTGCCAAACAGTTGCCGTTTTCTCCTGAATATGCACCATCGTCACCGCCATAGGTTAATCCTCCTGCACCACCAAGTTGGCCACCTCCACCACCTCCGCCACCAGCACCGTCACCACCGCCTTTGCCTTCACCGTAACCGCCATAGGTTGTGCCTGCGTTTCCGGGCGTGTTTTGATTGGGGCGTCCGGGCGAATACTGCCCACCACCTCCTCCACCTCCGCCGCCAGCGGCCACTGCTACCACGGTTCCATTGACAAAAATCACACTAGCGCTGCCACCTCCACCTCCGCCACCGCTGTAACCGGATCCGCCAAAACTGCCTCCTAGTCCGCCTCGATAATCTATGCCTGGCATATTTGTTCCTGATTAGTTTCTGATTTTCCAAGCAGAGTATGCTTGTATAATTTCATGCTCAGCAAAATTGGTTGTTCCACTGCGAATGTATTCTAGCAACGGCAAATTAGGTATAACTTTTGTTAAAATATCAGCATTGTCTCTTAGTAGTCTAAACAGGCGATCCTGATCTTGTTTACTTAAATTCATTACATTTTGATCTAGTGTGTTCACAATTTATTACCTTCAATTATTTTTCCCAAGTTGGCTATTAATTTAAACAGCACAAAAACCGGAACCAACATTAGTCCTTTGCCAAACCCAGCTGGCTTGTTGCTCGGACCGATAACACGTTGCCATACTCCTACTGCTTTGCAAATAGGAACACCTGCGGCTGTGATCATGCGTCCAGTTAAATTATCTTTATCTTTTTTGCCCATCTTGTAGGCCATGTGTTCTGCCCACGGTGTAGCAATATCTTTTGCCCAGGCAACCGACCAACTCTGTGCTGATACACTGAATTCCGCATCTGACATCCAAGGCATCATCTTAGGACCTGCACCGCTCATCCAGTCAACCACAATTTCTGCCCAGGCACGATATCCATTGTATATGTCTGGACGTGTCTTGAGCAATTCTGCTCCAAATGCTTGATCTGCTTCGTAGATTTCTTTGTCCATTAGGCCAAGTTCGTATAGCTTGGTGCAAATAATCTTGCCGCCACCACCGCCACCACCGCCACTGCCACCTGCGCCTCCACCGGCGCCCACATATAAATTAATTAGGTCTCCTGGGTTGGCTGCAAAAGTTCCACCAGTTACCGTCAAACCCGGATAGCCAGAAATACCAGGATAACTGTCCGGTCCGCCACCGCCACCACCTCCGCCAGTCATGCTGGTTATTGTAACATTACCAATCACTGTCAAAGGCAACACAATGATATTGTCACCGGTGTTGGTCACTGTCAAAGTGGTCTGGATTCCTTTTCTTGCTCCATAAAAATCGCTGATAGAAATTTGTCCGGATGCCGGCACATTAGGGGCGTAATCAGTGTCCAGCACATAAGCACCACCTTTGTAATACATACTCAGGCTAAGTGGACTAGATCCACCAAATTCTGTCTGTATATCAGTGAGCGAAAGTGGTCCAGAGCTGGGCAAGGCCATTATAAAGTTCCAAAACCAGTGACGTTTCCGATAGTGGTAAAATTACCAGATGAATCTAGTTTGGCTATGTTTACACCGCTTCTTTGGAAATACAGAGCACCACTTATTTCTCTAAATGTCCATGTTGGTAGATTCAGAAGAGCGCCAGACACGTTTCCTGCTGTGCTCATTGATGCGCTGGCATTCAACGATGTCACGGCAATTGTTCCGCCAGTTATGGCCACATTATTGGCATATTGATTTATTTGATTGTTCACAAACGCAGTGGTAGCCACTTGATTGTTTGCAGTTCCTGTTACTGGATTGGGTGCGGTTACCAATCCTGACAGTGCAGTGGTTCCTGTTACTGCAAGGTTTCCACCAATGGAGGTGTTTCCACCAATGGAGGTGTTTCCACCAATGGTAGCATTTCTTGTTACGGATATATTGCCAGTGGAAATAATATTACCTTGTGCAGTTATCACTCCTAGCACTGTGAGTACATTAGAACCTTTGTTGTAGGTCAACCCGCCAACTGCATCAACGTTACCACTGGTATTGAATAAAACCTGCGTGTTAGAACCAGGAGCTCCTACGATGTTGCCTACAATGCTGCCTTGGAATGCACCAATGAAAAATGCATCGGTAATGATATTTCCCACAGCTGAAACCGCGGTCTGTGCCAACACACTGCCTGTGGTGCTGATATCAGCTGCTGCATTTATACTACCAATTGCGGTTATATTTGCACCCGAAATATTGCCACTTGCTGACATTATGCCAGCGGTGATAAGATTGCCAGCTGTCAAAGAACCTGTGGCAGAAATTGCACCGGTACTGGTTATTGCGCCAGAGGCTGTTACCGCCGCCACTGTTAAATTTCCTCCCACATTGGCATTCAATGCCACAGTCAAGGATGCTCCGGCAGTGACATTTCCAACTGCTGAAACGAACCCAGTGCTGAAAATGTTTCCAGTGGTCAAACTTTCTGTGCTGACAATGTTTTCAGTGAAAATACTTCCGGACACAGATAAATTACTCAAGATTCCTACCGCAGTGATATTGGCCTGCACAGGATTGATCACGGTGCCAGCGGTATTTGCGAAACCTGGAGTTACTGCAAAATTAGCATCCAGCTGGCTCAGTGGAATTGGGCTGGATTCGGTGCCAAAAGTGTATGGAACTTGGGTCATAATTATTGATCTATTCTAAAATGTTACGTCTAGGAAACACAAGATATTTATCGAAATCCGTGGTGCTTGAACTTGAATACATATCAACTGGTGCTGTAAACAACAGACTGTTGCCATCAAATGTGGTTCCTTGACCTACATTGTTGCCATAGCCACGTGTGGCATAAGACCAGTCGGCCAAGGTCTGCAGATTATCTTCCCAGGTGGTAATGACATTGGCATTGTTTTCCCAGGTGGCCAGACTTTGTCCTCGATCGTTCCAGTAAGTGGTATTGGTGGGCAGAATACCTGGAGTTGTAGGTAAAATACACTCATATAATTTGCTGATTCTATAAGCTGGTTCTAGACCCTGGAATACCACAGTTTGATAGATTACAGTATCACCAACTTGATAGAAGGATCCTGTGGGCGCAGGCATGGCCCCAGTCACAGCAGTCCAGGTAATAAGGTCAGTTGAAATATAAGAATCTTGTGTGGCTAAAAATTGTTTCACTTTCCAAGTGTTTCCAAAATCAACACTGTACATGATCCACTTAGAATCAACATCTCCAGCATACCTATAGGGACCAATTCGCTTGTAGGTTTGATTTGCTGCCAGGGTGCCTGCACCTGTGAGTGTGGTTTGATAAGGATCAAATGCTGGCACACCAAATATGTCGAACGTGGTAAGACTGGGCGGATAGGGGATCTGAGCGATGTTGTAATAACCCCAGTTCTGGCCCTCACGATTCCAGTTCTTGGTCAAGAAACCATCCAGTTCATATCTATCAACTTCATAGTCAATTTCATTGAGATTGCCTGCAAATAAGGTCTGTATGTTGTAAACGATTCTGTCAGCCTGTCCGGGTTTGGTATAGGCAATGACCCAGGCTGGCACATACCCTAGCACAGTGCCATCCGGTTGGCGGCTTAGTTGCCATCTAGGCAAGACGTTGCTGACCTGTCCCACAGTGTCTACAACCTGGTCTCGCATGTTTTGCAGGCTGTTGGGGTAGACCACGCTGATTTCGGTACTATCATCGGTGTAGACAGGAAATGGTAAGACCACTTGTTTGCCTACACTGACATCTTGGTTGTTGACCAAGTCGTCGATTATTTTGCAGTAGACAACTTCATAGATCACTTCCCCATTGTCGTCTAATGCTCGAGCAGTTTCAATAGGGCCCAGCACTAGATTCTTCCAATAATGGTTGATATTCAAGCTGGCAACATAATCATCAATGGTGGCAGCTGTGAGTCCATAGGCATGATTGTAGACCACACGAGTAGCTACACCAAAGTTGGGATCATCGCCACGATAAATCAAGGCCGGAGTAAAGATATCAGGATTTTGCAACAGTGAATCCAAAGTGTTTCTATCATTGTTGGGCGGCATGGCCTGAATGTACAAATTATCATAGGGCTGGTCGTAACGCCGTACCACTCGTATGGTAAATGTTTTGTTGGCGCTGACCAAGCCATTGAGGCTGTAGGCATTGACTGTGAACGTGCAAGTCATGTCAAATGTAGTGGGTTGATCCACGGTGTTTAATCCCACATCAAAGGTTGTGGTTCCACCATCTACGGCAAAAGTGTCAAAGCTCACACGACCAGCTATGTTGCCACTGGGCAACAGTTCTAGTCCCTGAGGCAGGCGGCTGTCACTGCCTGACAGCAGTTGATATTGCAGTGGAACATCAGCCACGTTACGAGCCGCTATATTAAATGTACTGGTGGCACCATTGTCAATCAGGCCAAGATCCGTAGGCGATAACCATACTACGTCGGTGTTGATGGTTCCCAGCACAGTGAGACTGTAGCTGTAAGGGTCACTGGCGTTGGAAGGATCGTTGATTTCTCTAACCACAAGCCGGAAGTCATAGGTTGTGTTACTTTGATTCAACAACGGTACATAACCATACAACCATCCTGAAATAGGATCTAGATTTAGCCCAGGTGGCAAGGCATCCAAGGCCACAAATTCAAATGGGTTGCCACTGTAGTTGGCACCAACAAATTGAAATGCAAAAAAGTTATCACTGCGTGTGCTTCCTATGTTGCCCGGAGGCGTGATTATTACCGGAGGCGTGATGGTATTGGTATCTGCTGTGATGTAGGTGTTGTCAGCTGTTATATAAGTAGTGTCTGCTGTGAGCAAAGATCGCGCATACACAAGGATGCTGAATGTTCTCACGTCACTACTGGTACCATTGCTGACTCTGAGAGTGAATGAATAGTCGGTTTGTGGCTGTGTGGCATTGGAATCTGGCGTGATATATCCTGATATAATGCCTGAATCAGAAACACTGAGACCCGGAGGCAGTGTGCCGGCAATCAAGGTCACAACATCCACCCCAAAGACATTGGTATCATTGTATCGTACTTGCAGATCGACAACATCAACCCCATCGATGTAATTGCCTATGTTGCCCGCGGGTGTGATCCAGGTTACGGTATTTTGATTGGTTATGGTAAGGCTAAAGGTTCTATCTGCCAAGCCTGTGATTGTGGTTCCATTTTCAGTATAGGCACGTACCACAAATGTGCTGGTGGTAGTTCTGGTAACGTCCAGTGCCGCGCCCTGAACAGTGGTGTCAGCATTGGGATTGCCACTCAGCACACCGGTTTCATTGACCCAGATACCCGGAGGCAATCTACCAGCTATGACCTTGTAAAAAACTGTTTGTGGTGCAGTGGCTTCTAATATGATGTTACCATAAAACACACCTTCGGGTATGGTGCCCAAGGTGCCTGCTGCGGTTACCCATGTTGGTGTGGACATTTCACAGTATTACCGCGGTTATGATTTTGACACCATCATCAAGATTGGTTTCAATGCTCTTGGCAAACACTGCCTGACCATAAGAACGATCTCGACCTATGCTGACAGCAACACCCGGGGTGTTGCCGGAAACCAAGCTGTCGCCTTTGATCACAGGTCCAGAGACTTTGACATCTACTCGGCCTCGCAAAGCTATAGGCAAACCATCACTGGCGGCGTTCATTAAATGTGCAGGATTGCGGCTGACCACTCCGGCCACACGTTCGTCGGCAAATTCTGTACATATGGTTACTTCGGTGTCACCACCAAAAATAACCACTGTGCCAGGATCATATTGTGTGTCAGCCACATAATTTTCTGCCAGGTCGGCATATTGAGCACTGGTTGCCTTGGCAAATATGGTGTTAAAATAACCAGTGGAGCTGCCGATGTTGCCCACAGCATTGGCATTGGCATTGACAATACTGCCTGCAGTAATGGTGCCTGTGCTGACCGAAAGATTTCCCCCGGTTATGTTGCCACTCACACTCAAGCTGGTCAAGGTTCCGACGGCTGTAATTGATGTTTGGCTGGCTGTGGCTACGGCACCCACTAGACTGGCACCAGTCACATTTCCCGAGACACTCAGTGAAGAAGCACTTATATTGGTGGCAATGACATTGCTGCCGTTGATATTTCCAGTGACACTGAGTGATGAGAGTGTGCCCACATCGGTGATTTCTGGTTGGCTGGCCGTGGCGAGTTGACCTAGCAAACTGGATCCGGTCACGTTGCCACTGACACTTACACTGATACCGGTGATAAATCCGCCAACTACCGAAGCGGCTGTTACGTTGCCCAGGGTTGATATGCTGTTTGTGCCCAAGTTGCTCAATAAAGTGATCACATTTGAATCACTATAAATGCCGATACCAGTGAGTTGGCTACCGTTACCAAGAACATAGTTACCGGTGATGTTGCCTGTGGCACTGATCGCACCGGCAGATAAGATATTGCCACCGGTGACGTTACCTGCGACGCTGATTGATAATCCTGTAAACAATGAGGCACTGATGTTGCCTCCAGTGGCCACATCTGTGACCACAGTCAAATTTCCGCCGCGAATGTTTCCTGCCGCTGTTATATTACCAGTGGCACTGACCACACCGGCTGTGCGCAGATTGCCACCCTGCACAGAACCGCTGACGCTGAGTGAGGTTAGTGTGCCTACTGCGGTGATGTTGGGTTGTGAAGCTGTGGCTATAGTTCCAAAATAATTGGCCGCTGTGACATTACCGGCTGTGGAAATATTGTTATTGATCACGGTGTTGGCCGTGACCAGGTTGTTGGACGTGACATTGCCGGTGGCACTGACCGCTCCAGCAGAAACTAGGCCAGTTGTGATTATGTTGCCTCCGGTCACGTTGCCACTTGCGCTGAGTGAAGTCAATGTTCCCACACTGGTCACATTGGGTTGTGCAGCTGTGATCAAAGTGCCAGCTATGAAATTGGCAGTGACCACGTTGGCTACCACGTTGGCTGTGGCGCTGTAACTGCCCAGCACAGTGAGTATATTAGGACCTGAGCTGTCAAATATTAGACCAGCTGTGGCTGCCACATTTCCTGAACCATCGTTGAACACCACGGCTCCGCCTGGTCCAGGTATGTTGGTAATGTTGGCCACTATGTTGCCAATGATATCACCAATGATGTAACCAGCGGTAATTATGTTGCCAGAGGCACTGACCACGCCAGTTGTGGTGACGTTGCCACCAGTGACGTTGCCCGACACCGATACTGATGTCAAAGTTCCTACACTGGTTATGTTGGGTTGTGCGGCCGTGGTTACTGTGCCTGCTGTGCCAGACGAAGTAGCATAGGTAGCATTGGCCACGGTTCCAGTGACATTGGCCGCTGTGATCGTGGTCAGCAAACTGCCATTGCCAATGACATAGGCGGCACTGACATTGCCTGTGGTTGATATAGAATTGTTGCCAAAACTGCCGAGCAGTGTGACCACGTTGGCATCAGTGTAGGTAGCAGGTAGTCCTGTGAGCTGGCTACCGTTGCCCAGAACGTATGATCCAATAATATTGCCTGTGGCACTGACCACTCCTAGAACACCCACTCCGTTGCCGGTAAACACTGCTATGTTGCCGATTCCGCCCACACCGACCGTGATATCACTGTTGGGTGCTGCTATGTCAACGTTGCTGGTGCCATTGATTATTTTGGCCACAGAAACATTGCCTACCTGGGTGACCTGTGCCCAGATGGTGCTGGAACCATCGTAGTCGGCAAAACAGTAATAGAAATAACTAGAATCTACAGCATACATGCCGGCCACATCGCCTGTTTGTCCGACCAAGGACACAGGAACTGCGGTCTGGAATCTGGCGAAAAGTTGGCTAAAATTGCTATTGGTGTAGTTGAATGCTGTGGCTAAAGGGGTGCCAAGCCCGGAATTCTGCGGTGTAGTAACAATAAACAGTTGGCTCATAGATCTGCGTCCTCTGGCTTGTATTTACCAGAAGGCAGAGTTTGGTCGATTAGGTTGTTTAGTAGGGGCTAAAACTACTGCCGCACCCGCAGGTGGTCTGGGCCTGAGGGTTGTTGATGGTAAAACTGGCACCCATGACATCGTCCTTGTAGTCAATTTCGGCACCTTGCAAGTAGCCACCACTCATTGAATCAACTAGGACTTTTACACCAGAAATCTCCAGGTCCCAATCGTCTTCGTTTTGTGTTTCGTCCAAGGTAAATCCGTAGCTCATTCCGCTACATCCGCCACCCTGTACAAACACTCTGAGTTTGAGGTTGGCATTGTTTTCTTCAGCCAAGATATCTTTGATTTTGGTTACTGCGGATTCGGTCACCGTGATCATAAGCGTTCGTTGCAGACATCCCAGTCAATGATCTTCCAGATGTTGTCCAGGTATTTTTCTTTGTCCCATTGGTAATCTGTGGCCCAAACATGTTCCCACCAGTCCACCAGCACACAAATATCTGTACGAACTTGATGGTTGGGTATGGTTTTGATGGTGCCTGCGGTGCTCAAATACACCCAGCCGCTGCCTTGTATTTTCATGGCTGTTTCTTTAAAAGCCTGTTTGAAATCTTCGTAGGTTTTGAAGTTTGCTTCTATGAGCTCTAGTACAGCACCTCTAGGGCGGTTGGCACCTTTGACAGGTCTGAGTTGTGGAAAGAACTTGTTGTGCAAGAAACTGCCAGCACGGTTAAAGTCAGCGTTGCCTTCACCGGCATTGTATCTTTTTGCATAGCCCTTGGCCAAGTGTTCGTAGTGATAGTTGATGCTGTCTTTACTTAGAACCGGATCAAGATCGCCTTCGCCATAGGGCAGAGGAGTGGTTTCCAGCTTGGCTGGACGAGTCGATGCTTCTAGCAGATCTAGATCTTGTCTTATTGTATGATGCATGTGGATATTTATGCGTTTAGTGCCTGTGCGTATCTGTCTTGCCACAAATCACAAGCAGCAGCGTGTGCTTCTTCCAGTGGATGTAACCCAGGCTCTGTTACTGTGAATCCGTGTTTGTAACTCCAATCTAAAAAAGTCAATCCTTCAAAGGTCTGCAACGGATCTCGAGTCAGATCTTGTAAGGTTTTAATATAGTCTGGTGCATGCCAGGTTGTGTCCCACATCTCAGAGTCCATGTAGGTTTGTATACTAGGAACATCGATATTTTTTAAAAATTGTTGCGCGGAGTATATGGTTTGTAAGGTTCTGAATTTATCCCACAAGGTGCTGTGTCCTGGATACTTGTTATAGAACTCTAGTACTTTTTTTGCTTCTTCAAGTCCTACCAATGGTGCTAATTTAGGTGGTACACAACTTAATCCTAGAGTTGTCCAAGTTTCCTTTCCGGGTACATAAAAATCCCAACGGGCTCCCCAAGTCCAGTTGATCACGGCCAACACATTATCATTGGAATTATTGGAAAAATAAGTCAGAATCTGACGACTGATATTTTCATTTCCGCATCCAGGCACAGCCAAGGTTTGGTATTCGACTCCTAGTTTTGTTGCCGCCAGACCAATCCAGGACCGACTACCGTTGTCGTTATTTTGCAGTTCTGAACCGAACACGAAACTGTCACCAAAACTTACAATCTTTTTCATGGGTTATCTCCGTCGAATAATACGGCCTCGAGTGAGATCATACGGGCTGAATTCTAGCTCAACCACATCACCGCCCAAGACCTTGATGTTGTTCATACGCATACGACCATTGAGGCTGGCCAAGACGGGCTTGTCAAAGTTTTCGATTCGTACTCGATACATGGTGTTGGGTAGCACTTCTTCTATAACACCTTCCATTTTGATGACGTCTTCTTTGGCCAAAGTTGCTGATTATCTCCTCATCTTACTTATGTCCACAGCTTCCTCGTCGCTGAATATTGGCACGGCATTTGACTTGTGCATGGTGCCTATGCCCTTGACCTTGGTGCCAGTGTATTCGGTATCTTGATGTTTGACACAGGGCACCCATCCAGTGTCACGGCTCTCAATTCTAGGAGTTTCACGTCCGGGTGGTACTCGCATAGTGGCTTGTAAAGTGCCTGCGGGTTTTAGGGGAGGTGCAGAAGTTCGGCTGAATCGGGGAGCCATTCGCTTGAAGTTTCCAAGACGTTGTTCCCATTCTTCCTGCAATAATTCGGCCCGTCGTTTGGCTTCGGCGCTGGCCCAGCGTCGCGGACCTTTTTTCTTACCAGTGGTTGTGAGCCATGGACCTTCCAAATGAAATGCCATTATATGCCTCCAGATCTTTTATTCATACTACTATTATAACAGATCTGGAGTTTCGGGTCAACCGTTTACTTGAACAGGATCATGGCCATGATCACGGCCTGCAACATAAAGCCCATGCCAATTGTGACAATGTTCAGCATGTCTTTGAGTACCACGGCCCGGGCAAACAACAACACCAAGCCAGTCCACATGAACAGCACTATGTCTAGATTGGGCACAGTGTCAGACAGTCCTGTGAGCAAGGCCAACAGCGTGGGTATGGTGGCACAGTGTATGACTACTACTGCCAACCAACCCAGGGTTTCAGCACTTACTTTGGGCCAGTGTTGATCTAACCAGGTTCTTAAAGAATTGAGTAAAACGTCTAATTTGATTATCATATTTTGTCCGCATAAAAGATGTGTCTCCCAAATTTAGCTACCTGTGGTTTGCCCCACTGGGGTTTGACATAGTCTGCGTGAAAATACAAGGCGTTCTTCACGCTGGGCAAACGGAATCCTTCTAAGAGGACTTTTTTGGCCACTTCTTCTGACTCTTTCCAGTGCGCCGGATAGATGGGTCGTACCTTGCTGGATCCATCACAGAACCACGAGAACTGACAAATTACCTTGTCGTAGACCACGTTCTTTTGATAAACCACTCCGCAGATGTCTGAAGCAAACCGGCCGGATTCCACACGGTTGATGGTGACCTGTGCCACGGCTACCTTGCCTTCAAAAGGTTCAGTAGCACTTTCCCAGTAGATGTTTCTTGTGAGACAATCCAATTGTTTGGCACGATCTGCAGCACTGATAAAACCTTGACGTGCTACTTCGTTGGATGCTCTAAGGGCATCAAGTTTGGAATCGGTAACTGAAATCACTGCCAGGGCCACGGCCACAAAACTAGCGAATTTTACTGCGGTACTACCCAAGTTAAACTTTGAAGATGTCTTCAATGTCTTCTCCTTTCGGTCTTAGTGAACCGTTCACCGGAGTGCCCAGGACGGGCGCATAGACAAAGTCGCAGGACAGATGTAGACCTCGGGCCTCAGTGCCATACTCTCAGATCTGATCTTTGTTTCCGACCAAATCATACCATTTGTCAATGAAGAGGATTTCCGAAGTCCTCTTGTAAAAAGACCAGCTTTTCGGCACTGGTCGATCCGTTGTGGAGTAGAAGCGATTTGTAATCCTCCGCTGAGCGTGTTAGTGCCAGCCTGGGTGTGTTTTCTACTCTCTAAAATACTTAGTTCCTGACTCAAATCAGGGCCAAATAACCACAAATTTTCATACATTTTTACCATAATATACAGCTATTATAGCATGTGAATCGGTTGCTGTCAATCTATGTCAGGTGCAGGCATGGCCTTTAAGCGATCAAAGGTGGCCTGCTTGTCCAGGATGTGTTGTTCCAGCTTTCTATACTGCTCACCCAGCTCACGCAGTTCCTTCCACTCCACTTCTAATTCTGGATTGGTCTGCATGATGTTGAGTCGGTTGGCTATTTCCTGCATGGTTTTCCACAGGCTGACTCCGTTGATTTCGATGTCAGCGTCCTTACCATCCAGCGTGAGCTTGGAGCTGTCGATGTTAGGACTATAGGTAGCCCAGGGCGAAGATGTGGTACCAGTTGTGGTATAAACCGCATTGGGCAAGTTTATACCTGAGCTTATTGTGTAAGGACTGGTAATGCTCACGTTGCTGTATACACCGCTGAAATCTACTGAGTAGGTATCCACATCTTTGTCCAGGTTCCATTCGGCTAGAATTTCTTCTAGCCGTTGTTCATGGTCACCCATGTTACTTGGCCGCTAAGGCTTCTTTTTCTGCTGTGATTTCTTTGCGCCGTTCTTTGATGGCCTTGGACATTTCTTGCAGAGCTTTTCTAGCTCTCGCAGCAGATGCTTTAACGCCTTTGCCTGAGAACTTGTCATTTTCGGCGATGTATGTTTCGAATGCTGTTTTGATTGCTTCATGATTGCTCATTTTGATTCCTTAGGTTAGTGTGCTGACTGCACCAGTTAATTATACTACAGACATCGTGATTGTCAAGAATTTTGGCTATTTGAATCGTATGTGCAAGGTTCTTTTTTTGTTAGAAGTTTCTAACACTTTGATCACTTCGTATTCGGAACTGAGTTGATCTGCTTGCTGGTGTGCCGTTAAATTGCCGCGAAAATCCATGATTATTACTGCATCTTCAGAGGCATGATCTTGAATAAATTTCTTGTAGGTGGTCACTGGATAGTGGAATCCACAACTGAGCCAGCTGTAAATCACATCAAATTTCACATCCGCAGGTACGTCTAAAGTGGCACCATCCACGTGAGTGTAAGTCATACCCTGTGAATCCCACGCTTGGCGGAGTCGTTTGATGGGTAGATACCATTGAAAGCTGTCTACTGTGCCCCATTTGCCTATTCTTTTACCAGGACTGTTGCTCAGGTCACTTTCTAGTAGATATAATTCACATGCATATTTTTTTTGAAACAGTTCGCTGGTCTTGGCAAATCCGCAACCAATGTCCAGGATACGCCGTGGTGGTCGTGCTATATAGGCATCCATGCGTTCAAAAAGCTGACGCTTGCCTTCGATATATTGTGGTTTGCACCATACATCTTGATAATTCAAACTGTTGTCCATGTTGTTTCCTAAATGTTAATGTGCCGTTTTGACCACGGATCCCAGATTACCAAGTTGTCCCAACCATGGGTCCAAGTTACCAAAAAAAGGCTCAAAGTATTGTGATCGAATATGTGCATGCGGTTGTCCTCCACTCGCGCGGCTATGCTCTTAGAAGAAGTCGTCCAGCGTGTGAGCAGATTTCGGGCATCTGCATCACGCAGGATTACTGTGAACAAGGGTTCACCAGAACGATAAACAGATGTGGTCATCTAATGTAGAGGTTGATCAACAGGTCTTGGTGTGTTGACCTGGTCTACATATTTAACAAAATCTTCATCTAAGATCACTCGCTCAAGATCATGTGCGGCTGCTTTGTCATCGGGCACGCCCAGCACACGCATGATGCCACCCACATGCACTTCGGTGATGCCACAGTCGTAGAGTACTGCCATGAGATTGAGTATGGCCATGCGTATGGCCTGATCTACGTCAAGATTTTCCAGCATAAAAATACTTATGCTATCGGTATCTGCTTTCGATTTCTTGTACGCTAGAAGGTTGGACGCCGGTGGTGGTAATTTGTAACTTGATCGTACCATCGGCTTGACAGATTTCTTCTTGCTGTAGTGCGCGACCCAGTCTACAGTCTTGCTGGGCCACGGCACTGACAGCATGATCTGTGGCTGTTCGTCCTGTGGTTTCTGTGATGGCCACACTGGTTATACCAATGCCCGTGACCACCAAAGGAGCCGCCGCACACCCAGACAGCAGTGCGGCAGTGATTAGTATGGTTGGAAAAATAGATCTTGACATTGTCTAGCACACTAAGATAATGTGCTAGACAATATCAGGGGCACAGGGCCCCCGAAGATTAGGCTGTTACTTTGTCTGCGCTTTTTGCAGAAGCACTTGCCTTGGTTGCTTTGACCCGTACTTCGCCTTTCTTGGCGATCTTGGTCTTTTCTGCCAGCTTGTTGGCTACTGCATAGCCAGCGTCACCGGTCTGACCCAAGCTCTGTAAATGCTGGAGAGCTTCTAACTTGGTCATTGCCTTGGGCAATTCGATCAAGTTGATGTCAGTACAACCTGCCTTGTTGAGGATCTTGATACGTGCTACCAAGTCGTTGGCGAAACGAGCCTTGACTGTGCCATCGGCATTGGTTGCTGTACCTGCTACTGTGAATAATTTTTCTGCTGCCATTTTGTGTTGCCTTTCTAAGTTGCCTTACTAAGTTGATAAATTTACTACTCGCTACAATAACCATTATACTTGATATTGGCGTCAATGTCAACCATAATAGCTATATTTGGTGGACCAAAATTACTGCTTTTGATCCGGAATCGCAATTGGCCATGGATCCTTTTCCAAAACACCAGTGACCACACCATTGGTAACGTCTACAGCTTTGGCCAAAAGATTCTTGGTCACAGTGGGATACAAAACTGCTAAGGTAACTAGGATGCCCAAAATGAATCCTTTCATTTTTTGTCTCCGCTCATTTTGTCCTTGGTCCATTCGGCTGCGCTTGTCACGTCCTTGCCCAAACCAGCCACAGTGCCGCAACCAGACAGCATGATCAACATTACTACAATCAAGGTCGCTATGCCCAAGGTGGGACCATTCAATGCCATCCAGGCCATTAATCTATCTTTCATACTGCCTCCTGCTTTTGAATTTTGACACGACTCAGTTGCGTGGCACGGTCAGCGTGTCTTTTGACACGGCCACAAATTCGAATATTGGCACCGGGCTCGATGCGTTCGCGATAGGCAAAGAACGCCTGACGATTAGTATCGGTGATCACGGTCACATAGTGGGTGTTGTATTGGCTGCTGTAGTTGCTACGCACCACTTCGCCGGTGATTTCTACACGTTCATCTACTCGGCCCACAGGATCCGAATCACAGTAAGCCAATCTACCATCCACGGTTTCACGTGTCAAATTCTGGGCATGACTCTTGGGCATGGCTGTGATCACACTCAGTTGGTAATCGGTAGTAATTGTGTCTAGACCGGCCATTTCAGCTGTGAGCAGATCCCATTCAGTGGCACGATTCCGCAAGGCGCTCATGGTGGCCTGTTTCAAAAGATCTTGGCGACATTTGCGTCCTTGTTCTAGATCGTCGGCGGTAACAGAGTCAGGCTCGGCCAAGTAAAGTCGTACCAGTTCACGATTGGTAGGGCGTACGATCTTGCCTTCCGCAGTGACTTGTGGTTGCTTGAAGTAGCCACCGTTGACCCGGTATGCGGCCGAGGCCGCGGCCCAGACCCGATCTGCTGTGAGATCCAGAGTGGGTCGTTGACGTTTAGCCATTGCGAGTCTCGGTCATGAATGTGTCCAAGGCCTGACCTTGTTCTGGAGTCAGCAGACGCATGTTGCGGACCATGTGCTCCACTGAACTCAAATCGTCCAGGTCTTGGTCCACGGCATACAGTCTCATGATTTCTACAGCTTGATCCAATGTCATTTTAGTCCTTGTTCAAAAAGTACTGGTTTTTCTTTAGAGTCTATAACCAGTAAAAATAGACTGCAAGTTTCTGGGGTATCAAGGCTCCCCAAGGACCGCACGGCCCCATTACAGCCTAATCCAACCTCGAGCCAGCATAGGCACGAAAACCATATTTCTCAAAAACCTTAGCAGCCGCTTCGGCACCGGCTTCAAGGGTGTCGATATTTTGCACACCCATTTCCGACGGATTCCAGATTTGGTATGAACCGGTGTAGGATTTACGAATTCCTGCGGCCTTGAATGCTTTACCAAGACGGGTATTGCCTTTGACACCGTAGATGTCAACCCAGGCAAACCCACAACTGAATTGATCTTTGCCACCCAGCTTCTCCTGGAAGAATTTTTCAGCGGCTTCGCGGGCGGCCTGTTTGGCTTCGTTCACGATGGTGTTTACTTGAATAATGTTATTGATTTCTGTCATCTCTTGCTCCTTTTTATTAACTATACAACTATTATAGCAAATCGGTAAATTCTGGTCAACCGGGCAGGTTAGTGCCCACTAACTTACATGCTCCAGTAACTTTCACTGGCCGGACTGCAAAAATGTGGAGTATCATACCGCTCAGTGAACTCTCGACCACCCATTAGATTTTGCTTGGTTACAAAGGTCTCGTGAACTTCTGCAATAAAGCCTCGAAACTTCAAAACTTCAACCACGCTGTTGATATAGTCTTGGGTCACAGGCTCAAAATCACGTTTTTCTACCAGTCTACGACCAGCTTTGATCCTGCGATCGGCTTTGTAAACTTCTACGGTGTATGCTGTAAGTTTGCTCATCTTTTGCTCCTTATTGTTTACTATAATACTAGTATAGCAAATCGGTAAATTCTGGTCAACCTTTTGGTAAACCCGTAAAAAAGCCCTATTTTACTAGGGCTTTTGAGTGTTGTTTTTAGACAACAGAACCAGCCCAGGGCGTGGTCGACAACCATTTCTTATAGATACTGTCAGCTGTGGTCTGATGCTGTGCCAAATGATACGGTAAACCTGCCAGCATGGAGATTTTGTCCTGTACGGTTTCATACAGCGATCTTGATTCAGCCCATTTGGCATCATCTTCTGCCACCCAGCTCTGCATTTTGGTTTCCGTGATTTCAATGTGGAACTGCATGGCCAGATGTGGACCCATGGCCCAGGCCTGATTGGGGCATACTGGGCTGGTAGCCACTCGCACTGCACCTGCAGGTATGCCAAACGATTCATAGTGCCAATGCGCCACGGTGTTGGTGGGGGTGTCTCCAAACCACTCTCGAGCCACGTCTAGATTTTCATATTGGATGGGTTGCCATCCTATCTCTGGTTGAGCACTAGGACCTATAGTTGCACCCAGGGCACGGCTCATAAGTTGTCCACCTAGACAATGTCCAACCACCGGACGATCCAAGCGCATGGCCTGCAGGATAAGGATTTCTGCTTGACGATTACTGAGCAAAGGATCATTGGCACTCATGCCACCGCCCATGACAGCCAGGGCCGAGTAAGGTTCTATACTAGCAGGAAACTCTTCATCGGCGCCAGCATTGAATATGACATAGTCAACACGATGCCGCTCCAACCATGTGGTTAGATAAGCGGCATTTTCGGGTAGTTGATGTTGTAAGATTGCTACTGGTCGCATCTGGGTATTTAACCCAGATTGGCACCATTATTTTTTGATCAAAGCCCACTGCTCGCTACGGATGCGATCTGTGACTGCCTTGGGCAGGGGAACATAGTCTAGATCAAGAGCACTTTTACCACCCTTGTCCCAAGCATAAGCAAAGAACTTGAGTACTTCTTGTGTGGCTTTGACGTCTTTGGGTTCACGATATACCAACACAAACGTGGCACCAGTGATGGGCCAAGCATCAGCACCCTTTTGATTCACCAGGCTGATACCCATGCCCGGTGTTTTAAACCAGTCAGCGTCCTTGGCAGCTGCGGCAAAAGTCGTGTCATCGGGTTGCACGTATCGTCCATCACGATTCTGCATCTTCACGTGAGGAATGTTGTTTTTCTTGGCATAGGCATATTCCACATAGCCAATCGAACCTTTCACACGGTTGACCACAGCGGACACACCTTCATTGCCCTTGCCACCCACGGCTGTGGCTGGAATCCATTTTACAGCGGCACCTTTGCCCATGCGTTCAGCCCAGGACTTGGATACTTCGTTCAAATAGTCTGTGAAGATAAATGTTGTGCCGGATCCATCAGCACGATGCACCACAGTGATTGGCAAGTCGGGCAAGGTCTTGCCAGGATTCAAGGCCGCAATCCGAGCATCGTTCCACTTGGATATAGTTCCAAGATAGATGTCTGCCAAGACTGCGCCTGTGATCTGTAGTTCACCAGGTTTGAAACCATCAAGGTTTATGATAGGAACCACACCGCCCAACACAGTGGGGAACTGGATCAAGCCGGCCTGGGCTAGATCTGCTACATTCATGGGTGCATCAGTGGCACCAAAGTGAACTGTGCCAGCACGGATCTGCTTGATACCGCCCGAGCTACCAATGCTCTGATAGTTGAGCTTGACACCGGTGATTTTTTGATAATCCACTGACCATTGCGAGTAGATGGGAAATGGGAATGTGGCACCTGCTCCTGTGATTTCCACAGCAGACACCGAAGTCGCTAATACAGTCAATACAGCGGCTAAAAACTTTTTCATTGGATCTCCTTGATAGTTGTTGTGCGAAGGCACACGTTTACTTAATTACAATTTTGTTACAGTTTTATGACATGTCCGGTTACGGCTCCGGCGACACCTGATCATTGTGCCCGATTCACTTCTACTAAATTGTCACGGAATATGCGCCAACATGCGTCCCAGGTCCAACGCAGGCTGGCCTGTTCTACCTGGTCACGATCCAAGGTCAAGCAACGTTCCACGGCATGTGCCAGGTTCCAGTCTAGATATCCCGTCACACCCGACTCCACTATGTCTATGGGCCCGGGCACAGGATATGCTGCCACCGGAGTGCCGCAGGCCAGGGCTTCGATGTTGACCACACCAAAGGTATCAGCTCGGCTGGCGAACACAAACACATCGGCCTGTGCATAGTAGCCGGCCAACTCCAGACCACGCTGTGCGCCCACAAATTCCACTGTGGGATATCTGCGTTCCAATTCGGCTCGATAAGGACCATCTCCCACTATGATTTTGCGACACCAAGGCATGTCCAGCCGACAAAAATCTTCCAGACCTTTTTCACGACTCACACGACCTACGCTGAGCAGTACAGGTCGTACGTTTGAGCCAGATCGTAAACTACTGCTAAAGTAGGTGCGGTCCACACCGCGAGTCCAGACTTGAAGATTCTCAAAGCCACGAGCTGTTAACTCTTGCTCGATGCTGGCGGTTGTGACCAACACACGTTGACTATTTTTGTGGAACCACTGCAGATACCACCAAGTCCACGACTCTGGAACATGATACATGCGTTTCAAAAACTTGGCAAAGTCTGTGTGGTAACTTGTATTGTAAGGAACACAGTTACGTTCGCACCACCAGCGGGCAAAGAAACCTACCGGACCTTCTGTAGCGATGTGTATAAAGTCTGGACGTAGCGTCTTAATTTTTTTGCTGATACCGTGCGGCCAGCACAGACGAACTTCAGGATAACCAGGGCAAGCAAAATTAGGGAACTGAGAGGGATCAACATAAACAACACGATAGCCGTCACGGTCAGCATGATCTTCCAAGTTCCGGAAAGTTGTGACCACACCGTTGATTTGACCGGGCACATTGTCAGTTATGATCAGGATCGTTTTTGACATGACGTGACTACCTTGAAACTGTCAAACTTGAGCCAATAGGCCACCGTGGCCTGTGCTCGCACGCATTCTGCTTCGGTGGCAAACTCAATGCTTGCTCTTCCGGGCACGTCTTGAGGATTGTTCACGTGAACTGCTATCAACATCAGCAACCACATCATCTGTCTCCTTGGTCCATGTAACTATTTCCCACTGTCCTGAATGATGTTCAACTAGGGCTGTCATTGACTCAACCCAGTCTCCATCGTTCATGTAGACTACACCATCTATTTCTTTGATTTCTGCGTGGTGGATGTGTCCGCATATAACACCATCGAATCCACGCTTCTTGCAGTACGCGGCAAGATTACGTTCGAACTGAAACAAAAAGTCACTAGCTTTCTTGACTTTGTATTTGAGATATTTGCTTAGACTCCAGTAGCCCAAGCGTAGTCGACGACGCACAGCATTAAATTGTGAATTTAGATTCAATACAAAATCATACAGTTTATCACCTAAAAATGCCAGCCATGGTGCCAATCTGGTGATGCCGTCAAACAAGTCACCGTGTGTGACTAGATAGTGTCGACCGTCTACGCCAATGTGTTCTGCTTGATTTACAACTTCGATTAGGCCAAATCCAATGCCCAATGGTATAAGTGGTCTTAGAAATTCATCATGATTGCCAGCCACATAGATTACTCTGGTACCACGTTTGGCATGCCCCATTACTCTACGGATCACATTGGTATGGCTCTGTTTCCAACGCCATCGGTTCTGTTGTATTTTCCAGGCGTCAATGATATCACCTACAAGATAAAGTGTTTCGCAGGTGTGGTGTTTGAGAAAGTTGTTGAGTTGTTCAGCCTTGCAGTCCTTGGTACCAAGGTGTACATCTGAAATGAATATTGATCTGTAAGTGCGGCCCGTCATGCATTATTTACAGGCCCGTGTGTTACAGTTGTGTTACGACAGTCGCATCACTGCCATGAGTGCTTCGTTGGCATCCCAGAACACCCAATACCAGCGTTGATGTGTGTCGTTGTCTAGAAACACGGGTTCGGCTCTGTAGCGTAGGGCTCGGATGTCCGCATCCATGGCTTCCCATGTTGACCAGGCAAAACCACGCAAGCCCACACGTCGGTTGCGGTCCACGGGATCAACTACCAGCACTGACGCTGGTGGATTGTCGTAGTAACGATCTACCTGTTTTTGTTTTTCGTAATAGGGAATATGGCGTTCAAGCCATGTGGGCCAGTCTACAACTTGCATTCACTTGCGACCCCAGGCAATATGTGCCCAAAGACGATCATACAGGTAGTAGGATGTCATCCAAACACAGTTGATGATGATGGTGGGAATAAGAGCCTCTGTCATGCTTTGACCTGTGACCAACAACATCACATAGGTGCTGAGGATCACCCAGCACCTGTAGATCAAAGTTTTGACAAGAGTCCTTGTTCGTGTTTCCAAGATTACTGATCGGCCTTGTGAGCTGCCAAAGTCTTGGTGAACTTGTTGGCGTGTGAGCGTTCTGCCTTGGCCAGGGTCTCAAACCAGTCAGCGATTTCGTCAAAGCCTTCGTCACGTGCTTCCTTGGCCATGCCAGGATACATGTCACTGTATTCATGGGTCTCGCCATGGATAGCAGCTTCAAGAGCTTCTGCAACGGTCTTGGCGCTCATGCCTGTACCTGGCTCGCCAGCACCACCAGTGATCAAATACTCCATGTGACCATGGGCATGACCTGTTTCACCTTCAGCAGTTGAGCGGAATACACTTGCTACATCTGGTGCACCTGCTACGTCGGCCATGTTTGCGAAATACAAATAACGACGATTTGCCTGGCTCTCGCCCGAAAATGCCGCTTTCAAGTTTTCTTCTGTGCGTGTTCCTTTTACGCTTTTTGCCATTTGTTTTCTCCTTTGAAATTAGTGATACTACTGATTAATAGTATAACATTATTTAAACTATAAGTCGAGTGGATTTAATTAAATTTTTCTATTCTGTCCTGAATATATTTTTATAGGTATATTTGAATCGGTAAGTATTCGAGCAAGGCAACTCAGTAAGGCAACCATGAACAGCAGATACGACGAACTAGAAATCCTAATCTCAAAATTTACACGACCACTCCCCGATCTTCCAGCATACGCCCAGCGTCTTGAAGAAGAATTAGAAATCATAGCCAATCTTAACTTCGCAAAACATTTTTTGCGTGTGAGAGAAATCCTGGATCTCACCCGCGACATACCACACATCACCCGAGGATCAGCCGGAAGCAGTCTGCTATGCTGGCTCATGGGCATTTCAGATGTGGATCCCATAGCTGAACGCATACCCTTGTCAAGGTTCATGAATCCCAAGCGAGATGACCTTCCCGACATTGATCTAGACTTTCCACACTGGCAACAGGAAACTGTGATGAACAGAATATTCCGGCGGTGGCCTGGGCAGAGTGCCAGAGTATCAAACTATGTGATGTATAAAGAAAAATCAGCCCGGCGTGAAGCTGCCAAACGCATGGGGGCCAAAGGCAAATTAAAACGTAATTTTAAATTTGAAGAAGTAGTTCCGGACTATGTGGAAGATGCTGAACGACTCACACAAAAACTCCTGGGCAAGAAACGTTGCATATCCAAACACTGTGGTGGCATCTTGATCTTTGACCGTGCAGTGCCTAAAAGTTTAATCAATGGCACCAACCAAATACTCTTGGACAAGTATGAGATAGAAGATCTCGAACATTTTAAAATAGACATCCTAGCCAATCGCGGACTCAGCCAGCTGTGGGAAATAGAGGAGCGAGACCTGCTGGACTATCCTGAATACGATGAGGCTACAGCAGAACTTTTGTGTCGCGGCGATGTGTTGGGTGTAACACAAGCAGAAAGCCCAGCCATGAAAAGACTAGTAAAAGCCATCAAGCCTAAAAGTCGTAGTGACTGTGTGCTGGCCACGGCACTCATACGTCCTGTGGCTACCATGGGTCGCAGACGTGCTAGTGCTTTCCAAGACTGGTCAACGGATCAGCTACAGGATACCATAGTGTTTGAGGATGATGCCATAGAGCTGATCTCGGAAATCCTGGGTTGTGATCAATACACCGCGGACATGTGGCGCAGAGCCTTTGCCAAGAAAGATGAAGAAAAGATCTTTGAGTTTATGGTGCTTGTGGGTGACCATCCCAAGAAAGAAGAAATATTCCTAGCTCTGCGTGAACTCAGTCACTTTGGCCTGTGTAGGGCACATGCCATAAATCTTGGTAGACTGATCTGGGCCTTGGCCTACCAAAAAGCACACAATCCTGAAGCGTTCTGGCGTGCGGCCCTGAAACACTGCCAAGGATCGTATGCTCGCTGGGTCTACTGGCAAGAAGCCAAGCTGGCCGGTGCTGTGCCTGCTATCATCGAGGGCGGCGAAGTGGCCGAACTGAGAACCAATGGTCGTTGGAGCAGTCGAAGGTTTATTCCGGCCTGCCAAGAACGTCGTGGCCCGGGCACGGTGGAGTTCTGTGGACTCGTGGCCAACTATAGGGTGTTTAAGGCCGACAAAAAGAAATACATAACATTTGTTACACTGGGCACCGGCAATGGTCGATATTTGGATGTGATTGTGCCGCATGCGATTTCGTTCCATGATCAACCAATCTTGTGGGGTCAGGGCAAATTGGGGTATAAAAATAATTCGGAATATGTTACAGTGTATAAACACAAGCGTCTAGACTTAAAGGACATAGAACACTATCAATGAAACCCACAGGAAGATTACACATTTATCCACCCACCGGTCCCAGAGGCACCGGTTACATAGTAGCAGACAAGACGGCCTTACGGGGTTTGGCACAAGCGGCGCAGACAGCAAGTGCAGGTAATTTTGGATTTGAAACTATAAAATTATACAGTGCCGACGGTCATGAATATGAGCTGGTGGTTACATCAGCTGTGGGCGAAGAAGAATGGCAGACCATGGAAAGCCATTATGCCAAGGATGTGGTGCCTACCGTTGTCACCATCCAAGACTATCAGGATCTAAAGCAAGAGCTCAAGGTTTCTTGACGCCGATGTATTCGTGCGAATAGCACACACGATCAGCATCTCTACGGGCGATTTCAGCATTACCACCATAGCCAGGCATGGCTCTAATGCTGCCATCCTTGAGTAGATAACTGCTTTTTCGACTTTTCCGATTGGTTGATGTTGCACGCCATAGCGGACTCTTTTCTCTATGTTCACCAAAGCTGGGATGAGCAGTTTTTGAAAAATATCTGTAGCCGCGATCCACATACATCTGTGCTATGGCATCACTGAAAGCTGTGCCTATGCCCAGGCCCTGGAACTCGGGCAACACCACGGTCCTGTGTCCACGCCAATAACTATGTATGTCACGGTTGGTACTGTGTATGGCCGCATGGAATGCCACGGGTTTGTCACCAATCAAGCCCACATAGCAGTGGACGCTACGGCTCATTCTAGTGTCTAGATAGTGATACTTAGAAAAACTTCGCCACATTTCTGGACCTGTGCCGCGGATGGTGAGGGTAATCGGTGGTCGTCGCCCCAGTCGATGAAGTAGCCTCCGATTATCTAATACCTGTAGGTCGGTATCGTACACCCAGTCTGGATCCAACCAGTCTATTATGTCTCTGTGGCAACTAGCAATATACAACACGCCAGGATTCTTATTGAACCATTGTCGCACACTGTAGGCCAAGCTCTTGGCTGTGTCGCGATCCACCACACTTGTAAATTCATCTATGCAAGTAATGCCTTGATCCAAGGCCATGGCCATTTCAAATCTGTGATATTCACCATTGCTGAGTGTGCCCGGAGTGCGGAACCAAGCAGGTATGCTTCGCAAGCCCGAGGCTAGGAGCAATTCTTCACCACGTTCTGGTGTAGAGAAGTTTTCAATCACAGTAGAGCACGGACTTGTGGTCACAGCCTGATTGTGATCCAGGTTGCGTAGGATCGTGCTCTTGCCTGATCCTGACGTGCCCACGATCAGCACTAGGCCTTCTTCGGGCAGGTCAGGTATGGTCACAGGCGTTTCCACATAGTCCTTGATGTCGTATCGGGTGCGTATGGTTTCTAAGTAGTTGCTCATAATACAAGATGTTCAAAGTAATTGTAATGCTTTTCTAGAGTCCATGTCAATGGATCAACAGCCGTTCCGTCATGTGTTTGATATGTTGCTTGAAACACATTGGTATAGCGCAGAAACGGCAACCACATGTTGGGAGTTTTGGCTGCCCAACCAGCATCTTTGAGTGCCATGTGTTTGGCACGGCTCAATCTCACTGTGGGCGCATTGAGAGCTTGATCAACTGTGATACAATCGGCCAGCAATAAGTCACGAATCCTAGCCGCCGGAATCAAGTGTTCAAAATCGCACTCGTCGTCGGCCCCAATTTCGTGATAGTGTGCTTTCATGCCATCACGCTGCTGGATACAGTATTCGTGATATCTGCGCAGGCTGTCATCGATGTCGTTGCGAATTTCGCGCAGGAGTTGTTGATCATTTTCCACGGCATGATATTCGTTGACAAATTGACCTAGCTTGCCACGACAACGATTGGCCACGGTTCGATAAGTTTCGGGACTGCGTTGGGTCTTGCCGTAGACCGGAGCTACAAATTTTTCAAGCGATTCTTTTAACTGGTTCATGGTATTCTTCCTCGTCGTTGTCGGATTCTAGAAAATTAAACATTCGATGAAACGCTTCAGTCTTTTGAATCTGATTGTTTAGTGATTTTTTAATTCTTTGACCATTTATCTTGTGCTTTTGATTGTTGTAATCTCCAGATCTGCGTCCTTTGTGTTTGTGACACATTGGGCATAATTCATCTAAGTTATCAGGATTGTTGTTTTCTCGGTCACCGTCTTTGTGATCAACTTCGGTCATTCCTACAGCCCAAGGAGATTTTTCATAGTCAATGCAACATGGAAATCCCAAATGACCATCATGGTTGCTACATTTACCTTGTTTCCAAGGTGTTACTCCAGGTGCATGTGCATGCTTGCCGTAACTGGCCCCTTGACAATGTCCGCAATGAACTCTCCAACGTTTTCCATCATGTGCTTGCGGCTTTCCACAACCAGGATTAATACATATTCCTCTGGACACATTATTCTCCTTGTGGAAACAGACCAGGAGCTACATTGCCATCAACAATACCAACCTTGGCACCTTCACCATGATACGGAAGATTCAATTGGCCACCGTTGCGTAGGTGCATCTCACGCAGGAAGTTGCTCATGGCAGTAGGAGCTACCCACCCTGCACCTGGATGACTGTGTTCCCATTGAATTTTTGCTTTGGCATGAATTAAGTGACTGCTTTTAAAAGTAGTCTTCGCAGATTCCAATAAAGTTTTCATCCAACCATCAGGCAATTTGCCACGAGAATTTGTGTTGTTTAATCGTTGCAATTCACACAGGCCAATAAACACACCTTGATCAATTTCTTCTTGTAAGGGAAACACTGTTTTTATAGCATCCAGTATGGCATACAAAATCTTGCCGGATTCGTCAATTTCAATACCTTTGTATGCGTACTTGAAATGACTAAAGAAGTAATCATGATCGCCGCGTAAATTATCGCTGGACCGGGAACCTTTGTCTTGCAGGTCGATTTGTAAATTATCAAATTGATCTTGCAAGGTGCGAGCACACACATTACGACTTTCTCGACTGCCATTTTTGTAACGAACCAAAGCGTTACGATGCAAATCTCCTGGACCCAAACGCTTTACACCAGTGTCATTGAGCATTTCAAATGCCAGGCTAGCAAAGTTGGGATCATCGGTATGAACCACTGCTCCGGGAATTTCTGTATAGCCTAAAATGGTGGCCGAAATGGTTCTGTGCTGACCATCGTAGGTATCGTTACGATCGCGATCTTTCAAACGACAAGCCGACACAGGACTACAAATTCTAGGATCCCAGTTCTTCATGATACTGATAATGTGTTTGTGCAAGACATCTCGTTGGACTTCATAGTCAATCCAAAGATCGTCGATAGGAACCATTTTTGATTCGGGAAAGTTGTATCCCAGAGTGTGTTTGGCTTGAGCTTGTACACGGAAAGAATCAAGTTCTCGTTGCGTGATGTTGTAGTGGGCCTTGATTTGCTTTTCAACTTCCGCGGCCACGTCGGTGAGTTTTCTTGTGAGGCGTTGTGCCATTTTACATCCTTTCATAGCAGTCCTAGGACTGTCGGTTAATAAACAGCCGCCAATTTCCTAATTTTAAATTGGCTAGCTAATAGTAATTATACTATAAATACCAGACTTTGTCAATCACTTATGTTAGTGCGCACTAACATAATGCTCTGCGTCCCCCGGTGGTTACTATAGTAGAAATCCGTGCTGTAATCCAATGACAGCACATCTTGGTTGCCCGATAGGGCTCAGCAAGACTGCAATCTCTACCTCACCATCCACTCCACGACAGGGACCGTTCACGCATTGCCAGCGGCCTTTGGGTCGGAAGACTACCACCCGTGGTAGCTACTCCACTTCAATCGTCCGGGTCAGACTAGTTCCTGCTACAGAACACGTTACTGTCAAACTATGACCGAGTCAGTGACTCGATCACTGTAAATCTTTGTGCCATGAGCTCTGACGAAATCCACCATGGCCTGTGGTGTGGTTTCAAACATTCCACGCACCTGTGTGAGTCCATGATCGCCTGAGTCAAAAGTGTAGATCTCATAGTGCCTTTGGCTGTTGAACTGTGCTCGTAGCTTCAGCATGTCAACACTGAATCCTGGCGTGTATTTCTTGCCATTGAGTTCGGCCCACATGCACTTTTTTTCTTCCTCAGTGATGTCGATCACGCACTCTAGACCTTCGCTACACCACATGGCTAGTATCCGGCTCAATGTACGGTATCTCCACCATCCACCCCCCAGAATACACTGTCACCACGATCCCAGCGTTCCTGCATGGTCTTTTCCATCACAGCTTGTTGAACTAAGACCAGGACTTCATCCACTTCGCTTTTGGTCAGCATGCTTTCAGGCAGTTTGCCCTCCAGCACAGCCATCACAATCATTTCACGTTCTGGAGTCATTTTCCGTCCTTGAGAATCTAAATGTAAAAGCTTCGGCCAAGCAACGATAGTAAGTGTTACTTCCTACACGCCAGTATTCCACCCAGGTTTCAGCACCATTGGTGGTCACAGCGTCAATCTCAAACTCTTGTCCTTGATGGTCTCGCCAACGACTACCTACTGACAGTTGCATTTCATCAACCTTTCATTTCGTATCCGGTTCCATGATTCGTCCAGGTCGGCTCTGAATATCTTGTCAAACAATTTGTCGCTGATGTCCCATCCGCCGATTTCCGAGGTGCCATCCCACCAATAGTAGTCCACTGTCCAGCGTGGCAAGCGTGTCATGGTGGCATCACCATCGTGCAAGGCCGGCATGCCACGCCACTGCAACATCAACCTATCCACCACTTCGGTCCAGTACCAACGTGCCCAGTCTGTCTTGGCCGAAGCCAGGGCCGCACGGGCCGCATCCAGTCTAGTGCCCAGGGCTTCCATTTCCATGCCCAGGAATCGCCAGTTGCGTAGATCTGTGCGATTGGGTTGGAACTCTATGGGTTGGGTCGTAGTAAAAATATTGTTCATAATGTATTATACCATAAAAGTCGTTAATGGTCAATCACGCCTTTTGTAATCCAGACACATTGACCCGATTGGCCTGTTCTCGGGGCATGCACAGCATGTTTTGGTAATCTACAATGTAATAATCATAATCTGAAACCGAGCACAGAGCTTGTTTGATTGGTTCCGCTCCGGTAATAAAATATTCCACCCAGATCCAAGGTCGGTGTTTCTTGATAGTGGCAATAGCACCGGTTAGTGCCGGAACTTCATAACCTTCTACGTCTAGCTTGAAAAAATCTAGTCTAGGTAGATCCATGGCATCGATACTGGTAACATCAACCACACGATCATTCATCCACCCATGTTCGTTAACAGTGGTTTCATCACTCAGTGACACAGTACCAAAATCTTGCGCCATGCTGTAGTCCACTGCGGGTAGTTGTGCAATGCCAGGTTCTGTACCAAGTCCACAGTTGTGTAGATAAACATGCCGATATCCGTTGATGGCTAAACTGCCACCAAGTGCTTGAAATAGTTGACGTTGTGGTTCAAATGAGATAATTCTTGTACCACGACCTTGTGTCCTATGGGCAACCGGCACAGTAAAAAATCCAATGTTGGCACCGCCATCAACAACAACAGCGTCATTGGGCAAGGTATCAACAATAGCAAAAATATTGTTTAATTCCGGTTCGATATGAGTACGACCCGTTTTGACCAAGGCCTCGGCCTGGAACAAACAAGTTCTGGCTACGATAAATTTTCCATAAACACTGTCTAGGACCACAAAATTGTCTATGTTCATACTAAGACCATTTCATCAGGAACGCCAAGTAATCACGCTCGTCGTCAAAATAAAATATGTAACGTCCGGGTTTGATATCATTACTCATCTCCAAGAGTTGCCAGCGCCATTCACCACGCAATTCGACCTTGCACCAGTTCAGTACATGCTCAATTACTCCAAAGGGTTTGACGATCTCGTGAGCATGGTCAAAACTATCTTTGTCACGCATCCAGTCCATGGGTGGTAACTGTTTACAAGATACTGCTTTGCGTCTAAGCTGGGTCATAGATCAAGCGATTCAAACGCTGTCGAGGTATGTTCCAAAAGTCATAACTTTCCACTATGTCACGCACATAACCCGAACCCGGTGTGCCGGTCTTGGGGTCATTCATTTCGTAGAAGAAAAACTGCACACCATCCTGTATCCAGGTGCGCTTGGTGTAATAATATGGAAATCCTTCAAATCTATCCAGGGCCTGTTCACACTCGGCGGTGAGACTCCACAACACTCCAGCACACTCACTACCTGGACGAGGTTCGATGGTGGCATGGCAATAGAATTTCAGTTCCCAGTCACGCAATATAAATGCTCCTTGGGCCTGTGCCTGCGGACAACGCCAGTGCATCTGTCCCGGGTGCATGTTGGCACCATAAGCAAAATACAAATTTTCCATCATACTAGAGCCTCAGCAAACTTTAATCTAAATAATACTGCATCTTGATCGCTACGAAAACTCCAGGTCATTGACTTTTCACTGATGTCAGTGATGTATCTATCGCCAGGCAAGCCAAACAGTTCTACCGCTGATGCACACAGGTTGTCCCAGTAGAACATGGGATTCTTTCTGTCTGTCCAAGGCACAGTGCAATGATGTGTGTATTCAGGTTCGCGCAAGATAGGTCTTCCTGATGTAGTTGTCTGACCACTCTAGGCTATTGGTGCCATAGTAGAGATGGTTGTCGGTGATGCCAAAATGATTGCAAAAACTTTGACCGTATCTGATGCCATGCAAGGCTTCCCAGATGTAGTCATGTCGCCACTGTTCGTAATCTTCATGGGCGATAATAGCTCGGTTGATTCGACTCGACTGATCTGCAAATGCCACTAACTGTTCAAACACTTGAGTTCCTGTCATTATATGACCTTGGTTAACCCATAAACATACACCAACAACAGGCTAGCATTGACTACAATCAAGCTCCACTCACGCCACATTATGCTGGTGATCAACCAGGCCAGGCTACCTAAGTTCAGCAGGTATATGCTGGTAGGGTGTAGACCTTCTACTATGGCCAGGGCCGCCAGCAACATGATACCAGTGCTGAGCCATTTCATGTATTCCACTGCGTTCAGTTTATTCATATGTTATTATACTACATGATTGCCATTTGTGTCAACTTCTACCCAGGTATAATCTCCCAACCATTTTACCCGGCAAATATATTCCCAATCCAGGGGCTGGCCCGTGGTCCAGTCCTCAGGTCCGGTTTGGATCAAGATGGTACCACCGTGTAACCGATCATGTGCCAACCAATAGCACTGTCCGTGATAGATCTGGAAACCGTACTTGGCCGCATGCACCCAATCCGTTATTTCTAACCTGCGTTTTACTGATTCGGCCTGCTGTTGCAACACAGCCACCAAGGCCATGATTCGGTCATATTCCTGTTGACCGTGCATCCGGGCCACATTGACCATGATGTCTTTTTGCTTTTCCACAGGAATAAGATCAAAAGCAGGACCACCAACTTCGGTGGGATATGGTGTGACATTGCGATTGATGAATGCTACTAGGTCGCCGCCGACCTCCAGATCTGCACTGGTACGACCATCTGCGACGTTGCTTTTCTTTTTAGTCACCAATGAACTCTGTGACCAATGGAAATACTTTGGCAATGACCTCGGCACAGGCTCTGGCCACTTGTTGGTGTTCAAGTTGTGTGCCATTTGCTGAACGTAATTCAATAAAGTGTATCCAGCTGCGCAGGGTGCCATTCATGTATAATCGGCTTTCGGTAAGTCCTTCGGGCAAAACAGCCCGAGCTTGTTCTTTGGCTATGCCTCGGGCAATAGCCCAATTGTAGGCACTTTTTGCATAGGCAATGACCTGGTGTTGATGTTGTTCCCAATCTCTTTGCAATCGTTGGTCATCGGTGGATATGCTATTCTGTCTATTTTTTGTGTCTTGGAGTCGGGCTTCTCTGGTGACAAAATTGAGATCTTTGGTTGGGTCAGCGTAGCGTTGACTGAACTCTTGGAAGCTGAAACTCCTGTGTCTAAGGATCTGTCGGGCGATATCTCTTGTTGTGGTGATTTCAATGCAGGCCGAGACCATTTCAAGTGGGCTCCAGTGTTGATGTTTGACCAAGTATCTGATCAGCTTTTCTGATGTGTCTGTGTTGAGTTGGTTGTCAGGATTGCTGACACGAGCACAATAAGCAATAAGTTCCTGGGCATCTGTGATACCCATGTTTTCAAATTTCTCTGTGGGTTGACTGTAACTTAGTAATTGAACTTTCATATTTTAATCCCAGAGTGCTTCGTAGTATTTGCCAAACAAGCGGAAACCATTGGCCTTGCGGTCCAACCACACCCGGTGCCCTGCTTCGTCGTATTTGACTTTACTAGCACCTTCACTCATGTCTTTGAACCACTCATCGTGATTGGTCTTGCCTTTGAGATGTTCATAGGCGCTGTGATCAAAGAACTGGCCTTCAGCATCGTCTGCGACCTTTTGCTCAAAGGCCCAGATCATTTCGGTCAGGACCCAGTCCCAACGCATGTGCCAAAGGCTGTCAGTGTCCCATTCGTGCTCTTTGGGCTGGGCCATGTGGCTGCGTAGATATTCGGGCACATCCGCATCGTCTACATGTGGAGCACCATGTTTGGTAGCATTGAGTTGCTTCAGCATGGGCAGAATGATGTCAGCCAAGGTATGATCCATACTCCAGGTATCATAGCGATCAATCCGGATGTAGTTGATCTGTGGATGCACAAGATCCAGCACCCACTTGATGGCTTGGCATGCAGGTTTTATATAATCTGTGGCACGCTCTACCCAGGCCGGATGGTCCACATAGTCTTTATCCTCAATCACGCCCTTGTTGCGGCCACATTTTGACCATGCAGTCCAAAAGAACATATACTCCAACACTGTGTAAGGTGAAATCCAATGATCTCTGTAGTTGCTTTTGTAAATTTTCATTTCAATCTCTTTTCTTCAATGCCTTGTGCATACCACTCTAAAAATTTGTCACCTTCTAACATTTTTAAATCTATCATGAGTCCGCACTTGAACTCAGCTTCCCATTCAATCCAGGCGTTGTTTTTGTAGCCACCGAAGTCTGTATCTTCGCGATAAAATCTTATCTTGCCCGAAAATTCCACGCACTCACGCCAACGCTTGTTGTTTTGTTCTATATATACACCAAATATGTGGTTGGGGTCTTTTACCAATTCGGCGTCATATTCTTCCACCATCAAACGACCCAATTGATCTATACAGTACTCGTCACACATCTGATTGGGAGTATCCTTGCTTTGATACCGATTGCCTTCCCACTCCACCCAATCAAACATGCCCATCTATTTGATTCCCAAAGTAGCTGGACTGTGATCCAAGGTCAGTTCACCATTGTGATCATAAAAATGTGCATCAGCGTCTATGATCTTGACTCGCATGTCACAGTGACGTATGTCATAGTCCGTGAAATTGTGGTCTTGATCATAGACTCTAAACATGTAGTTTTTGGTAGCTTGGCAGTAGATTAGATCTCCTACCACCCCATTTGCAGTTTTACTTGTCATCACCAACTCCCATCATCCTTCCATAGTCTTACGGTCAAGAATAGCCAACCCATGCTCACTGTGCGCTCCCTGGGTCCAGCCCACTCGTCTTGAAAACGATTGGCCCAGGGAACCCAACGCCAGTGGGCAGGATTCACCGTTATTATAACACAGGCTCCGCTGTACCGCAACCATTTAAACATCTCTTACCCCACTTTCTATCCATTGTGCCAAGGGCTCATATTCCAATCGACCCCAATCAGTTTCGCCGCCAAGCACATCAATCTGCGTGCCTTGCTTTTCGGCATTGTTGATCAAGTTGCTCAAGACCGTGCCGCCATAGCCGTTGGTTCCATAACTGTCTCGATGGCAACGATACACCGATCCAGACGACCCATCAAATTCCCAATAAGGGTCTGCAAAGTGAGCACGAACAATGCCCGAGTTCAACTTCCAGCTGTCCGACCCAGCATAGCCTGCCGACCAAGAGGCAAATACCTTGTATACGACCTCGCCTGGTGCGTGTATGCGTATGACAGTCCAACGGTCTGGTGTGTAATCACTCATTAAACCTCCAGGTATTTTAGTTCAAACAATTCAGCACGACGCTCGTGACCCACATAGCCTCGAGGATTGCAGACCACTCTAGTGGTGCCAATTAGATAATCTGATACATTGTGCATGTGACCATGACAAATCAATCTGATCTGCGGCCTATCCAACACAAACTCACTGAGATCTGTGTAAAAGTTTCCGTTCATCAAGAGATCGCCTTTGTAGCATTCTGCTACACTGGCACTGCTGGGCGCATGATGCACTGCTACCACAAACTTTTTGTCGCCTTGTCCTTCAGTAACCAAACGGATGTAATCCAACATGGCCCGATGATCAGCCAGAGTGTCTTCAGGTTGCAAGCGACTGGCATATCCACCACCTGAAATGCCACGACCACTGTTTTTGCACACACGGTAGTCGTTCATTCTTTGGCCAGCGTTCCACATGCATAGGCTGTCTTCCCGGTTGAAATCGGTCCATAAGGTGCCACCCACAAAGGTCACATCCTCTATGGTCACTGTGTCTTTTTCCAACAAGTGGACATTGTCACTGCCAAGATCCGCCAGCATGGCCTCCAGGCGCTCACGGCTACGGGCATAGTCACCCTGGTAGTGCTCGTGATTGCCCATGATGTAGATCACTCGCGGAAAACGATCGCTGACCTGCTGGAAAAATGTGCGGCAAGTCCTGCCCATGTTAGTTTCATTGTTGACATCCACGGCCTGGCAGATATCGCCAGCAAGAATCAGCACATCAGCTGATTGGGTATTTTCAAGTTCAATGGCACCAAACTCAAGGTGGATGTCAGACGCTAATGCTACCCTCATTCTTTTCCTGTTCTTTTATGGTTTTCAGTTCGTTTCTCAATCGCTCAATCAGGGCCGGATCACCATCGGCCAAGAAAGCAATCTTTTCTGGATACATGTCGTTGAACCGTTTTCTTATTTCCATTAGGGTAGAGCCCTGGCACAAGAACTGGCGATCGGTTTCACGGTAAAAATACAGTTGTCCGCCTTCTTCTTCCACCACTATGCCCACCATGTCAGCTTCAACTTCGCGAATGGTTTCACGCACTATGCCACGCACATCGTCTTCAAATCTGCGAACAGTGCGCCAGATCCAAAATACCACCAGTCCAATGCCCAGGCCCAGGCCGATCAGGATGTTTGCTACTATATTTGTAATATCATATTCCATTATTTGGTTCCTTTTATATGTGCTACACCATCTACAACAGTCATAAATCCTTCGCAACAAACATTCCATTTTTGAATGTCATTTTCTACAGTTGCTTCTCCATGCATGGGCGTTTCGATCCTAAAATTACGAACCAAATGCTCTTGGCCATTTTCAAACACACGCCAAACCAAATTGCTTTCTCCGTGTCGTGTGTTGTATCTAATATGATACTTGTTCACTATTTCAGTCCTTTGTCTTCTACACCTTGCGTGTACCACTCTGTGAGTGGTTCTGGTTCTTCATCTTCCACATAGCCAAACACTTCTTCGGCCAACTCCAAGTACCCTGCACGATCCGAACTCATATCTCGGTGATCGTCGTCCAAGTATTCACCATCATAACTTACACGTCCTGCAAAGGCCATGCCAGGTTCCCAGTATTCCAGGGTGAACTGCACACGCCCATCCTCTTGGGCCCAACGACTGAATGCTTCTACCGGAGGACCCCAGGCCGTGCTAAAACTGAACTGTATTTGATCTTCGTCGGCTTGATGTTCAAAATATACATCGGCGATGTCCCATTTGGTTCCCCAGTTGTTCACATTCCACATGTACCAATCAGAATCACCTTCGAATTTGGGTTGTGGAACCATCCAGGCCAACAACGGACTGTCTTCCTGATTCAAGACGTCTGTGATTTCACGGATAACCGGAGCCGGACCTGAAATAGTTGCACGATTCGAACACCAATTGGGCATGATATACCTCTATTTAACTGTAAAACTATATTATACAGAGAGTTGCATTTATGGTCAAGTCAAGAAAAAGCCCCGCTTTGCACGGGGCTTGGGTGCTCAGTGTCCGGTCTGAATCGGACAGCGGATGGGTATTAGATACCTAAAGCAAGAGCACGATAGCCTGCGGCTACCAATTTACGACTTGGTTTACCGATTACGTATTCGGTAACATTTACACCATTGCCGGCTTTGCGTGAGTTTGTATACACAGCAAAACCATGGCTGCGAATACGGCTAACTTCAGCTGACAAATTCTTAACACCCATCTTTGATGCTTGGCTGGCTGTTAAGGCTTTACCACTTTGCAGTGCTTGAAATACACGAAACGTTTTTGTTTCTGGATTGATAAACTTCATTTGTGTTACCTTTCTAAATAGTTCACTGCTTTTACACAGCGTAGGACTAGTATAGCACGGAGTTGCACAATGCGCAACAAATTTAGGTTACGCACTTAGCCATAAATACTGGAAAAGGCTATCTACGACCGCATGACCACTTACACAACCACCGCTATTGCCACAAGTTCCGCAGACAACACTGTCACAGTTGCCAGCATTGCCAACATGTTTCCGGGCCTGCCCATCGCCTTTTCGGGTACGACTTTTGGTGGTATCACAGTAGGTAGCACCTATTACATAGGAACCATAACCTACGGTTATCCTACCAGCAAAATAACTTTGAGTAGTTTACCAGGCGGTGCTACATTTGTGCTGACCACGGCGTCGGGCTCAATGACAGCTACCTGGACTTCGGGCGGCCAGCTCATTATTGATACCGATCCCCCGGGTGAAAGCCTAAATTCGGCCTTTACCAAGATCAATGTAAACTTTGATCAAATCTGGGCCGCTGGTCCGGTCAACTCAAACGTCAAAATTGCGGACAACACCATTTCGACCTTGGACTCCAATGGTGACTTGATCCTGAATCCCAACGGTATTGGCAACGTGGTGGCCAATGCTCATGTCATACCCGACCAAACCCTGATACGCAATCTGGGTGCGCCCACACGCTATTGGAATGAACTGTATGTGGGCTATGCCGAAGTGGCCAACATAGACATTGGTCAGATAACCATACCAGTGGGCAATCTTCATATCCTGGGCGGGCTCAACGGTCAATATCTGGAAACCGACGGCAATGGCAATATATCCTGGCAGTATGTGACAGCACAGGCCGGCGGCAACAACACTCAAATACAATACAACAATGACGGTATTTTGGATGGTTCGGCTTCATTCACATTCAATGCCAATAGCAATACTATAAGCCTGAAAAACATCACCACTTCCGGCGTGGCCAATCTCAACAGCGTGGGCAACGTATTCATATCAGGCGGTACCGCAGGATATGTGTTGCAGACCGATGGCGAAGGCAATCTCAGCTGGACAGCACCCACTGGCAATGTGACCAGCATCCTTGATCAACAACTGTATGGCGATGGCAACACCGTGACCTTCGCATTGGTCACGCCCAGTGTGACCAATGCTGTGATTGTCAGCATCAATGGTGTGCTACAGATACCCAATGCGGCCTATACCGTGACGTCTGGTAACATTACCTTCAACGAAGCTCCCCTAAGCACAGATCTAGTAGACATAAGATTCCTGGTGTTTGGAAGCAGCTCCAACAACACACCAGGTGGTGCCAATGGATTCATACAGTTCAACTCTGGAGGTGGATTTGGTGGTTCAGGCAATCTGCGCTATGATGCTGCCACCGGCAACTTGTTCAGTTCCAATGTCAGTGTGTCAGGCAATGTCACTGCAAGTTATTATTTTGGTGATGGCAGTGGGTTGACAGGCATTACCGCCAATGCTGACACCGGCACCATAACCTTTGCCAACAATGTGATCGGTACTAGCAATGCCAATGCGGCCATCAACATCATAGCACCACAATCAACTTCGGTCAGTCAGGCCACAGGTGGCAATGCGGCTGTGAGCCAATTGTTGTGGGCTACCAACATATCAGCCTTGAGTCCAGCACAAATACCCAATGGTGTGGTAGGTGGTAATACCTGGGGCACACAAATCAGTCTAGGTAACACTGGAGCGGTGATTGCATCAAACAGTGCAGTGGGTTTACGAACCTGGACGTTTCAAACCAATGGAATTCTTAGTTCCACAGGTGGCGTCAACGCAGGCAACATAAACGCCACAGGCACAGTCAGTGCCACCGGCACCATAACAGCCAATGTCAATGTCAGTGCTGTGGGCAATGTCGCGGGCACATATATCTTGGGCAACGGCGCATTGTTGACTGGTCTGCCTGCGTCTTATGGCAACAGTGATGTGGCCAACTATCTCAATGGCAGCATAGGCAATGTCATACCTGTGGCTTCAAACGCATATAGTCTAGGAAACGCCACCAATCAGTGGTTGGACTTATGGGTTTCAAATGCAACCATCTACATGAATTCAGTGCCCATCACCGTGGGTGCTGGCAATGTGTTATCTGTTGCTGGCAACGCAGTTGCAACCGCTAACTCGCTGGGTAATATTGGATTTGTTGGTGATACAATCTATGACCTCAACGGAATCAGCATACAAAATTCAGATTTAACACACGGTGCCACAGCGATTATAACTATCCCAGTCAATGGTGATGCCAATGCTATCCTATTAAACAACACCTACGGCAACGTTATATTACAAGCAGGTGCCAATTCAGATCCAACTGCCGCCTGGACCTTCAGGAACAATGGCAACCTATCACTGCCTGGTGGTGGCCTACTGGGAAATACCTACGGTGACAATCCCAACGCTGTGGGATTACAAGCTGGCCCGGGTGGCTATGCTGGCCTTAATAGTCACGACCAAGGTCAATTTGTCCAGGCCGATGGCAATGGTGTTTACATAGGCACCGACTATACTGGAAACAGTTATATTTGGACATTCAATGCCAGTGGAAACCTTGTCTTGCCTGGCAATACATCCAGTATCAATTACGCCAACGGAGCTCCTTATGGCGGCACAGGCACCACCACGACCCCGGGTGGCAACACCACTGAACTACAGTTCAACAATGCCAATGTCTTTGCTGGCAGTGGCAATCTCACATTCAATTCTGCCAATGCACTCCTGTCTGTGGGCGGACCTGTCAGTGCTGTGGGCAACGTCACTGGCAACTACTTTATAGGCAATGGTAGGCAACTCACAGGCATCACAGTCACGGCCAACACCGGCAACATTACATTCAACAATTCAACCATAGTTGGACCCAGCTTTGGTGTGGCACCCAGTGCCAACAGCAGTGTGTATATCCAACCCACAGTGGATTCAGCCACTGCATATCAATTCAGCGGTTCTGCCATGTCTGCTCCTGGCAACGTCACAGTCAATGGCAATCTAACTGTTGGTGGTACATTGGTAAACAGAGTCTATTTTCTTGAAGCCTATGCAAATGTAACTTACACCTTACCAGGTAGCTTTACTGAAGATCCTTGTAGATATAGTGTTGTAAGCAGTAATGTCAATGTATCAAGCAGTTGGTTCAATACTTCAACTTATACATTTACACCACAAAAGGCCGGTTATTGGGAAATCACCGCCGCTTATGATGTTTATAGAAATGCTGAGGCAAGTATGGTAATTAAGAAAAATACCAGCATTGTAGCTTCGGCAGGATCTTTTAATGCAGTGGCTCAACAGATAACAAAAATTGTCTACCTAAATGGTTCAACTGATTATATAAACATTTACAATTATGGTGGAGCAGCACTTTCAAGAAGTCAATACGCAGAAAGGTCTTGGTTCCAGGCAAGATGGGTAGGCGAATAAGTATTAGATAATCAAGGATTGCTGTCATGCCAAACATAGGAAACGTTACGCCGGATGGTCAATACATCATTGACACAACCCCTCCTGGGCAGAGCTTAAACAGTGCTTTTGTAGATGTCAACTTGAATTTTGACCAAGTCTGGGCCACTGGACTGGTCAACAGCAACATCCAGATAGCCAACAACACTATCTATACCACCAATACCAATGGTAACTTGATCTTGAATCCCAATGGCATAGGTGCTGTAGTTGCCAATGCGCATGTTGTACCAGATTCCACCCGTGTGCGCAATCTAGGAAGTCCCAGTCTTTATTGGGATAGCCTGTATGTTTGGTATGGCAACATACAAAGTGCCTCAATAGCCACGGCTAACATTGGCAATGCCACAATTGATAATATCAATATTGAAAACATTGGCAACCTGACGATTCCTGTGGGCAACCTACATATCTTAGGTGGCACCAATGGCTATGTGTTGCAGACTGATGGCACTGGAAACTTGACTTGGACTGCACAGACCGGCAGCGGCAACGGATCTCCGGGTGGGTCCAACACACAAGTACAGTTCAATGATGCTGGCTTGTTTGCTGGTACCACAGCATTTACATTTGACAAGACTTCCAACACTCTTGCAGTTGGCAATGCAGTGGCCAGCAATCAACTGCGTGCCTTAAACGGCGTAGTTTTTAACAGTCGAACCATAACGCAAGGATTCACGCTAGATGGATACAATGCCGAAAGTGTAGGGCCCATTGACATAGCCGCCGGAGTTGTGATTGACATCACCAATGGTGACTGGGTAATTTTATAGCCCGCAATACGCTAAATACGAAAACAACGAGAATTCACAATGACAACAAGACTAACTGAACTGGCCATAAGCACCACAGGCAACATCACCGGTGGAAATGTTATTGCCAATGTGGTACAAACCAACAATTTCCAATACGCCAATGGACAACCTTTTACGGGTGGCGGCAGCACATATGGCAATGCCAATGTGGCCGCTTACTTGCCAACTTACACAGGAGATCTCAGTGCTAACAATGTTACAGTGGGCACTGTGTATTCACCTAACTTTTATGGCAATGCGGTAATTTATACAAATGCTACCGGATATCTTACCAGCACTAATTTGTTCAAGTACAATCCCGGCACCGAAACTCTTACAGTCGGTTCTGCGAGTCTAACAGGAAATGTTTCTGCAAATATCGTGACAGCCCTGGTGGGCAACATTACCAATCTTGATAGCTTGAACTTCACAGTAGAAAACATTTCTGCCTTGGTGGGCAACAATGGAGTCAACATTGGAGCTGGAGGTAACAACAATCTTGTTGTGTTGCCAACTGAAGTGCTGATACAAAACGTGCCGTTGTCAGCGGCAGGCAATATAATGGCCAATGGCAACATTACAGCCAACTACTTCATTGGCGATGGCAGCCTATTAACCAACTTGCCCAGCGGCGGTGGCAACACAGGCAATGTGACCTTTAGTGATCAAACGGTCATAGGCACTGGCACCAATGACGGTGGTGGCGGATTGTATCTGGCTCCAGGAAATGCCAGTATTGCTAACAGTGCAGTGCAATATCTCAGAGTGCGTGGTGGTGATTATCCCACACACATACACCTTGACACCGGCAACAATCTATACTATGATCAATACTTTGGCGATGACAGCAAGTATGTGAAAATAGAAGGCACTGGTAACATTGTAATCAACCCGCAACAGGATGGCGGCCCTAGTGCTCAATGGACATTTGGTTATGATGGTGCAACAATATTCCCAACATTAAGTGTCCAACGTGGCGATAATCCTTCGGGCACGATTACAGGTCAAACTCTGTTGATTGGTGATAACGCACAAGAAGCAATCATTTCAACACCCGACGGTGATGCCGACGGCAATCCCAATAGCCAACGCCTGGTGATCAATCCTGGTGCAGGTGCTGATACCACTTCAGGTGAAGGTGGAGACATCTATCTCTGGGCTGGTCGCGGTGGCGATGTCAACGGCAATGGCGGTGATGTCAAGATCCGTGGCGGTTTTGGTCCCGGCAATGGCCAGGGCGGATATATTCGTATAGAAGCAGGTGATGTTGGCAATGTAGGCACCCCTGGCTATGTGTATCTCCGAGGCGGCGATGCCAACTTTGGATCTGGTGGCTACGTCTCACTCCAAGGCGGCTATGGTGGTGATGGCCCAGGCGGTGCAATAAACATCCAAGGTGGTGACAGTGGCAATGGTGATTTATACGATGGCAATGTCAATATTCTGACTGGTAGCCATACCTGGACCTTTGACAACACTGGTAACTTGACCTTGCCCGGCAACACTTTTGCTGTGAACTATGCCAATGGAACACAAGTACCACTAGGCGGTGGCGGTGCCAACACCGGCAATGTCACATTCAGTGATCAGATCGTGATAGGTACCGGCATCAGCAATCTTGTCAGTGGACTATACCTGGCACCCAGCAGTTCTAGCGCAAATGCCGTTCAATATTTGCGAGTGCGTGGAGATACCAGTTACGAACCCACTCACATACATTTTGACACCGGCAACAACCTATATTTCAATCAGTTCATCGGCGATGACAACAAGTATGTGTTGTTGAGCAACATCGGCAACATCGTGATCCGTACCGACGACTATGCAGGCAACTCAGCACAATGGACATTTGGCGCAGATGGTAATCTAACATTCCCTGATACCACAGCCTTAGTGGCCGGCAATGGTATCAGACTCGAAGCCAATTCTGACAGCAACACATCAGGCATTGTGGTCTATGGCGACGCTGACGCAAATGTCTATGCCCACAGCAATGTAGTAATCTATACTGATTCCAACGGCGCTGGCAATACCTGGACATTTGACAACACTGGCAACTTGACAGTTCCCGGCAACATCATTATGACCACAGGTATTGTTGGGTCTGGAGCAAGTCCAGCACCTTACCTGTCAGGATTCAGCAGTGTGTCGGCCATCACGGTCAGTGCTTCGGGCAACATCACGGCTGGCAATGTTGTTACCACAGGATCGGGCGGTGATATCACCATGACTGGCGGCAACATCACTGGTGCCAATATAGTTAGTGCCAACACATTTGTTTCCAATGCATTTAATGTTGTCACAGCCGGTAATTTGTCGATCACTTCTCAGTATGGTCTTGGCTTCACTGGTACAATATTGGAAGATAACGGCACACTCGAACTCATTGCCAAGGGCGGTGGTGCCGTGGTTGTTGGTTGGGACAGCACCTATGGAAACGGGCTAGGCAATATTGCCACTGTAAATTTTAACGAAGTTGGTGGTGGCGAAGGTAATATTCTGCTTCGCACAGGCAATCGTTCCGCTACTGAATACAACTGGAACTTTGATAGCACTGGTAACTTGACAGTTCCTGGTGGTATGATCATCAACGGCAACATCAACACGCTGGGCACACAGACAGCATTGTTACAACCCACTGATGATCTGCCATTAGCGTTCATAGCATCCGGAGCCAACGGTTCAGTTACATCATTCTGGGCCGAAGATTTTGCTAACTTGATGACCAGCAACATAGCGGCCATCTACACACCGTTGCAGAACACACAGACCGTGCGTATTGTCACTGGCAACAATGGTGGCAACATAGCCATCTACGACTTTGACAACGCAGGAACCTTTTCTACCGCTGGCGTTTCGGCCACAGGAAGTATCACAGCCAATACTATAACCTTAACTGGATCTGGAACAGCAGTCAACGCTGGTTCTGGCGACATCTTGACCAACCAGGTCACAGGCACGCAGTTCAACTTCTTGAATGGGCTTTATACTGTAAATCTCAATGCCGGACAGGCCACTGCCAACTATGCCCTGCGACTGCCGTCCACAGCCGGATCAAACAATCAAGTCTTGATCACAGATGGTACCGGAAATTTGAGCTGGACTTCATCCAGCGTAACCACGCCGGTACCCTTGGCCAATCTCACAGCAGTGGCCGGAGGTCGTGCGTTTGTCAACAACGGCAACTTGGCAGCCGCTGGCAACTTTGGAGCACAGATTGGATCAGGTGGATCCAATATTGTTCCTGTATGGAGCGATGGTAGTAACTGGTATATAGGTTAATGCCATGACCATAACCGTAGGAAACGGAATCACACTAGGTGCAGGCATTACATTAGCACCATCAGTGGGGCCGTTGACTAATCAAGTATTGAGTCTTGACGCTGGCAATCCTGCCAGTTATCCTGGCACAGGCACTGTCTGGACTGACACAGTTGGATCAATGCCGTTTACACTGGTAAACGGTCCTACCTATAATAGTGCCAATGGTGGCTACATACAATTCAATCCCAGCAGTGGACAGTATGGCTACAGCACTACAAACTTGGGCACACTGTCTAATTGGAGTATTGAAGCTTGGCATTACTATGATGGAACCAACACTTCTTCTGGACCCAACATATTCACAGAATATCAATATGCGGGCGGCACTATCAATCTTGGCCTGGGCTGGGGAGGTGGCAGCGGAAGTGACAGTGAGTTAAATGCCTGGTGGTACGGTGGTGGCTTCCACGGTACTCCGTCATATTCACTCACACCCGGAGCATGGTATCAGATTGTGGGCACATTCGATGGCACCACTCTCAACCTGTATGTAAACAACACCCTGGTACGAACTGCTACAGAACCGCCAGGCGGTGCCGCCAATCCTGCAATTGGCTATGGTTTGATGACTCGTTGGGATCCAGGTGGGTTGTGGGGCGGCCGGTTGGCCATTGTCAATGTCTACAACTCAGCACTAAGCGGCGCAGAAGTTGCTCAAAACTTCAACTACTATCGATCACGCTTCGGCCTTTAACTTCGCAATATGTTTGCAATCGCCCTTTTGCCATTTGCTGGCAGGGCAAGTACATGACCAAGCACCGTTGTCGTCTGTGACAGTGTACACATTTTTACCACTACCCACGACTCTATACTCCCGACCACGCACGGGTTCGGATTGCTCATCCACACCAAAGTTCCAGACATTCTTGACCTCTCGGAACTTGCGACCACGAGTATGGAATCTGTATGGGGTCCGCATGGTCTGGACCACCCCGTCGCTTTCACGAACATAGCCATACATTTTGTCTCGGCTGTCGTTCAAAAAGTAAACATGATTGGGGACAGCAAAGTCGCTGTCCCATTCTGTGATCTCTTGAAAGGCCTTCATTAGCGGCTCAGATTCATTACACGACCTTGGAATTCGTTAAAACTAACTCTCCAAGGCACATACATTTCGATACCAACACGACCCTTGTCTTCCGAGTCGGACCATGAATCACGTGTGACGCGAATCTTGTAGGCCTGATAACCTTGCTCAGTGCTATGGGCGTCAATCACTTGGCCTTCGATAAAGCAGTCTTCACGGCCCGCCATGGGCTTGAAGTCATATGCACGAATAATGTCACCATCTACTATTGTTAGTCCAACCATTTGTTCGCTCCTTTTTATTAACTATACATACATTATAACCGATCGGGCATTTTTGGTCAACCGGGCAAAATACAGTATTTTTAGGTGGCGTAAGTCATTGATTTCCAAGGACTTTTTTCCTTGTGTTTACAAGGGATCCAAGTCCGAAATTTTAAATTCCAGGCAGTTTTCTGGGTAGTCATATTCACTGGCATCGTCGATGATCACAGCCTTGTTGCCTACAATTTCCATGACTTGGCCCGTGATGCTTAGATCCTTGGTTGTAACAAAATCGCTGATGTTGATTTTCATATTAAGTCCTCTTCGATGTAAACTGTGAATGCCCGGGCGTCGGCCTTGTGAGTATCGCGTTGGCGTCCGTGTGGACCGCGATAGCGTATGCGGAACCTGTAGCCCAGTCGGTGCAGGCCCATTCTCACGGTTTCCACATGACCAATGGGCACCATGCGTAGATCTGGATATTTCTGCACCAGACTATACAACGGTGCATTCCCAGAAATAAATGATTCTACCGGCAAGTGCTTCATGCCACTTCCAATAAATTGGCCGGAACATTGTAACGACCTCGGGGAGTGTCAACCAGGACGTATTTCTGCTTGATGCGATTCACAGTGCCTGCGATGTAAAAATTCTGTTTGGGATGATAGAACTTCACGCTTGCCCCAGGAGCCAGTTGACGCTTGACTTCTCGACCAACTTGAGCTCGGGCGTATTTGAGAGCCTGTGCTACCTGTTCGATGTCATCGTTGGTCAAGGTGCCGCTCATGAGTTCTGTGACTATTTGATTAACTGACATTTTCTGTCTCCTGTTCAATGCTGTCGATTTCAAAATTGTCGCCGTCATAGGCCGGCCCAGTGTCGTAGTCGCCGATGTCAATCCGGGCTTGTGCCTCTTCCAGGCTGTTGGCTTCTACCACAAACTCGTAGAATACAGTTTCGCTGGCTAGTACTCGAAATTTAGACATGTGCAATCTCCCAGTTGGCAATGCGACGTTCTACTTCTGCATCTATGAGTCCTTGGTACACCAGATCACTGACACCAGGACTGGCACCGCCTTGATACGCTTCTGACAATGTCAGTAGATCTGGTGTGCTGAGATCACGGAGCATGGCTCGGTATTCGGTCACGGTTTGGTATTTCAGCATGGCTTCTCCTTAGTTGGCTTCGTAAGCGACCCGAACACGCTCACAGAACTCAGCACGGACTTTGGCCGCTTGCTTGGGTGTGAGTTTGACGTCATCATCTTCCGCGAGTTCACTACGTTTTACTTTTACAGTGCGAGCTTTCTTGGGCTTGAATGGGTTTTCGTCCTTGGCATGTCGCACAAAGAACGCCACACAGGCCGGATCTTTGCCCATGTAATCCATGGCCAAGAGTTCTTTGGCGGCCGCACCTTTGGTGGCCACGGGTCGGATACTGACCATGTAAACCGACTCGCCAAATGCTTCTAGTTGGAAAATGCGTTTTTCATCAGTGGCAGTACGGAATTTCCAGGTGCCATCTTTCAAAATGCTGTAACCTGCGTATTGGATTTGCTTGCTCACGATTGCTCCTTTTTGTTTACTATAGAACTAGTATAGCAAATCGGGCATTTTTGGTCAACCGTTTGGAAATTGCTAGGTTAGTGCGCACTAACCTTTAAAGCATGCTGTTGTTATTATGCCATTGGAAAAAGTCGGGCAAGACCTGTTTGTTATTTGTATTTTTAAATTTGCTGAGAAAATCAACGGCGCCTGGGTAAAAATCCTCAATCAAAGATTTATTAAATTGGCCATCCAAAAATTGTGGCAACAAATCCTGCAGGTCGCAACGCAGTAAGATTTTGGCTATTTCTATATTTTTAAAAGGTGTCCAGGTTGTGGTATTGCCAAGATGCCAATGTTGATGATCATTGACCAAATGATTGATAATTTGCCGGTTCAGATCATGTATCGTGGGATATTGATGTCGCAGTTGATGTCTTGTGTTCCACGATTCAGTCCAGAGATCGTGATATTTGCTAAAATGATAGTAATGATATTTGTCTTTGTTTTGTTCCAACAACTGGCCAAAATTGATGTCATGCCAACTTGTCAACATGGCGATGACCGCAGGACCACGTAAAAAATATTCATCCCCGCAACTGCCGGTGGCCAACCATGTGGGTTGATTCCAATGATGTATCTGCCCATAGGCCCAAAATGATTTGAGAGTTTTATTGTTATGACAAGTGAACATATCATAGTCATAGTATTCGTGAGTGATCAACTCAAAATCAATCCGATCTCGCATCAGCATGGCATACAACAACAAGGTATCAACTCCACCCGAACAAAACAATTTTAAATTTTGAATCTGCAGGCTCGATAATCGATCCAATGACTGAGACAAATGATCGCCAACTCGTTCCTGAGCTTGTTGCAAGGTCAAGGGTTGATCGGGCACGGAATAATCAATTGGACGTTTGGTGACCAGCACATTGCCTTCAAAATCAATCAGCAAATCATCATCGGCCCAGGCCTGTGTGCTGGCCGCATCACAAGGTAGATTTGTTGATATTCCTGCGCCGTGCCACAGCGGAAAACTTCTCGGAGTGCTGTGGTTGATTTTCACGCCAATTTCAGTCATTTGCAACGCACAATGATTGTCGTAGTAGCCCTTGGTCCACTGGTCTAGCGTGGGTCGTTGCCAACCATGGTCACAGTTGATCCATAGATTTCCGCACTGCCAATGGTTGGGAAATCTACTATCTTGTTGTTTGGTTATGCTAAAAAACATTTGGTTTTTGGAAAAATCTTATGTATACATTGATAAGTATAACATAGTAATTATGAAAACACAATGAGAAATCTAATAAACTTAATAGAAGCGGTGTTATTGACCGAAAAAAGTCGCGGTTTATTGTATCGCGAAAAAGGTGATGGTTTTTTTCAAGGCAACAAGGACAACCCCACAGCCGAAATAGTGTTTGATCGGGTGGATTATTTTCCCAGTCAGCCCGGTGCTTATGCCAACTATGAAGAAATGGCCGAAGCTGGACAAGAACTGTTTCGACAGTATCCCAATATCATCTGGAGCAACAAACCTACCAACGCCAGCAAGGCCTTTGCTATTATAACTTTTGACGGCCCGGCCAAAGGACAAAAAACCTACTACGGTCGATTCTTTGGCGAAATCAAACAAGACATGGCCGGACTTTGGAAGAACAATGAACTACCCGGCGGCTGGCAACTCAACAAACAAGTTAGCCTGAAAGGCAGTTACTACAAATTAAAACCTGTGGACCTGTTTCCTGTCAACAGTACATTTGCCACTCCGGCCGATGCAGTATCGGCCATGGGCTCCAGACCTGGAACCACCCCCGACGAATTGGCCAACATTGACAAAATACGTCCTGGTATGGATCAGTTGCTGGGTGGAAAATTGCCTACATTTGAGAACGTAGGCGAAATGTCCACCGCAGTGCGTGATGATCTTGGCGAAACCATTGGTCCTATAGCTCTTGTTCAAGGTATGATCACCTCGGGTGGAGCAGAAGCTGCAAGAAAAGATATCTTAGGGCCACAAGGTTCATTCTCTGGCAGTGCCATAAACTTTCCAGCGGCTAAGAACAATGGCCTGGTAGACAGCTATTTGTTACATCCGTCGGGTGTGGAAATTGGTATCAGCTCTAAAGGTGAAAAAGGTGCTTCTGCATCAGTCAAAAACATTGCCGACGGTATTGTGGCGGCCAGAGACAAAGGCATGGACAAGTTGTTGAAACAATACGCACCACAAGTTGACGTAATTGAAAAAGTAGGAACCTTAGGATCTGTGGATTTTCCTTTAGTGTTTGGTATCGAGCAAGGCATCATTGATGACACCACCGCACAAACAATCAAACAGTTGATCAAGAGTGGTGCGACCTCTACAGACGATCCAGAAGTGTTGGCGTTGATGAAAGACATCAAGGCCAAAACTGACAATCCCAGATACAATGTCGGCTATCATGCTCTGGCTTCGTTGGCACGACGAGTAGCTGTCAACATCAACTCGGATCCCAAGTTTGGTGAAGCCTGCTTGAAATTTTTGAATACCAGCCCTATCATACAACTACATTTAAATGGTTCAGACAAGGCCGGCACTTACACTGTCACAGGGTTTACATCAAAGTATCCGCCTGACTTCAAAGGCACGGTGGGTTTGGATGCTGGCAAAGTTTATGCAGCCACGGGCACAATTGGTCGTGTGAGTTTTAGTTACAACGGTGGCGGAGACAAAGACACTGATGTTGAAGTAGACGTTGCTCCAGCAAAAACCGCCGCAACCGATTTAGATGTAGTCACACAAAAACGCAGTGCTATCACAGCCGCTCCTGACGAGCCCAAGAAATACGGCACAGAAAAAACCCTGGGCCGTAAAAGACAACGATAATTATTTTTTCAAGTCGCTGACATAGTCGCAGATTTTTAATTCCAAGGCTTCCTCTGCTGACAAGTATATGTCACTGGGTGGCAACAATTTTTCCAAGATGGTATCAGTGTCCAAGCCCGTGGCCGCCCGATAGTGTTCCAGCATGCGCCACTGTATGAGATTGTGCTCTTTGGCTATGGCAAATAGTTCATGATGCTTGCCTTCGTGGCTGTTGCTATACTGATGGCTTAGTATTGAAGTGTTGGGCGTTAGCACTCTACGTCCAGCGTGTCCGGCCAAGAATATCATGAGCCCGGCACTGGCTATCACTCCCAGGCCCACGGTCTTGATTGCGATGCTCGACGCTTTCATCACGTCGATCAAAGCAAAAGCATCTTCCACGCTGCCGCCTTCCGAACATACCATGAGTAAGAGCTCTTTTTTCTTTTTCTTTACCACATGATTTTCCACCAAGATCCATTCAATGATGGGCTTGATGGTGTCATCGTTGACTTCGCCCATGAACACATACATGCCGGCTTCCTGCAACAGGCGGGATGGTTCTTTTTCTGAATTATCAGGTTCTTGTAGTATTGGCATTTTGGAGTTCTCTACGTATATTATAGCACAAGATTCTGGGCCACTCTAGTACTTATGATAATTCTGTTCAAACGATTTATTCAAAAGAAAACCCCCAATTTGGGGGTTTTTTGTATTACAAACTAGCAAATTAGGCCGCTACTTTGGTGGCCTTTTCTACAGTTTTGGTGATTTCTTTTTGTGTTTCTTTGGCCACTGCTTCTACAGTTTCAGCAAACTCTTTCACAGCCTTGTTGGTTGTGCGGATCAAGCTGAACTGGGCATCTACCACAGTGTGAGCACTCTTACGAACTTGCTCAGGCATGTAGGTAATCATTGTGGTGGCACCTTTGTGCATGTTGTCGATGGCAACAGTTACATCAAATAATTTTGCAAAGTCGATTTTGTTGAATTCCATTTTGTTTTCTCCTATGTTGAAATGGGTTACTACTAAACTATTATATATGAATATTTATTGCAGTGCAACAATTATTATATATCTATATTACTCGTTTTTTAGATTTTGGCAAGATTGATTGCACAAACCCTATGGATAAATAATAAAAAGGATCAAAAATGGCGTCTTACAACAACTACAGCGACAATTGGTATGTGACCGTAAATGGTGGAACTGGCACAGTTTATCTTGATGCCTCACTACAAGTAAATGGCAACATCACCTATGTCAGTCAGCTAGAGGTCAATGACGCTTTTATCATAGCAGCCGCCAACAACAGCAGCTCTGCCAATGTAACAGCCGTGGGCTTTTTGGCAGGCAAACCCACCACACCCATCAGCTATGCTGGAATCCAATACAACGCCACAGCCGATGCCTGGCAAATATCCACCAATGTTTTTGCCAATGGCGTAGCCAACACAGCCTATGCCAATATCAGTACTTCAACATACGGAAACACAAATGTTGTGGCCTTGTTATCGGCATTTGGTAGCAACACCATTTCAACTACCGGAACCATTAATTCCGGCAACATTGTAGCTCCCAATGTCATTGTGGGCAACGTTACCACCAATCTAATAAGATCAGACGATTCTTCTTATCTAACTGTGCAAGATGGGTTGAATGTGGTTGGCGACGTTGAAGTATCGGGTAACATAACCGGTGGTAACACAATATCAGATTCAAGCATAACTCCTTCCAAAGCACTAGCCGACCTTACTGCTACAGATGGTGCACGGGCATTTGTAAACGATGCTAACTTGGTGGCTGCAGGTAACTTTGGAAATCAGATCGGCAGTGGTGGATCAAATGTGGTGCCAGTCTGGTCGGATGGCTCCAACTGGTATATAGGCTAAACTGACTGTTCGCGTAGTGTGGCCAGTTTATAACGTTCCAGCAGTTTGATATAAGTCCAACCCAGGTCCCATTCCCATTTCTTCACGCTGAGTTTGGGACTAGCTGGATCTGCGTGATGATTGTTGTGCAATTCCTCGCCACCAATGAAAAATGCCCAAGGCACTATGTTGGTCGAATAGTCCTTGGTGGCTGTGTTTCTGTAGCCCCACCAGTGCCCCAGGCCGTTGATGACTCCGGCCGCAAACAAAGGTATCCAGATCATTTGCCAGCCCCAGGCCAACCATCCCCAGGCCCAGCCAAATATCATGCAATCAATAAAGAACATGATAACAATACCCAACCAGTTGAATCTTGTGTAGATGTTGCGTTCCATCCAGTCGTCAGGTGTGCCTACTCCGTACTGTTCAACCATTTTTTTATCTTGTGCAGCCCAGGCATAGTAGAAAGCACCTCCCAGCAAGATCTGCCAGATTCCTTCATTTTGCGGGCTATGCGGATCACCTTCTTTGTCGGTAAATCTGTGATGTTTTCTATGAGTGGCCACCCACTGCCGAGTGACCATGCCTGTGGTCAGCCACAGCCAAAATCTCATGAAGTGTGCGACCCTGGGATCGAATGTGACTCCTCTATGTGCTTGACTGCGATGCAAATAAAGTGTGACACAGGCTATGGTGATGTGTGTCATCACCAGGATGTAGATGAGTAGGCCCATGTTTTACTTAGCCAAAACTTTCCTGGAATGGCCGCCAGCTTTGTTGCAGAGCCATGTAAAACAAATTGCGTTGCCGTGTGACCAGTTCTTGATTCAAGGTGATCCAGGTAGCAGGTGCCAGGGCAATCTTGGTTTCGCTGTCGCCACCTAGATCTCGTGGTTCCAGACCGTGTTTGTCACACAGGTGCTTAATGGCTGCATTATGACCCAGGCAGTGCATGAACAGTTCGTTATAGCCACGATTTCTAGCCCAGACTATGCCTTGTGTGAGCAAGTCATCACCGATGCCTAGGCCTCTATGATCGCGGTGCACTATGAGCCCAAATTCCACCTGCGCTTTGCTGATTTCGGCTATGTGCAAGGTGCCCAGCCAGCCCTCACAGTTGGCGGCTATCAGGAAAGCATGACCATTGGGCTCGGCTTCTATTCGTAGCATGAGGCTTTCTATGATGCCCACACCGGTGGTTCCAAAATACATGTGCTGGGTGTCGGCATCTTGCTCCTGCAACCATTCACCGTAGCGATGATATTTGTCAGGATCTAGAAATTGGGTGGTGTACATTATTTTTTATACATGGCCTGTGCTCGTTGCACCTGTCCATTGCGTGCCAGATGTGCGGCATAACTGGCCTGTCCAAGATCGCACATGAATTGCCATACTGTTGATAAGATTGATTTCATTACATTTTCCTTTTGGGTTATTTTCGGACCCAGACTCTTGATCTGAGCTTCTCAGTGAAAACACTGACTTTGTATTTATATTGTGCAGTGCCACATAATAGCAAAACATAATGATCAAAAGGCAAATAAATATCCTACAAGGAGAACTACCATGTTATCATTCTTAAAGAAAATTTTCGGAGCTAAACCTGCTGAGCCCACTGCGGCGCCTTACAAGGTAGAAGAGCCCAGTCAGTTTCCGTTTCCTAAAACTGTCAAGGAAGAAAAGCCGTCTGTAAAGGCCAAAAAACCTGCAACCAAAAAACCCGCCGCTAAAAAAACTGCTAAAAAATCAGCTCAATAACAAGCGGGCAAGTCCCACAGTATCAATGGTGACCAACAAGACATAGTTGGCCAGCATGCCAAAACTCCTGCGTGTCCAGGCGGCCCAGGCCATCATGCCACATCCAGCAATAAACAAAGGATACAAGATCAAGAAAGGTGGATGAGGAATAGTAATGGCCATGACCACACTACAACCTACACTGATCAACCATGCCGCTACTTCGGCCATGAATCTCACAGGATAGCTGTGATAGTCTTCACAGATCCAACTCCAAATGTCCGCAATGGTCTGGGTCATACAGGACCACGCAAGAAATACATGGCACAATAGATCACAAATCCCGAGAACAGAATCAAGGCCAATGTTGCAGCCAACTCCATGCTATCAACATCACCGTCGATCTTGATCATGTGTGTGACAACAAACACACCAAATATCACTACAAGCAAAAAGACGCCGAAGGCCATTATACCAACCCCAATTCTACTGCACGATTGTAAACCTGCGCACTGGCCAGGTTCTTACCTTTGCTTTCGCACTGTATGTCAAACTGGTTCCAGAAACCCAACACCCAATCTGTGACAGCCGGGTTCCAGTAAAAGTCAGAATGTGCTCGTAGTTTTTGTTTTTTGTAGCCGGCTTCTAACAGACTTGCATGATCTGGACGATGCTGAACTGCATGGTCCACAAGTACATCTTCACGGCTAACGCTGTAGTGCATAGCAGGACGAACACCGCGCCAGCTGTCCACGACACGTTTGACACGGTCGTCCGTGGGTGAAATATATTCTCCCGTTTTGATCCAGTGATGGTGAACATCAAGCACAGTAGGAACAATATCACCAAGTTCAAGACAACGATCCAGGCCATGTGTTATTTCTTCGTTTTCAAATGTAATACAACTGCGGGCTGTGGGTGATAATCGCGACCAGGCACGGCGTGCACCGGCGGCACCGGCTTTACCTGATATGTGTACGTTGATTTTAAAATCCTGGAAGGATTTGCCATAACCCATCCATCTGGCCATATCCGCATGATATTCAAACTCCTCTATGCTTCTATTTACGATTTCTTCGCTTTCCGACCCCAGCACACAGAACTGTCCAGGATGAAACGACAAACGAACATCCAGTCTGCGTGCGGTTTCACCAATGGGCGCAAAAATCCGTTCACAGTGATCTTGTATTTCCCTACGTTGCCACCAGGCCTTCCAGTCTTTCTCTGTGTAGCCTTGTAGCATTTCACTGCCCAGACGCACCATTCTACGATTTGGGAGCAATGAGGCCACACGCTCGATCAGTTTCACAGCGGCCGAGGCGTTGTGGTTCATGATGTCCCACTGGCGTTGTTCGGCTTCGGCTGGATGCTCACGCAACCAACGCATGGTGGTTGATCGGCCGTTGAGGTCGCGGTCTTTGGCATTGACTTTCATGCCGCCGCATTCGGACGGATCATTGAGCCATTTGCAACAGAAACCAATGCGTTTGAGTGTAGTCATGCATACATTATAGCACAAACTGTGCCAAATGTCAAGGTCAAATAGTGCCTAAAATAGAATCCAGGGTGTCAGTGACCACATTTGGTAAGTTTGCTATGTTTTGGTCCAAAGCCGTGGCGTGATCCACTATAACCCATTGTGTTTGGTCATAGGTTAGAAAAGCCTGACGCACCATGTTGCGATGATGTCGTTCTCGATTGGCGGTCAATAGATCTGAGTCGGGTTTCAACTCCGCAAGATTCCAACCCAGCATCAACACTATGTCACTGGTGGTTGCAGCCAAGTGCATGGCCACCAATTCTTCTTGATGTATGACATCGTGAACAAACTCTCCGGCGTAAATTTTGACTCCTGTGGGTCTGTCCAGGTTGGCATACGCTGTGTCAGGCACATAAAAATTACAACTGCGTTGAAAATCTCGCTTGATAAATTCAGAGGCCTTGACCTGATCATGACAAATCACGTTGTCGGTTTGGCAGGCTCGCCAGGTACGCCATGATCCCCAAAATGCACCAATGGTCTTCAACACTGCAATGTCTTGGGTAGGATCCAGTTGCACACTGTCACTGAGCACCCAACTGATCTTTTCTCTGGCTCTATGCATGAGATCGTTGTGTGTCCAAGGTCACACAGTGGAATCCGCCGCCCAGGGTTCGGCTGTGTCTAAGACGCAAAGGAATGGTATCAAAACCATGTGATTGTAACACTGGTATTAACGCAGTTTGATCAGCATCAACTATGACAGTTTCTGGATCCAGGACCAGCATGTTCATGGCTATCCATTTACTAGCATAAGGATACTGATAAAAATTTTGTGGTACTATCATGTCATCAGTTACCCAGATCTTTTCCCAGTAGTCAAAAGCTCGAGGACAGTTGTCGGGAGTGACGCGACCAGCGTTTAACATGACCAGACCTTCACGCAAGGGCACTATGGTTGAATCTATATGCACTCCAGCATAAAAATTACACAATTCTATGTTTACCGCAGGAAATCGATCACACAACCATTCATAGGCCGCACGATTTCCTGAAGCTGATTCCAGGAACAACCAGGTATCGCCTAACCTGCACACATTAGCAGCGTCCATGACCATGCCTGAATCTCTGGGCATGGTCAAGACGTTTCTTGCTTGGGCTACAAGCCTTGTATAGTTTTTTATCTCTTGATTGCGACATGGATACATCATGTTGACATCAACCATGGTGTCTTCGTACACCAAGAGTCGATCTCTAGGACAATAGTTGTACATGCCCTGGGTGGCTACAAAATCCATGTCTTGGGGGCGGTACACCGTGGCACCGTACCGCAACAAGGTCTCACACAATAGATCGAGATCTTCATTGGCTTCGTCGACAATCCATTGCGGCACTGGGCCCGCGGGCACCGGTGTTTCTGTCCAGGTAGTTTTTTCAGATTCCAGGGCAAACACAGGATCCGATGTAGGCCAATTGGCATGAGTGGCTGTGCCTACCACTATGGCCTTGAGAGGATCCCACTCGTTGATTGAATTAATCATCTACATGTCCGGTGATTTGCAAGGTGTATCGAGGAGTCAGTCCCAGATTGGCAGCCATGTGTGGAGTATCATAGGTCCATTCAATCACAGCACCTGCACGCCAATTTACAAAGGCCTGGTCCATGTACTCAGCGTAGTGTCCAGGTTGCCAGTCTTCTAAAAAGATAATTGCGCGACGTATGGTGTGTTCCCGGCCTTGTAGTTTGAAAACATCTATGTATTTCAAGTAAAGATCGCCGTGTGTGGGCAACACTGTGCCTGTGTCCATTCTGTAATAACTGGTGCCCACATCACGCCATCCCTGGCCTTGGAATATTTCCACAATCCTTTGATTCCAACTAGGTTGTTGACTTCTCATGTCGCACATGTTACCAGTGAACTTGTTGGGATATCCTTGTGAGGTCCAAACTTCTAATAGTTGTGTGTCATTGAAAGATTCATTGATGTAGTCAAGTGTTTTGTAGTCTTCATTCCAAAAAGGATAAAGTTGATATTTGTGAATGCTGTGAGTCATAATTCTAAGTCCTGATCAAATTAACTGCGTAAATAGTCCACATGAACATTCCTATAGACCGCTTGTATCATTACATTGAGAGCTGTGCCAAAAAAATCTACGGTGATCATGTTTTAATTTATCGTTTTTGGCCGCATGGTTCAAAAAACATTGAGAATCTGACTTCATTACACCCTCTAAAGTCTTGGCTGGAACTGCAGACCTTGCCTGTAATATATTGCAATGATCAAGAACCTCTACAATATGACTACTACAAAAACAATTTAAAACAATTCGACGGGAAATTTGCAGATCTGTTGGTAAAATTAAATTTGGATTACAAAGTAACAAATCTAAATTCTTATCAAAATATATTTGCCAAAAACATACTGTTGCACAGTGAAAAAAATTCAACTGATTTAGAAAAATATCAAAAACATGACCAATTAATTTTGGTCTATTACTGGAGTCATGCTGTCATAGCCCGAGACTGGTATAGATTTGCAGAGCATGTAGATTTTCAAAAAAGTCCTAAAAGATTTTTTTTGATTTACAATCGCTCTTGGACCGGTACTAGAGAATACCGGCTTAAATTTTCTGATTTGTTGATTGATGCCGAGCTAGTCAAGCATTGTCAAAGCACATTTAATCCTCAAGATTCTGAAACAGATGTACGTTATACAAACTATGCGTTTCAAACAAAAAAATGGCAACCAACACACAAATTAGAAAAATATTTTGCTCCAAACAGTGCACCTGCTAGTAGCAGTGCGGATTTTGAGATTCTTGATTACTGTGACACAGAAGTTGAAGTTGTGCTTGAAACTTTGTTTGACGACAATCGTTGGCATTTGACTGAAAAAATTCTTAGACCCATTGCATGCGGTCAACCGTTTATCTTGGCCAGCACGCCGGGCAGTCTAGAATATTTAAAACAATATGGTTTTCAAACCTACCAAGAGGTCTGGAACGAAGACTATGACACCGTTACTGACCCAGAATCAAGATTACATAAAATCATTGACTTGATGAAATATCTGGTTGGTCTCAACGACAGACAAAAAAAAGATATCATGCATCGAGCGCAGAAGATAGCCGATCACAATCGAAAGTTATTTTTCAGTAAAGAATTTTTTGATAGAATAACAAATGAGTTAGAAACAAATTTGGTGGCGGCTTTTGCCTGCCTAAAAGTGTTGCCGGCAAATCAAAATTTCATAGATAGATACACTAAGATACTAGCAAATCCTATCACAAAAAATTTTTTAAGTCTCGATCAAGATATTCTGTCCCCTAATTTGCACATGGTTGACCAAGCATTAAAGTTAGCTCAAAGCAGACCATAAATGCATCACATTTAGAATACCCGTTAATTGGGTCGGCAGATGTTTGAACTTTTGATGCCATTCAAGGTAAACTGACTCACAAATTTGTCCACATCACTGTGTAAACCGGGCATGCGATGTGGCAAGAACCACAAGTTTAAATAAGTCCAAGTCCAAGAATCAATCCACCAATTTACGTAATTGTCAACAGGTTGCCGCACAACATCCCAACCAGAAATCCGTGAAATTTCAGGCCAGTATGTTTGCCAGTAGATCATGATAAACTGGTGGTCAATACCACCATGCAGGTCAACAGCATAGCGGTCATGATGGCAAATAGATTGGTATAATCTCCAAACATGGTTTTGACACTCAAGATTAGAGTAAGGTAAACCACTGTTACCAAAAGCAGGATGTGCGTGAATTGTAGCATCATGTATTTAATACTGAATGCGTAATCCTATACTGAGATTGTTTGCCACTGCGGCGGCTTCGAGCACTGTGATGCCGATCAACCAGTTTTTGCGTTGGCTTTCCCAGTTATTTGCTACTAGAAAAATCAAAGGCACCGAAATCATAAAATGCCTGTTGACCTGTGCTGTGGTTGGATGAGATCCCAGGAAGGGATTGCGTTCATAATACCCTTCATTGTAGCGATGGGTCATGTTGCGTGTGGTCAACCAATCACCTACCAGCAAGGCCCCAGCAGCCCAACCCCAGGCTCGTTCCTCTGAGGTCCAAGGACGGGTTTCGGCCTGGGCCAAATTTACCATCACTGCCATTAACAAGCAAACAAATATTTTAGACATGATGGAATATTTAAGATATCAACCGGTGGATTAAAATAAAAAGCCCCTTGCGGGGCTTTGGAGTATGGAGCAGGGTCGATTCCTTGTTTTTTTATATCGACTCAGTATTTACAGGTAGGTTTATAAAAAATTACCACGCATATTATGTGTCAGCTCAAGAGCGAACGTCGGGCGGCCAAAATGTTTCTATGTAATCCTGCTCAACTCCATTGGTATCAGTCACACGATCTTCATATTCTTCTGGTTTTTCCAGATTCTGTTTGTTGTTGTTAAGCTTCACAATATACTCAGCCAAGGTTTTAATAGTGTTGCCATCCATACAATATCCTCCTACAAATACTTATTTGGCTAGAGGATTGTCCATGGCCTTTTGTATCTTGACATCTACTTCCCGGCGCATCTGCCGCAGGTCCTGATCCACTTCACGGTTCAACTGCTTGCCATCACGCTCAACTTGCTCCACGATCTTTTCTAACCTACGTATATCTTGTTTAAGATCGTTCTTGATGTCCTGGGTGTACTGAACCGATTTTTCCGAATTCTGCATGGTCAGTTCCATCTTCTTGTTGAGCTCACTCAAATCAGGTGCTACATATTCGGCAATGCGTTTCTTCATTCCTTGATAGTCCTTGTACACTTCAAAAGCACCATACAGAGCACCCAAGGTACTGCTGACAATGGTTGCAGCAACCATGAGCTTGGCTGGTGTGAATTCGTAGCCGCCGATGCTGATCACAGTATCTTTGCTCATATACTTTTTGGCGGCAGCTTCTAGCTCGTCGACTTTTTTGTTTACATCTTTTATTTCTTCAGTCATGTTACTTTCCTCTTTGATATTGTTGATCCACCATGTCCGAGTGGAGGCGGTCGCTGGCACCAGTTAACCCACGCAAGGCCGCGCGATTGTCCACAGTGGGTCGTCCATTCACATACAAGCGAGCCATCCGTAGACCATTTACATCTACAAGTCCACCACCATAAGAATCAAAACCTGGCACAAATCCCATGAGTGCCACTACCACACCTTGTGTAGCTGTCTGTGCTTCAAAGGTTCGGGCACCGGCACTTTGTCGGGCCACTTCTTGTGCTTGAGCTTCTATTCTGGCCTTGGCTGTGTTAGTTGATCCACTGGCAACAGATTTGATTTCACCGTCAGCTTTTTTGGTTTCTTGTGTTTGAGTCTGTGGTGACGAAGCAGTAGATGTAGTCTGAGCAGGTTGACTTGACACAGTGTTAGAGATTGTGGTTGATATGTCAGTTTTGTTTATAGTGCTGGTAGAACTTGTCACTGATGTAACACCTGTGGTGCTGGTAGTGCTGGGGGTAGTGATAGTACTGTCTACTGTGCTGTCACCGGTGCGACTGACTTCGGTGTTGACTGTGCCGTCGGATCGGACAGTGGTAGTAGGAGTAGAGGTGCTTACAGTCGCGGTAGTGATGGTAGGAGTAGAGATGCTGGGTATGTTCAGGATGTTTCGCTTGGTGTAGGCCTGCGAATAGTTAGGACAGCTTTGGCTGTACAGACCATCTAGATTGCACTGATAAGCCAGATAGGCTTCAGCATATCCAGGACAGGCTGGATTATAAAGTGGGTTGGCTGTGCATTGTTGTGTAAAGTAAGCGGCCGCATACCCAGGACAGGCTGGATTGTAAAGAGCACTGATGGTGCACTGCTGATTGAAATAGGCCGTGGCATAGTTGAGACAAGTAGGACTACTCAAGGGATTGGCCGCACACTGATCAAAACTGTAGTTCAATGACAGACTAGGATCTCGCAATCGCGGACCATATAGGCCCATCCAGAATCTATCATCTACTCCAGAAACTGCCATGCTGAGATATCCAGTGGATGCCAGAGCATAAGGATTCGTAAAAGTTTTAGTGCCTTGTTCCAAGTTCCAACCTGCTGATTCTTGCACAGCATGTGTCATGGTCTGGCTTTCCAGCGTGCTGCCGCCAGGATCACTCAGCAGGATGGCCACACCCAAACTGCCACTGTTGTATCCACCATTCATCCATTGATACCGCCAGTTGAATCCGTTGATCTGTATGCCCGTGCCTTGCAGGGCCGTGTTGATGGCTATGGTCTGGCTCACTGTGCTGGGCAAGTAGCCAAATCTTATGGTGTTGGTGTCGGAGTTGTAGTAGGCCGAGCCCGTGGTATAGCCGGCACCCTCCACAGCGGCGATACCTCCATTATTGAGCACCTGGTTGCTGGGTATGCCCCAGGCTGTGCCCGCAGGATTGATCAGATTGGGTGTGGTCTGTGTCTGTGCCTGGACGGTCAGGCTCAAGGTCATGCCCAACAACCACGTGATCAAGTATTTCATTTTCTGCTCATGGGTTTGACTGCATCTGCCTGTGGCGCATAATTGCCAACATTTTCTCGCTTGACCGCATCAAGCACACCACGACGTTGCCATTCTTCTTTGGCTTCAGCACCAATCTTGCCATCCACTGGGCATGGTGTGCCTGCAGCAATCATGGCAGTGAATATACGATCGTCCTGGCACAGCGTGGCCACAGCCGCGACCTTCATGCCCATGTCAAACAAATTCTTGGACAACTTGATGCGTTCGCAGTTCATGTCACGCATGGTACCACCCATCGAAATACCCAGGATCTGTGTCTGCACAGCACCCGAGGCTGCCACGGCACACACATCATTGTTGATGGTGGTTATGGCCGGCGCTATGGCCGTGGGTGGCGGGCTTTTGACCGTGGTTTCACTGCGAGTAGTCGAATCGGTGACAATGTTGCTGGTATCAGCCACAGCAGGTGCGGCCGCTAAAACGGCAGATACAATGGCCCATCTGCCCAGGCTTTGAATTGTGTTGATCATTTTTCTTTGGATTGGTTTTGCCAATCTTCTCCATGTGTTCCTTATCTTGGAACATCATGTATATTTAACGAAAAAATACTGGAAAAATGTTGCTACATTACTTGTTTGCGTGGTACACTCGACCATTTAGAACAACAGCACCATCTTTGACTGCTTCTCGATACAGTTGACCCCATCGTTCAGCCACAGCCGAATCACCCATGTAAGGTGAAATCACCCGGCCATGTTCGTCAGTCCAATACCAACTGGTATTGACCGCGTCACCATAGTGCTTTAATTGTATGTTGGCCGAGCTCATGGTTTTTGTTCTTTGTTTTTCAAATCTCTCAAGGCTGTGCGATAGGCCTCTTCATGGTCCAAGGCCTCCACGGTTTCAAAGTCTTGGGTTCCGTCCGCAGTCAAATAGGTCACGTTCCATAGTTTGCCTGCGATGTGTTTGACTTCAACCACATGGAATGTTGAGTTTAGGTTATTTTTTGCAGGCATTCCAATATCATGATGCCTAGTGATCCCAAAACAACCAAAACAAAAAATATAGGTTCTAGATTCATGTCATGCTCCTTTCACGTGAACAGCGGGTGTGGCTCTTGGCGGAGCCACATTCTTGCGCATGACATCGGATTCTATCACTATCAGCGCAAGTAACACACACAACACCGCTACAAATATAAATGGTTGCGGATTCATTTATACAGTTTGAAAAAATAAGTGACCGCTGCTGCCGCAGTCATGCACCACCAAAAAACTTGTACTTGGCGAGCACGGTCCTTATCCATGTATTTTAGCTCTTCCTGTCGTTCACGTTCCATCTTGGCCTTGACTGCTTCCACTTCGGTCCAGGCCGTTTTGCCATACTTGGATATGGTTTGTTGTTTGATGCGTTCTACTTCACGCTGGTGTGCTTTTTCGGCTTCGTAGCGTTCTACAGCCTTGAACTCGGCCATGGCGGCCCGGCGTGCTTCCTCGGCCTTGGCTCTGAGTCGAGCCTGATGTTGTTGTTGTACCGCAGCTTCCATGTCGGCCTGCTGTGAGGTCACAACTGACCCTAGCTCTTTTCCAGCCGCCTGGGCTCCTTTGAGTGTGTTGGCTGCTGATTTGGCTCCGGCCACTGGATCCATGATGGCTCCTTTATATGATAACAGGCAACCACAACCATATGGCCTGGCTCAGCAGGATCATGGCCACAGCTCCAACTGCAATGCTGGCCCGATACATTTTATTGCTCACGGCCAAGATGCTGGCTGTCAACAACACGATGGCTATCTGGAACAGACTGCCGGCATAGGTATACCAGGGGCTACGATGTTTGGCTTCGGCGCGGCTGGCTTCAAGACTGCGAGCTTTGGCCATGAGTTCTTGCTTGCCTTCACCGGACTTGGGATCACTTTCATAGCGATCGATCTTGGCCTGCAGGTCTGCGGCTTTCTTACGATCGCCTGCCCGCACTGCATCTTCGTAGGCCATTTCGGCTAGAGTTTGTTTGATGCTTTTGGCTTGATAGAATGCCCAGGTGTTGTTGGCATCTATGGTGTTGTTGAGTATTCTACTAGAGTTGGCACCACCCATGAGTGTGTTGATGGCCAACATGGCAGCCAACACAGTGATTACCCATCCAGCTTTGTCTTTGATCTGTGCTTCACGCTCGCTGCGACTCAGCGGCTTTGTTTCCGTTGCTACACTCATAATTGCTCCTTTTTTTTAAGAGTCTTTTTATTATGTAGGTATTTATCCAGATTAAGTTTTTGGTATCACCGGGCTCCAACTATCGTCCAGATCCAAAGTTTTCAACAGATCTATGCGAGTGTTTAAATCCGCATAGAATGTGTCCAATTCGCCGCCCCATTTGCCCACAAGTTGTTCTATGGCCTGTTCGCAGTAATTCCAATTGCGTTTTCCATACTCCAGGATGAGATTGGCATGTAATTCTTTAAAATTATCTGCTTGAGCCAATTCTTGTATGGGCATGTTTTCAACCACACAACAGGCTGTGTGGACGTTGCCATCAGGCAACCTAAAGGTATCCAGATCCAACACTGTGTATTTTTCTTCTAGGCCTGATATGTGATTTTTGAATATGATGTGCATGATGTTTAAATAGTTATCATGTCAGTGAGCTTTGATTTAATTTCAGATTTGCATGTAGAGACTTGGGACCAATTTGATTGGAGTGATCAGGCCACTTCGCCCTATTGCATAGTGGCAGGAGATGTGGCACGCAACCGAGAAAGATTATTACAATCACTTGAGAATCTTGGCCGCTGTTATCCTGGTGGAGTTTTTTATGTAGATGGCAATGAGGAACACAAAGATTACATAGACGATCTAGTGGCCAGTTACCGAGATCTTGCCAAGGATATTTCGACCATAAAAAATGTAGTTTACATGCAAGACAATGTTGTCATCATCAATGGTGTTGCTCTGTTAGGAACCAATGCCTGGTGGACCTATGACTTTGATCCGGACATTGACGTTGAATCCAGCATACAAGCCATACAAGATCATTTTGGCATTTCAAATTCAGCAGCCACCAATATTGTAGGAGTGGCCTACAATGATGCCAATTACATGATCAACAGTGTGCGCAAATTACAAACTCACAAAGAAGTGGCTACCATAGTTATTGTCAGTCATACTGTGCCAGCACCTTGGATTGTGTCACATGATCCTGATCTAGTAGGAACCTGGAGATACAACGGCATGGGCAACAGTGTTATCACTAGAGCCATCGACGAGGATACCGAAAACAAAATCCATACCTGGTGTTTTGGTCATTATCATAGACCTGTTGACCAGAATTTTGGCGGTATCAGATACGTGAGCAATCCACGGGGTCGCGGCGGCACACCATGGAGCCAACCTGTGTATTATCCCAAAAGAATTGTTGTGGACTTCTAAGCTGTCTCGGGTTCGAGCTTGATCTGCAAGGGATAATTGTTGTTGCGTGCCTGCACCGTGACTTCGATGCCTTTTTGTTCGGCGATTTCATAAGGCAATACAGCTACCACAGCACTGCCTGCTTCGTGTATGTCGTGAGTGATTTGCACAGCAGTTTGTTCGTTGTAGTTGAAAGATTCTATCAAGGTCTCAATCACAAACTCCATGGGTGTGGCATTGTCATTGAGATAGATAATTTTGAACATGGGTGGTTCAGCTAGTCCCAAGTTTGTTTTGGTTTTTGTGATTGAATCAGCTTGTGACATTGCGTTTCCTTGTTGGTAGTAGGGAGCGACATGCCCCCTACTGTATTTACTACATTATACTATTTTGCGTAGGTGATCGCAATGGTCTTTGGCTTCATGGCCTCGGGCACACGACGCTCCAAACGCACTGTAAGAATACCATCCTTGCTTTCGGCCGTGACTACTTCCACATAGTCGGCCATGGTAAAGGTACGGATGAACTTGCGGGCACTGATGCCTTGATGCAAGTATTCGGTGCCAACCAACATGGCTTCGGGTTGTTTTTCACCTGTGATGATCAATTCTCCATCCTTGACGTGAACGTCAATCTCACCTTGTGCAAAGCCTGCTACTGCGACCTGGATTTCAAAGGTCTCATCGCCGGTTTTCAAGATGTTGTAGGGTGGATAGTTGGTGTTGCTGGCATGATCCATTTGATCCATGATACGACCAAACAAACGATCTACACCAATGCTGTTACGATAAAATGGACTGAGGTCCAGAGCTGTGATTTTTGTCATGTTTTTCTCCTTTAGTTAAGCAAGTATGACTTTAATGTAGACCCGACCATCGGCATCTACATAATATATTTATAACACATTTACCACCGTCTGTCAATAAGTCGATATTCGAATTTGCTGTTCCAGGTCGTGGCAAACACAGTATAGAAACGGTCTTGATCAAAGGCCAATCTATGTGTATATTTTATTGTTTTTTGTGTGTAAGGAATGTTGTAGCGAGTTGCCCAATCAACTATATCAAGACGAACAAGATTTAAAACAAACCCGTAACTTTCGTCCTGAGGCAATGCAAATTCTACAAACACATCAATAGAGTTTTTTTGGTAGTTGTTGATCACGCAGTTTTTTGCGCCAGCGTGCAGCGGCACCACCTTTTTTGCGTTTTCTTTTGGTAGTGGGTTTTTCGTAGGTTTCGCGACCTCGCAGTTCCTCCAAGAGGCCTTGTTCTTGGATCTTTTTCTTGAACTTGCGCAGAGCACGTTCCACATTGCCGTCTCGGACGACCACGCTTCTGCGATACTCTTTCACGAATTTTCCTGTAACAGTGTCATGGGTGTATTTACCTGGGTTTTATTGATTGTGACCTGTAATATATTTTGTCGACGGTACCGGGGCAGATCAAACATGTGCGGCAATAACACCCGCTCCAGTTCGCTGTGTAATCCGCGGGCACCTGTGCCGGTTCTCAGTGTGCGTTCCACTATGAGATCCAGGCTTTCGGGATCAAATTGTAGATTTACCTGATCTTGATCAAACAACCATTGGTATTGACCCACAAAATTGTTTTTGATTTCTGTCAACACACTGATCAATTGTGCCCGGGTCAGGGCATGTAGGTTTACATAGTTGCTGAATCTACCCACAAATTCGGGTATCATTCCATACCGCACCAGGTCTTCTGGAGTAATGGGTTCTTGTCGGGTATCATCCGCCGATGAGATTTGTGCAGCAAATCCCATGGCTGTGCCTTGCACACGATTTTGTATGATACGGTCCATGCCCACAAACGCACCGCCGGCTATAAACAATATATTTGAAGTGTCAATCTCTACAGTTTCTGTAGTGTTGCTTTTTCTTGTTCCTTGCACAGGCACCTTGCATCGAGTGCCTTCGACCAATTTCAGCAAGGCCTGTTGCACACCTTCGCCGCTGACATCTCGACTGACCGTTGCACTTTCGCTTTTACGAGCTATCTTGTCAATTTCGTCCAGGAACACTATGCCGCGCTGACAGCGTTCTACATCGCCATCGGTGGCCATGTATAATCTTGTGATCATGCTTTCTACGTCATCGCCTACATAGCCTGCTTCGGTCAAACAGGTGGCATCGGCTATGACAAACGGCACATCAAGATATTCGGCTACGGTGCGGGCCATCAAGGTTTTGCCTGTGCCAGTAGGACCGATCATGAGTATGTTGGCCTTGGCTATGCGTCGGTCGGCCTGACCGATACGTTTGTAATGATTGGCTATGGCTACGCTGAGCACAATCTTGGCTGAATCCTGCCCTACCACGTGCTGATCAAGGTAATCTCTTATGTCTTTGGGATCAGGAACTGAAACTGTGGCGGGCTTTTTTTCTGGTGTGGCCTTGGTATCTTTGAGAAGCCCGCCACACAGATCCACACACTCGTTGCAGATGGCTACCTTGTGACTGACTATGAGTTTGCCCACACGATCTTTGTGTTTGTCACAGAAACTGCAATGTTCTATGGCCGGGCTCACGTCAGGCCTGTCCGGTAGATCGTAATCTTTGTTCAATGCTGTCACGTTCAGCATCGCTCAACAACTCAGGATCATATTCACCTGTGCTGATTTTTTCTATGAGATGATCTATGTAGTCGTCATTGTAGGCATGGGTATCACTTTGAGACTTGTCTACTTCAATCCAGGTTTTGCCATTGAACTTGTATAGCACACTGGGCAGTTGATCCACACGCAAGAACATGTCACTCTTGTTGGGGTTTGGTGGAAACGCGGTACCAAACCCGCGGACTTCACCCATTAATCCTTCAGGACGGTTGTCAGCTTCTAGGCCCAGTTGATCTTGATAGGCAGGATGATTCCAAGGAAAGTCTTCTACCTGTCCTGTTTGATGCATGCGGCGCCAATGTTTGATTGTTTCTCTTGGGTTGGCTTCTTTCCATTTTCTAATGGCTTCTTTTTCTCGAGGATCAATGCTGTCATCTATGTCATCATCTGTTTTAATTTCATCAACAACTGTGTCTACCGGCTGGTTTAATGGAGCATGATCAGCTTCAGGATCTCGGTTAACGATTTTTTTGGCACGTGTCCACATGCTGTCTAGGCCAGCCAACACTGTCTGTTTAACAGTCTTTGCGGATTTAGCCGGGTCTTGTTCATCGGGCACATCAATTTCCGGGCCGGTCTGCGTCCATTCGTCTGTGCCCGAACGTATACCTTCAAACTCTCGAGGGAATGGCCATGGCACAGGTTTTTCCTTTTGTTGTTGATCCCAAAATCTGGCACGCTCACGAGCTCGATCAAACCAAGATTGGACTTCTGGATCCTTATCGTTGACTTGCGTTTGATTTTCGCGCTCCCATTCAAAGGTCTTGGTGGCGGCCAACAACAGGGTCAGGGCCAAGGGATCAAACACTATGACTATGAGTATGATTACCCAACGCACGGCCTTTTCTAACAGATTGGCATCGGGATTGTCACCATATATGAGTGCGGCAATGTATTTGATAGGACCTACTTCGGCTTCAATCTGCCGAGCTTGGCTGGCTATGGGTGCTCGTTGTTCTTGTAGTTTGGTAATCTCGCTCTGTGCCCGAGAAATGTCGTTCTGTAGATTGCCACGTTCACGGGCCTGACTACGGCGCAGGTTGGCAGCTTTGTCTGCCCCTTGCTCGCTAATGCTACGACTCATGGTCTGATCCACGGCTTCATCCATTTGGCGCAGGGCCTTTCTGGCTGCTTCTATGTTGTCACGCTGTGTCCGGATCTTGTCATCGTAGATCTGCACCTGGGCCTGTATGTCGCCCGACGGTACAGCCTGATCCAGGTGTGCCTTGGAAAGGAAGCCAAACACGCCCATGCTGGTCAAGACCATGAGTATGGCCACAGCGGCACTGAGATATATCTTGTACTGCATTTCTGCACGGTGCCAATACTTGTGCAACCAGAGAGTTGATACCACCTTGCCTACTTCAAGACTGCTACCAAGAATAACAATGGGCCAGAAGGCCGCGGCAAATATGGCTGTGAGACCAAGTATGCTGTAATAGGCTGCACTCACTGATATGATCAGTGCAGTTGCGAGAGTTAGTATGCCAAACCACATAATCTAATATTTATTCTGTGTCTTCTGGTTGGATAAACTGGCTGGCCATGTCGCACATACAGCTAAAGCAGGTGGGACAAAAGCTCACTGGAAGGATACCAAAATAGCCTTGGATGCCGCCTTCGTCATCGGTGTAGTCGCAACTACAGACCGAACATTGATGAGCGTCTACTGCTTCTTGCCTGGCCATGTTTTACTGAATAGATTGAACTCGCGTTCGTTGGTTATAATACGATTTTCTAATCTATCCACTCTGCGTTGTAGATTGATGGTACGGATCAGCAAGATGATCAAGGCCGCTACAACAAGAGTGAAAGTCAGACCCCACCCGGCAATGATACCATAGGTCCATAACCAGAGATTGTCTATGGTTGTGGTCAGAAGGGTGATGGGATTCACGGTTTCTTGCCTATTCGATGTTTGGTATAATCACATAATACATGATATCCCATTTTATAGCAAGAGCAATGGTTGCCTAATATTTTTCTAGCCAACCAGATTCGGAATCTTCTAATCATCACGATTGCCAAACAGTTGCAACAGGCTGACAAAAATGTTAATAAAGTTCATGTACAGGCTCAAAGCACCCAAGATCTCGGCCTTGCTGTCTGGTTCAAGAATGCTGACCTCTTGGCGGATACGTTGTGTGTCATAGGCAGTGAGACCCAAGAACACGATAATAGCCACTGCACTCACAACCATGGCCAAGGTGCTACTGCCAATGAACACATTGACAACGCTGGCGATTACCACTGCAATCACACCTACCATCAAGAAACTGCCCCATCCTTCCAGGCTTTTCTTGGTAAAGTATCCCCACAAGCTCATGGTACCAAACAAGATGGTTGCGCCCATGAAAGCAGTGACTATACTGGTAGTAGTAAACGTAATGAATATGGTGCTCATGCTGAGACCCATCAAAGCCGCAAAGATATGTAGCATGCCCCGGGCTTCACCATAGGTGGCCTTTTCCATGATCCAGGTCATGGCAAAAATCATCACAAGGGGTGCAAAAATCACAATCCATTTCATGATACCAGTGAACAGAAATGCCATGAGTCCCGGACTTGACGCTACCAATAGACTGACCAACATGCTGTTGACCACGGCCAAAAACATGTTGTTGTAGACCGAAATCATTCGGTTGTTGATATCACTCACACTTGCATAGGTATTCATCGCTTCTCCTTAATTGATATTGGGTGTGCCTGGGCCCTTGGCTCCAGTACACGAACCGCCGTTGTCAAACCACAGGCTCATGGCCTGATCGCGGTAAGATTCTAACTCATCTTGTCGTTGCTTTTGCTGTTCACTGTCATTGTGTTCAGCCAAGCGTTGTTGGTAGGCTTCTTCAGTCAGGGCGTGCCATCCACAACACACGCCTGTGGGGCTACGCCCGCACCCGCAACGGCCTGCTGTTTCAGGTTTGGCCATCATTGTGCTGTCTCCTCATCTGTCATAGATTTTACAATCCTATCCATTGACACTGCTGGATCCCATTCCTTACAATACTTAGCACGGTTTTTACGACCCGTAGCTGTGTCTGGATCGTAGTCGATCCACGAAAACTCTGTGCCGTCACATTCTGGGCAATGGCTGTTGTATTCTTCATCTTCACGGCGGTCATCACTGCTGCCTACCCAACCACACGATTTATTGTCGCAGATCAGGCTGGGTGGCTCGGGAGGTTGATTGACCCATGAGCTTGTGTCCCAGTTGTAGCCTTGCCATGATACTATGCCATCATCGTCTTTGGGATGGAACTTGCCGTATTCCCAGTCACCAAAATTCTTGCCATCCCAATACAGGCTACCATAGGTACTACCATGACCATAGTTACAACTATAGTAACCTGGGATTGTGGGTTTTTGTTTTTTGAATTTGAAATTAGAGCTCTTTTCCCAGTCGCTAGGGCTAGTACCATAAGGTGGGTGACCCCAATCTTTTTCTTCGGGTTCATAGCGTTCCCAGTTGCCTTCATCGTCAGTGACCCGCGCCATGGTAAAATCAGAACTCTTACCATCGGTGCTGCCGCCGTTGTTGTCGATCTCATCGCCATCGTAGTACACTGAATTGACGATCTCTTCGCCATCTACTTCTTCGTAGTGCAGTTCCAGTTTGGTGATGTCAAACGGTGCTCGTAGTTCTATTTCGCCTTCAAAGAAAGTGCCTTTTTCGTTGCTACTTCCAACAAACACCACTTCACCTTTCTTGCGCTGACCAATGTAGGTCTCATCATCACATGACCACTCAGGACTGTCTTCACAGCCATCGCAGTCTTCTAGCTGTTTTTCAAACACAGAATTCCCATTTTCATCTTCGATCTGTATGTGTCCGGCGTTGCGGCTCACACCGTTGACGTGTGTCATGCTGTCGCATTCGTACCATGACCCAGGAGTGAATGGCAACATATCTTCGTCCAAGTCCATTTCTTCACAGGCGTCATAGTTCCAAGCTATGTCACTGAGATCAACTTGGTGCTCCATGCAGTAGTCCCAACATTTGGGATCCACGGTGCCCATGACCTTTTCACCACCGTAGCCCCACATGCTGATCTTGTAGGTTCTGGGTGTGAACTTTAATGTGTCTATGAGTTGTTGTTTCTCTTCTTTGGTTGCCATGATCTTTCCTTATCGATAATCTTTGTTTAACTGTGCCCAAGTCATCCAGGACTTGAATGCATTATACACTGTTAGAGCCTCTGTGTCATCCTGTTCGACTTTGACACCACGCACCCAAAATCCTTCAGGGCTGACTCGCAACATTTCGGCTCCGCCGGCCAAGCAGGTTATGTTGTTCATAGGTAATTGAGAGCCGGGTGGTACTGCTCCATAAAGTGGATCCAATTTCATTTCTTCCATGATTCGATCATGAGCCTCTTGCCAATAATCGTGTTGTGTTTTCATGCCATGAACTGACGGATGCGTTTTAGGGCTTTTTCAATACGCCATTTGATATAGGCGATCCATTCCTTGGGATGTATCATTTATTCTCCAATCATGTCTGCAAACTTACGAACCAAAACCGCCATGACTATGGCAGCACCAATAATGCATACTGCTTCTACAAACCAGTTCTCTAGCATCCAACTCATCATAACTTGTTTACCTTTACAAATAATTGATTATCACTGGGTAACTGCCAACCTGGATCAAAAATATGTGATATTTTTCCCTGCAACAAATATAGAGTAATAATATTTCTTACGTTTTCGCCATCTGCATCATCAAAACAAATAACCGAGTTATTCTTTGCTGTATTAAGAATGTTACATAAATCTGCTTCGACACTACTTGCACTATGGTCACCATCAATATGATAACCATCAAAGTTGTTGTCAGCACAGAGATATATAGGCAATACTTCTCTTGAATCACCTGCTATCAAAGTAAATCTGTCGCCAAACGTTTTTTTCAAATACCTTGCACATGGTTGCACATAAGAATGATATCCTATGTCTACACTGACAACTTCAAGATTAGGATTTGACGATAACATAAGCAAGCTGCTGAATCCACAATTGAACCCAACTTCTAAAACACGAGTCTTAGATAATGCAAATAAAGCTATTCCTCTTCTTTTTTGTCTGGCAGACTGATCTAACTGTGGTGAAACAACTTCTTTGTTCAGATTGATCATTTCTAGACTATTATCAGTAAAAAATATGCTACCTTCTAGTTCTTCGCCTGAATCTTGAACAATCTTCAATAAAGCAGACACGTGTTCATTGTAAACATGTAAAAAAGGTTCATTGTAAGAACTATTGTCAGGATTTGACCATTTGTCAAACTGTCTAAGAATATCATATCTTACTTTTAAAATATTATGATACATTGACATTTTACAGTTTTTCTCCTTGTTCAAATCCACGGAAGCGGACAAAGCGGGGGAACCTTAGGCTATAGGTTCCATCTTGATTTTGGGTGACAGCGTCTGCCGCAACCTCAACCACTCGGCCAAGTAGGTCATTTCGGGAATGCCAATATTCATCACGATCAGCATCGGAAAGGCCACTGCCCACATTAACACGAATATTACGATCATTATCATTTCCTTCGCATATTATAGCACCCAAACGCCCTTGATTGCGACCTGTGCCTTCTTCAAATCCTACAATATTTAAGTCCACGGTCATCACAGGTTTCCATTTCATCCAGAAACTCGACCGTTTGCACTCGTAGGGTGCACCTACGTCTTTGATCATGACGCCTTCAAAGCCTTGGGCCACAGCATCCTCGGCAAATCTGCGCATGACATCTTGTCCTTCTGCGGTGCCGAGATCCACATCCATACCAGGCATGATTCGGAGATTTGTTTCGGCTTCGATCTCTTGTCGGTTGATCTCCAACATCAAAGTGCGTTTATGTTGTTGGGCATTCCAAAATCCACGCTCAAAGTCTGCCAACGGAATCACATCAAAAATATAGTAGTTCATGTCCTTGGTCTTGACATTGTCTTTTCGTTGCGCCTGTTTCATCAAGGCCTGGAAACTTTCGCCCACGATCTCACCATCCAGCACAAACGGACCTTTGGTCTCAAGACTGATGCGATGTTTGATTCGGTTCAGTTGTTCTTGGATATCTGGAAAGTTTTCAAATATCTTACCGTTGCGACTGTACAAGGTCACACGGTTCTTGGTGCATAACGCCAGCACACGCACACCATCCAGCTTGCACTCTATACGTTTGATGCCCTTCATCTTGTTGGCGTGATCATTGCTGTCTGTGGCCAATTGGCAAGTGAACACAGGAATCCTCCACTCGGTCTTGCCCAGGATCTTGTTGAGTGTTTTTTCACTGATACCACAGCGCAGGTCTTTGATGATGACTCTGCGGCACAGGCCATTCCACTCTTCGCTGTCAAACTGCTCACTCATGGCCAGGATGGCATCTCTAGCATCATGTCCAGTGACACTACGAGTCCGCAAACTTTCTAACAGTCCCCAGAATGCCGGCCAAGGGTTAGGCCTGCCTGTCAGCCCTTCGGTCTCTGGCACTTGACGCACACCAAACACATGGAAGGGATTATAGGCTTCATAGCAGTTGAACAAGAAACATTGAGCATTGGCACTGCCCAGCTTGGCAGCCATGAGTGCTTTTTCAATTACTTTTTCTTTGTGTATTCTGCTGTCACTGCTTTCGAGATCGCGGATCCAGTCTGCGGCCAATTTTAATCCTTGGAATTTGACATCTTGCATGACTATCATTATTTACTAGCTCCCAGTCAATACAAATGTTGATAGATTAGTTGGCTTGCACAGTGTATTGTCCGATCACAGCACCGGGTTTTTTCAAGGCCTCGGCTCGACGAGCCTTGTATTCTTCGTTGTCAACTTGGACCAGTCCAATGTTTTGGGTAGTACCATCTGGGCCTACCACGCTGATTGTTTCAGACTTTTTGTCTGTGGCTGGTGCCCGGTTTTGTTCTTTGGTCACGTTGTCTAATTCTTTGAATGCTTCAGGCGCACGAGCCGCGGCATCCTTGGCCGACTTCATGACATTCTTGTCGCCTATGGGCAGGGCTACCAACACATAGGTACGGATACGATTGCCTTCGGACACATGTTTCATTTCCACGGTTTCTACACCAGTGATGTCCACGTCGGGGCACATGCTACGCAAGGCCATTTCGCTTTGGTCAGTGCTGGAGTCTCCGCTGTCACTTCTAAACATCTTGACCTGGCTACGCACTTTGCCTCCGGCGGCTGTGCAAATCTTGGCATAGGCCATGCTCTTGGCCTTGATGTCGGCAAAGGCAAAGTCTCCGCTGGTGGCCGTGCCGTTTTCAAACACATAACCTGCGGCCTTGGGCAACTTGCTCATCCAAGGCGGTGCCTCTTTAATGGCTGACGCCATCTGTGCAGATTGCAGTCCATTGTCTGCACTGAACTGTTTACTGTAGTTTGGCGTTGAGCTACAGGCACTCAAGGCCAAAGTGATACCGGTTACGATTGCTAATTTTTTCATTTCCTACCTCTTCTTAGAGTTGCGATTAATAAAGTATAGCACAAATGCTACCATTTGTCAACTACACGCCATTGTGAACCATGCGACAAGCATATGATGCCTTGATACTGTCCAAGATCCTGTTTGCGATATGTGGGCTCAATGAACCAACGGCACTGGGCACCAAGATATCTAAAGGTCTTGGGAAAGTTTGGATGGACTCGGACTTCGCTTTCACGCACAGTGTCGCCAATGCGAACATTACGGACCTGTATTTCTGGACGCTCGTCGCAGACCATGTTGGTCTCCACAGTGAGATTTTTGGCTGTAGCTCGACTCACAACCTGTACTCGTCCAGAATCCATGGCCTGGCGGCACAGCTCGGCTTCGGTGACTGTTCTGGGTGCGGTCTTTTCGCCTTCGCCCGAAATCCACTCATTGTCGATCAAGGCTCTGAATGTGACTATGCACTTGTGGTGGGTGTTTGATACCGGCACAGCCAAGGTCTGTACATCAGTGATCCTGGCAATGCTGGCCTGTTGTTGTGTGGTCATGGCCTGCCGCACATAGCACTGTGCCATGACAGAGTTGGTCACGGCCAACCCCAAGATCAACGCTGTAGTGCGGAGCATGATGCTCTTAGACTCCATAGGTTATTTTTCAAACGAGTGTAGTATTGACGATAAGATTGGGTGAGTTGATCAGGTTTGGAGCCAAAGTAGGCATGGAATTCGTCAATGCGTGACTTTAAATACACCGCCTGTGACTGTGCCTGGCCACAATCGGGTCGCAGGTTGTCAAAATCTGAAATGTCATAGCCGGGCTTGGTAGGGTGTGAAGCACAGCCAACCAACAACATCACAGCAACAAAAAACAACTGTCTCATAGTTCAGCAGTATTTTGCTGTTGATGACGGTATTCTCTTTTGAGCCAATACTTGTACATGCGGAAATAGGTTGCGGCATCGCAGGTAGGAAAACCATAGGCGTTGGCTTCGTCCTTGTGATCCATGTAGATGCGTTGTAACCAAATTTGAAATGGACTGTCAGAACGTTTCATTTCATCTCCATGATCCGCTTGATTGCGGCTGTAGCTTCAGGAAAGCCTTGCCGCTCACGACTGCTGACCACGGCTTCAATTAATTCCATCTGTGTTTCATGCAAGCCGCCCACAAAAGTCATGATCTGATCACGGGTCAAGGTCATTTTGATATTGCCCAAGATCTGACGTTTGCGATTGGCACTTGGCCGTTCTTCATAATCATCTTCAAACACGATTCTTCTCCTGTTCAATTTGTTTCAGCAGGTCTGCAATAAATCTCTTGGCCAGTTCGCTCCAGATAGAGCTGTCTATGATATGGAATCCAGCTTGTCTGGCAATCTCACGAATCTGCTGTTCGGTCACACGGTCTCCTCATCACAGTCTCTGGCAAAGATACGAGCCACATCTTCCTGGGTCACATAGTCTTTGAAATAGATATAAGTTTCATCCTGGGTGCGACCACGGGCCTGCCATTGCATGATTTCTATTTCGATGTCTTTGTAGAATCCCATTATGCCATCTCCCCATAGGCTTGTGCATCCAGGTCGGCTGACCATTCAGCGTACTCTCGTGGATCAATCACTTCGGGTTCGTCATCAATGACCCAACCGGCCTCACGTAATTCTGCACGGCCCGATTCGGTCTTCTTCATGGCATCCAAAGCGGCATGGATACCGTTGATCTGGGCTACCAAGAACTCACGATCACGCCACTGCTCAGGAGTGGCACCACGTGGACGCCACCCGTGAAAATCCTTGTGGAAATCGCTGTAATAGCTCTGCAAGTCTTCTACCGATAAATCTGCAAAATCGCTGTGTGCCATGCTATGCTCCTTTATTGTTTATAATACTATTATAACAAATGGGCCTTTTTTGGTCAATCCCACGACTTTTTGTCGCCATACTGCTCGTTGTAGTCGTAACCGGCTAGATATTCAGCAATTTCAGCTTCATTGAGCTCAGTGACCTGCTTGCCGTGCCCAGTGCCTTCTGGCCAGTAGTGCGGATCACGGGGACGACCATAATATGAATCTGCACTGCCACGGTCAAACAGGCCACCGTGCAGTTTGCGATCAAACTGCGGGCCACGCAAGGCCTGGACGATTTGTTCTTGTTCTGTGGGTTCTAACATTCCTATATACATTATTGCTCCTAATTTCTAACTATACATACATTATAACCGAAATGCCTTTATTGGTCAACCATTACCACATAAACGGTCTACACGTGGTTGTATCTTGTACACAAATTCATCCACGCTATTTTCAGCCCAAACATGCAAACGGTAATCAGCTACAGCCAATCTAAAATAGGCTATAGAGTCATCGCGGTCACAGGTTGTAAACATTCGATAAAAAAAATCATGACACATTTTCTTATAGGTGTCATTGATTTCATCAAGACTTTCGAAATACCTTGCCAATTCTAGTAGATCAGTGTCCAGGTTCCTCAGATCCAATTGATCACTGAGATCCAACTGTTGAAAATCCGGACTCCGGTGCAATGCCAGTATTTTTTGTGCCGATTCGCTTAGTAAGTATTCTCTCATATGTCTTTAATTAGCATGGTCAACCATTGTCCCGGACTTAGGATTTATTGGTTAGTGAACACTAACCTACCCTGGTTGGCGCCGGGTCGGAGATAATGACTATATGTTACAGGCCGAAAAGAAACGGTCCTGATCGAATCTCTGATTTGCTTCTTTGCAGGCACTGGCCACTGCAACTGCGGCCTGGAGACGAGCATGGGGATCCATGATTGAATTGATATACTTGGCGAGTAGTTCGAAATGTTTCTTGGACATACTGTGGCTCCTTTTGATTAACTATACTGCTATTATACAAAAAGGACAGTTTTTGGTCAACCGCCAAAGTTAGTGAGCACTAACCTTTATTTTCTGGGCTCCAACTGCACGGCCATGACGGGCTGGCAACGAGTACGGATCTGTTGTTTCTTTTGTTGATATCTGACATGCAATCTTTCCTGGGTGGTCAGGCAATTGACGTGATGTTGATACCCTCCCCAGATTTCAAACTCTGGACTGGTTACGGATAAATGCACGATCAGGATCCATTCGATCATGGCAATATTTATAGCCAAGAAAAAGCCCACAAAAATGTGGGCTTGTTCATCCCCAGACTTGCTGGTATCGTTGCATGGCTCGGATTCGAGCTATCAACAATCGCAGTCGAATTTCATCTGAAAGTTCAGATTCTTCAACTGGTTCCAGTTCTGGGCGACGATATCCAACATGAAACCCGCAGGTCTCATCATAGTATTGGACATCATCGTCCTCAAAGGCTAAATTACTTCTTTGCAGCGTCCTTGGCAGGAGCAGCCTTGGCGTCGCTTTTGGCGTCAGACTTTTTGGCTTCTTCTTTCTTAGCAGGAGCAGCGGCGGCTGGCTTTGCTTCTTCTTTCTTAGCAGGAGCTGGTGCCTGTGCTACAGCGGATAATGCAAATGCGGATGCTACGATTGCGATTAATGCTTTCATTTTAATTTCCTTTAGGTTAAAACACAGTTGTATCCTGTGTTATATATTTAACGCCTTGCCCTGGATCTGCGTTGACTTTTTTGATATAAATTTCTATTATTTGATTACCAAATTGGCTGCTTGTTGTGCAGTATAAGTGGCTGGTATCAAAGGAGCTGGCGGAATTGGTGGATTGGGATCAGCCGGTATGGTGGCGTTGGTAGTTATACCAGCATTGTCCAAATAAGGACGGTTTTGTCCTTCTCTCATGGCACCGACCATGGCCTGTCCGGTAAATGTTGACAGATTGGCCACGCCTTCCCAGAACTGTGCTTGTCCACCTTGTTCGGTCTGTTGTCCGTAGATGGGCAAGCTGAAAACCAAACTGTAGATTGAAGAGTTGTTGTTAGGCAACAAATTGGCAAAATCCACAGGTATCTGAGCCTGTAGTGTATTTTCCAGCGTGATCTGTTGTGCCATGCTGTTGAAATATGAATTCAAAGATGCAGTCTGATTGGCGTAGGCAACTGTGATATTTCCTATTTCTGTCAAGGCCACCGGTATCAAGCCAGGACCGGTGGGTGGAAAATCACCACCTGAGCCTGTAAAGGCCACATCGGCAGCATTGACAATTACAATGGTGTTACTGGTTTCAGCATAGTATGTTCCGGCAGCAGGCTGGCCACCTGGTATGGTCACAGGGCCAAGGTTGGGATCACCGTAGACCCCACCAACTACACTGTTCATAGTTTGATATGTTGTAGTTAGATACGCGATATTGGTATTGGCCAACACCGAAATTGTGTTTGCAAAAAGATCCGTGATCTGATAGCCGGCTGCCACTCCCAGCACATCGCAAACACCCACACTATTGCCATTGGTGCCGGCTATATTGCTCAAGTAGTTGGCCACCGAATCGGGCACTGGTTCAGTCAAGGCCGAAATCAAAGGAAGGTTATTAGTGGTTTGCTGATTGGTCACTGTGTTGGCCAGCACCGGCAAAATGGTATCAACAATACCACCTATTTGTTGCAGAGCTACAGATAGGGCTTTGTTTGCCAGAGCTTGATCAGCTGGTATTATTTGACTGAGTCGATCGTAAGGTATCATATGTAGGTTCGCTCAGGAATAATATCAGTCAGCACATACGAGGGCAATTCTGTCAGCAAATTTTGATTGACCGAACCCGATTGATTTACATAGATTGCTATGGGAATCTTGAATGAGGTACCTGGCACTGTGAGACTTTGATAACTGTTGGGAAACAGTTTCACAGGATTTAACAAATCGGCCATGGTGTTTATGCCCACAGTGGTAACTTTTAACACGCTGAGTATCTGTGCTAGGTCATTGCCGGTGATTTGGGTCATGGCCTGATACATGAGTCGTTGTATGCTGTCAGTGACACTGATGGTTGGGTTGGTGAGATTCAAAACTATTTCTGTGGGTATTCCTATGGCCACAAAAGTCAAAGATACTATGGGTATGGTTCCAGTAATAGAATATATTTGTTGTATCAAGGCCAAGGGACTACCTAGGTTGTCAAGATCGTTGAGATTTATCAGCTGGCCCAAATTCTGCAAATCTTGACCAAAGGCGGTAGTAGCCAAGTTTATAGATGTGACCCCACCAGTGATCATGTTGTTCATGTTTGTGAAGGTGTTGCCAAGGTAGGTCTGGCTGTTGACAGCACTGTTGATAAACAAGCTGGTCAGGCTGGTATACGCACTGACCTGATCCAAGGCCTGCACCAGTTGACTGACATTGTTGCCACAGATATCTTTGTTGGCTTGATTGAGCACAACTGTGGTCATTTGCACACCAAGTGTGCTGTAGGCTCCTGGCACGCTGTCACTGAGAGCCGGACATGTATTAGCGGCCAAGGTTTCTAGGCTGGTTACCACATTGCCTGACAGTATATTGGCACTGCCCACTGCAATGGTATTGAGAAAAGGAGAAATAAGTGCGCTGTTTTCATAACTGGATATGTTTGCCAGCAGGTCGGCATTGACAGCAATGCCTTGATTCTGTAACAGTCCGGCTGCGGCATCTAGCTGTAAGGGAGTTAAAACGCTGACAGTCATTTGCCCACAATCACATTCAAACTGCCACCTACCCGGGGATGAGCACAAGTGTCTAAATCCCCTGCTGTGACCACGGGTTTACCCCCTGCTAGAACGGTAAAGTTTTTACTTGTGGTTTTAGCAGCGCAATGCACCGGAGGACAACCTTTTCGACCGCAACACGGATGAGGAGTTACTTTAGCACCGAACACCGCTATGGGTCGACCATTGACCAGCACTGTAGGATCCCCAACAAGTATTACTCCGCCTACAGCGTTTTTATCTCCTACTCTACATACTGGTCCCGGCACAATATATTATCCCATTAAAATCTTGCTGTTTCTCACTGTCTTGATACCAGTGGTGGCTTCCACATAGCTGTCCTGCACTTCATCACGTGCTGGTGCAATCAGGGCCACTTGTGCTTTATTTATAGTGACGGATTTGTCAGGATTTGCTGTGAAAAGGCTGAAAATCATCTGTATGCCTTCCCTGCCCGGAACCACTGTCAGTGGACGAGCTACAGTAAAACTACTGTCGTCCTCTGCGGTGATTTTTGCCACCATTTCGTCGCCGTTGGCAATTTTCATTGTGTAAACCTGATCTAGTTCTACTTTCATGTTATCCTTGTAAGTGTTTGCGTAATTCTGTAAACCCGCCAATCAACTGCTGATCTAGAAAAATCTGCGGTACCGTGCGGGCATTAGGTACCGCTTCCAACAACTGTTCACGTGTCCAGTCTGTGCTGATGTTGCGTTCTTCAAACTCAATGCCTTTTAACTTGAGTAAATTTTTTGCTTGATCGCAAAAAGGACAGGCGTTTTTGCTCCATACTATGGCTTTCATATAGGTCTCCTTGATTGTTATTATAAGCTAGGTAATGCGTTGTAGTCAATGGTATCACTCATGACACCAATTACATAGTTGGTTGATTCATTTTCTTGCAATGCTGTCTGTTTGTTTGAAGTGTTCACATGTTTGTTGAACCAAGGAATTGGAGTGGTCCTGGGAGCAACACCTTGATATTTGACTCCAATCTCTTTGAGTGCGTTGACTGCGGTATAGTCTACGAAGTCACGCAAGATGTTGGCATTGAGACCAATCACTGGTCCTTTCTTGAACAGGTAATCAGCCCAGGCTTTTTCCTCACGGATCACATCCTGATACATGGCATACACTTCAGATTCGCATTCTGCTTTGGCACGTGCGAAACGTGGATCTTCTTTGACCACCTGATTGATGATCCAGGCCGTCCAGTCCTTGTGCAGGATCTCGTCTTGTAGGATCAACTGTATGATGTTGCCGTTGCCGATGAATATGCGATTCTCAACCATGGCCAAGCTGGTAGCAAAGCTGACCATGAAGCGGAAGGCTTCTAGACCATAGCTGGCATTGAGTGCCAACCATATGGCCTTGATGTGTTCGTACTCATCAAATTCTTCCTGCAACTCTTTACGGCAGTTGATCATGTGCAGGCGATCGTAGTAAAGTCCAATGGTTGAAGCCATGTCCACAATCTCTGCGGTGTCATGAATCTTGTTGAACTCTTCCTTGGGCACATTGTAGATGTTGCGTATGATGTGACTGTAACTACGGCTGTGGATGTTGGTTTCAAAGAATCCCCAGTTGTACATGAGTGCTTCCAGTTCAGGAATGCTGACCACAGGAGTGAATACCTGTGTGGGGCCACGGCCTTGTAAACTGTCCAAGGCAGTTTGTCGTAATAGATTGCTGGTAAAGATATGACGCACTGTGTCAGAAGCTTCTTTGAAATCGCCAGCATCCTTGGTCAGACTGATCTCTTCTGGCACCCAGAAGAATCCACGTGCCTCTTGTTCAAATTTCACAACCTTGTTGTATTTGACTTCTTCAAAGCGTTGTATGGTCACTGGACCTGCTGGGTCTAAAAACATTTTGCGATTTAGATAATCAGTCTTGGTGTGTAAATTGTATTGTGCTTGGCTCATAGTTTTCTCTTTGTTGTTATAGTTTGCATGCTAGACAATCTTCCTCTAAGAGGTCGCTGTCGGGTTCTTGAGTGTGCAAGACCTGTGGTGCTTCGTCTTGACCTTTGGATCCTTGTTTGTTGATCAGACTGTAGTAGAATGTTTTTAAACCCCAACGATGTGCTTGCATGAGGTTGGTGGCGATCAAGGTTGTAGGCACCTTGCGATCCGCAAAGTGCGCAGGGTTATAGAATGTGTTGGTTGAGATGCTTTGATCCACATAGGCAGCAATCACAGCTGCGGTCTTCAAGTAATTTGCACAGTCTCGTTGTTCCCACATGAGTTGATATCTGTTCTTCAACTTGTTGTACTCTGGAGCCACCTGGATCAAACTTCCTGCTTTGGATTCTTTGACAGTGATCAAGCTCATAGGCATTTCAATACCATTGGTTGAGTTGATCACAACCGATGACGACTCAACCGGAGCCACTGCCATGAGTGTGGCATTGCGCACACCATGGATCTTCATCTTTTCACGCAGTGATTCCCAATCAAGTTCTGGTTTGAAGTTGGCCAGTTCGTTGACAGCCTTGGCGCGAAGCTCCCATGGAAACACACCTTGTCCGTAGCGTGTTAATCCGCTGTGACTGCATGGTCCACGTTCTTTGGCCAATTCAACTGTGGCTTCTGTCAAATAGTAGGCTTGATGTTCCATCCACGACTTGACTTCTTGCAAGGCATCTTTTTCACCATACAGCAAGCCACGTTTTGCGTGCCAGTATGCTAGATTAGTGATGCCAATGCCCAAGGGTTGTATCTCTTGGTTTGACAGCATGCTCTGGATACTCAAATAGTCTTGATAATCAAGTATGTTACATAGACTGCGCTGTAAGATACGGCAGGCTCTGCGCATGTCTTCGGGATTACGGAACGCACCCCAGTTGATGCTCCCCAATGTGCATAGTGCGATACGTCCGGCATCGTCATCGAGCCGCTTGAATGGCTTGGTGGGCAACAAAATTTCACAGCAAAGGTTGCTCTGATAGATGGCATGATACTCAGGATCAAATGGACCTTGGTTGACCACGTTGTCAATGTACACCAGATAGATGCGTCCGGTGTCAGTGCGCTCTTTGAGGATGCCGCCTTTGAACACATCCTCGGCACTCATGATTTTCTTTCTTAGATCTTTTCTTTTTTCATACTTGACATAGAGTTCTTCAAACCGCTCTGGATCTGTATAAAATGCTTCATACATGTCTGGCACTTGGTTAGGATCAAAGAACGTGATTTGTTCCTTGTTCTTAAAACGCCGCCAAAAGAACGATGATAATACCACTCCGTAATCCATGTGTCGGACTCGTGTTTCTTCAGTGCCTTGATTGTTCTTGAGCACAATGAGATCATCAAACTGATAATGCCAGATAGGATAGAACACAGTAGCACTCGCATTACGGATACCTCCTTGTGAACAACTACGCAAATCACCAAACCATTTTTTCAGGAATGGTATCATGCCAGTGTGCATGACTTCACCACCGCGAATGGCGGCACCCAAGGGACGCAGACGACCAACTTCCAGGCCAATACCTGCACGTTTGGCCGCATACTTGGCCATCATTTCGCCACTAGCAAATATAGAGTCCAAATCGTCGTCGGCGCGAATAAGTACACAACTCGAAAACTGTTTGGTGGGAGTACCCAGACCAGCCAGTACAGGTGTAGCCAGAGTAAAAAGGCCATCACTGGCACAATTATAATATTCTTTGATGTAACGCATCCTAGCAGTGTTGGGTTCTTCTCGATGGAACACAGTAGCTGCTGCCACCATGTATCTAACTTGTGGGGTTTCATAGATCTCCTTGGTGGCACGATTGCGTACCAGATATTTTTCAATCAACTGTTCAATGGCCGCATATGAATACTGTTCGTCTTTTTCATGATCGATCATGTCGTTCATGCGATTCCAGTCTTCTTCGGTATACCACTCCAACAACTCTGCGGTATACAGACCAGTGGCTACATTCTTCTTGACAATTTCGTACAGGTGGGGAGGTGTGTAACTGCCATACACATCCTTCCTCAACATGCTGAGTCGTTGTTTACCTGCCACGAACTGATAGTTGGTGTGGCCCACGTCAGGATTGGCTTCTACATCAATCAAGTCCACAGTGGCACGCAAGGTAATACCATCAATCTCTTGTGTGGTAATACCATCATAAAAGTGCAACTGTGCTTTGATTTCTATCATGCTCTGACTTACGTCAGCAATGCCCTGGCAGACCTTGGCAACCTGTGCCTGCCACTTGTCAATCTGTAGTGGCTCTTTTCGTCCGCTTCTTTTTTCTACCGTAATCTGCGTCATCCGTCTCTCGTTCTTAAATTTTTTTACTACTACTTTATGTGGTGTTGCTGGTATTGCCGTTTGATCGTTACTGCTTGGATGGTATTTAATATTGAATTAGTTTCCCAATTCAGTATATATTTTGATTGTTCCACCAGGACTAAATTATGCCCAGTTTCAGTCAAAACCAGGCGTGCCGGCTGTAAATCTGGTCGTTCCAGCAAAGTTATAGTATACAGGATTCCTAAGCCTCTTGCAAGTTCACAGTAGATGTCATCACTCAAAAGTTGCCAAGGATCGGGCCAGGTTTTTTGGTCATCCCAGTGTAGATAGTAAGGTCGCCAAGGTGCTCGAAACCACCAAGCATTAATGTGTTCTAGTGCAGATTGAGCAGAGAGATTTTGGCAATGGACACGCAACTGATTCCAGCTTTCCAGCCGAGCGGCAAATGTAACAGGCCAGATCAAGCTAGATAAGTGACAGAGTAGTAAATGGTGCCATTGATGCCAGTGTCTGTGGTAGTGTAATCCAAAGATACATCAGACCCTGTTTGACTGACAGACAGTGTGGCGCCGGTACTGCCATTCTCTACATAGTCATCGTTGAAGGTTAGAACTGTTCCTGCACCCCCATCTGAAGCAATCAAGATAAAACCTGTGCGATAAAAATTATCGCGTATGATGGTGTAATCAATTTTGAAACATTTATTAAACTCGGTGCTGAGCGTAACAACCGTGCCTGTGGAATCGTTGATCAAAGTTGCTTGGGAGCCGCTGAGTCTGGTATACTGTCCCATCTGCAGGCTTTCGCCATTGGTAGTGGCGATACTGAGAGTGGTAGTACCATTGCCGGGATTGGTCAAACTAATACGCGGATAAATTTCAGCCGAGGTGTCATTGCGTTCAAACATGTCACCTATGCTGACATTGTTGTTGCTTTCAATACTGATGTTGGAAGCAATTACTGTGTTGTTTGACCCAGTAAATTCATTTCCAACGTCATAGAATACATTGTTGGCACTGGCATTCAAAGCTGTGTTTAAATATTGTCCAAATATGATACCTTCGGCATAGATATTATCAAATACATTGCCTGTGATCCTGGAACCAGTTGGACCGCCATCAACTGTTGAGCCTGTGCCCAGCAAGATACCTTGATACAAAACATTTAAATAACTGTTGGTCACAGTCAATCCCTTGGTAGGATAGTCTGTGTACACAGCATTGACCAACCCAGAGAATGTGCAAGTGTCGAACACAATCTGTTGGCATATGAAACTGGCATCGCTGAGCAGGCTGACACCAATGCTGCCATTGGTGTCTGTTGTGAGATCTGTTGTGGTGCTGGCGCCTGTGATGCCTACGTTTTTGAATGACATGTTGATGGCGTCTTGTACTAAAAACACGCTGCCAGTGGGATCCAGATGTGTGAATCCCATGTTGGAGATGGTAATGTTCTGTGGGCCGGTGGCTCCTGCGTTGCCAATGTTGTTGCCAGTTTGTTGCAAGCTGTCAGCTGTGCGTGCCACATAATCCGCCACACCGTCGTCCATGGCGATTACGCTGTTGTCGCCACCTTCACCAAACAGTGTGGCATACGGCGGAATATTGATACTCGAGGTAATACGATACACGCCAGCTGGAAAATACAAGCTACGACGTATTTGTGGGTTGACTTCTCGGCAAAACAGCTGATACAGGGCGCGATTAATGGCCGCGGTGTCGTCAGTTGACCCATCGCCTACTGCTCCAAAATCCGTGACCGATGCATACTGATCCAACCAACTCTGTAAACTCTGTGTCACAGGTGTGCCCAGAGTAGGTCCGGTCTGCACTGTGTAGCCTGCTGCTTGACCTTTATAGGTATAGGTGTTGGTAAAAGCCAGGATGTCGCTGAATTCTGTCAGTATTTCTGTGTTGCCTATGACCGGAGCACCATCTTGTATGGTGCCGTTGCCGATGAATAATCTGCGCGAATCAGTGCTCCACCCTAATTCAGCTCCAGCTAATTGAGGAAGATTTTCTTGTAATCCTTTGCGATTGGTAATCTGCGAAATCTGTACTATGGCCACTTGAGTTGTCCTTGAATTCTATCCAGTATTTAGCTGGTTTAGGTCCGTAGGTAGTACTGCTCAAGTCTACGCCACCAAGCATCGGCCCAGTGGTCAAATTCTGCGTTTTCCAGCACAAATTCTTGATATTCTGGGCGGGCTGTTGGACGGCCTTGGATATCCACTGGTGGTTTTACGCACATCAAAACCACACCCTTGCGTATGCGTGTGCCATAAACTTCATTGTGTGCCAAGGCATAGGCTGCCAACTGTAGAAAGTAATCTTCTATCCACTCTCGGCGCTTGGGCTTGTTGGTTTGCTTGTAGTCCAGTATGCTTTCTTCATTTAAATGTATGCCCGCACCATCACTGGTTCCAGCATACAGTTTGGGGAAATACAAGGGTATTTCTACTCCCCAAAACTCATCTACATTTTTCAATCCATCTTCAATCACAGTTTCAGCCATGGCATGGCTGGCCCATCCAAATGGATTACTTCCTCGGTCTTTAAGTTCACCATTTTTTACATAGTGCTCAAGATAGGTATGCATGCGGGTGCCGCGGTTAGCAGCTTCGGTGGTTATGGCCTGTGCTTGGGCATGACCCACTCGGTTGCGCCATTCCTGCAAGGCCTGTTTCTTTTCCTCGGGTTTGGTTTTTTCCAACACAGTGGTCACACTGGGCAACTTGCCGCCCGGAGTGTCATACAGTCTGCTACCGTCCTCAGTGACCCGGCTCAGGGGTTGATAATCAAATCTAGGATTGTACAATATTATACCCGAAAACTTTCTCCGCAACCACAGCGATCCTTTTCAGCCTGATTACGGAATTCAAACCCTTCGTTGAGACCTTGACGCACATAATCTATTTCTAAATTTTCAAAATAAGGTAGGTCTTTGTCAGAAACATATACACAAAAATTTTCAAAAAGTTTTTTATATCCAGATTCTAAATAATCAACTGTGTCTAAATATTCTAGCGTGTAAGCCAGTCCTGAGCAACCTGTGGTTCTTACTCCTATACGGATGCCCACTCCTTTTCCACGACGTTTGAGATTGGCTTGGATTTTTGAGATGGCCTGATCAGTTACTGTTATCAAATTTTCTTTTGTAGTCATTCAATATACTCTGATAATTATTTGCATTATAGTCTGCCACAAGATTAATTTGGTACAGTAATTCTTGCAGTTGATCATTGGGCATGGCACTTATGCGGCGTATTTCTTCTTGGATCATGTCAAACCGCCGATCGGTGTTGGGTTCTTGATCATAGCTTTCGTTGATCCAGGGTCTGAATGTGCGAAATCCTATATTTTTCAAATGCTCCAGTTGACCATGTGTGCCCATCAAAATAAAAGGTTTGCCTGCGTATAAACATCTAGTGGTTTTTTCCGTCCACCAACCATTTTCATAAGCATTAGTTTCAAGCACCACATCTATATGACATAGTCCAAAGATGTTGTGATAATCTTTGAGTGCCATGTAATCATCCAAACGACCGTTGTATCCTGAAATAATTTTTTTCAACTGTTGAGAATGTCTGTTGTGCAACCATTCCATCTGCCGAGGGTAATGATTTATAACCGCATCCATCTGTTGTTCTACCCATTTTATACTAGGATGAAAGGCCACCACACTGTGTTCAGTCATCTCGGTTTCTAGAAAATACGCCATCAACAGTCGATGAGGGGTGTATCTGCCATAAAATCCACCAAACAGTTTTGCATTTGAATTTCGTTGACACTTGTCTTTTTGTACATATATTATAGCATGATCAAAACTGCTGCTGGGTGCAGTGATTACAGTGACCCAATCACTTTCGGTAAGAGGCCAATGATCCCATATTTCAAGAATCATCCTTGATCGAGGTATATCATATGTGGTTGATATGTATTCGCACACCCGATCAAATGCTACCATCTTAAACGGATGACCATCTTCGGCAAAATTAAATCTTACAGTTTTTGTTTTTAATTGTTCTCTCAGTTCATGTAAGGTTCTATACAATTCTTGAAGATGAAAACAATATCCATCAATTTCTATAAACCCAATGCCGCGAATCGTAATTTCTGTGTCAGTGACTGTTACGCAATCCATCTATGATTCGCCTAGATGTTTTCTCTTATAATCTTCAATAGCAGCCTTGATCGCGTCCTCAGCCAGGATGGAGCAATGGATCTTAACGGGCGGTAAGGCAAGTTCTTCTGCAATCTGTGAGTTCTTAATCTCTCCTGCCTGCTCCAACGTTTTGCCCTTGACCCACTCTGTGACAAGTGAGGAGCTCGCAATAGCTGAACCGCAACCGTAAGTTTTAAATTTCGCATCTTGGATGACACCATCTTGTACCCTTATTTGCAGTTTCATCACGTCGCCACAGGCCGGAGCACCAACCATGCCGGTACCTACATTGACATCGCCAGTATCCATCTTGCCCACGTTGCGTGGATTCTCATAGTGATCAATTACTTTTTCTGAATAGGCCATTTGACTCTCCTAGTAATATTATAACACTGTATGTAAGTATTTACAACCTTTTTGATTAAACCGGTTCCAGGGTATATTGTTTTCGGGCTTCTTTTTTGCTGACAGCAAACAATCTGTTTTTGTAGTCTAAACTTTCTGGACAAAATTTACACATTTCTAATTGATCGTCAATGGTAGACAAAAAGTCCTGGCCTCGTTGTGCATATTCATATGGCGATAAGGGTTGGTAGGAATTTAAAATAGCTCTATCTTCGTCTGAGATATCAAATCGATGTTGATGGTCAAACTCTGGAAATAGTGCTGCCGGTCCACATTTATACAGCCGGCCTTTGATCATGTGATAATTTTTATGTCTGCGGAATCCGCAACTGTTGTGGGCCACTTCGGGTCTGCTGTTGTGAAGTGTAAATTTACCTGATTGGTCACGTTTGATTGCACTATCGTAAAAATCATATTGTATCCACAACGGGATGGCAACTTTGTTTTCATCAATCCAGGCAATATGAGCACCAAACTCGTTGCGAGGATCATCTTTTTCTACTTTTGTAATTTTACCTCGAAGAAACTTGTGAACTTCAGCTTCAAATTCATCAATGGTATTGGGATTATGCCAACTGATGCCCATCCAATTGCCATTGACCTGTAGTGCTTCGTACAGTCCCTTTACGTTGTTTAAACGTGTGCCATTTGAAAGTATCTGCACATTGGTTCCAAATATGCGATTGAGTCCATGGATCCAATCCATGATGTCAGGATTCAACAAGGGTTCACCACCCAGGAGCACCATGTGATCAATGTCCACATACTCGGCCCATTTTTCATAGTCAGCTTCGTAATCTGCCCAGCGTTGCCAGCCAGCGAAATTGTAGTTGTTGAAACGGTTGCAACCTTCACAGGTAAGGTTACACACATTGGTTATGTAAAACTCAATTTTTGAAAATTTGTGTTTGATCACTGACGACGTTTCATTGCTGCTTTGGCGTTGGAATCTACCACGGCACGAGCTTGATCCACACTCATGCCTGTGGTGGCCTCAGTGTCACCTTTGAAGCGAACCACGCCTGAGTTGGGTTCCAACGGTTCTAGCAAATTTTTCAATGGATCTTGTGTGATCAAATCGGCTAGTGTCTCTGGTGTAAGCTCGACACCCACGCTTTTGGCTGCTTGGATATAAGCATCCTGGCTGATCTGCTTGCGAGCAGATTCGTCCTTGGCTCGATCAACAAGAAACTTGGTTATGGCTACTAACTTGTCGGCGTTGGGACGGGTTTCAGCAAACTCACGAATTAACATTATCTACGGGCACGACCCAATGATGCGGCTGGTGTTTCTGCACCGGGCTCTTCAATGTCAATGTCAGTGACATCAATTTCTTCTTCACCGGGCGCTGGTAACTCGGCTGGCATTTCGGCACCAAGGTCTGCGCCCATGTCGGCGCCTGGTACTGTAGGAGCTTGACCTGTGACCACACCCAAGGCAGCTTCCAACTGTGTCTTGGCGCCTTGTAAGTTTTGCAACAGGCCTGCTAGAGCAGCTGTGGCATCGGTGTTGAACTGCATGGCCTGATCCGTGCCAACTTCGTTCTTGATCTGATCTACCAGGGCTGGTAGGTCTTTGAACTGCATGGCCGAGATCTGTTCGCTCATTTTCTGTACTTGATCAACCATATCTTGGCTGGCCAAGACCACTTGAGCTTGCTGAACTTCACTGGCTTCTTTGAGTCGTTGACGAAGACTTCTACGACCTTCCATGGTAGGCACGTTCATGCCACGTTGTAAGTCAGCTTTTTGTTTGTTGAGATCAGTGACTTGCTTTTCAATGTCACGGATTTGATCTTGTTTGTTGCGTTTGTCCTGGGCCACCTGAGCACTCTGCAGAGCCGCTTGTTTGCGTGGATCCACCGGCGCTGTGGCAGGTGCCATGGCCTGTGTGGCCAGAGCCTGTTCCATGACTACCAATTTCAAATAAGCAGGATTTTGTTCACTGTGATGGAATTCCGGAGTCCGACGATGTTCAGCTATCATGCCACGCACACGCTTGAGCATGCCGCGGGCTTGCGATGGGGTTATCTGGTCAAATTTGACGGTATTGCCAAAGTAGCTTTCAAATACTTTAGCGGCTTGTTTTGTTGGGTTGGCCGCGGCCAATTCGTTGAGTTTCATCTTCAAATCCTCGTTGTTGAACATATTTAGCCCACTTGACACATTTGGTCAGTTGATTTTCCAAGTGTTTTTTGTGGATGATCTTGCTTTCCAGCTTGGCCAAAATAGTTTCGCGCAACACAGGATCACGGCTACGATCACCAATGCCGGCTCTAGTGGCTATGTCATGGGTCAAATAAGCCAATTTGCGGTCGGTTTCTAATAGTTCTCGGGCAGTGTTGTAGGCACGATTTTTGTCGGCTATGCACCAGCTGAGTGCTGAACGAGTAGAGCTGAATGTGCCCACTTCGGTGGCCGAGCAAAACACTGTATAACCTGTTTTCGCCGGTGAGATCCTGTAGCGATCAAACACTTGATAAATTCCATCGTCATTTTGGTAAATTACATTGGGCATGAGATCGCGAAATTCCTGGCGGAACATGCGCTCAACATCTTGTTCTCGAATCATTTCAATACGTAGTTGGTGACCAGATATATCACAGCGGCTGTCAGGGCACCAATCAGGCCCACACCCCAACCTATGAGTTGGTCTGTGCGTTTTTCACTCATGCGTTGCACCATGTCATGCACTTCACGCAACAGGGTTTCCAGGTGGTTGATCTTGCCATCCACATGCTCAAATCTGGCTTCCAGCTGGTTGTAGCGTTCGGCACACAGTTCCACGTGTGCTTCCAGGCTCTTCTTTTCAATTTCAGTGGCTTCGCTCATGATCAAGTATTTATGGACATAGGTGCGAACCAAATATTCTGACGTGGGCCCAAGGTCACTAGATAAGGGTCAACGTCAGGGTCGTTGTTTAATGCTATCAACATGGGCACACCTTCTGCGTCTGCACGCAGAACCTGTGTAGGGTCATCTTCAGCACCATAGATACCTTCGCTTTCGGTTTCAAATTCAAACATCCAGCGTGTGCCCGTGATGTCCAACACTGGATCAGTAAGGTCAAACAACTGTGTGCGCAGGCCCAGTATTTGTGTTATGGTTTCCCAGTTGCGTTGTTGATTGCGGCTGCGATTCCAACTTTCAGTGTCACGGATTTCCTGGCCAGCGCGGTCATGAAATGGCATGCGTGTGATCTTGCAGTGTCCTGTGACTCCGGTGGCCGTGATATCAAACAGGGTTTGGCACATGTATCTCATTCTTGTCGACCTAGTTCATAGATGATTTCCACCTGTTCGCACAGTCGATCCAGTTCAGGATTGCCTCGACGGGCTTGGAATATGTCCACCCAGCGTTTTTGTGCTTCTAGTTCTTTGAGTTCTTGTTGCAGGTTGGGATCTTGCCAATGCAACTCTCGTTTGATGGTGCCGGGTTTTCTGGCATACACTGTGCGGCCACCGTCGGGGCTTTCAAATATAGTTACTTCGGTGATTTTACTGACTTCCATGATGTATTTAACTATTGTAACAGGGTGCTAGATAAAGTCAACAAAAAACCCGCCGCAGCGGGTTTGATGTGATAACAAATTCAACTGATTAGATATCAGCCTGGTTTGTGAATGCGGCTGTGCCAGTGGCAGAGCTGATACCATAAGCACCGGCATTTGCACCTTGTGCAGCAGCCAAAGCAAGAGCAACGTTGGCAAATGCGCCAGTTGGATATACACCAACTGCAATGGTGGTTGTTGTTGGAACTTGATACAAAGCAACCGTGGTTGTCTGTTGCAACGCTTGTAACACGTTACCAACAAAACCATTTACACCACCTTGTGCAACCAAAGTTGCATTAGCTGTAAAAGTGTAAAAGTCTAACTTGGGACCGGCTACTTGAACAGGACCTTGAGCAACAATGTTAGCACCTTGAGCAACTGTACCGTTGAGCTCGTCTGTTGCGAATACTGGTTGTGTACTACCAGAAACTTTAGTGATAAATGCCATTTTAAATCTCCTTAATATATGGCCACAATGGGCCTACTTTTATTTATACCTTTTGGAGAAAATCTGGAGTTAGGTGACCAGATTTGGGTTGTTTAAGATGCGGTTTCCGGCACTGAACCCAAAGCGATTTACCAACTTGGCACGTCCGGCATCGGTGGCTAGGACCCAGCCTTCTTGTCCGGGTTGTTGGCGATCCAACTGTGCCAGCATGTCCATCTTGATTTCATGCAACAGCAAGAACGCTGTGAATGCGGCTGTGATGCCCGACATGTTGCTTCTGGGGCTCTGCAGGTATTCCACTATGTTGTTGTATTTTCTTGGAGTTACGTTTTTCTGCAACCAAGCTCCAAAGTCTGGCAATAAATTTTCATAGTCAGTGGTGATCCTGCTGTTGATGTAGCGTTTGCACAAGGCAGGCAGGTCACTGAGTTGTGCACCGCGAAGTTCAGCAGGATTGAACAGACCGTTGATGTCAGAACCGTGAGAGCTGACCACTGCACGCAGTTGATCTACGAGCTTTTTGTTGGGTGTGACATTCTTGATGTCTTTGACCGTGGGCTCAATTATGAGCAAGCCCGGCACTGGATCTAGATTTGCACTGCGTATGGGTTCTGCTGCGGCATCGGCAGTTTTGTATCGGGTATGCACGGCTATGCCCACTTCACTGTTGCCAATGGCCTGGCCCAATTTACTGGCGGCCGGAATGCGATATTCCACAAAGTTGGGTTTGAATTCATAGTTGCCCGACACTTCAGGTGGAGTTTCAGTGTACAGCAGATCGCCTTGCAAGTATCCGCGGAAGTTTTCAGGCGTGGCAGCTTCCAGCATGGGCCATAGTTTAGCATAAATGCCTATCAACTCACCACGTTCCCCGCCACGCTGATTCATGATACCAGCCAACTGCTGTATACTGGTAGCACGGCCCTCGTAACCTTTGGCACCAAATCCGCTCTTGTCTGTGAGAACAAAACGACCTTGTTCGTCGCGGCCCCAGATAATAGCGGGTTTGCCATCCCATTTGACTGTGGTGGTTCGGCGTGTGTCTTCGGCGGCTGCACGTATGATGGCCATGGCTTCTTCTATACCACGTGTGCCGCGATCAAACACCAGATCTTCTATGTGTGGAATCCTTGCTTCGGCTTCCATCAAAGTGGATTCGATCAAGGGCGTCATGCCTTGATTTACAATCCTGTCTCTCAGTTTGGCCAAGAAATGCACATCAGTTACAGGTTTGAACAATTCTGCACTTTCCAAGAATGGCAGGCCTTCGCGCTTCATGTGTTCGCGGAAGTCGGCCAGTTTAGATTCACGTTGAGCATCGGTGCTGAGTGCTTGTAGTATGCTTTCCACCGAAGCTAGGTCTTGCCGGGTGGCTGTTTTATTGAGCAGTAGTTTGGCCACAGCATCTGGATCATCGGTGATAATTTTGTCTGTGGTACGATCTGCTATGCCAGAGATTTGATTGAGTTTGTAGCCCATGCTCTTGGCTATGCTGTTCATGAGCACATTGCGTTCTTTGCCTTTGTATTTGGAATCCGCAGGCATGGCACCCAACACAAACTTTGACCATGGCACGTTTTTAAGAAACATAAAGTCAGTTTGCACGTAGCCCTGTTCTGGTCTACCAGTGATAGGTGTAAGGAAATGCACTGCTGTGCCGCTTTTGCGAACCCACTCATCGGGTTTGAATCCATGACTGGCGGCCCATTGTCGGAGTCTTGTTTCCAACTGTTCTTTGGTTACCCGGGTAGAATCTACGGCGATATCTAAATCACCACTGGTGTCTTTGATACCAGTGCTACCAAGTGTGTTGTTTTGTAGATCCAGCCCAGGCAGCAGTTCTTCCAACCAGGCCAAGGTAGGTTTGACATCAGTCTGGTTGATGCGTTGTGTCAGACTACGGCCGTCGGCATCTTTGAATACGTTGCCACCTTCAAAAATGTTCATCGCACTTGCACTCCCATTCTTTGCAACATAGCGTCAACTTCTGCATTGCCAGTGGATCGAGCTTGATTGGATTTAAATTTGTTGGTCACTGATTTGATAGGGTTTAGATTAACTCCGGCCTGTGTCAGAGCTTGCATAACAGCACCTTGCTGACTTTGAGCTTGACTGGCAGCAGATAGACTGCTTTGAGGTTCTTCATTTTTCAATGACTGACTGCGTGCTTGTACCCCTGCTATGGCCACTTGTAAGTACGCACGAATAGCTTCGTCGGCCTGTGGTGTGCCACGTGCTTTGACCACATCATTTAATTTTTTTTCCAATACGGCGGCAATGTTTGGCACGTGTTTTCTAACGTCGTTCATGGTGATAGCATTGTAACGGCTGTCTCTACTGGCCAGTTGCTGATCTGTCCAGTCTTGGAATGCCTTCTTATAATCCGCCGCATTCATTTGTACTGCTTCCTGTAGTTTGCCCTGTTTTTTAAGTTGCGCCAAAATCTGTGCATCTTTGGGATTGTTGGGATCCAAAGGCTTTTGACGTTGTCCTGCAAAACTCACAGTAGTGCCAGGTTTGCCATAAGTCGGTCGTGCCTTGGAAGCGGTCGACGAGGCAGTTGATTGTGTAGCTGGTTGTGGTGAGGTTTGTTGAGCAACAGTTGTTACAGCCTGCGACGATGGTTGTGCCAGACTTGCCTGGCGTTGTTGTTGTTGAGTTTGGGCCATCTGCTTGCTCCAACCCTGCATGATCGAATTTATATACTGGCCCACGGCTGGGTCCTTTTGCAAGGTCTGGTATTTGTCTGCCCAGTTGGATGAGGGCAAGGCTGACCCTCCTGGACCATAGCCTTGTTTGCTCAAAGCCGCTGCGCTTTTGGCCGCACTTTTGGCCGCACTGCCTGGGCTTTGTGGTAGGTCTGGACCACCTGCGGCTGAAACCAATCCACGCCCAATGTCGCCTAGCAAGCCTTCTTGAACCGGACGTTGAGTTACTTCATAGATTTGCATCAGTGCGCCTTACTGTGCGAGTAAATTTGCCAGGGTCACGCTGATTGATAGCATTGAGCAGTTTGCGTTTTAAATTTTCAGCCTGTTCTTCAGGATAGGTTTCATCAATCTGCTCCATCAAACGTATGGCACTGGCAATCACGTTGCTGGCACGGTTTTCTATGACATGGCGCTGATCGCGCTCGATGTACATGGCATCTAATTCTTCTAGTAGACTTCTTGTTTTTTTCTGCATTTTGGGCCAGGACCTTTTTATTATTTATTGGTTTTGGCCACAGTTGTCATCACAAATAACCAAACGTCCTTGTTCATAGTTTGGTATTTTCCATGCTTTTTCAACAGATTTAAACCATTCTACACATTCTTGCAAAGGGTGTTCTAGGGCATTGTTTTTAACTATCAGTGGAATCAACTGTGCATTGGCCGCTTGATGGTATTGTCCGGCACCATATGTCTTAGGATAAAAACCTGTGTAGCAACATGGGCTAACATCACCGGTGGCTGAAATATAAATGGATTTTAAATTCTTGGTTTCACAGCTAATAGATGTTGCAGGTACTTGATCAGCTGTGATATCCTCTAGCAAAACATGGTCTGTTTTTTTCTTGTGAAACAAAATCTCAAAATTACGTTCACCTGTGTAGTTGCCCATGACATGTACCAAATTGCCATGCTGATCAAACACCGGCGCAGTATCACGTCCGTCATTTTTTAATTTAAACTCTTTAAATCCTAGGTCTTGGCTTATTTTTTTGCAGGTATCAATTTGATGTCTATTGTGATCAAATGGAATCATACTCCAAATAGCATATCCGCCTGCACTGATAAATTCTTTGGCATTCTTGATAACCGTGGACCATTGCGTGTTTTGTCGGTAAAGGTGATGTGTGTCCTTGAGCCCATCTAAACAAAATTGCACGGTAGCTGGTGTACGTGCCAGTCTAGTCCAAAAATCTTTGTTTCTAGCACCACCATTGGTACTGATAGTTACTGCAAGTTCTGGATTGTGAGAGAAAAAATAGTCTACTATTGCCGGCCCTTCGGAATTCATAACGATGTCACCAAAATTGCCGTTGATACGAATACTGGTCAACTGTTGTAAAAACTCAGGGCGAAAGATATGTCGGGCTTGTGTTAAACTGAGATTGGTTTCAGGGTACCCGCCGTTGTAGGGATACCCCCAGAATGTTCTAGGACACCAAGAACAACTGGCGTTGCAAAGGCTAGAGATTTCCAAATGAACATCTCTTATGTCTTGATACGCAATCACGTGGTTTTGATTTTGCCTAATAGTTGTTTGAGTTTGGCACTCTGCACATCTGCTGTGATTTTGCCAGACTCTACAATTTCTTCTTCTACAGGTGTGGTCATACGGCTTTGTGTTCTAATACTGCTTAAAATATCAGGTTTCTTGAACGCATTGACTGGTCCAGCGTCTTCGCCTGGATCGGTGATACGCATGGTTTCAATGTTGTAATCCAAGTCAATCTTTTGTCCTACACCTGTACTGCTACGGCTCTTCATACACTGTATCTGATACTTGCCACGTTCACGCATGGCTCTTGATGTAAAGATACCAAACACGTTGTCTGCTGTGTTGATCTTTGAGATACCACCCGATATATGGCTGTGATCGAATTCAATTTCCTCCACAGCACTTCTGTTCAACTGACTTGCTGTCACAAACAACACATTGAGTTCTTTGGCCAAGTTACGCAATTCTTCACTCACATATTTGTCTTTGACAAACAAGTCATTTGGTGATACTTTGGCACTCACGGGCATCAGCAAGTCCAAGTAATCACACATGACGAAATCCACTTTCAATCCTGTTTGTACTTGGACTTCTTTGATGTAGCTTCGTATATCATTGATGTTGCTCTGTGCCGGCAAGGCCTTGATACGATACTGTCCGGCTTTCTTGCTCACAAGTTTGACCTTGAGTTCGGTCTGATCAATGTCCTTGCGGATCTCCTTGGTGCTCATGCCTGCCAACATGGCATCGGTTCTCAACGCACAAAGTTCTTCACTAAGTTCTAAACTGATATACACACCAGACAAGCCAGCCTGCAACCAGCTCAATGCTATGTTCATCATGACTAAGGATTTACCACTACCCGATCCACCTGCAAATATGTTCAATTCGCCGCGGCTGAATCCGCCATACAGGATCTTGTCCATCTGTGGCCATCCTGTGCTCACTTGTCCACCGCTGTTAAAGTATTTGTTGATCCTTGCTTTGGGATCAGACCAGTAGTCTGTGCCCATGTCTTTGGTCAGACTGATCTGTACCGCATCCTTGATCAGTTTCTCCACAGGATCGTACTCGCCTTTTTCCAGCAAGTCTGCACTCTTTAGGATTGCACGTTCCAGTTCCTGGCGTCTAGTAAAGCCTTCAAACTCGTCCATGAACCACTCAAAGTGTCCGTCGTTCAAATCTGGAATATGATTCAGTTGCACACCTGTGCTGGCTGCGATCTGTTCCGTGGTGGGCAAGGTCTTATGATCGTCACTGTGTTTGGCAATAAACTCGGCCGCAGGTCGCAAACTTCTATCAAAGTTTTCGGGATTGTAGATGTTCTGCACACGCACATAACTTTCTGCGTCTTGCAACATCATTTCTAAGAATAGGCGTTGGACTTCAAGTCCGTAATCTTTTAACAAGTTGTTTCTTCCTTAGTTCTATTTTAATTTTACTGGTTTCCTTGGCCTGCATGATAGTTATCAAAGTTGCTACCTTTCCCCAACGAATCACAGCATCGTTGACATCTTTTACATCCGCAGGCCATGTAGGCATGCTTACACTCCATCCAAGTTCCACAGCACGATCCACCAACTTCATACCTGCTTCGTCTTGATCTGGAACCACTATGACTTCACGATCTAAACTGCGAATTAGACGTACCTGGGAGTCATTGATCTCAGCATGCAACACAGCCAAGCCGCCGATGCTGAGTGCGTCAAACACACCTTCGACCACTAGAGCATAACGCCAGTCTGCCCCTTGCAGATCTGTGCCAAACACATAACCTGGTTGTGTGTCGTGGATATACTTGGGCTGACGATTGTCCAGCATCCTACTGCTGTAGCCTACCACGCGATTGTCATAGGTAAATGGAACTATGACCTGTGGACGTGTCCAATGCACACTGTCATTTTCCAACACAGTCATCACAGGATAGTCTTCGGGTATTGCACGGCCACGCAAGTAATCCCAGTGCGGACTATGTTTTGTGGTGACCAGTTCTGCAGCAGGTGGCAGGTCACGTTCTTCAAACTCTATGCCTTGCAAGGTGTTGCTTAACCTTTGACGATCTGTCAACAGACCTTCCATGCTACGATGGCGCAGGCTTTCAAGATTGATGCGTTCTATTTCTTCCGTGGGCACACCCAACCATGACATGAACTTGCGTGCTTTGAAACTGAGATTACGACCTATGATAAAGCTGGCAGTGTAACCACAATTGAAACAATGATAACTCCACCCTGCGTCAGAAGTTTTGATGCCGCCTCGGTTGCGACGGTCTCGACTTTCTCCCATGTGCTCACAACAGGGTGCATTAAAACTGATCCACCCCGAAGCACTGGGCTTGCGTCGTGCGGGTAAATAAGAAATCACATCAATCATGTTGTTATTTTAACATGATTTTTGGTCAACTGCAATGAATTTGGTTTATCTGTAAAGAAGGTCAAGCACATAACCTGTGCTGATTACCACAGCAGCACTGGACACTGATGGTGGAGTAGGACTGGTCACACTGGTTGAGCCTGCATTAGGCAGATACCAATAACCACTTCCACCATTGGTCACTGTGATACCTGTGACCACACCGCCCGAGATAGTGGCTTCTGCTGTGGCTCCAGCACCGCTGCCAATGATGTTGATCTTGGGAGGCGCCAAGTACCCGCTTCCGCCATTGACCACGTTGATTGCAGTGACCACACCATCTTCGGTCACAGCCGTGGCCAGGGCAGGAGTGCCCGGTTGGTCGGGCACAGCAAAAATGCTGTTGTTGAAACACAATCTAATTATAGGATACCAGCCCACAATATTCATGTATATGGTGCCAGTTTTGTTGTAATAAGTCCAAGATAGCCCGGGGCCGTCTATGGTTTCGGTGGGCACATTGTAAAACAGGCTTTGGTAGTTTTCTGCGGCCTGCGCTTTGATTGTTCCTGTGTAACCGTCCAGGGTCATCTGCACCGTGGTAATGCCCTTGGTGGGTTCAATAAAACTGCTGAAGTATTCGGTATTTAAGAAACTGTTGTAGTAATTTCCACCATTAGGGTTGCCAGAATAGTACGGATTAGAAGGCCATTGGGTCCATCCAATGCCATCTGGACTGCCTTGAGCACTGAGTTTGATGGTAGGTATGGTGAGTGGTGCACTGGGCACATACTGTGGTAAGATTGAATCCACAATGTTTACAGGGGCACGGGCACCGGCCTGCGCATCCACAAACACAGCTTCCACAAGGTTACCACTGCTGCGTTGTATGCTGTAGTTGGCCGGTTGTGCCAAGACTTCTAGCAGTTCTGCACTGGTCAAAGTTACCTTGGCGCGGCCGGTGGGAGCATTCAAGATCACCATGGGTTTTTCTATCAGCAATACATCACCTTCAGTGCTGATCACTCGGAACAGGAACGTGCTACCTGTGATGTTCACAGGTTTTTCTTGCTGGTTGATAAACTCAAACAAGAGCACGTTATCAACACCTTTGTTTATGGTCAGGACTTTGGCGTACACAGGATCATACCTATAGATAAAAGTTTCGCCCGCGCCGGTGTCCATGAGCAAGACTCTGGTGATCTGCTGATAGATATAGGCTTGGGTGGAATACATACAGAGTATTTAGCAGGTTATGCTAGGGCTCAAAAACGGTCTGGTAAATATCCGTAACTTATGAGCACTGAATTTTTTGCCCAACTAGCGGAAAAATATCCGTTTATCACCTTGTGTGTGTATGCTACCACGGAATATGTGGGCATCATACAGAATCAAGACGATGCTATAACCACCATCTATGATTTTGGAGCCATACAAGATCTAGCAATCAAACGCAGATTTCTTGAGCTGGCCAACGTTTGGTGGTGGGAAAGCAATAGAACTGTGCCTATAAACATATTCTTGAAAGGTGAGTGGGACGTGTTCCGCCCCTATCTGCGTACATTTACCAACAAGGACCTGGAAATCCTGCACGGGCCCATATGCAGTCTCAGTGAAATGAGCCGCAAAAAAAGCAAGAGAAAAAGTATTACCTTAGTTCGGCGTGTTGAGTAGATTCATGTGCAGGGCTACCAAGGCCGCATAACTAATCGCATGTGATTTCTTGAACACAAATCCTCGGCTGTCATCACCGTCCCACACTGAGGTAAACACTTGCTCCCAAGGCAGATTCTGTAGGTGTGCTTTGCCGGGTCTAATAATAGATATGAAAGCTGCCATCCTAGGGATGCTGTCAGGGCGCATGGTTTTTAACAGTTCTGTATAGTTGCCCACGTGCACCAGTTGGCCTGCCCAATCCGAGTCGGTCCGTAGTCGCGACCAAGGTGGTTCCAGGGCCAACATCGCTTCATAGTGTGATGGACTCTTTATCAGTTGATACACACTCATGTTCAGCAGATCGATCTTGAAATAACCCAACTGTTCGGCTGTTTCGTAGTCTATGGCCGCACAGGCATTAACAGGATCCTGGGGTATGTCTGTGACATATATGCCACTGTTGTGACGACGCACCTGTCCTTGATTGATTTGTCGTGCTGGAACAGATTGTATCAATCGCAACAACTGATCTCTGTCAGCCAAGTCGATGTCAATGTCTGCGCTCATTTTGAATATTTCCGCAAAATCTGATCAAGTTTCATTGGTCCTAGGGCTTCTATTGTGTTAGAAAAAAAGTAATTGTAGTTGTGTTCGACAAGATCTCGAGCCTGAGCACTGACCAAAATTTCAGGATGTTGGGCCATCCAGTTGATGGCCTCTGCACACATGCGATATCTTGCTATATGATCTTTTTCGTAATTATATGATTGTAACTGTTCTGGCAACAAATTCCAAGCAGTTTTAAATCCTAATTGGTTATACAACACGTCGGTGTTGGCCCCAGCAATGGGCCAAGGTATAGATTTAGTGATTGCACATTTAAGCAGTTTTTCAGTGATCCAGACTTCGTCATTTAACCATGTGGTTTCAGGAAATATCACACAATGATATGCAAGATATTCATCAATGACAAAGAAGCCCGGAGAAATTAATCCAAATTTTTGATCTATGCCAATTTGAATTGATCTATTATAATAGCCTTGAGTCTCTTGATCTATGTTGTCTTGATTGGCACAGTAATTATTTACAAATTCTCTGAATTGGGTATCTTGTCTGGTTTCAAAAAAGCTGTCATTTAATTTTGATGCAGTGGTATAGTTATTTTGTCTTATAGTCATAGCAGTCCCCACAGTGGATTCTAATAGATCCATCATGTATTGACGCTGGGGTCTGTTCTGACCGTTGATATAGATCATGTTTTGCCTGCTGTTCTCAATTTTTTGATTGCTACGATCATAGTATTGTGGGTAAAACGGTCTTGTCAAGAAATCACGTGTGATCTGCGTGAATGGAAAAGGCAACAATTTGTCCGCACCAGGATAACCGTCGACAACCAAGGCCGCAGTCAAAAAATAACAATTTTCTAATTCAACAAAAGCCCGATACATTTCTGGAGTGCAAACCTCAAGGTGATGTTGTCCTCCGTCAACAATTAAAAAGTCAAACTTGTCTGAGTTCACTGGATCCTTAGGCATGTGATAGAATCCAATATTGATGGCTCCAGCCTCCACTGACATGTTTTTACCAATTTTTATTTCACAATCAGCCCGATAATTATTGTGTTTATTCCTAGATTGATTGTATGCATAATAGTAATCAAACACCTGCAAGGATGAACTATTTTCTGAAGTATTATTGTCAAGGTGAACCAGTATTTTCATGACAGCTACCACCCAGCCTTGTTCAATATTTCACGCACATATTCTTGATCAGCCACATAGTCTGCAAATTTTTTCATCCACACTTCACTATCAATGTAAGGCCATATCATGGCAATCTGTGTAGCATCAAGTTCGCTTAGAAACTTTTGACCACTTTCACAATTATAAACGATCCACGGACTGATACGGCCGGCAGTTACAGCATAGACCATGGCATTGGTGTTGCCATAACGCAGGCAATCTTCTGCTGGATGTCCAGACGTCTCTGCCCAATCAATGCCAAATTCCATGGCACGAGCCAGGGCATCATTGACATTTTCCACCCGCAAATAGTCTATTAGGTATTCGGTATATATGGTATCTCGACACCAATGATCAATCTTTTTGTTTTGTTTCAATACCCATTCTACAAATCTTGCAGGATTTACAGCACGGATGTCTACACAGTAGCGACCAAATTTTACAAAGGCACGATAGTAAGGACTTTCACAAAAGTCATCGTGCGTTTTTAACCGGGCGCTACCCTGGGTAAGCTCATAGAACTTTAAGTAGGACATGAAACCAAGACGCACTCCTGCTTCGTCTTTTTCCATGCGACGACGTCGCGGTTCGCATGAATGTACCGCAAGACTGGACTCCTTCATGAAGTCCTTTTTACAATACTGACAGGTATAGGTCATTTCTTTGCGTCTTGTCCTGCGGCTTTTAAGTAATCGTCTATGTCTTTTTTTGTGGTGATCTTGGTCAACAAATCCAGTTCGTCGTCTTTGAGATGTGGATACAATTCGGCCAATTGTTTTCTAACACTGCTGGCACCGACTTCTTTTTTCTTGGGCGCAATCCACGGATGTCTATGTGTGCCCATGCCAGGACTCACTGTGGTAGCTGTGAGCCATTGCAATTGAGGATGGCGGTTGATGTCAAAAAATCTTTTGTTCAATCGCTCGTTGGTAGCAATCACATAAAACTCCTGTAGTTCTTTTGAACCCTGTACCGCACTACCCCAACGTATCATGAGATAGTTGCTGAACTTTTTGCGTTCTTCGTCGGTGAGTTCGTTGTAGAAATCGCGGTTTTTGCGATCAAACTGGGCCATCTCATTTTGAATGCTGAGTTTATCCACTACCAGGCCCGGTTATAATCTACTACTTCACAGTTTCTGCTGATGTCTTTGACAAAATACACACACTCAGGCTTTTCACCTTCGCCCACTGGCACACACAGCATCTGTCCATTTTTTAATTTTGGCGCATACCAAGTAACCTCTTGATACACATCAATGATTTCAATGTCCAGGAAGCTGGGCCTAAAACTGCTCAAAGGATTGAACTGGAATGCCTTGAATCCACGATCATTGATGGCTGTCAAAGGTAGGACTTCTAGGTCACCCAAATCGGGTTCCCCGATCAAGATCTGCCAGTCCACGGGCATTTTGATACGATATTCACCTATGCGCAGAACCAGGGCTGGTGCTGTAAAACTTTCTAGAAAGATCAAGGGTATGTAATGATAGTCTGGATCTTTAGGATCACTATTATCAAATATAGCAAAACGCATGTCGTCTACTTCTTCGGGTAGATGATCTAGTTCAAATGGCTCATTGTCCAGTGTTAATATTCTCATACTTTGATTATAACATATTTTGTGGCAAGTGCAACCTTTATTTCCAAGATAACTTTTCCTGGGTAAATGGATAGTTGGCTTCCTTATAGAAAGTCTTGCGTTTGGTTAGATGACGTTTGGCAAATCTACAGGTACTGGTCACATCCCAGATCTGCACATGGTCTTTGTCTTCGGCTTTTCTAATGCCGCGTCCAATTGATTGAATAACTCGCACAAAGCTCTTTCCTGGTTCCACCAACACAAGATTAAAAATTCTAGGTATATTGATACCCACGGCAGCCACACCATAAGTGGCCACGATAATCTTGCCATCGGCTACAGCCACTTCGTCGTATTCATCTTGTCTATCCTTGGCCTTGGTTGCACCCGATACAAACACCGCATCCTTGAGTTGTTCTACCAAGGCCTGTCCTGCGGCAATGCGATCCACCAACACAAGAGTATTGCCAGTGACATTGACTTGTCGCACTAGATCAGCAATGGTCTTGAGTCTGTCGGGCTCTTCTAACAGATACTTTAGCTCGCTTTGGTAGTTGGTGAACTCAGCATGGTCTTCTAGTTGTACTATGTTGACATGGCACTGGGCCAGCACACCTTGACTTTGCAACTCGCTGGCACTGAGTTTGCTGATCACAGGACCCAGGCTTACCAACAAGCTCACACTTTCAAATTTTTCTTTGGGTATAGTTCCTGTGAGTCCCCAGCGTATAGGAATCCGACTCATTACACCAGTGAGTAGGGTTTTCAGTGCATCAGCCTTGGCCATGTGTACCTCATCCACAATCACGCACACCACACCTTCCAAGAATTCACCTATGGTGATCTCTGCTAGATCGTTCTTGGTATTCTTTAGTAACACGTTTAGACTTTGCCAGGTGCATATGGTGTGTTGACGTCCGAACTCTTTACGGTCGCCAAAGAACACGCCCACATCCAGGCCCATGTTGATGTAGTCTCGTTCTGTTTGCGTGACCAGGCTCTTGTTGGGCACAATCACTATGCTACGACCATAAGGTGTTATAGCATCAGATAAGGCAGCGGTCATCACTGTCTTGCCTGCTCCAGTGGCCACTTCTTGTAGACATTGTGGATTGGCCAGGAAGTTGTTGATGATTTCTACTTGATAGTCACGAAGCTTCATGGGCTCGCCCGCAGCAGGATGTCCTTTGGGCCAGGCTATGTGGCTGTAACTGTCCTCTGTGACCGGTGTAAAGTCAAACGTGGTCAAATAATCTCTTTGGTCGTCTAGGTCAATATCATAGTTGAACTTTTCTAATATGGGTATGATCTCGGGCAACAAGTTCACATAGGTGCTGCCACCCAACTGAAAGTAACTGACTTTGCCATCCCAACGTCCTAGCCGCACTGCCGGCAAATATCTAGCATAGGGCACATCATATTTGAAGGCATTAACCAGACTACGACGTGCATCTAATTCAAGACCTTCAATCTTGATATTGACTTCGTCGCGTATGATTATTGTGGCTTTTTTCATAAAGTATCGATGAGATTTAAATTTTATAAATTATTTTTTTCATATCTAAACTTGTCAAAGGAAAAATATTTAATTGATCACATTGAATTTCAAATTTTTGTTCTCGCAGAAGATATTGAACATAAGACTCATCAAAAATCGTAATACAAGGACTCGGATGATCAAATTGGCTGTTTAAAATTTGATCGACCCACTGCTGACACCTAATTTGTGAATTATGAAATTGTTGAGCTTTAATAAATTTTTTTTGATTGTTCATAATAGTATCAATATCTGCTGTTAATTTTTTATCAACAATCTTGGCGCATTCGACGAGTTTTTCAAAAATATTTTCAAATATATCTTGGGTATCTAGTTTAAAACTAGATTTAATTTGTTTGTAGCTATCGATAGTCTTCCAGACATCTACGATCCAAAAAGAAACCCATTCTCTCAAAATCCATCTCGGGATATCTTCATTGAGTGTGTTAAATTTGTAGTCCCAATTTTGAGACAATTTTAACTTTATTTCAGCGTTAATAATTTGTGTTCGCAAATAGGAAATCAAATTACTCTTCTCCCATTTGACAAATTGATTGTTATAATAGTCCAAGCAATGATCATGAACTGGTGTAATTGTTATTACAGTGTCCTGTTCTGTCAATACTGTATCCTCACAATGTCCATACCAGATCAGTTTTTTTGATTCATGATCATCTCTAAACAAATGGCTGCTGCCATCGTCACAGAATTCAAAATTGGTTTCTCTGTGCGAGCTTAAATCAGTGTAATTGTACAAGCAACGGGAAAAATAAGTACCGTAGCATCCAGGAGGAAATAGTATTTTAATCATTTGTTATTTACTATAACACATTTGTAACAAAGATGCAAAAAAACAGGCACCGAAGTGCCTGTTGTAAAATGGACAACGTCGCCGCTGTCCAGGAGCTACCGATTATGAGTTTTTCATGCAAGTGCTTGCAGCCAAGGCCTTCCAATTGTCAGCACTAACCTTGGTCAAGTCTGCTATCTTCAAGGCCATACGCAGGCTCATTTCACGCAAGCGGTCCTTGTTGGCATCCATGAAGTTGAGGATTTCGTCACCTTGTTCTGGGCTGAAATCATAGTCATTGAACAGTTGTCCTTGGCGGAAGATCTGCTTGATACGCAAGAAACGATCACGCTGGGTGTTGAGTGTAAGATCCAAGAAGTGACAACGACTCTGCAAGGCCTCCAAATGGTCTTGCAATTTCTTGCTTTTGAGATTGCTGAACTGCAAGTTGGTGATAAAGATGCAGGCACCTTTGAAGTCGAAACAGTCAGGCACACCTTCACGGCGCAACATGGCCGAATCTGAGTTCCAGTAAATTCTGCGTTTCTTGCCTGAGTCTAGGGCGGCCTTGAGAATGTTCAATGATAAGTCATCTTGGAACACCGAGTCGCAGTCGTCGAACACCAAGACATTGTTGGGATCAGAGTGTTTGTAGAGAGTGCAGTAGAGACCAATTGGAGTCATGGCACCTTTGATCACTTCATACTTGATCTTGCGACCGCTGAGTTTGTCAAACAGACCAGACTTTTCCAATTGCTTTTCTACTCCGTAGCTCTTGCCCACTCCAGGAGGACCAACCACGATCATGGCTCTGACGTCACCTGCGATAGTGGCCTTGGTCATCTGATCCAGGATGTCAAATCGCTGTTCAATACGATCCATGACTTCATCATCGGTCTCCACCGGAACCTGAGCAGTCGCAGGGCGATCAGCAGTCATTGACTCGGTAGTAAACTCTACATCTTCGATGCTGTCTACTTTGACACGGACCACTTCGGGCACTTCTGGGCCAAAAAATCCATCTGCTTTCACAGTTACATAGCCTCCCTTGGCGCCAGTTTGAAACCCTTTGACCAAGTTAAAGATCATACCGTTGACGGGTTGATTGCGATACGACCCATTTTTAACGAGAATAGTTGACATACATCTAGCTCCTTCTTTGATTGTTTTAATAATACTATTATAGCAAATCGGTTATTTCTTGTCAACCTGGCTTTTCAAGTAGTCTTTGTATTCGAAGTGCGAGAGCAAAACCGAATAGATTGTGTAAAGACATGCTGTGCTACCCATAACTGCCATGCCAATAACAAACTGCTCTGGAGTCATAGACTGGACCATATATTGAATGCCCAATCCAAATGCCACGCAGATTGCTCCAAACCCTGCTGTGAATAAGCCTGCTTTTAATTTTTGATTCATATTGTGCCTTTCTATAAAAGTGTTGCGTAAAAACTACATTATGTTACAATTATAACAGCGAGGCAATTTCAGGTCAAGTCATAAAAAAACCCTACTACTTGTAGGGTTTTTGTGTATATTTTATGTTTAGAACTCTATTTCTGTGCCTTCGGCTATAAACAAATCATGCTCAAACGTAGATCCAGGATCTACGGTCCAATGCCAGGTGCCCATTAATCCTGCACGCTCAGCATTGTGGGGAATTCCATTTATCCTTATGTTGTCTCGTGGGTCTCTTACACCCAACTCTCGCACAGGAGACACATCATCAAATTCATATGGCCCAGTGTAATATATTTCTCCCCAATCAACTTCGGTATAATTGGCCACGATCATACCAAAACGTACAGTGGCTTTGTCCACCACGATTTTCATTTGTTTGGTTCCTGCAAATTCAATTGGTATTTCAAAGCTAAACAAAGTTGGTGCGTTTTTTGCGGAAGAATTTTCATCAGTAAATGGTACAAGATCGACATCATCGGAAAATATCTGCTCGCCATCCAAACTGGCAGTCAGGGCGGCGGTTCCTGTGCCCCATCCTTGTACTCTAACTGTTCTTTTGTTCATAGACATATCTCCTTGACTGCTATTTAGCCCTAGATTCGCCAATGTTGTAATATAACTGGATCTGTCACATCACTGGGTTTAGGACGACCGTGAAACACAAGAATGCTGGTTTTGGGCCCAAGGTTGGTTCCAGTGCCCGGTGCTCTATGACGTCTGCGTGCGAAGTCATAGCCTCCATCTACGCACTGCCAACGCCAACTCTGTACTGATTCAAGATCAAAAAATCTGCGGTGTTTTACTTCTATGGCTTCGGACAAAAAATCCTGATCTCCTCTATATTTCAGTTGAATTTCTCGTATGTCCTTTGAGCAAAATTTGTCCCAGACATAGTCATATTTTGTGGTATCCCAATTCATTACACTTGAATTGATGCCATTGCTTGAAGATCGCCAGAGGTACTTGTAATCACGAATGCTCCAAAAATAGTTTGTGTTGTTGACACCCACCCAATCAATGTTGTTGACAATGACTGTGTCTAGATCAAAATACAACAACGGACCAGCGTGATGTGCAGGATTGAACAACTGCATTTTATACCACCAGGCACGACCCAACCGTATTTCTGGCCATTCGGTCAGTGCATGTTTGATCATGTGGGCAGGCACAGACCTATCAGCTTCGGTATAAACATGCAGATTGAACTCAGAGGTAAGATTACGCCGGAGCATGGCATAAAGACAGTCCACATATTGCCAAGAATATGCACTGCCGTGTATCACACAGGCACAGTCTATAATCCCAGGCGTTGTATCCATAATCCTGATTCAATTTCTTTTACTGTGTATTCAGTATGACAAATTTCCGTCAACCATTGGTCTCTATCCACTGTGTATGGTCGTTCAATATCATCTAGTTGTATGCTGACTGGATGAGCCAAGCTAGAGGAGTCTACTATAGGCCTGGTGCCGGCTAAAGCTGCTTGTATGCCCGGACCAGAATTGTAGTTGACCAAGGCATGACAGTCAAATGCCAAGTTGTAGCTGTCATAGGTATTGGCTACCCGTACAGGTTTTTCTATGACCACGTCCAAGGGCAAATGTACCAAGCCAGCCCAGTTCAACGGACTTCTGGGATGAGGGCGCACCACAATAGGACGATCCGTGACTTTGCGTAGTCGTTCTACTTGTTGAACTACCCAGCCTTCTATGCTGACCAGACCCACCGCCTGCTGACTGCGGGCATGTTGCGCCGCTATCACAATCCTAGGGTTACGACTTAGATTCACGGCCAGGCTTATACCCAGCTTTCTGGGCCGATCCCAATCCAAGTTTTCTGTGTGTCCATAGTATCCGTTGGCCGTTACGGAGTTCAAGGCAATCTTCCAGGTTTCTCCACGATACAAGGCACCTACATCAATGATTATCACAGGTTTGCCCGCGGATCTATATTGCGACCATACTGACTGGTTGGCGGCCATGCGTCCGGACCACAGCACACTCCATATGATAACTGCGTCGGCGTCCAGACTATTGGGTTCAACTGTGTGCCCTGCACTACGTAGACTGGTCAGCACGGCCTGCAACGCAGGACCGCTGTTTTGAGCACACTGATTTGGAAAGTAGGCCACACGCATAAGGTTAAATATTTAACCATGAATCTACTACCCTTGCAAGGAAACCTGGATCAAGATCGATTCTTCGTGTTTGCAGCCGCAGACACTGTGTATTTTGATTTACATGCTAGACCATTGATCAACAGCATCATGACCAATGTTCCTGACCTAGGCATTCACATACACATCTATGATCCTAGGCCAGATCAAATTGATTTCTGTCGGTCACGTGCCGGAGTGACCTGCACGCATGAAACCTTGGACGACATGAGTTTTCAACAAGCCGCCGATTATTGGATGACTCGAACTGTGTTTTCCAACGAGCGTCAACAGCAAATGTATAAAAAAGGGCAAAAACTGGGTCGTGGTGAACTGTTGCGATTGATACGGCAGACCTACTATGCCTGTGGTAGATTTGTGAGATTGGCAGAATTGTTGCGACCCGGACAACGATGCTTGAGCATTGATGTTGATGGTCTGGTTCGCCAGCCGTTTGAACATCAACTTGGTGCCCAGGATTTTTATCTGTACGAGAAACCCAAAGACGGCACGCACCTTGCTGGCGCTATCCTTTTCAATGGCACCGCAGGATCACATGAGTTCCTACAAGAATATGCACGACAGTTGCGTGCAAGCATGACCGAAGACGACCTATATTGGTTCTTGGATCAGTTCGTCCTGGATCAGTTGGTAAAACAGTATCGCACGGGCCACCTGCCCATGAGCTACATTGACTGGGCCATGCGCCCAGAAAGCGCCATATGGTCGGCCAAGGGTCCACGCAAAGAATTAGAAATATTCAAAAATGAACAAAGAAAATACATCTGATCAAAATTTACAATGTGGATCGATAGGCGATTAGTTTTTGAGCCCACTCGTGTCTGAGTTTACGCATTTCTGCAGATTTGTAAATTTTCTTTTGATTTGATCTATTGAGGTACGTTTGATCCAAATTGTTACCTGTTAGATCTGCACGATCATGAAACACTGTTGCGTCGATGCGTTGAATTGCCTGGGCTTCTAAACAAATGTGTTGTATCCAAGAATCATTGGAATTTGATAAACTCACGCACCCAAATATGTTGGTCCAGACTCGTGGTATCAATGGAAACAATGCAAACTTGTCTCTATAGTTTTCGGTGCTCATATGCAATAATCCCACAAAGTCTGCATGGTCTCTTATCAAAGAATCCCATCCTGGTGTTTTCATCACAGCATCATCATTCCATATCAATAACCATTGGCCGCGAGCATGTTCTGCCAACAAATTATAGTATTTGTGTAGTTCGGAATATCCCCAAATGGGAGTTTCAAATACTTTTGATACAGCCCCAAATGAATTTACAAGTTCATTCCATGGCATGGAATTTAGATACTCGCGACTTTGGTCATCGTCTTGATCAAATGCCACAGCTATTTCAATATCGGCAGGATTGTCTGCATTGGCCAACAATGAATGAATACTTCTTTCGACCAAGTGCGGCCGTTGGCGTGTGGGCAATAATACTGTGACCAACATCATTTGACCCACTGCCGCATGTGAGCCCACTGCCGTCCTGACCGCAGATCCTCAAAGCTCCAATGGCACTGGGCCAAGCGTCTGATCCATTGTTCTCGATCTGGCATGACAGGATTTTCTATCAAAGACAAATCTGTGTTGGCAACGTCGCCGCCTTGACTATAACCAGGGTCATCGGTGATAAAAGCCGGTATGCCTTCTATGGGTGCCACTGCACTTGGAGTAGAATTATGACACACCAGGGCCCAACAGTTGACAAAATCTGCAGTGATATGCCGTTCTTGCGGACTCAAAGTCACATTGTATTTTTCAAAATTTATTTGGCTGGGAAAGTTTTTCCAATCTCCTGGATGCCAACGCACTCTTATGGGTCGGTCTGTGTATTGGCGTAGCTGATTCAAAGTTGATTCAAACCACTGTATCAAGTTTTGTCCTCGCATGCTCCAGCCCATAGGGCGTTGCATGCATATCAGTATGTGTGAACCTTGAGTGCGCCAGGGTTGCAAGTCCATGTTGTAGTGTGCTCGCATCCTGTTCCAATTTTCATCAGTGGCTGTTTCATTGCAATAGATACCTTCTCGAGGAAAAACACCGTTGAAACTGTAGCGTAGATATGTGTGTGGATTGGTCCGGTCCTTGTAGATGAACACATTGCTGTCAATACTGAGCCAATAACGACCACGCTGACGTTGTTCATCCATGACCATTTTCCTTACCTTGTAGTGAGGCAACAGAGTCTTGCGTGGATTGGCATCAAAAGCATTGCCAATTATGGCACCCACATCACAGGGTTCGTAGACCTGGCTATGTGTTACTTGGGCTTGATCTCCACACCTGGCCGCACCCTCGGCAAAATAAGTCAATGCATTGACCTTTTCGGTGCCATTGATATGCTTGGGCAAACTGCTTAGATAGCTTTTAATAATCAAAGGTCGACCGTTGCTCATTTTCTTGCACTATATGCCAGGCTTGTCCTGTGACGATTTCGTCAATACTAAACTGTCCATAGGCCAGACTAGATAACCATTTGTAAACTATTTGTTCATCCACCCGCGGCGGACAATCAATAAGACTGAGATCATTGCTGGTGACAAGGCTGGCAGCCGTAGGCGCCAAGCTGAAGCTGGGGATTCCTACTTGCAGGGCTTCCACAGCAGCTATGCTGTTATAGGTCACCACTGCCCAAACATCATCATCAAGTGCATCATAGATATTGCTGGTGGTAGTTCTTTCTGCACGTCCGGGTTTGTCTTTGATCACTACAGGACGATCCGTGTATTGTTGTATGGTGTCAATGGTGGTTTGTATCCAGGCGTCTCTATCTTCACCATAGAACTGAAAGGGTTTTTCTGTGCTCATGATCAAAAGAATTTTATCACCCGGGCATTTGCGCCAACCCTGATAGGTCAATCCTGGATTGAATCGGCACAGTGCTTGCCAACGATCGTCGGGCACATCAAGAAATCTGCGTTGTTGCATGGCATTTTTTTCAATCCTGTGATATATTTTCCTACCGGTGGCATTGTTTTCACTGCGATAGTTACCCAGGTAACCAGTTTCCATAAAGTAATAATCACGACCAGTTTGTTCAGCATGTTTGATATATGCTCCTGCGCTGATGCCACGCACCAAGATCGGATCTGTGATGGTATCCTTGGCACGTTTGTAATCATGGCTGGTCATGAATTGGCTTTCTGGAAATGCGGCCATGACCATGGCTGGATAATCACTGAACTTGGTCAGTCTAAAATAGCGTTCTTCTTTTTCTCTGATTAGCAACTCAAGATTTTTATCTATGCGTTTACTTTCTTTGTCATCTTGCAATCGGAACAACTGTCGCAACAGTTGAATCTCACGATATAATTTCAAGGTATCTTCTACACTGTGCTTGAGCGCACTGCACTGATCCACGTATCGCAACCTGTATTCTTCCATGGGCCAGCGTTCAACCACAGCTATGGGCAAGGTCATAGAATCCTCTGTTGACAATATTCAGTGAGTATGCGTTCCCTGTGCCATTCATCTGCCTGCGGTGTGTCGGCAAATTCAGAGAAGCAGGGTGTGCCCAAGGTATAATGCAATAATTTAGCATCGGCATTGGCGCCAAATTCATCTGGCAACCAGTTCCATTCTATAGGTAATTCTCCAATACGTTCGTCATCCAGCCACGAAAACCTGTGCAGATAACTACCGGGCTGGCCTTGCACAAATTCAGGAGTAAGTTTTCTATTGGGCCAACTGTTACAGTTCCATAATATCACACTTGACCAATTTTTTCTAGGGTAATCTTCGTTCTTGGCACCCATGTATTTTTCTGTCATGCGTGTTTTGTAATCGTGCTTGACCACCATGACATCATAGTGCCCTTCCATGCGCATATTCCACAGTTTCACAATGTCATCACGTAATACCATGTCGCCGTCGATGAATATGGCCCAACCTGTATAACTCATGAGATGTGGCACTAGGAATCTGGTGTACACAAAATGATTGCTGTTGTCACCATGTGTTTCTTCATAATCTTGGAACAGATTTAGTGCCACCGGCACAATGGCCACGGGATGGCTGGCATGACGAATAATGCTGTTCACGCAAGTATGATAGGCTATGGCTTCTCTGGGATCGTATCCCACAAAGATTGGAATAGGTGTCATAGCCTTACTATGTCTTCTTCGTCGCAACTATTACCATACTGAATTTCTACAATTTTCAAAGGCTGGTCTGTGGTATTACGCAACTGATGCCATTGGCCTGGGTCTACCCAAAAATGTTCATGACGCCGTAGTTCATCTACAAACACAGGATCTCGAGCCAGTTTCATGGTATATACACTGCCTTGTCCTTCGCTGACTATCCAAAATTCGCTGCGATGATCATGATACTGCATGCTGATACTTTGTCCAGGATTCAGCGTGAGCTCTTTGACTTTGATTCCCGGCACTTCATGCAACACACGATAATAACCCCAGACACGTTCAGTTTTAGGAGCTTTCCACTCTTCAAGTATCCATGAACTGGAGTTGGCTTTGTCTTGGCCCCCGACTCCAAACACAAACTCTACACCTGGCACTGTCATTTCTGGAATGTTGTCCTTGGTGCGGTCACCACCATTGGCAAATATGATACGTGCATGTGGATAGTGTGCGCGGACCTGTTGCAATAAGTGACAAGCAGTTCCATCCTCATCGTCAAAGGTATAGACTTCATCTACGGGTTTCAAGTTATTGAGTACCGCCAGGCGCTCAGTCCAGGGCATGAATGAACGACCTTTTTTACGGGCCAACCACTCGTCGCTGTTGATGCCCACAATCAGCTGGTCGCCCAGCATCCTGGCTGCTTTGATCAGTCGGATATGTCCAGAATGTACCGGATCAAATCCACCGCTTACTACCACTATAGTCGTCATGCGGATATTTATATGCCGTTTATGGCCCGAATTTATCTTATGGCCAGACTGGTAAGATTCTGATCCAACCAAGTTACAACCAGGTCTTGTTGTCGCAAGTAACCGTGGGCCTGTATGGAGGCATCGGTAGATCTGGGCAACAGTTCAAGTTCTGATAGAGTGTACCAATTGGTGTTTTTTGGATCTCTGGGCTGGTGTTGGCTTTTGTATGTGACCGCATGCACCCAACCGTTTTGTGTGTCTAGTTTGAAAAATCCATGGCGGCAGTCCCATCCTGTGGTGGCCAACATGTAGATTAGATTGACCAGGCTGTAATGATAGTATTGTCCAGGTGGTGAAAAATAATCCAGCTGTCGTTGATGTATGCGTTGCGTTATTGGCACACAAAGAGCCAGCATGCCGCCCGGACTGGCGACACCGTGCCAGTTGGCCAAGGTTGCCAAGGGATTTACGGCATATTGGAAACTGTCATGACACCACAAAATATCAAAACCAGACTTGGGAATTTGTATCTGGTTTTCAAAATCTATTTGTTGATATGACACATTGGAGTATTTTTTACACAAATTCAATTTATCAAACAGATCTACGCCGGTGCACTGTATTTCAAGCGGCGTCTGGCTTTCGTCTCTGGTGGTTCGTGTGGCCCACCACTCTAAATCATCACCAGAACCACAACCTAGATCTACCACGGTTTTGATGCTGAACATGAAGTCGTCATATTCATACAGTTGGTTGAGTGTTTCTAAACTGTGAGAGTGACTGTCTGTAGTTTTCTCAAATTTCATACCTGTATATCCTCCATTCCGGCTGTGCGTAATCTCACGATGTGGCCACTCATCCAGGATTTTGAATCCAGACCTTTCATAATGCCCAGCCAGCGGTTGCGTAGCAAGGCCACTTCGTTGATAATTGTTTCAAAGTCTATGACTTCATCTTCACCATCCACATATTTTTCTGCGTCTCTCGAAGTCAAGGCACGCTGATAACCTTCTAGGTATTTTTGGAAATGTCGGCGGCGTATCTTGCGTAGTTGTATGTTGAGGTGATTGAGTATGGCTTCAATTTCTTGAAGCTGATTGAATCTGTGTTCGGTGATACCAGGCAATTCTTTGATATTTTTTTCAATCAGTCCGCCCACACGCACATCACGTTTGGCATCTTCTAGCTCTTTTTCGTAGTAGGCTATGAAATCAGGAATATTGCCTAAATCAGCAACTACCCGGCTATACCACATTAATAATCCTCGTCATCATCCTCGTAATCCTCTTCTTCATCATCCTCTTCATCTTCATGATCTTTGAGATAACTGGTCAAGGCACGTTTGACTTCTGAATCGCTTTTGAATGTATTTTTGATTTCATCAGCATCTACATCATTATCAATCAATACACTTACCAAGGTTTCTGCCGCTTCGTCTCGATCTACAGTATTAACATACCGTCGTAGTTCAGTCCAAATTTCTTTAGCTAGTTCCGCACTCATTGTTATTCCTCCGTGGCTGATTCTTCAGTACTTACCGTTTCTTTCTGATTTGCAAAGTCGGCCATGACCTTGTCCAAGCACCCTTCTTCGTTGCTTTCCCAGGCCTTGCGGAACTGTTTGATGATTTCTCCATCGCTGGTCACAAACATGAGTCTGTTGCCATCCTTCTTTAACAGGCCTTTCTTTTCAGCCAAGTCCACAAGACCGCTGTAGGGATTCATACCTGTTTCATAAGGAATCTTGACCTGCACGCCTTCAAAGGGCTTGGCATAGCGTGTTTTCATGACTTTGCAACCTGCACGGATGCCCATGACTTCACTGATCTTGTTGCCGTCTTCGTCTTCTTTGAGTTTCATCTTCTTCATGGCTACTACAATACTGGAAGCATAGATAAAGCCTTGACCGCCCGAAATTTTGTCATCAGGATCAAACATGTCCTGTGACGCATAGGTATGATTGGTACATACCAAGCCCACATTGTAGCTACCAAACATGTTGACACAATTACGAACAAGTGCTGTCAGTGCCTTGGGTTTGCGGCCCAGGTCACCTTTCATTTCGCCTGCGTCAAATTGGTTCACGTCAGTTGGGGTAAGCAACATGCCCAGGCTGTCAATGATAAACATGACCTTGGGACGCTCACCATCGGGCAAGGCCTTGTAGTCGGCCATGAATGTGCTGATGGTCTTGGCCACATCATCGATCATGGCCATGCTCAGTTTAAGCAGTTTGCTTTCGCTGGTATCAACCCCAAGTGCCTTGAGCCAATCTTCATCTAGTGCGTTCTCCGAATCAATCAGCACAACAAAGATACCTTGCTGTTGTGCATTCCTGGCAATGTTGCCACTACAGATATAGCTCTTGCCTGCACCTGACTCACCAGCAAACACAGTGACCTTGCCAAGTGGAATACCCTTGTTGAAGTCTCCTGAGATCAGGTAGTTGAGTGCAAAGTTGCCTGTGCTGATCCAGTCTGTGGGATCGTTGAATCCGATCGACAAACCGTCAATGCTCTTGGTAATTTCCTTGCGGAATTTTGATACGTCAAATGGTTTACCCATGATTTTCCTTTAGTGAAGTAATAGAGTTGCCCGATTATTGGCTTTAGAATTTTTATATAACATAGTTCTATAATACTTGAGATTTTTTTCTAAGTCTATGATATTGGCAATTGGAATTTGTGCTGCTATTGCTTTGACACCTTTTTGTTGTTGCCAGTTGATAAATTCTTTGCTGTATGGTATTGTTTGAGGTCGATCTAGATTGATTTGAAAAGCATATTCTAAAGTTTCATAATTATAATGATCGACGCAATCTAGATCGGTATCAAAATATTGCCATTTGTCGTAAAATTGCCTGCCAACATAGGTGTATCCAAAACTCAAATTTACCACATCATTGTTGCTGATCATGGTGTCTTGGAATGGATTATCAAATACTTGCCATTTTGACTGTGATTTGAATTCAATGTCTTTGGCAAAAAAATTTTCTAATCTATGCACTGTCATGTTGACTTCTTCGTAGGGGAAAATGAATCCTAATTTTTGCATGGCTTCGGCCAGCCGTATTCGTCGGATTTCATCTGGATATAGATCGTGCAATCTCCATCCAAGTTGGCTGACAGTTTTGTCTTGTGAAAATCGCAGTCGATCTATGTCAACCATGTTTTGTTGAGACAGAACCCATTGTTCGTGTTGTCGATTTAGGAATTTTTGATCAAGATATTCAAGGAGATCAGTATGCTCGGCAAATTTTTGATCGCACAACAACGGCATCACAGTGTTGGTCAAAGTCACAGCACTGTGTAACTGATTCAAATAACTGTCAACCGATGAAGAAATATTGCCATCATCTGAGTAACTGTTACAACCATCGGCATTGGATTTTGCTACCACATGTTCCAATATGTCTGAATTATAAACAATATCAAACTCAATTGAATCGTTGGAATTTTCAAATATTAAATTTAATTTCATTATCTATAGGCAGGTAGATGCACAGGGAACGTATCCCTCCCTGTGCCCAATCTGTCAATGACTTACTGCTTTTGACGTGCCCGGATCATGGCCAAGATGTCTTCGGCTTTTTGAGTCGAAGGTTTGGCTTCCACCGGTGCCGAAACTACTGCTGGAGCATCATCCTCATCAAAACTGCTTGAAACCGCAGGTGCTGGTCGGGCCGCAGGTGCTGGCGCATCTTCGTCGGCGTGTACAGAACTGGATCCACCAGCCGGAGCATTGACACCTGCTGGGCGGAAATACTGGCCCCAACGCTCGGTATCATAGGTCTGGCCATCTACCGAAGCCTCGAACATTTCCTTGATGACCTTGACTTCGGCTTCGCTTGGCTTCTTGGGCAAGAATGTGCTCAAATCAAACAGGCCATGCTTGTCTACTGCGGCTTGTTCGGCTTCTGTGAGTGCGCTTTCTTTGCGTGCCCATTTGCTACTGTTGTAGTCAGCGAAACCACCTTTGGAAGTTTTGGTGATGCGGAAGTCCAAGCCACGCAACAAGTCTGTTGGCAATTCTTCCAGTTCTGGATCCATCAACGCACCTTTGATGATGGTAAAGATCTGAGGACCAATGATGAATCTACGGATTGGATTCTCTGGAGTCTTGTCGTCAGCCAGTGGATTCTCACGCACAAAGCCTTGGAAAATGTAACTGCGTTTTTTCCAATACTTACGACCCATGTCTTCCAAGGCCTTGTCCTTGAACCAAGTGCGAACTTCTGTGAGCACTGGACAGGCTTCTTGCCACATCTCCATGCATGGCACTTGGACGTAGACTTGTTTAGAATCTGCTTCGCCTTTGATGCCATTGAATGGCAAGCGGATCATGGCCCGTTCTTGCCAAAAGAATGTGTTCTTTGAATTACCATCAGGCAAGAAACGCAGAGTGGCACTTTGGCCTTCTTCCATGTTCCAATGTGGGTAAATCGAATTGTCACCGCCTGTGGAGTTTCCGCCTTGTTTGGATTCGCTAGCGGCTAGTCTTGCGCGAATTTCTGCTAATGATGCCATAGTTAAGTTGCCTTTCTAAAGTTTACTATGTGTTGCCTATCTAAATGTTTAGATGTTACGTTGCCTGTGATGCCGACAAAAAAGCGCATACACTTTTACAAGTATACACGCTGGTTTGAGTAGCGTCAAGTGTATTTATGACGCGGTTGTTCAGATGCTAGGTTTTGATCATGCCGCTTAATTCTTTTAAGCGATCCAAGAACGTGGAATCCTCGGCCACAGGTTTCATTCGGCCACTGTGTCCGTACTGTCCTTGCAGAGCTGAGGTTTCGTACATGCCACACTCTTTGAGTCCGTGAACTGGGCAACTTTCACCTGCTTCGGTCATGTTACACTTGTCACGCTCGTTGATTGGGCTGAGAACACCTGGGCTTTGTTCATCTAAGTCCTCTTCAGATTCTTCTCGGAGTTCTGGTTCATAATCGGGTGCTGGTCTTTCTTGAGCCGGCACACCTGCGTGTTTCAAGATACTGCTCAAGTCTTGAGCATATTCTGGATAGGCCGGTTGGGCAGTGTCGGGTGGATCTTCGGTTTGTGTGGCAGGATCTTTGACAGTTTCTTCCATTTCCTCACCTTGTTCAGGCACTTCGATGTCGGTGATCAGGTCATCTGCGGCATCACCGCCCAACATTTCTTCAACCTTGTCTTCTTCTGATTCAAGATCAGCAGGTGTCTGCTCGGGCGGATTCATTTCTGCCGTGGCATCAATGTTCAAGCTGGTTATGACCTTCATTACATCTGGGTCTTGATCTAATTCTTGCATGCGATTGAGTATGACCTGGCGTGCATCAGCATTGGCATCACGATCGGCCAAGGCCTGCAGTTGATCAAACAACTCATCATCGCCCAGCAGGTCATACAGTTGTTCGGTGGCATTGGTGGCATCGGCACCCACTGGTAGATCCTTGCTCATCAGTTCGATCAGTTTGGCTTGTTTTTCTGGTGTGTCTGGTGTCTGCCAGGTTCCTTCCATGAGCTGGTCAGCCCAGCTTTCAAATATTGCGGCTTCTTTCATAGCGTTTTCCTGTTGTTGAATTCTAGCGATCAACGGAAGTGCATCTTCAATCCGCTGATCAATACTTTGTGTGACAAACAAGTGTTTGAGTCCTTCAATGACCACGCTTTCTTCTGACACATTCAGCGGAGTCCATGATTCAAAATACGTGTTGTAGCCGCGACGATTGGTCAGGCTCTTTAAATTGCGTTGTAGATTTTCATAGTAGGCCGTGGTTTGTTCTACCAGGGTGGCAGTGTCGCCTTCCAACAATCGGCCAGCATTGGCACGTTTGAAGCGACTCAGCACAGTGAGTTCCGTGACCATTTCAGCAATGTGTTGTCCACGCAGGTCATACGGACGACCACCGTTGCGCACATGTTCCAACATGGCCTTGCCAGCAGTGAGATTGCGGAATGGTAGTTTATATCTTTCGCCTTCGGCGGTTTCAATAAACAAACTTTCCACGTAACGGAATCTGGCTTCGCCTTCACCCAGGTTGCGTTTGTGTTTGATCATGAGTCGGCTTTCGTTGGCGCCGGCATTCCACGAAATGTCTTTTTTGCCCTGCCATGACTCAAACAAGCCTTCTTTGATGGCAGCTTGACCTTGCATGCTGTAGCGCAGGTGATTCAAATTCTTCACACCAAAATCCAATCGATTGGTGCGCACGGCAAAATGCTTGAGTTGCTCTAAAAAGTTGAACCAGTCGGTTTTGTCGGCACCTTCCATGGTTTTGCCCACGTTGTCGGCACAGTAAACTTCCAGGGCTCCGTCATCACTAAGCATGATCACAACAGTGCCGTAGTCCTTGCCCGATTCTGCACGGAAGTCAAAACTGAATATTTCCGCTTCACTGGGATCAGCAGCGGGTTTTCCAGCGGCATCCAGGATTTCTGGATCAAAATCTCTGGTGACCAAAAGATCAAACAGTTTGCGGGCGGGTGTTATATCTGCCATAGTAGTGTATTTATCGTAGTACTGCTATGAAGGGCATGGGCGGTTTTATGTCATCGCCATGGTCACGCAGTTGGTTGTTTATGGTGCTGTCATAGGTTTGTAGCAGTTGTAACATGCGCACTGCCAGCACTGTGCTCATGACAAGATCATCAGTTTCGCCGGGTTTGGCCGCATAGCCCATGCCTGAAGCCACAAAAGTTTTGAGCTCGCTGACCAGGCCCGTGCTACGGATTTTCATTCTGGCAGTTTCTACCAGCAATTTTAATTTGTTGCAGGCCGCCAGTTTGGGTTTGTTTGTGGTGTTGAATCCCTTGCGATATCTGCGCCCACTGCCCGTGCCGGGCTCACTGAGGAAATAGCCCTGTATGTTTTCTTCACCGTATTCGGCAATCGAAATCAAGGCCGCTTCGCCAATGGTGTTGTTTTCTATGCTGTAGTAGACTCGTTGAGGATCCTGCACAGTTTCGTTGATATGGGCACAGATACTGGCCAAGATACGCACCTGTTCAGGTATGGTGGTCCTGTTGTGCCGCCATTCAGCCACTTGTTCGGTGGTTTCTGCTTCAAACACCTGTATGGCTGCAGGATCACCTCCGGTGCCCAGGCTAGGATCCAGTGCGACCACATAGGTCCTGTCTTTTCTGGGACGCTGATACCAACGAACCTGTCCAGTTTTGTAGAGAGGTTCATGCCCTTGCAAGTCCAGGAGCTTGGCTGGAGCTATCAGAGTCTCATCATTGATAATGAATTCACACCCCATCTCTCGGCGGAAACGATCTTCACCCAGTTGCGCCCGTTGTTCAGCGGCCCAGGCTTCGTCGCGATCTGGATGTTCGTTCCAGTAACTGCGATAGGCTCTAAAGCCATTGATGCCAAGTTCAGTGGGATTGCCGTAGGCATCCTCGCATTTGTTAGCGCCTTTCCACAACAAGGCAAACTGATCTTCATCTGAGTTGGGTGTCGACGTAATAATGGCCTTACCACCAGTGGCCAAGGTAGGGCTGATAGATGTCCAAAACTCGCGAGCTATGGTGGGTCGCACGAACGCAAACTCGTCACAATATAACAGCGTAATACTCATACCACGACCTGTGTTTTCTGTTGTGGTGGTACTAACTATGCGACTACCATTTTCAAAATCCAAGTTGCCTTTGTTGTAACTGGTGACCCCGGCACGTATATGATCAGGGCACAGTTCGTAAGCATAACGGATACGTTGCATGATCTCCTGCGAGCCGGTGTACTTGTGTGCGGCAATCAAGATGGTTGAATCTGGACGGAACATGGCCATCCACAACAAGTAACCAGCGGCCGACGTTGACTTACCAGTTTGCCTGGGCATCATACTAATACTGTATCTGTAGTTGTGATAGGTGTCTATCAAGCGTTTCTGATAGTCAAACGGATGATACAGCATCTTGCCCCGGGTAGGATGCTGTATGTAGAAAAAGTTGTCCATGAAATACTGCGGACCTGACACAGGATCTGCACAGGCCATGAATTCACTGAGTTGCTGGTCGGTCCAATGCTGGCGGCGATAAGGTGCTTTGACTAGGGTTGATTCAGTTTGACTCATAGTAAACTACTTATTTCGGGCCATAGTTCGGCAAACTTTCCACACTGATCCGGATGATAGTGTGACTCTATCTGTTGTATGTGATCAGCCAAGGCCGGGCGCAGATCCTGTTGGCAAGGATTTCGTAGATTACCGATTACCTGTGTAAGGAATCCGCGTTCACTGGCTGATAAGTCAAGTCTGTTCAAGACCTTTGACACTTCTTTTTCTGCCGCCTGTTGTATGTCAGTGCCCAGTTTCGTAGGATCAAGATATTCGTGTTCAAAAACGTTCTGCCAGTGTATTTCTAGCTCTTGTTGTTTGACCCATTCTACAAATTCGCACAACCTGGTGGCATTGTACACATTATAAACAGCATGTATGCCCACTTGATGCCCAGGTAGTCTGGTCAAGATTCCTAAATTTTGTTGCATCAACGACCAGTCGCCGCCGTGCCTGACATATTCATATCGTGGACCTATGTTATCAAAACTCACATTCCAGCCCACATTATGTCGATCAGACAACAAGCGGAAAATGCGGTTTGAGGCTAGATCCACACTGAGATTTGTTATAAGGTTTACCTGTGCTGATGCAGGAACTACAGCCAAAATTGATTCGTTTTCTTTCAGCAACAAAGGTTCGCCGCCTATCAAGGCCACTTGACTGATGCTGTCTTGATATTGACTCAGATACTCACATACCTGATGTATATAAGGTCTGGTTCCCGAGCGAACCGGAATGCCTTTTAGGTCGGCCCATTTGGAGCTGCTTTTTTCACCGCAGTAGTTGCAACTGAGATTGCAGGTAGTGTTCCAACGCACATCTATCAGCACAGGTCTATGCTCCATGTTGTCCACTGCTGTAGCATCAAATCCTGGATTCAATTGGTTGTGCCAGTCACGTTCACTGCGTCCATAGCCGTCGGCCTGTATGCAGTTTTGACAAAACTCAGGGTGCATGCGACCTTGCCGCAGAGTTTGTCGTATTTCCTGCATGACAGGGCCGTGCAGGATCTGTTCAATGTTGTGCTCGTTGAGATTGCCCAACATGTTGGGATCTCCTGCACAGCAGGTTTTGACATCACCTCTGGGATTGATATGCAAGCCTCGCCAAGGAGCTGCACAGTAAACTTTTGACATCAACTACTTATAGGGATTTTCGCCAGTAAGGCCAGGTTTGGCAAACCATAACTTGAACCAAGGTTCGGTGCCGGGTTGGATGTTTTTGTTACGTTGGAAACGGGCCACGTGTGTGCCTGTTCGAGATATGTTGCTGCCCGCAAGAGGTTTTAACTTGGACTTAGGATAAACACCCTGGCCAAACTCACTGAATCGCACAATCAATTACACCACGACTGCTTGGCGTCGCCGTAGTATTCTCTGGCAAAGCCATTGCGGATCAGTTCAGCACGTAAACTAACACCATCCAGGATCATGTCGCCCAGCACACGACCACCAAACTTGTCCCACGAGTAAAGAATCACTTGATGTTTTTTAGTTGATGCCACAGCTTTTTTGGTAAACTCCGTGGCAGCCTGACCACGGGCATCTTCCGACGGACATTGGGCGCGATGTCCTTTTTCGGGTGTGTCCACACCAAACACACGCACAGCCAGTTCAGGCTTGAGTGGTTGTGGAAGAAATGGTGCGGCAATCACAATGGTATCTCCGTCCGTGACACGCACGATCTGTGTGTCATAAGTGGCAGAATTTTTGGGTATTTTGCCTTGAGCAAATGCCAATGCAGGCACGGTCAATAATAACAATAGGAGTTTTTTCATTTAAATTTTTTCCGATTAATTTGTAAGTTCTTCCCAGCCCAGTTTCCACAATAGGTCAGCGTTGTTGGCTGTGTAGGCCACTGCCAGAGTCAAGGTGCTGGGTGTTCCGGTCGCTGTTCTCCATAGTTGCAGGCGACGTTTGATGTCTTCGCTGATCTCTACTTCGTCTCGGCTGCTACTCAGTCCAGCATAGACCACAGTACCGTCAGTGATCACATTGCTGTGTATGGCGGTTTGAACAACTGATCCGGCCACGTTGCTGAAACTGGCAGTAAAGGTGGCATTTTCAATCAATTGAAATTGTCCGTATCTAACATCAATTAGCAACAGGTCCAGTTGAGCCGGTACAACTACTGCGTCAGGATAGGCTGGATTTAGTCGTATACTGCACAAGGCTGTGACAGTGTTACCTGCCGCAACTCGTGTTGGAACTGTGCCGTTAGTCACATAACCAATCTTGGTGCTGGGGGTATAGCCGCCCTCGCTTATCACAGTGCTACAAATCTGTTTCATGGTGCTGGCACCCGAAGTAGCACCAGTGTTAGTTATTTCATATCGAGGATTTAAGGTAGCAGTGGTCATGTATACCGTGGTGTTACCCGGCTGATTGGCATGTTGGAATGTGTGGCACACGATGAACACACCGTTGATCACAAATCCTGTTCTAACATTGCCTACACCCAGCCACTCAACGTCACACCAAAAAATCTGTGTCAGCGTAGGATCTAAAACTATGCCCGATGGATTGCCGGCCAACAAGGTGTTGCCGTTCCATGAGGCTTGCGGAATTCTTTCTTCAACTATGCCGCCGGTGACACTGCTGCGAATCACTAGATTCAGGGTAGTGCCCACTGCTTCAAAGTAGATGCCGTTGTCGGCTGTGAAGTAGCCCACACGCTGGCGACAGTTGGCTTTGAGTGTGGCCATGGCAAAGGTATTCATGATCAACAAGCTCTTGCCGGGTTGATAGGTCTGAACTGTTTTGCTTTGTCTGATCACACTGGATCCACTGGTGGCAGATACATTTAGATTGAACGAACTTTCATTGGCCACATACACCACATTGCCGCCTGTGGCTGTGATGTTTGAAAACTGATCACCGTCTATGTAACGATTTTGGCTGTCAAACAAGGTAAAGGGATTACTGACACGGAGTCGGCCAAACGCATCAAGATTGGTGCCACCTATGGTAGTTGACACATTGCCACCAGTAATATTAGCGTTAACTGTACCGGTGATGCCCACGTTGCCTGTAATTGGTGGCAAAGCAGTGATTCCGGCTATGTTCCCAGTGATGCCTACATTGCCGGACGTTATGGCAACATTGACGTTGCCACTAACCACCCATGGACTTGTACCTTGAAGCACAGTGACGTTGCCAGTAATCACATCCACATTTACATTGCCGCCAATCGGCAGATAGGGTGTGGTTATATTTCCTAAACTACCAACAGCCGTGATATGGTTGTCGACTTCACCCGGAATGGTCACATTACCGGTGAGTGTGATGTTGGCGCCTTCGGTTAATCCTGTGCGCACAAAAACTTGGCCAGTGGTACTATTCAGCTCCAGAGCCTGGGTGATATTACGTAGATACCACGGTGCTACTTCAGTTGGTTCAGGATAGGCCATAATATACTATTTATTAGGGCTGGTAGTACACAATTTCACCTGTGGCAGGATCAAAATACAGCTGGTTGAGTCCAGCAGTGCTATTCACCACACGCACATTGCCCAAAAAGGTGTTGGCTCCGGTAACCTGTATGATTTTTGTGAGTGCTCCAGTGGCATTGCCAATGTAGATTTCATTGGTGTTGATGTTCACGGTCATTTCGGCAGGTCTGGCGTTGCCGTTGTAGTTTGTAACGGTTTCCTGGGCATTGTCCTTCATCACGGTACGGCTTATACCCGTGAGATCTTCATAGGGTGGTGGCGGATTGGCCATTATCTAGGATATCCTCGGAAAGGTCGGATAGGACTGACTGTGTCCACTGACTTGGGTTCTTCACTGGCAGCCGAGCTGACCAGCTTTTTGCCCCCGGGTGTCTTGGTCATTTTTAGCGCCAGGTCGATCACTGTATCCACATTGGCATCAAAACCCGATATCACACCATGTTCGCCAAAGGCTGTTTCTGCTTCCCAGGGCGGCATAAAGTGATCTACTTGATCTTGATCTTTGCCGCGGTCACTTCTGGCACGGGCCATGGCCACACCAAATCTGTAGTTTCTGTAAGGATCTGCGGCACTGAGGCCAGGCAGGACATAGGTATAACGCAGGGGTTCCGAGATCTCGGGCGGAAGCTCTCGTTGTTCACGGATGAACTCTCGGGCTCTCATCGGCCGTATCCCCCAAATCCTGTCACAGGACTGGTCTTGTTGACCCAGTCTGCTTCGGTGCTACGATTGTCTGTGAGCTTCTTGACTTCTCCAGCTCCCACTGATTTGGCAGCTGCGTTGATGATTTTTAAGTCGGCATCACTGTAAGTGGCCAAGAGTGGATCTCCAGCAAAAGCACCTGCTGGAGGTGTGGGATAATCAGGTGCACCGGCCATGGCTATACCAAAACGCCATTGGGTGTAAGGACTGCCACCTTGTTTGTTTGAGCTGATGTCAGGCATGCTGATGGCGCCTTTGATGGCCGAGTGTTGACTCTTGGCCAGTTTCCGTCCGTTGGCTGGAACGTCAGCAGCACTGCCAAATTTTGCCTCAGCTACAAATTCTCTTGCTCTCATTCCATGTCCTGTAAATGCATGTGACCAAACGGTGGATTGCTCTTGACGTTTTGCCATAATTCTCTGTTGCTCATTATCTCCACCCAGACATCTGTGGTGGGACGATTCAAACTCCAAAAATCAAACTTCATGTGACTGCTCACAGGGCGGCAATACAATGTGCGTTCTTTGGGCACACACAGTTGTTGGCTTGTGGTGCGCATTTTCTTACCGTCGGTGCTGGTCCTAAGTATATTTAGTTGCGGATCATTGATGTAGACTTGGCACATGCCATCCACTAGATCCTGTGGTGTGCTGGCTGACTTTACCACGGCTTCTGCCAACAACAAGCGGCTTTCACTGCTGATACGGTCCAGGGTTTTACGTTTATCTCTTGGACTGCGTTGCATACCGGCTGTGGGCATCCAAATGCCGTGATTGGTCCTGGCCACTGTTTGATCTTGGGGTATCTTTTTGGCTTTAAATCTGTAAGGACGTTTTCCGTCCCAGTTGCTGGCTTCAATCAAGAACATGTTGTCCTGATCAAATACCATGGTGCAACCACACAGGCGTTGTTGGACTAAAAATTTTGCCGCTGCCTCGGCCGTAGGCAAGGTCAAGGCTTCGGCAATCATCTGGCCATCAGGGCTGGTTTTGACCCGGCCAGATTCAACTTCGGTTTCATCATTGCCCACATCCAGGCTGGTGTTCAAGATACTTACACCTCGGCTGTTGATGCCTTCTTTGTAGCCAGTGATTTCGTCATGCATCATCATGCGATCGGCGCTTTCGGATTCGCTTTCGATGAAGTCTAATACAGGTATGTAGGTTCGGTCTCGATTTTTGGCACCGGCCCATCCAATACCGTCAAAGTATTTGGCTACGATCACGCACATTTTATTTTGCGTAGCCCCGGAAACCTTTTACTGGGCTTGTAGTATTCACATATTCAGCCTCAAGACTGCCGGGCAACACATGATCTCGTGGATTCATGCCCAGTTTTTTCATGATGGCTTTGAGTTTTTTCCTATCATATTCAGTGTAGGCACTGAACACCGGAAGGTTTCCAAAGAATCCAATGTCATCAACCTTGCCTATTTGGTCTGGGTCCATGCCGGCCAGGCTCGACACACGATAGAAATCATAATAGCGGCCCCAATACACATCGCCATTTCCACCCGGACCAATTATGCCAGGATGTGCCTGATCAAATTCGTGATTGGCAGTGGATCTGGTTCCGCCCCTACTAGCTTCGGTGACGAATTCTCGGGCACGCACTGTTATTGTCCTGCGGTGTTGAACACACTATATTGTGCAGAACTTTGTGTGCCTAATTCCAATGCTGTAAATGGTGAGCCTACTATTGTAACTTTGTTTCCGGCACCTGAATAACCTTCAAACACTGTGTTGGCTGGAATCGTGATTGGTGCAGTGTAGATATTGCCAATGGCTGCGGCGGTTCCCAAGGCTGTGGCATAGGCTTGATAAGTCACTGCGTTGGCAGCCGTGGAGATCTGTAGTTTGTCTGTGTAAACAGTTGTGTTAGCTAGTGTGGTGTATACGTTTGCGGCCATTTTATTTTCCTTTGTTTACCATGCACGACACGACCAATATCGCGCCTTGGTCTTTGGTCCCGGGTTGTCACAGTTGTGTCTTGCTCTAAAACTCTTTCTACGAGCCGGATTGGATTTTTTGATCTTCATGGTCTTTTGACCCAATCTCTTGGCAGTATTTCCTCCATGACCAAAGTTCACTTTCTTTACATTGCCGGTCTTGGGATCTTTCACATACACTTTTGATTTTTTCACATCGCCAGCCATGGGTTTGTTGAGAGTGACTTCACGGCCTTGATACTTGGCTTCATCAGTGGCCAAGCGTTGTGCGGCATCAATAGCGGCTTCTTTGCCTGCTACCACAGCAGCATCTTGATCGTCTTTCAACTGCTCTGTCTCGCCAGTGGCTGTACGCCAAAAGTCTTCGATCCAGTCTTCATCACCATAGCGATCTTTGAACTCTTCCAGGCTCATGCGTAGTGCAGCCGTATACATTTCTTTTTTCATGGCGCCTTCGCCTACCAAGGTGCCATAGCCCATGGTCTCCATGACTATGTTGCTGTCACCCTCGTCGGTGTCTTCCAAGGTAGCCCATTCAGCCAGGGCTGCATTGATCTCGGGCGTACTATCTAACAGTATGCAATCGTCTGCTACTTCAATGATGTAAGTTTCACAAACAACTTCATCAGGAAGTTCAAAGGCAAAGATGTCACCTGCTGCAGGTGTGTTCATCCACTGTTCACTTTCCGCGAGATAGTCTTTTAGCGATTTCATTGTGCTTTGTAGTTTTGATATAAACGGAACAGGTTGCGCTCAAGTTCCACTGACTCTTCCATTGAAACTTGGCGACGTAATTGGCTTGCAATCACAGGAACTGTTGTTTGTCCAGTTGATTTGGGACCATTGAGGCCGCCTGAATACTGCATGGCATTGTCGCTGGTTTCTGTGTTTGTGGGCCAGTCTGGGCTGTTCTCATCTAATTCTTCACAGCCACAGGGTGCTTTGCCACAGGTGCCACAACTTTCTGCGTTGTCGTGACTGCCCATGCCAGCCATCTTTAACAATGCGGCCAAGGCTTCGGCATCTTCGCCGTCGGCACTGACAGTGATGTTCTTGGATGGATTACCATCAGGACCAGTGTTCATGTTCACACTTACATTCATGCCTTCTGTGAGTGCCTGCCGGAACTTTTGGTCCAGGCTTTCATACACACCTTTGCCAAACTGCATGCCACCTTTGGATTTACCACCAGTGGGTGCTGTGGCCACTGATCCGGCTACAGTTGTTTCTTCGACTTCGTCTTTCTTCTTGCCTTTGGCTTGTTTTGCTGCTTGTTTCATGGGTTCAGTCTTGTTGCCATCTTTGTCAAGATCCAGGAAGTCAGGTTTGCCGGCTTCTTTGACTTTCTTTGGCAAACCTTTTTCTTTGGTTGCGGCAAACTTGCGTAGTTCACCCTTGGGCATCCGGGCCATTTCTTTCGAAGCACCACGCAACTCGCTTTTGGGAATCTCGCCCTTTTGTGCGGCATGTGCTATGCCAGCGGCTCTGCGTTGTGCTTGACTGACGGCTTTCTCTGCCACAGGTTCCGCATCATTTTTTTGTTGATGCATGTATTGATTGCTGCTGTTGATGTAGTCCAAGGCCTTGGTAATCTTGCTTTGTACCCACTCTGGCAGATTTTCGTCGTCACCAAGAATGCTGTGCAGTTCTTTGGCGGCCATGGCCAAACTTTCTAAATCGTCCTTGGCCATTTCGCCTTCGCGGTCGTATTCACCTTTGTTGATCAAGCTCACACTTTCAATGTCTTCCGAACTCATGTTTGATGGGCGGGTCATCATGACACCATCGGTGTCGAGGTCTTCTTCAGTCTTCTCTTTTCTAGTGCCTTTGTGCTTCCAGGCACCCTTGGTAGTGCGCTCAGGACCCTTGGCAGGACCTTTTGGACGACCTTTCTTCTTGGGTTGATCACTAACTTCTGCGTCGTCTTTTTCTTCAGGTTCTTCTTTTCTTGTGTAACGCTTGCTGTAGCCTGTGTCTTTGACATCATATCTTGGATGCTCGTCTTTGGTGGCAAACATTGATTTGGCCACTTCAGGATCAAATGCTGTGCCAGCACTGCGAGATTTTTTGGTTTCTTTTTTCTCTTCGATGTTGCTGGTGTCTTTGTATTTTTTGCCATCCAGTTCAAACTCGCCACCCCGGGGTGTGCTCTTGAGCTTGGCTGTGAATGCGTTGCCTTCGTCGGCCATTTCTTCGTCCATCTTATCATGCTTGGCACGTATTTTGGCCATGGTCTCTTTGCTGGCACCTTCACGACCGGCCTTCTGCAGGGCCTTCATGCCAGTCTCGCCGTATTTTTTCTTGCCCAGGTATGCTTGCAATGCACTCTCATCCATGTCGCCAGCACTTTCCTTGGCACGCAGTTTGGCCAACACAGCGCCGGCCACTTTCTCACCGCGCTCTTTGCTGCCATAACGCTCACCTGCACTCTTGGCAATCTTGGAGAACATCTTGCCAGGCTTGCCAATGTCTTTGCCCGCACGAGCCTTCTTGGCTGAATAGTCTCTAGTGCTGGCTTCGGCCACAGCTGATTGAGCGCTCTCATTGAGGTCTTGTTTCTTGGCCAAGTCAGCCAACTTCTTGTTTAGGTCGTAAAAAAATGTCATGCTGTTATCCTCTTGGGTTGGCGCCGGTGGCTGGGCGTGGTGGTCGCTTGACCTTGGTCATAGGGCTTGAAGTGCCCATGGGTAAATCATTTGTGGTCTTGGCTGGTGGTGTCTTGCCTCCAGCTACAGTGAAATCACTGCGATAAGCATTATTCAATACTCCATGCTCACCGTAGGGTGCTGAATAATCTTTGCTGAGTGCTTTCTGCTCTGCGTCAGGAGCAGGATAGTCTGTGTCTGTGAGCAAGTCTTTGTTTTGATCCGCGATCTTTTCACGCTCGACGTCCATGCTGTCTTCGTGTGGTGTGGTCAACATGATGATTCTATTGGGATCCAAGAACAACAACTGTGCGATCTGTTTGATCTGTGGTTCAATGGCTGGATAGCGGAATTCACAATCCATACTGGTCACTGAGTCATTGCTGTGCTTGGGGAAGTCAGCGGGCTTGAGTTGCACTGGCGTGGTTTTTGGCGAACCAATTTTCACAGGATCAAACTGTTTGAGTTTTTCAGTCAGCATCTTGACAAAGTCAGGAGCAACGTCACCCACGATTTTGATCCTATAGCGGTAGGTTCTTTCGCTTTCGGCCAGGTATTCTTGAAATTTTTTCATATTTGTATCCCTATATGATATTTATGCTTTTGTATCTTTTTGGTCTCTAGAGGCCATTAGACGCTCTAGCAAATCGTTGCGACTCAAGATCTGCCCGTGTGCTGTTTCCACTGCTTCATCTCCGGTCTTGCTGGCACGATCCTGATCCATTTTGAGCTTTTTCAGTTGCAGATCAACCATTTTGAGTTTTTTGTTTAGCTTGGCCGTTTTGGCTGTGAGCGCATGGCCCAGCATGGTGCCAGCCACTGCAAATATTTCAGCACTGTATCTGCTGTCAACTTGCATGCCCAAGTCCATGAGATCATCAAAGGTTTCCTGGGCTTTGGCAGCCAGGGCATCCATTTCAGTGTCTGACGCATCCAGGCCTCGCACAGCCGGCAGGGCTTGGTCGATCTTGTCTATGGTAGCGTCGATTTCTTTGAGTGCGATTTGTGTGGTAGGAATAGATTCGGGTTCGGTGGTTTCGCTGTTGCAACCACTGGGCGGCAAATCAAAAAGTTCTTCCAGTTTTCGGGTCATGACCTATTTACCGGTTTTTTTGCTGCCTTGATGGAATATTTGGTCTTCGTTTATGACTCGGAATGTGAGTCCGTTGCGACGTGCCCATTTGGTTGCAGAGTCCCACTTGGCGTAGTTCACTGCCACAATAGCACGGTCTCGGTCGGTCATTTTACTTTCAATTAGACTTTGTTTTTTGGGCTTGATTTCGATCAATTCAGCACGTGTGGTATTGTCACGTCCACGGTAAGTCACAAAAAAATCTGGCACATACATGCTCTGCTTGCCAGTGATGGGATTTCTATAAGGTATGCTAATGCTTTCACTGGCCCATTGCACAATGTTGTCATTGCTGTCAAGAAACATCATGAAAGTTAGCTCCCAGCCCGATCTGTATCTGGGTGTGCCTTTGCCCACATATTTGGCGGGATTTTTACAGGTGTAGATGCCTTGGCGAAAATTTGGCATTACTCAAGTCCTGATGTTGTGTGCCACGTAGTAGTTGGGTTGTGTGGGCACATTGATGCCCAGCAAGGTGCTGGAGCTGTTGAGGCCATTGAGATAGTAGGCCAAGGTCAGGCTCAGTTGTGGTGCCGACTGGCCTTGCAGTTGTTGTAGCAAGGTCATCACAGGAGTGCCGCTGACTCGGCTGATGCGGAACAGTGCCACAGTGAAGTTGTTGGCCGATTCGGTGTTTTGGAACACAGAAAGAAAGTAACTGTGCACCGAGTCATACTGATCCACCGGAACTTGTTCTTGATAGCCATAGAATCTGTCAAAGATCTGGACTGTGGTATCGTTTCTAGGATTGTAGTTGTTGACTGAGGCCATGTTTAACCTCCACTGATCTGTTGTGCTGATTTAACACCAGCACTGATGCCAAACGGTGTGGGGAACAGTTGTCCTCCAGGACCATTGACCACTTGGCCTATGCTTGTAGGTATGCCGATACCAGCTGCTATGCCTATGCCTGAAGCTATGACACCGCCCAGTGCACCAGAACCTGCCAAGGCACTGTTGAGGAATCCGGCCGCGGTAGGTACCAGGGCCTGTCCTACTGCACCTATCACGTTCTGTAGCGTGTTCTGACCTGTAGACAGGGCCTGCAGGTCCTGTTTGGAACCATTAGGACTGAATCGTATGGATCCTTGACTTTCTACCTCGGCGGTGCTGCCAGGTTTAGCAATTGGACTACGAGTAGTGTCATAGTGTGCAGGATCAGCAAATCCAGTTACCGATCCGCTGGGTTGTGCGCCACCGATGGCACCCGAATAGTATTTTACCGCTTCATAGCGTATGCTCATGGTGTGTTGCATAATGCCGTTGCCTTGGCTGTAGTCATAGGTGTCATGTTGCCACTCGGTAATCAAAGGATTGATCATGGTATACTGTGCATAGGTCTTTTGGCTCATGCCATATATGGTGATGTCATTGAAAAACGGTTGCACTGTGCTGGCCGCGCCGTTTAATAGACTGTTGCTGAGACTCTGCAGACTGGGATTGTTGTAACCTTGGCCACTGAGACCCCAGTGTTGCACTGGTCGGCTGGCTGCATAGGTATCATTGCTGGTGTAACTGAATCCAGTAAACAAGTTGTTGATCTGTCCCAGAGATCCAGCTTGATTGGGTGTGTTGCCGTACTTGTAGGTAGGATCGCTATAGTAGTATTGAAAATACTGATACCACATGTTGCGTATGAGATCACTGTCATCATCATGCAACACTATCTGTGCAGGATTGTAATTGATCTTGGTCTGTACCAGACGTTTGCGATTGTACTGATTCATGGTGGCCACATCAATCTGATAGCCTGGTAACTGTGCCGATTTGGCCATGAGTCCGATAACACTGCTTTTACCACCCGATATCAAATTGGCCACAGCAGGAATACTGGTGTTTAGGTTGAAATAAACATAGTAAAGGAACTTGTTGCGTGGGAGATACTGATAGCTACCGCCATCGGAACCAAAGGTCTTGGCAGCATGAGTGTAATCTCTCAGGCCTTTGCCTGGGGGAAACGGTTGAAGATTATCATTGTCCATAGGCTATTCTAGCCTACGCTGGATTGGCTACACCTGTGGCAGTACCTTGCTTCGGATCAGTGCTTATAATCTGATTGGCATTGTCAAATCTAATGGTCATGGTCACTGTCATAGGTTCGTTGGTACCATAGTTACCATCATTGTAGTTGACAGCTTGCAAGTAGCAACCATAGATTTCCCAGGTTTCAAGCGCAACGGGTTTAACTCCGTTGTTGCCATCTAGTACCTGGAACTTGGTCAAGAATTTGTAGTCGATACCAGCGGCTGCTGAACTTTGCTCAACAAAGTCAATTTGTTTTTGCAGTTGTTGTCCAACTAATCTGGAGATATTGCCAGCAGCATCATCACGAATATTGCAGGTGAGATCTTGCCAGACATGCTTGCCAGCAATTTTAACCGTGCTGTTGTACACAGGCAGGTCGATGTTTTCAAAAGTAACATTAGGACGTGTGAAGTCTATTACCTGTCGTGTCAACTCTAGAGTTTCACTAGAACCGCTGGTTCCAAAATTTTCAAAGTAAACTCTGAAACGATACTTCAGTTTGGGCATCAACAGGGTTTGATTGGAGGCACTCTGGTCGGTGCCAAAAATACCCCCGGTGTTAACTGACATTTTTTGTAGCGATGATGTTGGCATGGTTATGTTCCTGTTTTGATTTATTTATGTACCAAATCTACCCTTGATTAGGCTGTTGCCTGGGCTTGTATGGTTCCTGTGTTCTGTATACGCATTGGTATATAGATAAACTCTACAGCCTTGACAGGTTCAATAGCGATATCCACATATAGTTCGTTGGCGTCTATAGTAGCTGGTGTGTTGTTTGTTGCATCACAAATCACCAAATAGTCATACAGGGCACGCTTGCCTACCAAGTCAACCATGAGTGAGGTAATCTGGTTGGCTATGCTTGAACGAGTAATAGTGTCATTGGGCTCGAACAAGTACTGGTTACCAATGATTTCTAAACGTCCACGCAAGTATGCTACCAAGCGTGCCACATTGATACGATCCAAGGCAGTTGCGTTTCCTTGCAAGGTATGGTTACCAAAGTTGGTGATGCCTGTGCCAGGTATAAACGTGATTGGATTGATGTCGTTCTGATACAGCACATCACGCAGGCCTTGATTCACACCCAGGGGTTGGAATTCGCCAGTTTGTCCAACTAGATAACCAATCTGTAGTGCATTGTCTACTACCCCGCGGCGTAGGCCAGCTGGTGCAAACCATGGATAAGCCACGGCGTCGTTGCGGATTATGGTGCGCAACATCATGTGACTAGGTGCTGTGACCACAACGTTGCCAGTGAGGTCTGTGGTGGTACAACTTGGATAGAAAGCAGCCGAGTAGGCATCACCTTGTGCCAAATTGCCTTCACTGAACACAGTATTGGATGAAACAACGCCAAAGTCTGAGTAGATGTTGGAGGCTGTGGCCCAGTTCACAATGTTTTCAGGATCCAGACGCAACGGTGTGTCTACTATGGTAAATCCGGTATCGCCGCGGTCGTTGTTGAGCACAACCATGTTGGGGGCCAGTTCTGGATAGCTGGTACAAGCCAGCAAGTTGAACTGTGCCTGCTGTTCACGCAAGGTTGTGCTGGTATCTATGGCTGCACGCAAGGCCTTGACTATCAAGAAACGTTGTGCCTTGCGACCCATGTTGGGGCTGCCGTCAGCATTGTTGGCACTGGCTGTGAGCCAGGTATTGGTTTGGCTAGGCAATACCTCATTTGGAAAGTTTGTGGCATTGAAATAGTTGGCCTGGAAGCTCTTAACGTTGAAGCCACTACGACGTGTGTTCCATAACAGCATGCCTTCTGGATACAACAAGGGATTTGGAGCATCAAGATCTGTGTAGTCGCTCAGTATCAGCGGATCACTACCAGTGGCAATGGGTGGTATGGGATCTGTTACAGGATTTGTGGTTCCGTTGGGAGCCCAGCGTGCATCTGCAAACAAGATGCCATTGATGGTGGTTTGATCAGTGTTGTCTACAGCCACCCATTGGTCTTCGCTATCCACACTCTGCCAGCGATAAATCTTGGGATAGTTTTCTAAATCACTGGTATCAATCCATAAGTCACCTTCAACCAAAGGACTTTCAGCTGAATCAGTCTGTGTGGTAGGTGCTGTGGCACTGAATATAGGACCATCAGCGTTGGTAAGGCTGAGGTTGTACCCACGCACATCGCTGTTTACCATTTGATAGCCCATCCAGGCACCGTTGTTTTGTATCATGATGTCAGCTGTGGTAGCATCACTGTAGTACCAGTAGGTTCCAGTGGCAGGATTCAGACTAGGTGCACTAGCACTGGCTGTGTAGGTAAATGTTGGAGAGCCCACCCAGTTGCTGAGAATCAAACCAGTGGCCACGCCATCGACATAGTTGCTTCTAATTCCCGTTACTGTAATATTAAATCCAGCATCTGCCAAAGGACCGTTGGTACCATCTACTAGATAGATATCTCCACCGGTGGAGTGTGTGAAAACTATGGCACCCGAGCTATTGATTTCTGCGCTGACCGGTGCACCCAAGCCAACTGCGGCGCTGACTGCACTGATAAAGTCTGCTGCTGTGGTGCCGGTAATTGTTGCAGTTGCTGGAGTGGTTACAGTTGCAGTTCCTGCTTGGGTATAGGCAATAGTAAATGTGGAACTGGCCACAAATGTAGGATTGGTTTGGTTGCCTGTGATTATGGTGTCACCAGTGGCCAAACGCGAAAGAACCAAAAAGCTCGAAGTCAGGCTGTCCAAGGGATTTATTTGAGCATAGGTTGAGCCCGCCGCAAGATTTTGACCGCCACTTGACGGATCTAGACCATACAACGCTGCCGCATCTGAATCATATACCGGGCAGGTTTGTAAAACAAAAGTCCCTAAGGTGCTGTCATATCTTTTGATCTGGATCAGCATGCCTTGATTTACTGCATTGGTCTGCTGGAAAACGCTGCCGGTTGGAGCACCACCGCCCACAGGACTTGGTGTGGAACTTGTAGTTCTCCAGTTTGGAACAGCGTAGTTGGCTCCGTAGGCATAAATTGGAGCACTGTAGGTTTTGCCTGTGATGCCTAAGGTTGCCAACGGTGTACCAGTGTAGTTCAATATCTGTACAATTCCATTGCCGTCTTCGGTGCTGCCATCAGATGTGGCCGAGCTGTCAGCAAACACTTGTAGTTTACCGCCCACATTAGCTGCGTAAACTCCGGTAATAGCCAAAGTATTGATTTGATTGGCCAAGGTGGTCACGGTATTGTATGTCGACGTAGATATAATCACGCCGTTGATTTCAATGCTGCCCGCACCAATCGTGGTAGGTGCCAAGGTCCCTGCCACTGTGGGCCAGGCTGTTTTCCAGTCGTCGCTGCCAACTTGCACCCAGGTATTGAACAACGAACTCAAATAAGTGGAGTTGGTTTGACTGGCTGTGGCGCCTCCACGTTTGTAATAAGTTGGATTGTACACGTTTGTGGCTACCACTGCGTAGTTGCCTATGCTGCCGTAGCTGTCTAAGGGCACAGTTGTGGATGGTTGTAAATTTGCTGTGTCAGTAATGACACTGGCTGTTTTTTTGGTAAATGCCGATGTGGCCTGATTCCATTCATTGATACCATAGGTGCTGTTGGTGGTATCAAACCAGTAAGTGTTGTTTAGTGGAGAACCAGTGGGACGTGTCAGGCTGGCTGTGAGTGCGGCCAGGTCAATGTCGGCACGCATGACATAGGCCAAGCTGCTGGCACCCAAAGCGGAATATGCAGCCAACAAACCGTATTCATTGAGCTCATAGCCATTGATAGGTGTTCCTGCTGTGGTGTTGTAAAAGAATGGTACTCCAAACGTGCTCAGCAAGTCACGTTGGCTGGTCATCAAATAGACCTTGCCAGCATTGGCAGCCAGAGTTCCTGGAGCTATGCCGGTGCCTGCGCCGGAAACTTTGTTTTCTGCTGTGGCCAGCAAGATAAATGGCACCGAACCAGCAGAAGCTGGTGTGTAGTTGCTTTGGTCAATTACACTGACTTGTACACCTGGGGATAGTAAGGCCATAACCGATTCCTCTTTGTTTAATAATGATATTTATCGGTTGGATCAAAAAACTACCAGTTAGGAATGCCTTTATAAAGGTCCGTGTTGCTAAATATGCTTATGACCAGACCCGTGTGCCCTGACTGCAGGCAAAGACCTCGAGCTGTGTGTTATCACAAGTATGACAGGATTTACTATCGAAGTCGTTGCACACAATGTTTGCGCCGCTTGCAAGGCAAACCCGTGCCACGGATGCGTTGGCAGTTGGATGGATACAAAAAGAAAACAGTGTGCGATCGTTGTGGGTTTAGAGCCAAGTATTCAGCTCAATTACAGGTATTCCATATAGACGGAGATCTCAACAACAGCAGTTTGCGTAATTTAAAAACTATATGTCAAAACTGTGCTGTTGAAATCAAGAAATCGGAGCAACGTTGGGCCCCGGGAGATCTTGAACCAGACCTGTGATTTGACGGTATAGGTGATCCAAGCTACCGTTGTTGTCTAGCACAGCATCAAATTCAGTGCCAATCCAGGCAGTTTCGCTGGCGTGTATGTTGTAGCGTTCCAGGGCGAGTTTGCTGGTGGTCCAAGTCATGTTGTGCGGACCAGAATTCACTGTTTCTGCCAAACTATACCAGGCAGGATCCGCGCCGCGATGCACTCTTATGACCCGGCCACCAGCACGTTTAATGGCCAAGATTTCATTGGGAAATCTGCAGTCGGATATGACCACATCATCATTGGTTTTACGCAGTTTATTTTCCAAGCTGGCAATCCAAGTATCATCGTGAAATCCTCTACGCACCACTTCAGTGCCCCAGTATTGTAACACCCAACGCGGAGTGAGATCGGGCATGCCCAGGCGTTCTGCCCACCATGGATCCACTTGTTCGCGCCAGGCCCTGCTGTGCTTGGTACGTCCTTCCAGCAGTTCACGATCCCAGCCAAACACTGAACTCACTGCATCTTTGAGTGTGTTGGCAAAACTTTCTCTGCGGAACTGATGTATGTTTACAAGATAGTCTGCTATGGTGTCTTTGCCGGCACCGATTAGTCCGCATACTCCAATTATCATAATTTTTTTCCAAAATAAAAAGAAGATCCCCACAATTGAGTTACATCATCACAGATCAAATCGTGCCTGCGACAAAAATTTTCCAGTTGGAGTTGATTCTTTTCAAACAACTCAATGAATTTTTGATAATTGTGTTCAACATCCTGCGCAATATATTTGGCATATCTGGCTATGTTTTTGTGGAAACTAACAGCATTTTCGACCACGGCATCTAGTCTAATTTCTGACCAAGACCCGATATGTTCAACATAATGTCTTTGTATTTCTTGTTGCAAGCTCGCGGGCAGGGTATCAATTTGATCTAGCTCCAGTTGATCTGGCCACGAATCTCTCTTGAATTGTTGGTAAAAATTTCTCCAGGATTTCTGACTCTGTAAATTTTCAAAAAATCCAACTTTACCAGATTGTTGTGAGTAATGCAGAAAATTTTCTTTGTCAGGGTCATCATAGTTTGGTATATCCATATAATCTTCAAATGTGCGGAATCCTAATTCGCGTAAAGTTGTCAGAGTATTCAATTCCCCGGCCATAACAAACGGTCTGTGATTGGCCATGCTCAACCAAATTTTTTCAGTCAGCCAGGTGTTGGAAAATGGGCGGTCAAAATCTGTTTCGCTTATAATTTGGAATACAGTATCGCCATACGCACTTTGATTGATATGGGCCCAGGCCTCAGGAGTACCAAAATACTTGTCAAATTGTCTCTGTGAGGTTTGAAAAAATGTTTCCTGCTCATCTTTGGTCAGATCAGACAAAACCAGTCTGACTGAATCATATTCTTCTGGTTTGACCATGAATGACCACGATAAGTGTTGCGCAATTGGTGAATCCAATAATTTAAATAACAATCTACTTCTGTGAATTTTATCAGGTTTGCCGACCATGAACAAAATCTTTGTTTTTGTAGAGTTCCAGTTATCCATCGTGATACAGGTTTTTCTAACACTGATACTGTGATATAATCTGTATAGCGGATCATCTACATACAAAATTTCTGCTACATGATCAAACTGCAAATTGAATGGTTTATAATACCTATTGAGCGTCAACAGTATTTTTTTAAACTTGCAGGTTAACTGACTTAGAAATTCTTGAAATTGTTTTTGCCAATAAGGTTCAGCAGATTCACTTATGTAAATAATCAATATGGGCGGCAAGTTTGTTTGAGTGACCAATCTTGACAGCTCTTTATCTAAAATTGTTTGCACCTGCTGACTGATAAATTTGGAATCGGTGGTGTTTGAAAAAAATGACAGTGAAGTCAAAGACAGCGTATGAAAATTTAATCCCATGAATTACTTTAACTCCTTTACGTTTAAGTGTCGGAGTGTGGCCTGCAACATGTCAATCTGTCTACGGCAGTCTTCGAGTGCATGATGGCTGGTAGGAGGCTTGGGCAGGCCGGGCCACAGGCTGTACACCGTCCTGGCGTCACGCACATTGTAGAACTGCCAAGGCAGGCTTTTGCCATAGCTCTTGTAGGCATGTTCCAAGATGTTCATGTCATAGGTAGGACCATTGGCCCAAATAAACTTGTGTTGCCAGGCCAGTTTGTAAAGACTGTCCAAGGCCTTGTCCAAGGGCACCCGTCCTTCTTCGCAGAATGCTTCTGCCTGTGCTTCTTTCTGCGTTGACCACCACTGTACTGTGCCATCTTCTATGGCACGAGTTTCTTGACTTTCAAGGGTAATACGAGCATAGTAGCAACGATCATAGTAGCCTGTGCCAAATGGATCAAAACTCTGTGCCGCAATGGTCAAAATAGTGGCATCCGGGCCAGTGGCCAGGCCTTCTATGTCGATCATCAAGGAAGTGCTCATGCTGATAGTATAACATGAATTTTGATATTAGTCTACAAAATTTTTTGTTGAATCAATGTTATTTTGGCAAAAATGTGTGTATCACAATGGCTTGTTTGTTTGTAAACCCGTTGGCAATAAAATTATCAGTGTCGTGTAGATTGTTGCTGTTCCAATATATAATGCTGTTGTGCTTCCATTGATATATCCCTTGTATTGTGAGTTTTTTTACCAGAGATTCCGAATTATGGCTTAGATGGGATTTATAAATTTTAAATGCCGAATTGTCTTCTTCGATTTGATCTTTTTCAAAACGAGTCTTGAGTGATTGGTTGCTGTCACTGCTCTGATCAAATACTATGGTGCTCACACGCTCAACTAAATCTTTGTTGTGATCTACGCTGTAGGGTATCAGCATAGATAGTGCTGGCTTGCGATCAGTAAATCCATCGCAGTGATAGGCGTCTGTGTGTATTCCCCAGGGTCTTGTTTCATTCAAAAACATACCAAAAATAAGACGCAGGTCTTGACCAAAAAGTTTTTGAATACTAGAAAAAATATTTCTCTGGAACCAAAAATTATAAGAATTTTTTTCGTCTACACCATGACAGTCATTGTCAAGTATTTTAATTGCAGGTATGTTTGAGAAAACATCGACCCACGACTGGATTTCATCAGTTTCAAACACATCAAACAGTTGTCCTGCTGCAGGATTCAAAGATTGCATAATAGATACTGTTTAAAAACATCAGATTCTGTGAAATCAAAGTTGACAGATCCATTGAATCCTATGTATGATGTCGTTATCTCTCTGGCATCGTCGGTGCACAGTTTGATTTTTTTATGCATGAAACTTTCATTTAGTTCAAATCCATCAAAATCAACTTTGACGATCTTGATATAAACATCAGCTGTGATTTTGCCTTCGCTGTCAACGACAGTGTCGGTGTTGGAATTTTTGCCGTAAAATTTAAATGCGATCTGTGTTGGCAAAGTTATATCAAATTGCAGTCGTGCTCTATGGTCATGTCCAGGCAAGACAAGTATGGACTCTTGGTCGTGAGAGACCTCCAAAGTCATGTGCCGGCCGTCAACTAGGCCAAACTCAAAATCAAATCCAATTTTACATGTATTTAATTCAGACATTTATCAATGTTTCCAATAAAAAATGATTGTCAAGATTATCTGCCACTGTGTAACCTAATTCGCGACTGACTGCGTTTAATTCTTTGACCCATTTGGCCCGTACCGCCGGAGTGCTATCAATTGACTCATTGATCCATAAACTAGGTTGTGATCCAATTATACGCACTCCCAACTCTTCTTTGTTCTCGTCAAGATAGGTATTTGGAAATATTCCCAATGTTCCGCCCCATTGTATTACCAAAATGTCTCGATATTCAACGTGGTCACGCAACCACTGTTTTATAAAATCTATGTCTTTTTCGGTTTCGTTGACATACCCAACAATATTTAATAACAACAATCCAATGTTGTTTTTTTTGGCCTGGGCCAAATGAAAATCAATGGCTTCGTTGGAAAACTTTTTACCAATTTCATATCTGATGTGTTGATTTAGATTTTCAATTCCCACTGCAAGTTTTTCGGCCCCACTTAATCGCAACAGATCCCATTCACGCTCAGATGCAGTGCTGACATTCCTAAAAATATAATAGCCAGACCACCTAAACTTGACTTCAGACTTTTGATTGAAATCTGCCAAAAGTTCTAGTAGTCTCATAAACTCTTTTTGATTTCCGTTGGTCAAAGAATCCTGGAATTTGAAAGTGCTGATATTGTATCTTTGGTATTGCGCCAGCATTTCGTTAAAAATATCGTCGGCGGTTCTCCATTGAAACCGTTTCCAATTGGCGATGTAATCACAAAATTTACACTGTCTCACACAACCTCGACTGCCAATCAACGGCATAACCTTTTTGTCGTACACATCAAAAATATAATCATCATAATTGGGCATAGGCAAAGATCGCAGTTCGTCTTTGCTGAGCTCTTGCCATTCCAATGAATTTATTCCTGCATAGTTGGAGTTGCCAATCAACAACTCATATAGACTGTTTTCGCCATCGCCCCTGACATGATAATCAAAAAATTTAAGCCGCAACATGTCATCTATGTATTGAGATTTACCTGTGAATGTTGCTAGGCAACCAGCGCCGCCTACAATAATTTTAACGTCAGGATCTAATTTTTTGATATAATATGCCATCCATTTTGCTGAGTGTTGGCACACATAACTAAACAAGCTGAGTGCCACAAACTTTGGTGACCAACTCAAGATCTGCTTGGCTGCGCTGATAAAGATTTGTCTAAGCACCTCACTGGTTTCTGGATCAGCATGCCCATCAAAGAAAAATCGTATCAATTGTTCTTTTTGAGGATGATTGCCGACGTACTGATAAATTTCAACGTTTAAATCCACAGCTAAACAACTATGCCCAGATTTTTCAATTATGGGTTTTAGAGCCGCAGGAGCCATTAAAGGTATAGAACTGTCAGTCCAAGGAACTGTGCATATCACTACATCTTTATGATTTGAATTAGGATTGTCAAGGCATTGCCACATTAAATCAGTGTAACAAAGTTTATTAAAAAAGTCAATGATTACTAACCAATTACCCAGGTAAGAGGTTGGCTGGCATCCACATAGTTCTTCAAATCTTCTATGCATCGATCCATGGCGGCCTGGGCTTCGCCTTTCATGGCTGTGCCATTCAGGCTGCTGCCACCTTGAGGTCCAGCATATTGTCCAAACTTTTCTCTGGCTTCGCCAATGATCATTTTACAGTTGGCTGTCATGTAGTCGCGGATCCATTGGCGTATTTGGTAGTCGCTGAGTAGATTGAATTCGGGTTTGAGATTGTAGGTCCAAAGCAGGACATTTTCACCAGTGCCTTTGGGATCACGGATCAGTTGCAATTTCTTTGTGACCGGATTCCAGGTATAGTTCATGTAGGCACCAAACATCTTGCCGGCCTGTTCCACATACTGGCTGTAGAAGTCATAAGTAGCAAGTCCGCCTGCCACGTTGAAGTTCATCAAATATACGTTTAAACTGGCCTGACTGAACGGATCAAAGTTACTGGCAAAGGGCCCAGTGCTGTCACCAAAAGTTCTGCGGAATATTTGACGCACAGTTATCACTTCTTGTGGCAAGTCATAGATATTCACATTGGTTACTAGTTCTAAAAAGCTGTAGCTTTCTTCGTAGGCATTTTGTGCCCTTTGACGGTAAACACCAATGGTGCGTTGATAAGCGGCTTCGTAGTGTTCGGCATCCAGCTCGATGTCGATGATTTGATCGCCCAGTTGCAGGCGCACATAATCTATAAGTTCTTGTTTTAATGTTTCAGTGCTGGATTGACTTTCTAGTGCCATAGGAACTCCGTGTTCCTGTATTTATCTGCTTACCAGCGTCAAGAACCTTTAGTAAAAAAGTCCTGGCACGCACCCTGGCGCGACAGGTCATTGGTCACACAGTGTATGCCGCAGTCCCAGAAATATTTGTGTCTAAAAGGCATCACATGAACTTCTATACCATGTCTAGCACAGGCTGCTTCAACTTGATCATTGTGGGTACTGACCACTATGTTTTTGGGGTCTACTATGAGTATGTTTACATCAAATACAGTTTCTGATACCTGCCCGACCCACTCATCAAAGTAGTGATCCACCATGTTTATGAGATTGTTGTCCTGCTCAAAGCCGGGCATGAACCACCGTCCTTTGTTGCGTTTCATGCTAGTTTCAAACTCACGCATGTGTGCATAGTTGCTGGGTGGCAAGTAGACCACTTCCCAATCAGGAAATGTGTCGGTATAGGTAGGCACATCATTGAGACTGATAATCAAGCCAGGCGTAATAGGACAGTACACTGCATCACCGTGGCCGCCGGCATTGACCACATGATTGCGTGTGCCAGGAAACAACTCATTGACCTGGGCCAGTATGGCCTGCTTGTCGTCGTGATAGGTCTGTGTGGCAAAGTACAAGTCTTGACCAATGCGACTTACAAAACAACCATTGACAAAATCCAGGTCGGTGTAGACAATCTCGTTGCCTTGAGACTCGATGTCATCCAGCACATGCTTGTAAAATTTTAATTTGGCGTCGAGGTGTGCCTGATCTACCAAATTAAACTTGGCAAATTTTTCTTGCACTTCCTGGGCGAATTCTGGCAAGGCCTCGTAAAAATCTGTTGGTCTAACAAAATCTGGCCACCAGCTCTGCTTGTTTTGTCTATAAAACACACTCCAGGCATGACTTGCATTTGGTATTTTTGGAATCCAAAAACGATCTTGAATCATTAAAAAATAGTCACGTGGCGCTGTGGGTGGTTGGACCCACTTGCCTTCAACAAATAATTCGTCCAGATCGTCAGGAAATTCAGGACGAAAAACTTTGACTCCAAATCGGTTTGTCAGCAGACTGATTAGACGTTGATAATCTTCTTCGGTCTCCTGAGCCAGTAGTTCGAATCTGTTGCGTGTTTCTGCGTTTTTGATCCAGTGGTAGAATTCTGGAGGGTATGTGCGACCCACCAGGCATACTTGCAACGGATCCCAGTGTTGATAAACATTGTACATTAATGAGCCCTCAATATAATTAAATTTTCGTTTCCGCGACCGTTGAACTTGGTTTCTGTGGCTCGGATATCTTTAAACACCTTGCGGGCCGCGGGTTTTCCGCCTGACAATAGTTCTTTTAACTGCTCTGCAGGCTTGCGTAGCGTTTTCTGCACGGTTTGCATGGTATCAAAGCCCACAATGGCTGATCCTTTGACGCTGAAGGTTCCAAGATGAGCATCGGCCATGACATGGATCAACTTGCGTTTTTTGGTGTCGTACAACCAGGCTTCGCCAGCACCCACCAATTGTGCTGGTGCTATGCTGGTCAGTTTGAGTTCGGTAAAGTCTTTCATGTACTTGAATTTAGCTGACAACTTCTCAGGGCTCACTGTTTTCTTGGCTCTGGGTTTGCGTTCAACTTTTTTGATCTGCACATAGTTGCCACAGTCGGCTATGACCTGTTCAATGAACTTGATGCATTGTTTGATTTGATTTTTGTTTAGGTGGCTGTAACCTTCCGCCAGATCCGCATCGGTGCCTTCTAAAACTTCTTCAAACTCGGCCAACTTGCGTTTCCACACATCAGCGATCGTGCCCACCATGTTAGGGCTGATGTTCATGCCACGGATCTGTGCAATGGGTTTCCAGTCTGCGCTCATCTTGGCACCAGCGGCAATGAAATCATCGAACATGCCTTCCAGTTCGCCGGCACACTCTGATACCTTTTCACGCAGGTGATCCTGTATGGTGAGTTTGGCCACTGCGGATTCTGCGGCCACTTCGTCCTTGTCACGGCGCACTTCTTGTTTTACTTTGAGCATGTTGGCAATCTGTTCGTCGATGATGCATTGTTCATGCTCGTTGAGTTGTAGTCCTACCAAGGTCATCCTACACACCCAGGCCGGTGTGAGTCGAATTTGGCTGTCAGGAATGCCTCGCATGAGTTTGGCATCCTTGGGTCTGTGATTGACGTCCAGGTACTGGCACAGCATGTCTTTGGCATCTTTTTTACCATAGTGATAATTATACCAGGCAAAAGCCTTGCTGAATGCACTGATGCGATTTTCTTCTGTGGGTTGGAATTTCCAGTCAGGCTCGTGCCCAACATATTTGGTTTCTGCGCCTTTGGGATTCAAGGGTTTGATCACTGTAGCGGCTCGTGCATTCATGGGCTCTCCTGAGTGTAAAACATAATTATAGCATTTTAGGTATTTTTGGTCAACCGCCTAAAAGTGCCGCAAAAGTAAGGTGTTGCTCTAGATTTGTGATCAGGTCTTCAGCTTGCTGGATCAGCTCTTTGTAGTGATTAGTTTCTCGGTGAAGTCTACGGCACTCCACGCTTTCCATGTCTGCGGCCACCATGGCCGAGTCTATGGTTCTGACCATTTTCAGCAGATCCTTACGGGCCACTTTGTTTTGGATCGTGGCAATTTGACGTTCTGCACGATCCAGGCGTTGATACAATTCTTCCATGAGTTTAAGTATACTATAAGTTGATTTAACGGTCAATCTGGAATTATGAACATAAATATCTATACTATGTTTTATGTATATACCTATTTAAGAGAAGACGGCTCCCCGTATTATGTTGGCAAGGGTAGTGGAGATCGTGCCTACAAAAAATGGAATAAAAAAGACATTAAACCACCAAAAGATCAAACTCGTATTATTATAGTAGAAGATAATTTAGATGAACAATCTGCATTTGATTTAGAAATTAAATTGATTGCCCAATATGGACGCAAAGATTTAGGCACAGGCATACTACACAACAAAACAAACGGAGGTGAAGGATCGTCTGGGCATAAAATAGGTGGATGGCAATGGAGTGCAGAATCTAGAGAAAAACGCAAAGGTGCCGGCAATCCAGCGTTTGGAAAAGAACAGAGTGTAGAAATTATACAGAAAAAAGTAGAAAGCTGGCTTAAGACCACTGGAGGTAAGCAAAATCCAGAATGGATAGAAAAACGTGCTAATGCTAGAAGGGGTAAAAAACAACCAGAGGGCACCGGAGAGAAAATTGCTGCAAAATTAAGAGGTAGAAAACAATCACCAGAGGCAGTAGCTAAACGAGCGGAGTCGTGTAGGTTATCGTGGGCTGGTAAAAAAGCACTAAATATTTGACTATGCCAAGACTCTCGTTATATAGGCCTAATAGAACGGCCGATTATCAATATCTAGACAAAATAATCTCAGAACAATATACAGTGGGAGGCCTTGACCTTTTCGTACATAAGTATCTTGGGCCACAAGGTGCTGGACAAGACAATGGCAACAATGATGCTACCCTGCCCAACTATCCTTCAACCGATCCGCTTTTTATCCAAGACCTATTATTGTTGGAAAATCGCGATCGAGTATATGCTCCTGATGTGTTTGTCATGCGTGGTGTGTATCGCACACAAGACATAGATTTTGATCTCACCCAGTTTGGCTTGTTTTTAAACGGTGACACTTTGTTCATCACCTTCCACTACAACGACATGATTGACACGTTTGGCCGCAAACTCATGAGTGGTGATGTCATAGAAGTGCCCAACCTTAGAGATTACCATCCCTTGGACACTACCTTGGTCAAAAGCCTGGCTAGATACTATGTGATCCAGGATGCCAACTTTGCTTCAGAAGGATTTAGTCAGACCTGGCAACCTCATTTATGGCGTATCAAAGCCACGCCCATGGTCAATGCTCAAGAATTCAGTCAGATCATTGATCAGCCGTTCATGCCGGAAAACATCTGGGACCCAGGCAATTTTTATCCTGCCAACGAAATTGTCAACAACGGTGGCACATACTACCGGGCCACGCAAAATGTTCCACCGGGCACTGACATAACGAATACCGCTTACTGGCAAGTGGTCACTCCTGACACCGTGGGTGACAAGCAAAGCACCAGACCCAAGGATCTGGCTCTCAATGATGCTATCCTGGCACAAAGCTACGAAGAGGTACCACTCAGTGGCTATGACAATGTGAAGTTTTATATATTGCCCACACAAGACGGAGAACCTGGACAGTATGGTATCACTACAACCACCGACGGTCCTGACTCAGCTGGTGGGCAACCTGCCTTGGATCAAACACCCACTGGATTTGGCTATGCCAGTGGTTATCTTACTGGTAGCACCCATGCACTCAATGGCCTGCCAGTTACGCCTGGAGTTCAGTTTCCTCCAAATCCGGCCTCTGGTGCCTACTGTTTACGTTTGGATTATTTCCCCAACCGCTTGTTTCGTTACAATGGACGTGCCTGGATTGCCATTTCAGACAATGTGAGAACGGATCTTGATTATGCCACCCAGGCGCTGACACAACGAGCCAGCTTTGTGAACAACACATATACTGTGCCCACCACAGACCTTGGCAACATTCCAAGCCGTCAGAGTTTAAGTAAGATTTTAGAAATCCAGCCCGACAACGGCGACCAAGGTGGTAATCTTCCACCCAATCCTAGACCCCCAGGACGATAATGGCACAATTTTTTTATGACCAACAAATACGCAGATTCCTGTTGCAGTTTGCCAGAATCTTCAGTAACTTTGATGTGGAATACGGTACCAACCAATTTGGTCAAGGTCCAGATTCAGAACAAGACACCTTGGTGCGTGTGCCAGTTCGTTACGGTGATGCCAGCCGCCAGGCCCAGACCATCCTGCAGAACAACTCGGCCAACGACATGCCATCAACTCCCTTGATGACATTTTATATCACAGAATTCAAATATGATCGGCCTCGTATACAAGAACCTTATTTTGTAAACAACATCTCAGTGCGTCAACGGACCTGGGATTCTGATACGCAGAGCTATGAAACCACACAGGGCAATGCATTTACCATAGAACGCCAGATGCCAGTGCCGTTTGAGATGCGTGTAAACCTTGACATATGGACCAGCAACACCAATCAAAAATGGCAGTTGCTTGAACAGATCCTGACCTTGTTCAATCCCAGCCTGGAAATACAAAGCACTGACAATTACCTGGATTGGACCAGTCTGAGTGTGCTATACCTTGAAGACATACGATACAGCAGCCGGGTCATTCCGGTCAACGCAGACAATCCCATAGACATAGCCACCTTGACTTTCCGCTTGCCCATGTGGATCACTCCTCCGGCCAAGGTCAAAAAATTGGGTGTTATTGAACGTGTTATTGCCAGCGTGTATGATGCACAAGGCGACTTGGTCAATGCCTTGAACAACAGTGATCTTTTGTTGGGCACTAGACAGCGATTCACACCTTATGGTTATCAGGTCCTGTTGATAGACAACAAACTACAGGCCCTGCGTCAACCACAGATCGTAGACGAACCCAATGCCAGCTTGACACCGCCAGATAGTCCCGACAGTAACCTGCTATGGGCCAGCGTGGTTGGCATGTATGGCACTCTAAGGCCGGGTATCAGTTATATCAGTCTTGAACAACCCGATGGCAGCCAGGTCACAGGCACCGTGGTTTTTGATCCTACTGATGACAGATTCCTGTTGTTTGACATTGATGCTGGTACAGTTCCAGCCAATACTCTGGATCCTGTCAACGCTGTGATTGACCCTTTGATCAGCGGGCCTGGATCTGGTTTGCCAGCACCAGCAGTGGGTCAGAGATATTTGCTCACACAAGACACTGGTAGCTATTCTAATCCCAATCAGACCAATCCAGATGCCTGGTCTGGAACCAGTGGACAACCTTTGGTGGCACGCCGCAATGATATCATAATCTACGATGGCACACGTTGGCAAATTTATTTTGACAGTGGAAGCAGTCCTGATAATATACAGTATGTCACAAATATCACCACAGAGATACAATATCGTTGGACTGGCTCAGCCTGGGTCAAGAGCTATCAAGGACTTTACCCAGGAGGCATGTGGAGTCTAACACTGTAACCGCGGTAGGAGTTTGGTTTTATACAGCCACAACTCACAGGTATCTTTATCTCATGCGCAACGATCCCAAACACCCCGGAAGTTGGGGCCTGCCTGGCGGACGTGTAGAGTTGGGTGAAACCTTGATCGAGGCCATCACAAGAGAATGTGAAGAAGAATTAGGATCAATGCCCAAATATCAACGCATTGTTCCATTGGAAAAATTTACCACCGCCGACTCTGGATTCGAATATCACACCTTTTTTTGTATAGTTGCCGAGGAATTCCGGCCCCAACTCAATCACGAACACTTGGGATATGCATGGTTGGATTCTGGTGTATGGCCCCGACCCATGCATCCGGGTCTATGGAGCACTGTGAATTTTGAAGCAGTTCAAAACAAAATTGTCACTATCGAATCAAGATTTACTGCGACACATCACAGTAACTGATCCAATCTTGATAGTTTGTGGTGCGCACATTGGCACAGTCTAACCAGGCCGCAGGCATGTTGGTGGGCTCTCCGACCAAATAAAAATCCACAGGATAAGTTGTGAAGATTTGAGATATGTCTGTGATCCAGGTATCTCGCCCGGGACTCAAATCTTGAGTGTAACCTAACAAAAATATTTCCTTGTGTCCATCAAAAGCAGCCAGATAGATTATGGTGGCCATATCCAGGATCCTGGGCTTGTTGGGTATGAGATAGAAATCTCCAGGGTTGGCTATGCAGTTTCGTGCTGTAGTGTAGACCACGTTGTCTTGATTGTAGGTTGACTGTTTGATTTGTGATAAAGGACCGGAATCGGTTTCCACCACAAAATCTAAACGCATTTCCAGAGCTATGGATCCCACGCCATAGGTCTGTAATTTTTTACTGCTGAGCAAGCCGCCGCGATGCCGAGCCAGCCTGGTGTAATCAAACCTCCATCGGTCTTCGGCACTGCCTATACATGCAGCACGACCACTGATGTGTTGATTTTCTATGGAATTTGGAATCCATTCACGTGTTTCGTGTTTGCGACCACCAGACCAGCGTGTTTCTAGTATGACAAACTCGCCCGGATATTCCGATCTATATCGGGCAGTCATCAGGTCCTACCTATAGCAATCTCTATGCGTCCTATGCCGGCACTGCTGTGATCTTCTAGAGACTTGCCAATGATGCAGGCTGGTTCGTACTTCTTGGGATCAAGGCGTGTGGCCACACCTGGAATGGCGCTGGCAACCAATCGGTCACCTTTGGCTATGGTGCCTGTGACCATGCAAGGCACTCGACCAGTCAAGGCCACGGCTAACACATTGTCTCCGGTCTGTGTGGCATTCATCAAATAGCTGGGGTTAGTAGATATCACTCCAGCCACACGTGTGCTGTGGTCTGTGCTGGCAATGGTGATTTCAGCCGGACCACCAAACTCTACCACTGTGCCTGGAGAGTAGTTATCGTCGGCCACATACATCTCTGCCAAGTCAGCGTATTGCGCACTGGTGGCTTTGGCAAACACTGTGTTAAAATATCCCGTGGAACTTCCAATGTTGCCTACTGCGTTGGCCTGACCATTGCGAATATCAGTGTTGACCACAATCACACCACTGCCATTGGGTGCCAAGGTGATATTGCCATTGCTTGAAGTGCTGATAGTCATTGGTCCTGTGTCAACAATGTTACCAACTAAACTCAAGTCACCACCAGCAGTGACAGTTCCTGTGGCACTGATAACCCCAGTTACAAACTGTCCTGTGGTGGCCACAACAACCACGTTGCTGGTACCGCCGATACTAATGTTGGCATTGCCACTGGGTGTTTGAATATCAATGCTGGTTGTACCATTCTGTACACGATCACCTAAAATGTTACCGCTCAGTGTGGCATTGCCCGAGACGCTCAAATCGCCCGTAATTGCTACCAATCCTGAGCTAATTGTCTGCACCGTGCTGCCAGCAATATTACTACGTATGTTTCCGCCCGAGGCAATCACTGCCACGCTTGATGTTCCAAAGCTGATGCTGTTGGAACTCAAGGCTGATATTTGACTGGTCACATAGGCCACAGTGGCAATGTTGCTGCCACCGGGTGTAATAGCATCATGCACCCGCAGGGTACCGTTGGTGGTGTCCACTGTGATTTCTGCCAAGGCTCCAGTAAAAGCCGCATTTTGTGCGTTGGTTCCGCGTCTGTATTGTACTTGTGAGGCCATTTTAAGTTCCTATATGCTATTTATGTTACTATGGCACGGTCTGTTACTCTGCGCCAATTTGTGCCATCAGCAAAGGCCGGCACTGGGCCGCCGGTTTCGTTGGTCACGTATATCATGGCCCCAGCTATCGCGGCACTGGGCAACGTATTGGCGGTATAACTGGGCAAAACAAGCTGATCTGGGTAGATCAAGCCCGATGTAACCAGCGTGCCAAGATCTGCTTCACTGTCCACAGGGGCGGTTATCAGGCCAAGATCTTCCGATACCGTAACTGGTTCGGTCACTGCGCCAAAATCTGCTCCATCTACAAAGAGTTCGCTACCGCCCTGGGTACCAATGGTTATGGTGTCTGTGGCGGGATCAATCACAATGCTGATACCAGTGCCAGCTGTCAAGGTCAGGGTATCAGCTATGCTGTCTGCCACAGCACTGTTGCCTCCGGTGACTGTGACGTTGCTGAACACATTGATACCAGATAGGCCAGCACCGTTGCCCAGGATATTACCACCACTAATGTTGCCAGTTGCTGAAATCAGTCCACCAGTCAGAACATTACCGCCAGTGACATTACCAGTGGCGCTCAACAATCCTGTAACAAATTCACCAGTGGTGGAAAATACAACAACGTTACTGACTCCACCAATTGAAATGTTGGCATTGCCGCCCGATGTGCCAATGTTGGCTTCGCTGGTGCCATTAAATATTCTGCTGGCACTGAATCCAGTGGCAAAATAGATGTTGGCCAACAAATAATTGCCAGCAATGTTGCCCGTGGCACTGACGTTGCCTGCTGTGGTTAGATTGGCACCTGCGACGTCGCCAGTAACACTGGCACTTGAACCTGTGATTACACCGCCCACTGTTGATGCAGCAGTTTGAGTGCCAGTGACGCTGGTAGAACTACCAGTTATTACTCCACCTATTGTAGAGGCAGATGTAGATGTGCCAGTTACACTGACACTGCTTCCAGTAATCACACCGCCCACTGTGCTGGCTGTTGCTACAGTTCCTGTGACACTAATATTGGTGCCTGTGTAATTAGTAGATGAAATATTGCCGCTAGTAATGTTGCCAGTGACGCTGAGCAATCCAGTTATAAATTGACCGGTAGTGGCAAACACTGCCACATTCGACGTGCCACCAACGGATACATTGACATTGCCGCCACTGGCTCCAATATTGGCTTCACTGGTGCCATTGAATATCCTTGATGAAAATATTCCCGATGCACAGGCCACGTTGCCTAAAAAGTAATTGGCCGTGACATTGCCGGTAGCCGACACAAGACCAGAAGTCAGGATATTACCACCTGTGATATTACCACTGGTACTAAAAGCAGCTCCAGTATTGCCGGTCAATACGTTAGCTCCATTGACTGTGAGTACGGAACCAGTGGTGGCTATCGACACATCCCCAATATACAATGTGCTGTTAGACAGCCATAAATCTTTCCATCTTAGGGCAGTATTTCCTAAACTATAAGTGACGTTGGCCGAAGGGAACAGGTTACCAGTAAACGTCACTGCTGTGTTACCAACGCTGACAACGTTGGCTGTGCCAGCTGAACTTATTGTGACATTGGCATTTGAATTGACCACCACATTTGACGTGCCGCCCGATATGGAGTTGGCCATGTAGTTTTGCGTAAACGTCAGGGCCGTGGTGTTGATCGTAATGGGATCATCAGTGATCAGTTTCCATTGCGTGTCGGCGTAGATGGCGCCTTCTGTGACCATGACAATCATGCCGGCTTCAATTTCACCGTTTTCGTTGCCGTCGCTGGTCCTGTCCCAGGTACCATTGGCACCCGATCCCAAGGTGGTCACAAGGTAAAGTCCGTTTTGGCTACCTGTGGTTTGTCCAGTGACCAAGATCCTGTCACCCTTGACTAGATTTACACTGTCAACCACACTGGGCGCACCACCACTCAAATTGATATTGGTAGCAGTAACTACTCGCGTGGACTGTTTGTAGTCTAAGTTGAATATCTGCGCGGCACGCGGTTTGGTTAAGCCCATGGTTGTTCCATTAATATCCAATATTTAGCCAAAAAAATAGGACTGTGACCAGTCCTATTTTTTCACAACTTTGAGCTATTAAACGCGGCCGACCACAACTTCAATCACTGCATCGCCTTCGCTGTCGGCTAGAGCTTTGCCGATCACTGTGCCTACCTGTGGGTTGGCTTCGGCTCTTGCGGTTCCGTTGCCGGCACTGACCATCATGTCGCCTTTGCGTACTGTACCAGTTACGCTTGTGGGCACACGTCCGGTGAGTGCTACCATGGCTGTGTGTTCGCTCTGTAAACCGTCGTTCATCCTGTAGCTGGGATTGGTTGAAATCACACCTGCCACACGCGAACAACCATCATTTACACACAAGGTAACCTCTGCTGAACCGCCAAACATGACCACTGTACCCGGCGCATAGTCTGCGTCAGCGGCATATTTCTCAGCCAAGTCAGCGTATTGCGCACTAGTAGCTTTGGCAAATATGGTGTTGAAGTAGCCAGTTGAGTTACCAATATTGCCTACCGCATTGCCCATGTTGTTTATGATACCAGCCGAGGTAAATGTGACTATGCCGCTGCCGGCAACATTGACAGCAATATTGCCTCCAGACGACAACACTTTTACATTGCTGGTGCCTGACTGTATACTGGTAGCATCAATACCTGTGAGCTGGCTACCATTACCAATAAAGAAGCTGCCGGTGATGTTGCCAGTAGCACTTACAATGCCGCCTGTCAATACATTACCGCCGGTGATGTTGCCAGCAACACTTGATGATGTGGTTGCACCAGCTAAAACAGTTTGTCCACCTGCTGGATTAGTCATCACGATCGCTGTGGCATTGGCACTGATTTGAGCATTGCCCAGATAGATTGTGCTGTTGGCCAAATACAAATCTTTCCAGCGTCTTGTGGCTGTACCTAAATCGTATGTGACGTTGGCTGCTGGTAAGATATTGCCCGAAAATACGCTGTTAAACTGACTGATATTCAGTACATCGTTGGCTGCGTTTACGTCAAAGTGAATGTTACCGTTGGCCTCGGGGATCTCTATGCGTGACGTACCATTTTGAATTAGGTCAGTTGCAACGTTACCAAGGATGGTAGCATTGCCTGTCACTTCCAAATCACCTACGATATTTACTGTTGCACTGCTATCGCTAACAGACACCGAAGCGTTGCCTGAACTATTGGAAATAGTGGTAACAGTTGTAGTGGTTGTCAAGTTTCTGACATCAATCAAGTCGCCCGGAGCCGGAGCTTCAGTGAATAAGAGTGTGACTCCAGAAACACTGTAGGCCGTGATTGGTATCTGTTGCACACCGTTGATGCTGACGATTGTGCCAGCTGTGGTGGCATTGGCTGTGAGTGTGAATGACACGGTACTGCCGTCACCGTTGAACTGCTGATCAGTAATAACTGTAAACGCTGGAACACCTACACTGGTCCATTGAGTGTTGTCATAGACCTCAAGACTGTCAGTGGTGGTGTTGAAACGGAACATGCCAGTGACCCCTGTTGCAGGACGTTGTGCTGTGTTGCCCACTGGCGTCTTGAACGACGTAGTTGTGTCAAAGTTCACTATGGCATTGGTGACCTGTGTGCTTGAACCAAAGCTGGCTGTGCCTGTGCCGGCATCCACATAGAACACGTTGGCCAAGGTGTCGCCATCCACTGCAAAGTCGGTGTCAATGTCTGAACCATTGATGGTGATCCTGCCTGCAGCTGGTCCATCTATAGTACCGCTGGTAAGTGCAAGGTTAGCACCTGTGATGTTGCCGCTTACACTGGCGCTTGATCCAGTGATCACTCCGCCCACTGTTGATGCAGCTGTTACTGTGCCACTGACACTGGCACTTGTGCCTGTGATCACACCACCCACGGTGCTGGCAGCTGTTACTGTGCCGCTTGCGCTGACCGAGGTGCCAAACACATTGCCATTGAAATTGGCGGCATTCACGTTGGCTCCAACTGTGACTGTGTTTGATGTTTTGTTAAATGTGAATCCACTTGTTGCATTGGCTGTGCCATTATCGTTGAATATGACCTGTGTATCGGCACCGGGCGAGCTAAGGTTACCTGAAATGTTACCAAAGAAGTTGGCTGCAAACACGTTGCCTGTGGCCGACACATTGGCACTGGTCAAGATATTGCCAGTAGAGCTGACTGTGCCACCTGTGCCTAGATTGCCCACTGTGGCAGTTCCGGTGGCACTTACTGTGCCACTAGTGGCAATGTTGCCACCTGTTACAGTACCAATTGCGCTGACCACACCGCCAGTGACCAAGTTGCCCACTGTAGCTGTACCAGCTGCACTTACAGTTCCGCCTGTGGCCAAGTTGCCACCAGTGACTGTGCCAGTTGCACTTGCAGTACCACCAGTGGCCAAATTACCACCTGTGACAGTGCCCGAAACGTTGGCTGTTCCACCTGTTTCTAAATTGCCACCAGTTATAGTACCAGTTGCACTGATAGTGCCGCCAGTGAAAAGATTACCCACTGTGGCTGCGCCCGTGGCAGAAATCGCTCCTGTTGTGCGTATATTGGCACCCGTGATGTTGCCACCTGCACTAACTGTGCCACCAGTGGCCAAGTTGCCCACTGTGGCTGTGCCAGTGGCACTAGTTACCCCAGTTACATATACGCCTGCGGTTGCAAATACGGCCACGTTGGGAGTGCCGCCAACACCAATCAATACGTTGCCATCGGTCACGGGTATGTCTACATTACTGGTTCCATTGACCAATTTCTGTGCAGACGTGGCATTGGCCACACCAGCCAAGAAGAAGCCATTACCAAAATAGTAGCCAGCTGTGGTTATGTTGCCTGTAGCGCTGACGATACCGCCAGTGAGTATGTTTCCACCAGTGACATTGCCTGTACCAGAAATAGTTCCACCAGTGGCCAAGTTACCTGCTGTGGCTGTGCCAGTTGCACTTACAGTTCCACCAGTGGCTACGTTACCACCAGTGATGGTTCCTGTGCCGGAAATTGTTCCGCCTGTGGCAAGATTTCCACCAGTGATAGTACCAGTTGTACTTAAACTTGTGCCTGTGGCAGCACCAATGTTGGGTGTGGTCAAGTTTGCACCGGCTTTGACCGAGATATTGCCAAACCCATCAAAGGCTGTGGTGTTGTTGTCAACCCTGGCACTGATCACTGTGCCGTTGATGTCAATACCGTTGCCTTCTGTGTAGACCTGTGTCTGGCTGAATTGAGCAAATGTGATCTGACTGGTGCCAAATGTGATGGTGCCCGAAGGTGAGTCAACGATGTATGCTGATCCTGCATTGACATTACCGCTGGTGACAAAGAAGTAATCGTTTATGCTCAGTGTGTTTGCACTGGCTGGTCCATAGGTGTCAGTGTCCGAGCTACGTGTGATTGCCGTGGCATTGGAATAGACATAGATACCGTTGAATACTGCGTTGCCTTCGTCTTTGACCAGGATTCTTGTGCCCACGGTCTGCACGTTGGCTGTGTCAATGGTGGTAAAGGTTCCGGTGGTCTGGATGTAAGCACCCACACCGTTTGATACACCGTTGGGTTGAGTATAGGTAATAGTACCGCCTGTGGCTGTGGCCAAGGTGGTGTTGGTGGCCGCAACCACTGCTTGGTGATAGCTGATGGCCGTGGTAACCAATTGATCCACATAGAATTTGGAAGTGGCTGCTGTGTTGCCTGCCGGCTGGAGAGCCAGGCCCAAGATTTGTTTGTTATTCAAGACCACATTGGCAGCAGATTCAATGTTGATGTTGCCCGAAGCATTTACTATGCTCAAGCCTGAACTGCTGTATAATTGTGCGGTGTTGACATTGGCACCAGTGATGTTGCCTGTGGCTGATACCAGACCTCCAGTGAGTATGTTGCCACCAGTGACGTTGCCTGACACACTGGCTGTTCCGCCAGTGGCCAAGTTGCCACCAGTGATTGTGCCTGTTGCTGAAACTGTTCCGCCTGTGGCAAGGTTGCCAGTTGTGGCGGTACCACTGACACTTAAATCAGTCAATGTGCCCACAGAAGTAAGGCTTGAGAATAAAACATTGGGACTTAGTGTATTACCCAATAAAGCGTTAGCGTTAACAGCACTGGCAGTAACGCCTGTCAAGAATGCACCGTTGCCAAGAAAGAAATTGTTGGTAGAAATATTGCCTGTGGCTGAAACTGTGCCACCTGTGTCCAAATTACCGCCCGTTACAGTGCCACTGGCACTGACTGTTCCACCAGTGTTTACGTTGCCCACTGTGGCTGTGCCTGTGGCAGATAGCAATCCTGCTGTGCGTATGTTACCGCTGGTGACGTTGCCCGTGGCACTGATATTGCCAGCGGTGCCAATAAAGCCACCTGTGATTGTGCCAGTTGCTGAAATTATCCCATTAGTGACAAGGTTGCCTACTGTGGCATTTTGTGCAATGTTGGCAGTTATTCCAGATAATGCTGCACCTGTGATGTCACCTGTGGCACTGACAAGACCACCAGTGAGCAGGTTGCCGCCTGTGACATTGCCTGTGGCAGTCAGTGGACCGGTGGCAAAATTTGCGGGTGTGACACCGTCATCACGAGTGACTGTGAACACATTAGGACCGGCTTCTTGGATCTGTAGATTGCCCAAATGAACTGGGCCTGCCAAATAAAGTTGATTCCACCGACTGGTGGTTGTGCCCAAATTATAGGTCACGTTGGCTGTGGGTATGACATTGCCACTTGCTGAAACGTTGGCACCAGTGATATCGCCGGTGGCGCTGACAGTGCCACCTGTGGCCAAGTTTCCACCAGTTACTGTGCCGGTTGAGCTTACAGTGCCAGTGACTGTGACAGCATTGGTAGTTTTGTTAAATCTAAATCCAGCAGTGGAATTGGCCAGACCATTGTCATTGAACAGCACATCTGTATTGCCACCACCTATGACAAGATTACCAGAAACGTTTCCAAAAAAGTTTGCAGCCGTGACATTACCTGTGGCGCTGACATTTCCTGCTGTGTTGATGTTGCCACCAGTGATGGTTCCTGTGGCACTGACTGTTCCACCAGTGGCTACATTGCCCACAGTGGCTGTGCCAGTTGCACTAACAGTTCCGCCAGTGGCCAAGTTGCCACCCGTGACTGTACCAGTAGAGCTAATCAAGCCCACTGTGGTTATGTTAGCGCCAGTGATGTTGCCGGTGACATTGAGAGCACTGATAATATTGCCGCTCAAGCTGGTAGTGCCAGCTACTGTGAGATTGCCACCTACAACAGTGTTGGCTGAATGTAGATTGGCATAGCTGGTAATGGTAATAACTGTGTTTGATTCTGCGGTGCTGGTAAAGGCCGTGATAAATTCACCAGCGCTTTCGTCCCACACAAAGGCTATGTTTTCGCTGGATCCGCGTTGGCCAATGTAGCCGATGTCAACTGTGGGGCTACCGGTCTGTCCAGATCCCAACAGTAAAATTGGGTCTTCAATGGTGGTGATGGTGGTGTCAATGGCTGTGGTGTTGCCTTGTACCGTGAGGTTGCCAGTAATGGTCAGGTTTGATCCATAGGTAAGATTGTTGGCGATCTTGGTGGCTGTGATCGAGTAGTTTTGCAGTTTGGTACCTGCATTGATACCCACATATAGGTTGCCTGATTGTGCATCAGTGACTTGATTGTTATTAATTCTTGTGACGGCCATTTTTGGTCTCCAGTTCGCCTTTTAACACCCCTAGCAAGCGGTTTTCTTGCTATAATAATTCTTCTAGCCATGCGAATTCGCAGGCTATGACTTATTTACCAGAGCCCAATAAAAAGGCAAATTGTGTGGTGATTTTTGAGAGTGTTAGCTCAGGGTTGAATACCCAAAATGCTGACAAAATCTGTGAGATTTTCGTGTTGCAAGTTTGAGATTTTGTCTAGCTCGGCAATTCTGGCCGTGGTATCTCCGTAGACTCTTACAAATTGTGTGTGCGGATAATCTGCGCAGATTTCTGTGATTTGCCGTATCCAGTTGCCGGCAAAGGTGGGCGGATGTGCAGATGTTTTGTAAAATTCTGTGTCTGCATACACATTGTTGAACTGGTTGTTTTCTCGAGGGCCCATGTCAAAACCCAGCAGATATACCATAGTGTGCCCATGGTCAGCGGCCAAGGCCACGGCGTTGGGCCCTGAGCTGTAGCCATGATATTTACGAAGCACGGCTTGAGCTTCCAGGCCCGGCAAGGGTCGTCGGGTGTGGAACTGATTGTGTTTGGCATAGCCAGATTCCTGAATGGCTGTGGCTATGGGCTGGTCTGTGGCCACCAGGACATCGGGCGTAAACTCTCTGTACAAGGCGTTGCACCCATAGATTTTTCCAAATTGTTTTAGCCATACAAGATCTACGTTGCGACGGCTGACTCCGTTTCCTAACACAAAAGCAGTGCTCATAAAAAATCCCCACTGTACTTATTGTGGGGATTTTGGGTTGGCTACAAAAAAATTAAGTCTTGTAGTTTTCTACGATAGCAAGATCCAGGTTGCCTGTGCTGAGCTGGCTGGTGCCTGCCCATGTGTCAACTTCGGCGCCCGACTTGGCTGTAACGCCTTCGTCGCTGAAGAAGTTGGCTGCAAACTCAACATCGTTGACCACTTGTGCATAATTCCAAACATCGCCGGTGTTGGCATTGCCACCTGTGGCACCGCCAGCAAAGTTCTGCAAGAACTTGTTGGTCAGTTTGCTGATTGGTGTTTCAGAAGAATCGTTGCTGAAGTAGCTGATGCTCATGTTACCAGCTGTGGGGCTTAAATCGCTGGTAAGAACACAGATACCTACTGCGTTTACACGACCAGAACCTGTGGAGCCCAAGGCAGCTGTGGCTGTGAAGATGGTTCCAAGTGCTGCGTTTGGAGCACCATAGCTGGCCCAGTCTGTGTTGCCTACCACTGTGATACGATAGGCTTGATTGGCTACCAAGGCTGTTCGGCTTGTGATATCTGCCACCAAGAATTTGTGTGAACCTTTTTGACGTATGATCTGTCCATCGGCTTCAGCGAATCCTGTCACAAACACACGACACTTGACAATAGGATAGTTGGTGCTGGCCACGGTAGGAGGCTGAGCTCCGCCAACCACGCCTAGATATTCCGTGGCCGAATCCCATACAGGACTAGGGTACACAGGTGCTGTCAAACTAGTTAGTGCATTGAAACCAATGTCTACACCTGGATTTGCACCGGTAGTAGAATTATAACCAGTTTCGATAATTTTTTTAATTTTGAGAGGACGTCCCATTTTTGTTTTCTCCTTAAAGAAGCCCAATGCGAGTTCTAGTCGCTACGCGGTGGGGTTAATCACCGCATAAAACGCAGGATTGCGTTGACAAGTATTTATGGCAAGGCAAATATTTTAGGTCAGTACATACAAATTAAATAGAACCATGCATACAGAAGAACTCATAGCGTTAGGCAATCAAGCCCGAGAAGACAACAATCCAGAATTGGCCTTGCAGTACTATGTGCAGGCCTTGACTCAAGATCGCAATTCGGCAAGTGCATTCAACAACTATGGCAATGTTTTGAGAGAGTGCGGTGATCCTGCGGGTGCCATACCTTTCTTGCAACGAAGCATAACTTTGGCTCCAGAGCATCCCACTGCGCAATTCAATTTGGCTGTGGCCTACTTGCTCATGGGCGACTACGAGCGCGGTTGGCCACAGTACGAAACACGCTGGAACTACGAACACCTGGCTGGCACGTTGCCCAATTACACACAACCGCGTTGGACTGGACAAGATGTCCGAGACAAAACTGTGTTGATCATGGGCGAGCAAGGTCACGGTGACAACATACAGTTTGTGAGATTTGTTGAGGATATTAAAACCCGCGGCGCCCGAGTTATCTTGGCAGTCAGCGCCAGCCTCAAACCCTTGTTGCAGGGAGAGGCCATACCCGACATTGTTTGCCCGGGCGACGCCTTGCCAGAGTTTGATTATTGGATTCCCATAATGAGCATACCTGCTGTAGTGGGTAGCACCTTGGAAAATCTTGCTCCTGTGCAGTATTATCTCACAGCCGACACAGCATTACAACGTACCTGGCAACAACGCCTGGGACCAAAAACTCGCTTGCGTGTGGGCTTCTGTTGGTCGGGCCGCAGAGACACCTGGATCAATCGTCACAAAGGCATGCCTTTTGCAACCATGTTAGAACTGATAAAAAGAAATCCCACGTATGAATGGGTCAATCTGCAGTGCGATTGTACCCCTGAAGAAGAAGAAGCCCTGGTAGCTGCAGGAGTCACAGCTTATCCAGGTAGCATACAGAGCTTTGCAGATTCAGCGGCCTTGCTCATGCACATGGATGTAGTCTTGAGTGTGGACACCGCTGTGGCGCACCTGGCCGGTGCATTGGGCAGACCTGTGTGGGTCATGCTGAGTCAATATGCTTTGGATTGGCGCTGGCTGTTGGATCGCGATTCAAGTCCTTGGTACACCACAGCCAGACTGTTCCGTCAACCTCAAATGGGTGATTGGAATTCTATCACTGACAAAATACACAAATTTCTAAGCTGGTACAAGGTCTGAAGGGCCGTAAACACTGTCAATAAACGTAGGATCAATTCCATACCGAATTAGAACTGACCTGGTTACATCTAAACATCCAGGGTCTTCGAGTTTTCTGCTGTGTTTCCAGATAATTCTGGTGGGTTCTTGATCAAATTGCTGTGCCTGTTCGTGCATGCCTGCCAGGGTCTGATGCGTCCATCCACCCGCCGACAACATAGGTGCATCTGGATGCGTGAGAAATTTTATAGGTTTTTCGGAGTCGCAACAGGTAAACGCAAAATAGCTGTCATATTCGGTTCCCCCTCCTATGAACATGCTGGGCCAGAGTTGATAATCTCCAAATCTGTCAATCATGTAGGTCCAAAATTTCTTTAATTGATCAACATTCCAGATCCACGGAGGCATGTTTTGTACTCCGGGTATGCGACTCATGTCTTGATCCAGCAGTTGTGTGGAATTAGGGTACACATCAAGATGCCTGAGTCCAGGCAATCGGTAGGTGGTTCGATATCGGTCTCCGGTTTTGAATGTGGCCAGGTCAGCTGGTCTCAACAAAAAATCTTTGGCATCAAGCACTATCACATCTTCAAAGCGTGAATCAAGGCTGAACATGACCTTGTTTACTGCTTGTTCTTTGTAGCCATTGCGATCTTGCACACGACCATCAACAAATTCAAGTTGCCAGTCTGGCAACAAATCACAGGCCACAGATTTGGTTTGATCATAGAATACTTGCCAATCTTGATCAGTAGTATACGGGGTTATAGAATTGACCACAACGGTGAGAAAACGATGACCTTGCCAGTTTTTGTTCAGGCAATGGCAAAACATTTTAAACTGCAGAGAATCGTGATTGTAAGTGGCAACAAGTAATTTGTGCGTCATGCGTTATTTAAATGAACTATTGCAGGTCAACAAAAAAGCGCCTTGCGGCGCTTTCTTGCTTCTTCCCATCCCTGAGAAAAATAAACTGTGTTCTCTGATTAGGAGAATGACAAGTTCTGAACTGCGATCTCGCCAACATAGTCAGCTGCGTTACCAAAGCTGGATGCTGTGTTGGTCAACTCAACGAAGCCATAACGTGTCATGAATGATACGACTGGTTCGAATGTTGTTGGGTCAAGAACAACACCGCTGCTCATTAAAGGAATATATGGGCAATAGAACGCGGCAGCATCTGCCTCGCTTGTGCCCTTATAACCTACCAACACAGAAGCTGTGTCAGAAGCATAGCTGTTTACAAACACACGCATAGCGCCATTCAATGTACCAACAAACTTGGTGTTTGTAGGTGCTTCAAATGTGCCTTCTGTTGTGCGAGCAAAAGCTGATGTTGTTGCAGATTGCAACACTGTCAAAGATGCTGGAGATACAACTGCCCAGTTACCAGCGCCACGACGTGTACGCTGAGCGATCAAGTTAGCAACGCGGTTGATCAACACTGCCAAAGCGGCATGCTCATCACCAACAAATGTTGCTGTACCAGATACTGTTGCTTGGTTGTATGTGTACTCTGTTGCAGCCAATGTGCTGAGCGACAAGAGAATCTCTTGATCAATCTCAGCGGTGATCTCTTGTGCAAGAGCCGCCATAATTTCAGCTTCAACATCAATACCGTGCATGGCTTGTGCATCTTGAGCAGATTCAAATGTCCAACGAGCTTGGAGTTTGCGTGTCTTAGCTTCAACAGCTTGCTTCAAGATCTGTACGGAAATTTGCTTACCGCCTGTGCCTTCCATGGTCGCTGTGTTGTTACCAGTGTAACCTGTGGCTGTTGTGGTAGCCTGGGGTACAGTGGAGTAAGCTGTAGCGATTGTGAATGGGCTCAAAGCTTCAGAACCAGCTGCAACGCTTGTGGCGGCTGCGGATTGGTCATTCAAGCTCTGTGCATAGCGCACACGTAATGTGTGGATTTGGCCTACAGGACCTGTCATTGGCTGGACACCAACCAACTCGTTAGCAATAACAGTTGGCATTACACGACGGATCACTGGCAGAATCACACGGTTTAATGTAGCGATGTTACCAGATACTGTGGAACCTGAACTTGCATTCTCACGCAAGTATTTCTTTGTGTTTTCAAGGATTACGCTCATGGATGAACGCTTGGAGCCAGATAAACCCTCCAAGAGTGCGTCTTTAGTTTCGTCCCAACGACCTTCTAATAATTCTTGTGACATTTAAGTCTCCTTTATTAATGTCTTGGATTACAGCCCTGCCAAACGCTTTAGATCGATCACGTTGGATTGTTCTTCAACTTGATCTGCATCTGGACTGCGGGCAGATTTATCGCCAGTTGCTACGCTTACAGATTCTGTGATCACTTTACGGGCTTTCACAGTGCCTTCGGCGAGGACAGCTGGTAGATACTTTTCAAAAGCATTAGACAAACGACTTGTCTGTACGCTTTCGAGCAAGTTCTTCATGATTTCGCGCTTCTCTTCGTTGAGAGGCGCGAGCAATTCTTCCATGGCGTTGGTACGCTGATTGGATTCCTTGATCATGCGGATCTCGCGTTCTTTTGATTCAACAAGAACTTTTGCTTTCTTGGTGAACTGGACGGCTTCGGCCAACTTGGCATCCTTGGTTGCAATGATGTCGTGCAACTTGCGTACTTCGGCTTTCTCATTGAGATGAGTTGCGCCAAATTCTGCGGCGTATGCTTCAAAGATTCTGCGACCAAAATTGTTCTCACGAGCAACTTGGATGTCTTCTTTGAGTTGGTTGAGTTCAGCCTTGAGATGTGTGCTAACAGCCGTGGACATTTTCTGGGCGCTTTCTGTTACAAAACGTGCCTTGAGTTGTTCCAACTTGGCGCGAGCTTCTGCCACCAAACGAACTTTTGTCTCAACGACATCACGTTTGTCTTCGGCAAATTCTTGAATCTCGCGTGCAAGAGCATGAACAACGAATGATTCTAACTTCTCAATTCCTTCGTTGTGTGTCTTGCGGTCTTTACGCAGTTCGCCAATTTCTTCGGCCAGTTTGGTGATCATGAAGTTGTTAAACTTGGTTGCATCTTCTTTGATCCGGGCTTGGAACTTGACACGGTCTTCGGCCAGAGCTTGCTTTTCAGCTTGCACTGCTTGGACTTCTGCGGCTAGACCTTCTGTTACCATACGATCCAGGGCTTCTACCATCACTTGTTTGTCGTGCTCGTAGCGTTGTGCAAACTCTTCGCGGAGTTCTGCACGTACTTGTTCGCGAGCTTCATTTAACTTGGTTTCCCAAGCCTCAGTAATTTCTTGCTGAGCTTCTTCGCTTAACAGTTCGCTATCTAGTAACGGTTTAATAGCATCTTGCATGCTTATTTCTCCTAGATTTTGAGACCACGTATCAAGCGCATTACTTCGCTTTTTACGTATCTCTGTGCTTTGCCGCTCTTGGCTGGGTCCTTGAACATTTCCAACAGTCTAGCTCCGCCGGCATGATTTAACAGGCCTTCGTAGATTGCTGTGGGATATGCATTGGGGGCGCTGGGCTGAGCGACCACATCTACAGTGACAATTTCAAAGTCACTGACATGTCCGTTGGCGTCGTTGACGTTACCGCTGCCACGACTGCTAACACCTAATTTCACACCGCTTGTGAGCATGGTTTTGACCAACTCACCCATGGGTGTGGGTAGTATCTTTAATTTTCCATAACCTGCAGGACCATCCATCCACATTTTTTCAATCATGTGGCTCACACGATCCAGATTGATCTTCAGGTCTTCGGGGTGATCTACTTCGCCCAGAACTGAATGACCAGTGGTGATCTGTTCGTTGATGGTGTCCACTGCTTTGGCTATTTCGTTGACAGGATATACTCGTTCGTTGGCATTGCGAACTCCGCCCTCAATGCAAATGCCTTTGAGGTACAGATTCTTACCAGATCCATCCGCGGCTTCCTCAGACAAGATTTCTGCTCTTGCCTGAGTGAAGCTTAGATGTTCTCTTAGATAGCGAGCCATATCTAACTGTTAAGCCTTAGGAAATGGAGTTTTGGTGTTTACACCAGTGGCTTGTGCAAGGTGTGGCTTGGTAGCTGGTGTCATTTTCTTGTCACCGCCTACGCTGTTTTGCACTTTGCCAATCAACTCACCAGCTTTGGGAGCTGTGCGACCTTCGGCTGTGTCACCAGTCATTTTTACAGGACTAGCTACAGCACCTTTGGCGCCACTGTTGTTGGCATTGGTGCTCTTGGTGTTTGTGCCAGCTGGTTCAGATGTAACAGGAGCAGGAGCTTTGGCAAGATTAACTGCTTCCATCATGCCCATTTCAATTTCTTCTGAATCAGACTCTTCCTCTTCTTCGCCGTTGCCCATGTCAAAATCGGCTGTTTCTGTGTCGTCCATTTCTAAGTCGTCACCGCCCATTTCGTCACCAACTGCATCACCGCCTTCGTCGCCCATAAGGGACTCAAATTCGGCCATGAGTTCGTCTAATTTGTCTTCTAAGTCGACTACGCGATCTTCAAGATCTTCTTCGCCTTCGCCTTCTTGCATTTCCATGCCTTGTTCTTCGGCTTCAACGTCGTTCATGAGTTCTTCATCGGCCATCATGGACTCGTCCATTTCTTCGTCTTCTTCCTCGTCCATGCGCTCTTTACGATCTTTTTTGTCGTCGTACTCGATGTCCTTGGTGACTTTCTCGCCGGCTTTTTCAGCTTTTTCGTCTTCTTTGTCAGTGGACTCGGCTTCGTCTAACTCTTCCTCTTCTTCTTCAGTCATGAGGTTTTCGTAGATTTCGCGGCTTTTTTCTACTACTATTTCGTGGAATAGTTCTTTGGCTTTCGCCTCTTCGTCGTTGATCACGTATTCGATCAACTGTTCAAATTTCGATGTCATATTATCTCCTTCGTAGGTTATGGCTCGTGATAATATTTACATATTATCTAAAATATTGGTACTTTTGAGGTGTAAAACTGGAGGTTTTATGACTGCAATATTACAGTGCAGGTGCCGCCGGCGGAGGTGCGTACTGCTTCTTGATATCTTTGAGTTTTTCTTTGTATTCAAAACTTCTTACATCATTCATCTGACGCAGTTTGTTCAACTGTTTCAGAGTCAATCGTGTCTTGCGCAGATCACCCAGGCGTGGCTGGCTATTGTCCTGCGACACATCCTGATAGGCTTCGGGGCTACGCTCGTAGATTTCGTTGAGGATCATACTGTATTTATTAGAGTCCAGGCACGCCAGCTGGTGCCGGTGCTCCAGCTGTACCAGCGGTTCCGGGTGCAGTGGTAGGTGCTCCTGGTATGCCCTGCGGTGCGCCACCTTCGGCACCCAGTTCAGCACCAGCCAGTTCTTGGCCTGTGGCTATGTCGCTTTCTAGTCCGGCAGGTGTGATGCCTATGGCCCGCAGATCTTGTCCTTGCGTGGTGGCCAATTCAGGCTCGTCGCGCTCTTCCTTCCACATCTGTTCGTTTTCCATGATCTCTTCGTCGGACAGACCCAGGTAGCGTTTCATCATAAAACGCTTGCTGAGATACGGCAAAGGTTCCAAGCTGGTAAATGCCTGTATGCGGCTGGTGTCCAATTCGGCTTGACGATAACTGGCAAAATTCTGTGGTTCGCACAGCGCAATCGTGAACAAGCCAGCATCAATGTTGAAACCTCTCCAGCGCAGGAACATCTTGAATTCGTCGTCCAGCTTCTGCATGATCAGGCCTTGCAGACGCTCGCAATACTGGTTGAAGCGATATTCTTGTATAAGTGCGGTGCCTACTCGACCATCGTTCATGGCTCGATCTGAGTCGTCGGGACCTGTGGGCAGGTAGCTGCTTGGCACACGCAGACCACGTGCCATCTTGTTGTTGAAGTATTTTAAATCGTCGATTTCACCTAGATTGGCGCCACCGGGCAGGGTAGTGACGTCCGAACCTTTGCTGTCTGCGCTGACCGGAAAAAAGTAGTCTTCGTTGATACTAAGCGGGTTGTAGCTGGCATCCATCATGTTGGCACCACCACCGGTGTTGGTAGGGATCCTGCGTTGATGCATTTCGTTTTTGACCCGTTCCACAAACTGCATGGCCATGTGGCTGGGCATGTTGCCCACGTCAATCTTGAATATCCTACGTTCTGGAGCACGTTGCACACGGTAGATCAACACTGAATCTTCCAGCAATTCTTTTTGCTTGAATACCTTGAATATGTTTTCCAAGATACTTTGTCCAAACGGCCAGAAAAAATCCAAGCCTTCGTTCAAGCTGAGATGCACCACATGCCTGGCATCAATACAGGTTTCGTTCATGGCCTGTGTGAATCTACTGTTGCCTGTTCCGCCACCTGCACCGCCATAGCCACCACCATTGGGTGCTGTGTAGTTGTTTTGTCCGGCCACGCCTGTGGCACGGCTTACGTAGTAGTCTGACGTGGTCTTTTGTGCCACGCTCATGTTCTGGAAGTTAGGGTTGATGTCACGTATGATATACTGCTCAGGACGCTTGCCTTCGCTTTCGTTGACAATCACACGGGCCACTTTGACCATGTCTACCCACATCATTTCAAAGGTCTCTGGGTCACGCACAAACACCTGATCGCCATACTTGATGGTGTTGCGGAACAGTTTAAATATGCGCTGATCCAGCTTGTTGAGCTTGGTCCACTGTTGCAACTGTTTTTTGATGATTTCTACTTCGTGGTCAGTGGGTTTGTCTGTAAACTGTATTTCAAACGGAGTCTTGTTGTCTTGATTGATCTGTGTTGAAAATTCTGCTATGATATCCAAACAGGCATTGACTTCACTATCGCAGTCCATGTTTTCATACTGATTGTAGCGTTCAATACGGTTGGGATGTCCGCTGTAAACTTCGGGCAAGCGTGACGCATAGTTGCGGAAAGCAAAATCGTTGGGTGTGCCTGTGCCGTCAGCATAGCCCACTCCGGTTTGTCTGGGATAATTTGGAAGTCCAAATTGGTTTTGTCCGCTGATTGGACTGAGTTGGCCGCCGGTGTTGGCGACCTTGAAATACTTTTTCCAGCCGCGTTTACGGTTATTGTCGTTGTCTGCCATGGTTGTATATTTAGCGGAGCCCAGCCTAGCTACAGCAGATTCTCAGTGCCTAAACTCCAGCATATTGCGAAGTTTTCTTTGTGTAATCGGCTATGTCTCGCATGACACGTGTCTGCGCATCCATTTGATCGCGCAGAACCGAAATGAGACCTTCCAGTTTCATGCCCATGTCGGCTCCGGGCAAGGCTGCCTGGGCGCCTGAGTTCAAGGGCACTATGGCTTCGGTGCCGTGCATGGTCAGATTGGGTTTGTATCCGCTCATGGGTCCGCTGAGTATGGCTCCGTTTGCAGCCGATACTTCGGCATGGAAATGCCCGGCAGTGGCTCTACTGCTAGGGAAGTTGTATTCGTCTTTGGCATAACTGGCACCAAGATTTTTCAGCTGAGCAACAATGTTGCGCCCCTCTTCAGGTGACGGTTGGCGTCCTAGAGCAAAGTCCAAGGCCAGGCCTTTGTTGTGTTTGCTATCGCCAAGACCTTGATGATATTTGTCGTTGAATCCAGAAAAGTATGCAAATCCCGGCACTGCTTGTTGTATCATTCGGGCCAGACTCAACAAGTTGTTGCTGACGCCCGCACCTTCGGCCTGAACATCGCCGGTCTTGATTTTGAAACCCATTTTCTGCAGATCGCTTTGGCTCACAGCACCGGGTGCGGCTCCACCGCCCGGAGCTGAAGGGGTTGCTCCTGGAGCACCTGCACCGCCTGCAGGACCCTGGGCACCACCGCCTGATAGCCCTTTGCCAGTGAGTATACCTGTAACGCCTTGCACAACCTTGCCAAAACCTTCCATGATCGGTGTGGTGTGTTTGCCCACAGTGTCGCCTAGTTTCTGCAAGCTATCTCTGGAGCTCATCTGTGCTTGGCGCAGTGCTACCTGCGAAGCTGTATTGGCATCGGTTCCTTTGGCATTGGCATCCACAGAAGCCACAGCATCTCGCAGACCTTTGGCATAGTCTTTGCCTTGCAGTATGTCGGCGTCTATAATTTTACCATATGTATCATGTGCAGCGCCTAATTGTCCCAAACTGGTCCTGAGCGGATCTGTTTCTGCGTAGGCAGCTTTTAGGCCTTCCATGAACTGCTCCATGGTAATCTTTCCATCTCGAAGCGAATTACTCAATGTAACGCTGGCACCATTGGTGGCCAGGAACATTTCACTGGCTTCGTCGCTGGCGCCTACTAAACCGCTGGCAGTGTCGGCCATGCCCTTGGCCAACCTAGGGCTTATGGCGTTCAAGGCCAAGAAGCTGTCATACAAGCGTTTTTGAGCGTCTGGATCTAGGGTTTTGAGCGTAGCATAAAATATTTCAATCTGGTTGGCAGCTTCGCGTTGCTTTTCCAGTTCTTCGCGCTGTTGTCCTGTGAGCCGAGACAATATTTCCATTTCACGGATATAGGCCTTGGCCCCGGTGCTGATTTCAGCTTGTGTTTTGTTTTGTAATTGTCCCAGCTGACCTTGCATCTTGATATAGCCCATGATGCCTTTGTTGATGTCGTCCACGCTCATGCCCATGCGCATGAACTGGCCTTGTAAGTCGCTGTGCTGTATTTCGGTAGCCACATTGGCCACTTGTTGTATGCCTTGTGCCACAGTGGGTGCAAATCGACCTAGGTCGGCACTGTTTTCTCGAACCAAGCTGATCATCTTGTCCAGCTCTTCCAGGCCATAGCCAAACTTCTGCATGGTTGGGAACACTTCGCTCATGCCTTGTGCAGTGGCCATGCCCGAACGACTCAATTCTTGGTATGACTTGAACAATTGGTCCTGCTGTTTGGCTGCGGCATTTACTGCTTTGCCAAACAGGGCCAGTCCTCCAGCCACAGTGGCAAATATCCGTAGTGCCGGATTAATTATTGCAACCACGGCCAGGAGGCCGGCTATGGCATCAGTTACTTGGCTGAGCTGTTCAGTAAAGACCTGAGCACCTTGCTTGCCTTCGTACATGGCCTTGCCAATGTCCACGGCACTTTTGGTAAGAATCTTGGTGAGATTGGTCTGTGCATCGGCATAGCCTTTGACGCCTTTGCTGGCGTCTTTCATGCGATCGGCCAGTTCCTTGGTTATAGGGCTGCCGGTTTTGAGAGCTTCGTTGTACTCGGCAAATATGCGCTGGATTTCTTCTGGGGTCATTTGTTCGGCCATAATTATATTTATAGAGGTAAAATCCATGAATCCTACGAATCCACTCAAGCAGTATTTCCGGCAACCTGCTATCTACATACGCCTGCCCAGCCAAGGACAGGGCTATGCAGCCGGTGCTATAACAATGCCGCCCACAGGCGAATTGGCTGTGTATCCCATGACAGCCATAGACGAAATCACTTATAGAACACCAGATGCACTCTACAACGGCCAGGCCACTGTGAGTGTTATACAAAGCTGTGTGCCCGAAATCAAGGATGCCTGGTCGCTGCCCTCAGTGGATCTGGACACCATCTTGGTGGCCATACGGGTCGCCACCTACGGACATGAAATGGATTTTGGTACTACCTGCCCCAAGTGCAAAAACGAGTCAGAACATACCTTGGATCTGCGCACAGTGCTGGACAATTTGCGCACAGCAGACTACAGCCAGACCGTAAAGTCTGGAGACATGGAGATATTTTTCCGTCCGCTCAACTACAAAAACATCAACGACAACAATCAAGCACAGTTTGAAAATCAAAAACTACTGCAGGCCTTGCCCGATACCGGTGTGCCCGATGCAGAAAAATTTGGGGCGCTCAGTGATGCACTCAAAAAGATCACCGAAATCACAGTCAACATCCTGGCACAAAGCATAGCCACTATCAAGACACCACAGGCCTTGGTCACCGAACCTGAATTCATACAGGACTTTTTAAAAAACTGTGATCGCAACTTGTTCAATCAGATACGTGATTTTATTATAGACCTCAAGACCAAAAGTGAGATGCAACCATTGAAAATAACTTGTGATGCCTGCAACAACCAATACGAGCAGGCCATAACCCTGGACATGTCCAGTTTTTTCGCGTCCGCCTCTTAGTCTCTACCCCTGAGCAAATTGCCAAAATTGTAGATCAAATGGAAAAAGAAACCCTTGACATGCGCAAAGAAGCCCTGCAAATGGCCTGGTACATGCGCGGCGGCCTGACCTACGACCAGGCTCTGCAACTCAGTGTCAGCGAGCGAACCTTGATCAACAATCTGATCAAGGACAATCTTGAAACAACCAAAAAATCTGGACTGCCGTTTTTCTGATGCTAGACCTAGAACGAGTCACCTACGACATAGAACGCTGGATCGCAAACTTTGTAGAAGTTCCACATCCAAGTCTGGGTGGCTGGGCTCCGTGTCCTTATGCCAGAAAGGCCAGGCTGGATCGTGACTTTGAAGTCAGGCTGGGTGTGAATCCTTATTTTGATTTGAAAGTTGTTGCTCAAACTGGCATTGCCAAAAGTGTTGTAATTTTTGTTTACGAATCAACAGCTTACAACTACGAGCAGTTCCATGCTCACGTTGAGTCAGCCAACACAGAATTTTTATTGGGACAAGACCTGCTGGCCTTGGAGGATCATCCCGACAGTGCCGAGATAGTCAACGGTGTGAGCATGAATCAAGGTACCTATGCCTTGGCCTTGGTACAATGTCTCAGCGACTTGGACAACAAAGCGCAGTTGATGGCCGGCAAGGGATTTTACGAGACTTGGCCAGAAGATTACTTGCACGAATTGTTCCAGCACAGAAAGGATCCCAGATCATGACCTATCAGTTTGCCAGAATTAATCTTGACCAAGTCACATATCAACCCACCGTGTCTTGGGAATACTTGCGCGAACCCAATATACCTGTGTTGCAGGACATCTATCGAACCTACTGTATCTACAAGCACTTTGCCAGCGTCATGCCCTTGTTTGACAGCCAATTCCGTGATACCATGACTGATGTGATCGGTTATAGAGAAGACGGTGAACTGGTGGCTTTTAGTTTGATGAAACGGCTAGATGATCGAAATGTATTGGCCAGTCAGTTTGCGTGGACCTATCACAATCCCAAGACTAGACTGGGCATGGAGAGTTTGAAGACCGAATGTGCTATCTATAGAGATCGCGGTTTTAGTTACTTGTACTTGGATCAAGCACACCTGTACAAACAAGGCCTTGAAGGCTTTGAAATTTTAGGACCTATACAATAATGGCAGACTTATACACAATTTGGGCAAACAAAGAAGGCGATATCAGTGATATTGATTGGGTCAACGGAATGAAAAGTTTCTTTGACCACTTGGTAACTGAAGGCAAAATGCAAAGCTACAGGATCACTAGATGCAAAATGGGATTCCGTAGCATTGCAGACATGCCCGAATGGATGATACTCATGGAGTTCCGAGACATGGCACAAATGGATGCAGCATTCCGACGTGTTGCTCCGCTTGAAGGCGAACTCGAAACAAAACACAAATCATTTAATCAGTTTGTCGCCGGAGACATACAACACGCACTGTTTAGGGATTGGCCTGATCAGTTCTGATTGTTCAAGATCTCTAACGAGATCTATTGATTCGCTTTGCTCATCAATGCTTTGCTTTTCCGTATTATCCAGATCTTGTGGTCACAATTCACCCAGTAACGGGTGAATTTGATCTGCATTATCCGAGTCGGAGCAGTCACTTCATTCCAATGAGATTGTAGTTTCCTACACGGAGGCGGTTGACCGGTACCCCCTACTCAAGCTTCACACGTCAACGGAACCCTAGTGACCCGAGAAAGAACCAAGTCCTATGAGCATGAGTTGTGTCTTTTTCACAGAGCTCAAACCATTTGTTGCCTTAAGTTAGCAATTGCCTTTCACACACAAGATCATCCGGACCGGGTATCTCACCGTTCCTCCTTGCGAGTCGAGCTACCTCGACCAAACAGAGTGTGTTGTTGCCTGTCTAGTTTAAATTTTGTTTTTTATGTGACTACCATGTATACGGCAAACTATCTGTCCGTTGTAGTAGTCGTCTGACTCTAATACTCTATGATTAAATTGTTCTCTGGCTTCTACGTAACTACAAGCTGCCTTTGAGTTGCAATAAAATAATATTTCTCTTGTGAAGTTGTCTGAGCCTAGCTCTGCAATGTCTCGGTTGAGTTGATCGTTGCTTCCATAGTATAGTTGCCAGTCTGAATCTATTTTGCTTCTTATTTTCTTACGTTTCTTGTTGCCGTTCTTTAATTTTACTACTTTGTATGTTGTCTTACTGAATTTTGCTAATTTTTTTCCAATATACTTTCTGCCGGTTACGTTATTTGTGATCAAATAAACAAAACCAACACAATCATCGGGCAGTGTTTCAATTTGTGTGTTTTCGTACAACCATACCATGGACTAATAGTTATCATTTTACCACTCAGTTGCATATTTTTCATCCACCCTGCTGGCTATACACTTAGTCTGGCACTCTTGCCATCCAAACGTTTTAAATGTTGTCGCCCAAAAATCATCAGTTACAGCATCAGCAAGTGTGCGACGATTCAAATCAAATTTAGCGGCAATAGCTTTCCATTCTGAGTTGTGGCTGTAGCGGTTTGCCACCCAACAGCAAGGAAACAATCTACCTTGTGCGTCAATGTAAAGTCCTTTGTTGCCAATTTCACACAGGGGTTTTACACCGTTGACCTCTGTTGCTGATTTGTATAATTGTATGTTCTTGGTGTTTGCCTGTGAATTGAGCCCACGCGAGCTTAACAAAACAACATCTCTTTCAAATCTATGCGAGCCGCTGACAAACTTTCTGCTGGGTTCTAGTGGATCGTCTTTGCCGTACCCGGGATAGATTGTTCCAAACTTGGTGCTTTTTGTTAATTGAAATGCATCCATGCCCAAGGACAGGGCTAAATTTTTCATATGATCTATACGATCTTCGTTAAATTTAAATGCAATAGCGGCCCAAACTAACCGACAGTTGCTGTTATCTCGTAGTACCTCGACCCCGGTAACAATACTGTTAAAATCACTGTTTACTCGATACAAATTATTGCTGTCATTGTCGTAGCCATCAACGCTAAAATGTACAGTGTCCTGTTCAGTGAGCACACGGCCTAGTTCTTGCCACCATTCTGGTTTCTTGTGTGATCCATTGGTGACAATAACGATCTCTACAGGTTTGATGGACTTGATATATTCAATCACTGGTACAAGATCGTGGGCATAGATAGGATCACCGTCGTCGCCGCAGAATGTGATCTTTTCTACATGGTCAAGCACAAATTCTGCGGTAAAGTTTCTTTTGAAAAATTCTAAATCTAGTTCAGTGTTTACTAAACTGTCAGGAACTTCTTGTCTAGCACAACGAGGACAACGCAAGGTACACTTTGAACTGATTTCAATGTGAAAATGCCAAGTGGCTAACATAGTTGTACCTCTCGTTGCCATTGATCTTGAAATACTGTTTTATTTTTGTTTGTACTACAAGCACTGGCACACACTGAATTGGGGGTGTCTGTTTTCCAGGTCAATTTTACAGTTGCCAAATCATCTTTGACAAAATCTCGTTGAGTGGCTCCAAGCCAGCAACAGGCACTGACACGACCTTGCGCATCGATGTACATGCTTTTTTCATTGAGCACATGACATTTGATAGGCCCTGGCTTGACCGCGGGCTGCTGCCATCCTATGGGAAATTCCAAATGGTCAGTGAATCCGCGTTTGCTGACCTTGGCACGAAACCACTTGAATCCCATGTCACGGGCCAATTGCTCGCAAGCATCCACCTGATGTTGATTGTGTTTGTATACCAGCATGTCCCAATGGGCACTTCCGCCCGCGGCAATGTAGGCTTGAACATTGCTCATCAGCTTGGCCCAATTGACATTTTTTCGATAAACATGATTGGTATCTTGTAATCCATCTATGCTAAACACGCAGTAATCTTTGGGCTGATCAAACAAACGTCCTAGTGCATGCCAAAAGAACGTGCTCTGCACAGCACCATTGGTATTCATGCCCAACACAATGTTGGGATTGATTTTTCTAAAGTATTTGTAGATGTCCATGGTATAGTAGCCTGCAGCCGGATCGCCATAGTTGCCACACATGAACATTTTGTCCAGATTACCAATCACTCGGTCACTGAAATGTTGTTGTATTTGTTCCATCCGCAGGTGATGCTTGACGTCTTTTCTGAATTGCGTATCAGTCTCTCTGGCACACATGGGACATGCGGCCTGGCAAACGTCTGTGGGTTCAATGTGCAAGACCTTGATTCTACGCAATTTCTACATCCGTGTTGTAACTGGTAAAGCCGCCTTCTTTGACTACCCGCAGTATGTTTTCCACACGCCCGGCCAACTCATCTCTGTGGCTGACCAACCAAATAGATTTGTGACGTTCGCGACTCATGTGCTTGAGCAAGGCCAAGGCGTTCTCCACGCCCTGTGTGTCTAGACCCGAATCGATCATTTCGTCTATGAACAGCACATTGATTGGCTGATACAGGCTTTCAAACACATCACGGAAGGCCCAGCTCATGCTGAGGATCAATCTATTGCGTTCGCCACGTGAAAGGTTATCAAAGTCCAGTTCACGACCCAACTCTTCAATGCTGACTGTGAGATCGTTCTGGAACACTACGGTGTGTGGCAAGCCGATCCTGTCCAAGTAGTGTGTGAGTCGTGAATTCAAATAGCTCAGATTCTGTTCAATGATCTTTTTGCGTATGAAACTGTCCTTGCTGGTCAGAAGTTTGAGCAAGAAGTCTTGATGTTCCTGCAACCTGGTCAGCTCATTGAGTGTATCATATGTAATCACCTGCAAGGCCTGTCCCTGCATGTCTTCTATCTGTTCGCCATAAGGATCTGTTTCGGCCTGTTTGTTTTCCAACTGCGTTTGCAGTGCGGCCAGACTAGACCTATGATCGATGGCATCCTCCTCACGGTCATAAAACATCACAGGAGGTTTACCTAGCGTGCCCAAGGCGGTGTGGGCAGTCTCAAGTTCTGATAAGATTCGTGTATGTTCTTGGCACGCCGTTCGCGCTGCCACCAGATCAGCCTGCTTACCCGCCAGGACCTGTTGGTGCTTATGGTCGTGGAAAGCCTGCCCGCAAGTGTGACATGTGTGATTTTCAAGTGTCGCAATCTCCTTGCCAAGCTTCTCAATGCTTTTTGTCTCGCGGTCCTTATCAAGCTTCGTGCGGGAGATCTGTCCAGCCAGGTCGTTAAGGTCCTTGCGCTTCTGGTCCCATACTTTATGGGCCTTGTGGGCCGCGATCTCGGCTTCAATGTCAATCTTCTTGAGCTCTTCGAGCGCGGTTTCAAGTTTGGTAATCTCTTCTTCATGCTTGGTCGTCCATAGTTGTTGACGCCGGCGCAAGGCTTCAATCTGTTCTTCGATGCGCTTGTTGGCTTCTTGTACCGCACGTATGCGGAATTCTTCCTGCTGTATAGCCTCTTTGGTTTGTCTATTGTGTTCTTTGATACGATCGGCACGCTCACTGAGCATGGTAATGCCCAAGAGCTGTTCGATGATTGTGCGTTGATCATTGGCCTTCAAACTCAAGAATGGTTCGGTGTAGGTGTTGAGCGCCAGGATATGTTTGAACATGTCGTGGCTGAGACCCAGAGTATGTTCTATAGCATCTTGAGTTTCTCTACTATCACCTTGTGCTTCGTCGGTGATGGCCTGTTCTTTGTTGTTGACATAAAATCTCAGCACATTGGGCTTGCGGCCTCGTTCGATCTTGTACTCTTGATTGTTCACAATAAAATCCAAGCTGACCAACATGTTCTTGCCATTGGTCTTGTTCACAAGATTGTCTTTGCGTATGTTGCTGAGAGCATTGCCATACAAGGCATAGCTGAGAGCATTTATGATTGTGGTCTTGCCAGTGCCGTTACGGCTTCCGTCGCCGCCCAGGTCCAGATTTTCTCCCAGCACCAAGGTTAGATCTCTGCGATCAAAGTCAATGCCTTGTGTGTTGTTGCCCACACTCATGAAGTTTTTGACCGTGAGTTTTTTTATCTGTATCATTTGCTTATTATAATTGATTATTGATCAAGTTTTCGACCATGGTTCCACCAAAAACTTGCAGGTAATGATCAAAGTTGTATTCTAATATGTCCTGCATTTCTAAAGCAATATTCTGTAACTGATTTTGATCATAATGGCAAAACTTTGATAGTGCCCGGAGGGCAACATCACATCTACCTGCAAAGTATTTCTGGTTGTCGTAAGATTCGTCGATCCAACGATCGAATGTTTTGAAACCTAGGTTTTTGATCTGATTCAGTGAATGATGTCCGCCCAGTAAAATAAATGGGCGTTTGGTTAAAACCGCTTTCCAAGTTTTTTCAGTAAAATAAGAGTAAGGATATTCGCCCACAGTTTCGGTTACTACATTCCATAGTGCTAGTTGTAAAAAATTGGCCTGATACTTTGAATCATGTTCGTTCGGGTTTCCTTCGAGTATGGAAGAACGGTGTTTGGTCAATTTGTCAACCCATTTTAACATTATAGTTCTTTGTTCGCGAGTTAGTATCAACTGGTCATTTATCCGAGAGAGATTACTTGTCAGGCACAGATCCAAATTTTTTAGGATTGACAGATCGGCGGTGGTGTTCTTTGTAAGAGAGCCGGGTTTGTTTTCAAACCACAGCGAAGTTGCTCCTAAATCAAAAATCTCAAGCTCTTTCATCATGGCCAGAGTGTACATTCTATGCGATCTAGCCTCACCATTCATGCACAAAAATGCAGTTTTAATTTTGTCGGTGTTTATATCCAACGACCTTACATATTGTGGCTCCAGGCACCATTGATATGGGCAATACACTGTCTGCATCCCCGGAACGTGGTATTGTCTGGCCAATCTTTCAGATTCGTCATGGATGTCATAGCTTGTGTGTAAAAATATCACATACTCGCTGGAAACATTTAGATAAGAAAAAACTTTGTAAAGATTTTGTAAAAAAAATCCCGAACTGTCTGATTCATAATAATATTCGGTGTCTTTTTGATGAATTACAATTCTTTGATCATGGTTTAACTCTTTATTTGCCCATGGTAAAAATCTTTCATAAAGTTTGTTTGGCAAAATATCAACGGACTCTCTCATAACGTCTATCCAGTCAATTATGTTATATTTTTGTTCAAGGGCCTGGCGTATGCTGGGCCATACATTACCATGTTTATAAATCATAATTGACCATTTGATTTTGTTCTTGTATGAGATTCACACGATCTCCACATAACCAAGCACACCTTTCAAGTTGATTACTACCCCAAGAGTTATGTATAGATGTAAACCACGGTCCGTCAACAATTTGTTTCAAAGGAGTGGAAAAACAGTTGGCTATGTGCTTGCCTCCGCTCTGTTCCATCATATCAAACAAGATTTTTCGATCTACCGAATTTTCACTTTCAACTCCGTACAGTCTATCATGTAACCAACCACAGGGAAAGACAAACCCATCAGCACCAATGTAAATTTCATTTTTATGCAAATAATAGCAATTTATTTTTGCAGTTGTAGTATAAGAGTCAGTGTCAATCCTGTGTAGTATATCATACTGCTGATTCAAATAGGCTGGATCGGTAGAAGGTTTGATTTGATAAACAGGTCGAAGATCGTCGTCAAGAACTTGCACAAAGGGAACAAGTTTGTGTTGCTTGTTGAAAAATCGAGAGGTTTTTTTCACATTGAATGTGTTGAACCCCAACTGTTGGCTGAGCAATCTGGCCCCTTCGACTTGATGCTGATTGTGCTCAAATACAATAAAATCCCAGTGAGCACATCCTCCTGAGTCAATAAAAGTTTGGACGTTGTTCATCAAACGATTCCAACTTGCGTTTCTACGATAAAGATGATTGGTGTCCTCCAACCCGTCGATTCCAAATGCCATAAAGTCTGCCAATTGTGCCAGCTCTTGATATTGCCCAGGACGCCCTAACGACCCATTGGTATGGATGCCTATTTGCAATTCAGGGTTGGCAGTTTTCAACCACGAACACATGTCAACTATATTTTTGTTGAACATGGGGTCTCCATAGGTGCCACAAAAATATATGAATTCTAATTGATTTATAAAATCGATGTCAAGTATATTTTTTAAATCCTGGAGACTCCAGTTGATTAACGGTAAATCGGCAACTGTTGGCCCACCATAATGATTTCTAGGACATTGGGGACAGGCAACATTGCAGTGCGAACTTATCTCAAGTTGCAAAGACTGAATGTTTTGATAGGCATACCTCATTTGGATTCACCCACCACAACATAGTCGTGCAAGGCTTTGCTGATGCTTCGTGACAAATCACCGATTCCTAAAATTAGTATCATAAATTTTGATAGATTTTCAACAATAACTTGGGATCGTAAAAGTCGCTTTCAATATTGGTCAGCTGATCTGTGACGATCTGATCCACGCTTTCAAACTTGACTTCACCGGGCGCCATATCCGTATCTACCGCTGTGCTTTTAACTGGAATCAGGGCCATTTCTCTCAGGCTGTAATCTCGGACAAAGGTGTCCTTGATAAAATTAGCTTCTTCATAGCTGATGTCAATGTCCAGTTCCACACGCACATGCATGTTCCGGGCCAACAATGTGGGTGCGTTGTCAATGACCTGGCTCAGTTTCAATACTTTGTAAAGAGGTTGTCCAGGCCAAGCATGGAACACAGGTTCCTGACCCCACGCTAAGGTCATCATGCCACGTGCAGCATCGCCGGCGTCGGCATAGTTGTGTGGAAAGCAGTTGCCGATGTAGTGTATGTTCTTTTTCTGTTGCCGTAAATGGAAGTGCCCAGAGAACACACGTTCAAAGTTGCCAAAGTGGTCAACCTGTATGTCGCCGTGATCGGGCATTTCCACCATGGCATTCATTTTGAAATGTGGCAGTTCAAAGTGCCCAAACATGTACTGGCCTTTTAATTTTGGTATCTTTTTATGATCATCTCCGACCAGCCAAGGTGCTATGACTACATCGCCGTCTTGAAACCAGTCATTGACGATTTGGATGTTGGGTATGTGTCGGGCCCATTCGGTTGAATAGATATCACGCTTGTCACGATAGTACAAGTCATGGTTGCCAGGAATAAAGTAAAATCTATCAAAAGCCGCTGATAATTTTTCCAGGCTACGCAAACTATACTGTAGCGTTTGCATATTGATTGCCGCACGCTGATGGCTCCAGTCGCCTAGGAACATACCGGTTTCGCAACCATTGGCCTGGGCCGTGGCAATAAACCAATCAATGAAGTCACTGCAATCTTGATTGTGGACCAGGCTGTTTGACTTTAAGCCAAAGTGGATATCGGTGCAAACAGCAACTTTACGAAATAAATTCAAAATTTATACTTTTTTTCAATGTAATGTAAAATGGCATTTGAAATCGCTGTGTTGACCAGATGTCCTGGGTGGGCACCGTCGTCAGCATAATCTCTCACCAAAGTTGGATCCAGTCCATAAATCGTCTCGATGCGATTATATCCTATGCAGTTTGATTTGTCTATAGATAGGTAAGCCAAAATAAGAGATGACAATTTTTTGTAAAGATAGTCATCAGAATTGTCATCAAAATTTAGTAGGTCTTTGATGCAAGATGGAATATTCAAGGAAGGAATATTGTCTTTAGGCCACTGTTCTGCTAATGTTTCAAGTTCTGGTATATAATTTATAGATCCTCTTACAAACACATAAGGTATACAATTTTTATTTAAGAAAGATTGTATCATGATCTGATCATGCAACCAATGTTTTAAAGCCATGTAATCATTTAGATAATGGGATACTAGCAGTTTTTCAATTGTGTATGGAGCATTGCCAACTGTCATACGTCCCTTCGCCGAAGGCAAGATCTGAGTCTCGTCGTCAACATTGTTGAGTTCCTCATACAACCAAAATCGATGCAAACTACTCCATTGCACTATACAAAAATCATAATGATCTGACAGACAATTCTCTACAGTTCTTTGAGCTATTTCTCGATTGCTGCATCCACCCATTGCCCGATTGGTAATTTTCCATCCGGTTTTAGCTTCTATTATACCGTGGTAGGTTTTGTCTAAGTTGTTTTCCTTCCACCCAGATTGTTCATTATTTGCGCTATAAGAACATCCTGTAATGAGAACTTTTTGGATATTGTGGGTCATTTAGCGATTATACTACTGTTCAGAGATGATTACGACCTCTCCGGCAACGTGAGCAGGATTCTTTCGACCAGCATTCTGGCGAGTCCACGATGGATTGAGTCCGGCTTGTTCCAGCATGTCATCACGAATGTTTTGATTTTTCTTTTCTAGATTCAAGATTCTTGTAAAACTATTTGTGATGGCCGCTGTGTAATAGGCAAAAGGATTTTGACTTTTTGATTCATCAAATTGCAGGCCGATCTGGCTGAGTTGTAACAGCGCCTGGCCACGCATTTCTTCGTTGTAGGTATAGCCACGCCAGTTTGATCTAGTGGCATAGCGTTCGCATAATTTCATAAACATGGTGGCCAAGATACGGGTCATGGTGCCGTGATCCTTGCTGAACTCGCCGTGCTCGAGGTCACCCTTCCAGTGGCTCTTGCCCACCAGGTATGGCACCTTGTTTTCGTCCAAGCGATAGTGATAAAAAGGAGGAAAGTTCAAGCGCACATGTTTTTCATCCAACACAGGTTGTTCCAACAATTCAGCAAGTGGATCGTCCTCATCCAACACGTCCAGTTCAAATATGTCTTCTATTTTCTTTTTCTTTTGCTGACTTTTTGGAATTTTTTTGGGTGCCATGGGTATGTGTTCCCAGCAGGTTATGCGGAACACCAGATCTGTGTTGGGGATTTTTTTAGGATCAACGTCTACGCCAGTTTCGCGTCGTATACGATCTGCACGATTTCTCCTGGCTTCCGCCACGGTGCGCTGATTGATTTTAGCCACTGTGGGCAAAATTATGTCATACTGGTGATCTGTCGCAGGGTCACGATAGGTGCAGTAGGTATTTTTGCTTAGGTGTATCTGTTTTAAGATGTCTCTGTTGTTGAGATAGTTGGTTTTTGCTGGGGTTCTTGTGACAGTGTTTGGCACTAAAATTCTCCTGAGATATTATTTATTGTAGCACAAAAAGCCAGGTTGTCAACCTGAATCATAATATAGGTGGTTTATTTTTACGGTAAATACGGTATAGGAAAACAACAATGGCCGACCAACCACCACTACCAGTAGATCCTGCTGTAGATCCTGATGTACCGCAAGGCACTGTGACCATTACAGGAGCTTCCTCTATCTTTGACAATGCACTGCCTGTGGATCCTGCTGTAGATCCTGATGTCCCACAACCCAACAATCAAAATAATTTGCCTGTAGAACAAGAATTTGGCAACACCGATGGTTACGGTGCCCAGAATGAGATTGCGGTTTCTATCACAGATATAAACACTGAGCCTTCTATCATTGGCGACGAAGATGCGCAACAGCGAGCATTCCGAACAGGTGTTGCACCCGGCGACGAAGATGCGCAACAAAGGCCATTCCAAACATTTGCCGCACCCGGCGATGAAGATGCGCAACAGGCAGCATTCAGGAGCAGTGAAGTACAGGTAGGCACCATACAGGCTCGGAATCAACAAACCAATGCCAGCCTGGCCCAGGCCACGTTTCCACAAAACAACGACTGGCGTGTGACCCTGCGTCTAGCGCCCAATGCCAACTACCTGTACAAGGCCGGATACAGCAAAGACAATCCCAACGGTCCCGGTATCCTGGCACCCTTGGCCGTGACCAATGGTGTGGTGTTCCCCTACACTCCTGCCATCAGCACTGCCTACAAGGCTGACTACAGTAGCTATGATCTAATACACAGCAACTACCGTGGCTATTTTTACAAAAACAGTTATATGGATCAAATCACCATGAATGCAACCTTTACGGCCCAGAGCACATCTGATGCACAATATGTGTTGGCCGTGATACATTTTTTCCGCAGTGTGACCAAAATGTTTTATGGTCAGGATGCACAGAAAGGAAGCCCTCCTCCTTTGGTGTTCCTCAGCGGACTTGGAGATTTTCAATACAACAATCATCCCTGCTTGGTCAGCCAGTTCAACTACAAGTTGCCGGCCGATGTTGACTACATCAGTTCAGGCACACCCAACAATCTTGGCCTGAACCTGGCTCCCTTGCAAAATCTTTTTTCCACTACCATAAATTCTTTTGGACCCACGGCTCAAAGATTGGCCCAGGCCTTTTTGCCACCAGGTGCGCAGAATGCCTTGCCAGCACCCCTGCAACAGTTGATCAATTCCAATCCCACATATGTTCCCAGCAAGATAGACATTGATCTGATCTTGTATCCGGTACAAACACGTCAGCAGGTCAGCACGCAGTTCAGTCTCAAAAACTTTGCTTCTGGACAACTACTTAGAGGAGGGTTCTGGTAATGGCCGGACAATACACTTCGACCAGTCCATATTTCTTGACTGGCTACAGCCAATTCTTTCTGGATGTTATGACCAACAGGCCCATACCCAGGGCCACAGATGATCTCCTGTTTACCATCAATACCACGTTCCAGTATAGACCCGATCTTTTGGCCTATGACCTTTATGGTGATGCTGGCCTATGGTGGGTGTTCTATCAACGCAACCCTAATAGTCTGACTGCACCGCCCATGGACTTTGAAGCCGGTGTTCCTATCTATCTTCCCAAGTTGGAAACACTGAAAACAGTGCTAGGATTCTAACATGAGTAGTTTGACTGCTGTTCCAGGGTACACCGAACTCAACAATCGTATTGAAGCTTTAGTAGCTCAAAACAGTGCATTGGCCGAGCAAGAATCAGCTGCACTTTCAAGCGGGAATACTCAAGCAGCCGAAAGTTATAGAAATCAATCTGCGGAGTTAATAATACAGATATCTGAACTACAGGCACAACGGCAAACCTTGGTTGAGGACTATGTGACATCTGGACAAAATTTGGCCAGCCCTGCAGTGACCACGAGTCAAAGTCAAAGCACTCCGCCTGCCAATGCCCGAGACGATGGCCTCGCACAAGCCCCAAGTCAAGGCGGCGTGGGCGCTGGTACGAGCAACAACTCTCAAGCCAGTATTAATGCTGACAACAATCCCACACCCACTGGTGTGTCTAATCAGGTATCTATCAGCACGTCCACAGCCGCACTAAACAAGCTGATTCCCACCCAGCCCAATCAGCTGGATCAGTACAGCAGTTATACCTACAACATTGGTTGGTATCTGCTGACACCACAGCAGTTCAATGCCATGCAAAGAAGTCAGAAACCCAGTGCGGCTGGTTGGCAGTTGCTGATGCAAAGTGGAGGCGCACCCATTGCCGGTCGCAGTCCAGCATTTCCACTTGACTACTACATGGACGATCTGGAAATTGATACTAGAATACTTGGCGGCGGCAGCAACTTGGCCAACATAGCCACGGATATCAGATTCAAGGTGGTCGAACCCAATGGCATAACCTTGATTGAAAACTTGTTCAGAGCCGTGGTTTCTGCCTACGGTCGAGCACAACAACCACAGGCCACGACTACCAACAATGGTGCCTCATCTGCCACAGCACCAGTGACCAATCAGACTCCAAATTACGTAGCGGCCTTTTATTGCTTGGTTATCTCTTTTTACGGCTACGACAAAGATGGCAATGTCGTGGCTCCTGTCAAGGGCGGTTTTAACACCGAGACCGGTTATGGCAAAACTGATGTGATAACCAAGTACTATCCTTTCAGGATCACAGACATCAAATTCACCGTGGCCAACCGTGCCATAGAGTACTCAATCACAGCCAAACCACAGTCTTATAGCATGCATGCCACCACGGACCGTGGCACTGTGCCGTTTCCATTTGTCATGACCGGGCAGACTGTACAACAACTACTCACAGGCAGTCCTGTGGGCACTACCTATGGCACCAATCAAGCTGATCCTGCAGCTCGCCAAGATCAGCCTGCCCCAGTCAATCAAGCAGTGGCTGCATCGGTGTTGGTCGAACAAAGCCGTGCAGGTGTTGATGCCAACGGTAATTTCACTGGTGAAACCACCAGTCCCTTTAATATAGTAGCTCCATAATCATGACAAATCTATTTGAAGCTGAATTTGGAGGAGCGGCCGGCATAGCCGAAGCCACAGGCACCACGTCTCGAGGCTTTACCGCAGGTATTACCAACACCAGTGCGCCACCCAATGCCTCGGCAGCACCCACAGCGGCCAAAGAAAACATATTCACTGGTCTGTGCGAAGCCCTTAACACTTATCAGCAAGGCCTGATCAAGGCCAAAAAGCGTGAAGTGGCCGATCAGTATGTGATTGAATTTGCACCACCTCAAATTGGCGCCAGCACTGTACAACGCCCAGGACCACAGGATACCACTACGGCACCCATGCAGACTCCCAACTCCGCAAGCAAACTTAATCCTGCAGAAAACAAAGTCAATCGCTCCGGTAGGACCTGGCCCATTGAAGCCGGCACCCAGATCATCAAGGTTATAGATGATGTCATGCGCAACAGCAGTTATATCACCGATCAACAAAATGTCGAAGTATCAACAGCCACAGACCCTGTGACCGGTATACAACAGCAAAAAAGAAATGTCAAACCCGGATCTGGCGATATGCGTTGGTACAAAATAAACCTAGCGGTGGAATGGCTGGCCTATGACAATATCATCAGAGATCATGCCTATAAAATGACATTCTTGATCACACCATATCCAGTAGGACAGATGACCAGCATCTATTTTCCTGACAGCAGATACCGCGGTGTTCACAAGGCCTACAACCATTGGTTCACCGGCGACAACACACAGATTCTGCAGTATGAACAGCAGTACAACAACACATTCCGCATAGTGATGAACGGCACTGGGCCCAACCCACAGCCACCTAGTCGGATTGATTTCCGTGATCAGAATCGTTATATCTACATGGCCACCAGTAGTGATCAGGCCACCGGAGCAAAAAATTATGCCAACGCACCCGGCGACAGTGCTGCCAGTTTTTTCTACGATCCCAAAAGTTTAAGCCAGGTCAAACTGCGCATTGTGGGCGATCCGGCCTGGATGCAACAGGGCGAAGTTGCCACTGGAGTCACAGCTAGAACCTTTGATTTTAATCCATTCAATGCAGATGGAACCATAAATTATGACAGTCAGGCCGTGATGTTTAGCGTGGCATTTAACGCACCCGATGACTACAATCTCGCCACAGGCCTGGTAGACGTAAACAAACAACGACGCGGTGGACAACCACAGGAATACTACACGTTCCAGGCTACCAAATGCAAAAACGTATTCAGCAAAGGCAAATTTGAACAAGAATTGGAAGGCAAATTGGTAACAGAAAAGAACACGCAACCCAATCGCGCCACCGCAACCACGGCCAGTGGCAGAACCACCACACCCGGAGCCGGCACAGTGACCCCTGGTATCGCAAGAACAACCGGCGTTCCTACCTCATTGCCTTATGATGGCTCGTTGGGTTATGCCATACAGGACGAAACCGGGCAGGTCAGTGACCTTAGACGCAACGAGTATGGGGACCTTTATGAACCAACAGCCCAGAACTATGACACCACTGGCATACCCGCACCACAGCCGGCCAATCCACCCGAACCACCTGACAGCACCGGCGACATTGATGTTTTTGCTGGATTGGCAGGAACAGATCCAGGGTCAACCAGTCAAGGACCACAAATCATAGCCAAGGATGATGCATAATGAGTGAACAAACCCCGTCGACCTCGCAGTTACCAAGCAACTACCGAGATCCTTTACCGCCTGGAGCCTATCTTGGTGTGGTCAAGAACAATGTGGACTCGGCACGCTCGGGACGTTTGCAGGTCTACGTGCAACATCGTGGGGCTGCCGATCCCAACAATCCGGCCAACTGGCAGACCGTGGTCTACTGTCCACCATTCTATGGCACCACACCTGTTGGAGCCCAGGCCGGCACAGGGGCTTACTTACAAGGCAATCCACAGAGCTACGGCATGTGGTTCACACCACCTGATCTAGGCACACAGGTCTTGATACTGCAGGTGAGCGGAGAAGCCATGGCCTACTATGTAGGGTGTGTGCCGTCCTTGTATGCCACGCACATGATTCCGGCCATTGGCAGCGTGCCCAAAAGCCAAGCCCAAACTCAGAATTCGGCACAGTCCAGTTATTTTGCTGGCAGTGCTAGATTGCCAGTGACAGAAATCAATGTGACTGATACCCGGATCAGCCAGAATCCCAAATACTTTGATCAACCCAAACCAGTTCACAGCTACGTGGCCGGCATCTTGTTTCAACAAGGTCTGATCAATGATCCCATACGTGGCACCATAGGTTCAACCAGCCAGCGTGAAAGCCCCAGCAACTGTTATGGTATCAGCACACCTGGTCGCGCTATCTATGCCGGAGGCATTGGGGCCGGCACTGGTGGTGACGAAGGCATAGATGCCAACCAACTGCAGGGGCTACCGCCCAGCGCAGCCAAGATCATAGGACGGCGTGGCGGTCACAGCATAGTCATGGACGATGGAGATCTCAACGGTGAAGACAATCTCATCAGGATAAGGACCAGCAAAGGTCACCAAATAACCATGAGCGACGACGGCAACTGTTTTTATATCTGCCACGCCAACGGACAAAGCTGGGTAGAACTGGGCCAAGAAGGCACCTTGGATGTGTACAGCACCAACAGTATAAACCTGCGCACCGACGGCACTATAAATCTACATGCCGACAAAGATGTCAATATCTATGCCGGTGAAAATCTCAACATGAGAGCCAAACAAAACGTGGCTCTCCAGGCTGAAGAAGATCTCAATGTGGCCAACAAAGGCAAGATGACCATATTCAGTCAAGGCGCCATAGGTATCAAGAGCAAGAGCACATTAAGTCTGGACAGCCAGCTGGGATCATGGAGTACCAAAGCCGCGCTAAGCCTCAAAGGGTCGGTTTTGTTGCTCAACAGCGGACCTGGCTTGCCAGTGTCCGCCCCCAAGGGCATTACCAAGTATCTGCAACCCAGCACAGAATACAACGCCAGCACAGGCTGGGCAGTATCGCCCACAGGCACAGAAAGCATCTGCACACGAGCTCCTACACACGAACCCTACCCTTATCACAATCAAGGTGTAAATGCAATGACCACGCTCAGTGATGATTTTGATTCATCACCGCCCGACACACCCAACTTGCCCGACGGTGTTTCTATCCGAGCCGAAAACTAAATGAACAAGTTTACCTACACTCTTCCGTCGGGCAAACGCTTTACCATGACCACTCCAGATTCAGTAACGCAAATACAAGCGGATGCGATCTTTTACGGTCAGGTGGCGTCGGGTGCCTTGGCAGGATTTGTAGCTGGACAGACCAAAAGCACGTTGCAAACTCAAGCAGTAAAGTTTTTGCTCAGTCGTCTGGATCGTGGCACAGCCGGAGTAGATGATCGTGTGATTTTGAGCATAGTCAGTGGTATCCCTAACATCACGGGCTTGCCCAACCTGATCAATGTGCCTTTAGAAAATCCAATCACGCAAGGTGATCTGGCCAACATTGGATTTGATAATTCTTATACACCTCCGTCCATAGGACCACTGAACTCCAGTCAGGTGCAAGGATTGTTGGCTCAGATTGCCAACTATGTGGCACAAGCTCCTGATGTCATGTCCGATACCACAGGTGTAGGACAGTATGGTTTTGATTGCCAGCAACTTGAACAATCTGGTTACGTCAAACCTGGCACCTATAGAGAGTTTATATTTGACCCCAGTCCGTTGACCAGTGTGCTGAGTGCGCCTGGGATCTGGACCGGAAGAAATGGTATCAATTCGGCCACTGAGTTCTTGAATAATCCAGTGGCACAAAACAATGCCATGGCCACCCTGTTGCAACAGAGTTATACCAGTCTCACAGCCAATGGCACCATAACTCCGCCATTTGCACCTCCAGTGACTGCCGCAGTGGGACAAGTTTTCACACAGAGTGGCCTGCAGACTGTGTCACGATTGAGTGCTGCCACTGGTATCTCTTTACCGGTGCCTACCAACTTGGTGCCGGTCTTGAGCAACACCAACATCTCCAGCCTGATATCTACTCCTTTGACCAACATTGGCAGTCTGGCCAGCGGGGCTCTAAACAACTTTGCTGGCGGCAGTCTTCCAAACGTGAGCAGTATTGCCAGTAGTCTTTCAAACACTGTCACTGGCGGAGTTGCTGCCTTGGTTTCAAATGGTAGTATATTTGGCACATCAGCAGTGACACAGTGGGCCAAGAGCGGTAGCCTTGACCAATTGTTAACAGGAGGTGGTGGCATTGGAGGTGCTCTAACCAGTGGAGTAACTTCACTGACCAACAACATAGCCGGACTCAACGTGCTGGGCAAGGCTTCACAGTTTGCATCCGGTTTTTCAAATCCCTTGACCAGTCTCAGCAACTTGGGCAATTTCAATATCAGCAGCCTTACTTCTGGACTGCCCGACATAGGTAGTCTAAGCAATCTAAGCAGCACTTTGACCGGCAGTCTTTCCGGACTATCGTCAAATCTCACTGGATCGCTCACAGGTCTAGTATCGGGGCAACTGAGCAGTATCACAGGTGCTCTTTCGGGACAACTGGGCAGTTTGACCTCTAGTCTAGGCAGCCTAGGAAACTTTGGTAGCCTGGCCAGCCTGCCGGGCCTGGGCAGTCTAGGTGATATAGGTGGCTTGTTTGGTGGTGGTGGCGATGCCCTGGTTAGCTCGGTTCAAGTGGCACCTGGCTACAGCAACACAGTCAACAGAGCTGAGGTTGATGTGGCCTTTGGCAAAATATTGGGTAGCGCCAAGATACCCAGGCCCTCGTTTGATTATTCCGGCCCAGGCAGTGCATCGTTGGGTGCCAACGGAGACATAGCATTTGCACAAAATGCCTTAAAAGCCCTGCAAGGTGCCGGCAACAGAATATTAGAGCTGGGCACCACGGTGTTTAATCCTAATGAAACTGCTTCTGCCTAACGAGTAAATACATCATGCCCACTTTTATAGGATTCAATACCATCAATCAGAACAAAAAATTCACAGCCGTGGATTTTGATCTGATCAAGATAGATCTTCTCAATGCTTTCAACATACGTCAAGGTGAGTTGCCAGGAAGACCCGGCTATGGAACCATAATCTGGACTTATCTGTTTGAAAATCAAACGCAGGAGACCCAGGCTGCCATAGTCAACGAAATCCAGCGTGTGGCTGGTGGAGATCCCCGAGTCTACATCAGTGGCGTGCAGTTATTTCCACAGCAAAATGGCATCTTGATCCAGCTGGGTTTGGCTGTGGTACCCAGCACACAGGCACAACAGTTGAGCATATTTTTTGATCAACAACAACGTTCTGCCAGCTACGTTTAACTACCCAGTTTATAATATTGGTAAATATTAGAACAGGGAACATTCATGGCCACAACGTCTAGACAAACAGCGATTTTTGGTGTAGAAGATTGGAAGCAGATCTATCAAACCTATCAAGAAGCCAACTTTCAAAGCTATGATTTTGAAACACTGCGCAAGACTTTTGTGGATTATTTGCGCACCTACTATCCAGAAACATTCAACGACTACATTGAAAGTTCAGAATTCATTGCCTTGCTGGATGTCATGGCATTTATGGGCCAGGCCCTGGCTTTCCGCACAGATCTCAACACCAGAGAAAACTATTTAGACACTGCCGAGCGTCGCGACAGTGTGGTCAAGCTGGCCAACTTGGTAAGTTATAGTCCCAAGCGAAATACCGAAGCTTCGGGCTTGCTCAAGGTATTCAGCATTTCTACTACAGAAAACATCATAGACTTTACTGGAGCTAATCTGGCCAACATCACGGTCAACTGGGCCGACCCTACAAATTTAAACTGGCAAGAACAGTTTACCACCATCTTGAATGCGGCCTTGGTCAACACACAAAAATTTGGTAACCCCGGTGCAAATCAAGTCATCCTGGGAGTTGACACACAAGAATATACCATAAACCTGGTTCCTGGATACTTGCCGGTCATACCCTATACCTCCACCATAGACACAGTCAACATGCCATTTGAAGTGGTCAGTAGCACCACCTTGGGCGAAAATTTCATCTACGAACCTCCGCCTTTACCTAATGGTCAGTTCAACATCCTGTTTAGGAATGATCAACAGGGATTTCTTAGTGCCAACACTGGTTTCTTTTTCTTGTTCAAACAAGGAGTACTACAGAATCAAGATTTCAACTTGCCAGAACGCATAACCAATCGTGCTGTGGCCATCAACATTGAAGGGGTAAACAACACTGATGTATGGTTGTATCAACTTGACAACGTGGGCAACATTTCCAACTATTGGCAAAAGGTACAAAGTGTTTATGCGGCAGCAGTTGAACAGTTGGCACCCGGAACAAGAAATATCTACAGTGTGACCAGCCGTACCAATGATCAGATCACTCTTAACTTTGGCGACGGTGTGTTTTCTACCATACCAGTAGGTACCTTCCGTACCTATGTGCGTGCCAGCAATGGTCTTACCTACATTATCAACCCGGTAGAGATGCAAAGCGTGGCCATACCCATCAGTTATGTCAGCCGCACAGGGCAGATCGAAACCATGACTCTTACCTGTGGATTGACCAATCCTGTGACCAACGCCCAGGCACGCGAGACCATAACCACCATCAAACAACGAGCACCTGCACAATATTACACACAGAACAGGATGGTCAACGGTGAAGACTATTCGCAGTTTCCATTCACACAATACAACAGTATTTTAAAAAGCACAGCCGTCAATCGTGCCAGCATTGGTACCAGCCGTTATCTCGATCTAGTGGACCCCACTGGAAAATATTCCAGCACCGACATTTTTGCCAGCGATGGCGCACTATGGGAAAGCAATGATCTCTATAGCTTTCAATTTTCTTGGTTGACTACCAACGATATTTCAGATGCTGTAATCAACCAGATCTCGCCCTTGGCGTTGCGTGCAGGGCTACAACAATTTTACTATGCCAATTATGTCAGACCCAATTTAGCAGTGCTGAATTTTACTTGGAATCAAAGCACAGTGCTGACCAATGAGACCACGGGCTATTTTCAAAACGCAGCCGGCAATCCTGTGCCCATTGGTATCTTTACCAGCAACAATGCCAAATACATAACAGAACGAAGCCTGGTACAATTTGCTGCACCCACTGGCTTTTACTTCGACGCAAACAATCACCTGGTGGTAGGAGTCCCCACACGTGCCGATGACAAGCTGACCATATGGGCCAGCCCCACCGCGGTGTACGAAGCCGGCAATGCCCAGGGCTATGGCAATCTTCCGTCTGGAGTGGGTCCTGTGGTACTCAACAATTACGTGCCCACAGGTGCTATACCTGTGCAGGTCATTCCGGTTTTTATCACTGACATTCCTGTGTCTGTGCAACAAAGCATAGTATCACAGATAGCATTGAATCAGAATTTTGGACTGGGATATAATAATCTCACAGCTACCTGGTATGTGATCACTTCCAATAATCTAGCAACAAATGCTGCATTTAGCTTGGCCAATGCCCAAAGCACAACTGGAACCAACCAGGATGCCAGTTGGTTGGTACAGGCCACCTACAATGGAACAAGCTACACCGTGGTATCCAGGAGTCTAGATTATTTCTTTGGCAGTGTATTACAGACAAGATTTTTCTTTTATACCAGCGATCCCATCTACGACAGCAGGACCGGCACTGTGATCAGTGACTATGTGAACATACTTAAAATCAACACACAACCAGATTTGGCTGAGCCATTGGGATCTGACACAGTGTTGAACATAATAGATCAACCTGTGCTCAGTGATGGACTGGTGGACGATTTCCAGGTTGTGGTCAGTTTTGCCCAGGCACCCGACAATCTCACTCCAGTGAATCCAGACTTCTTTACTGATATAGTGGCACCCACAGTGGATGCCAATTCTAAATTGGTTTTCTTTGAAGCCACAGTGGATTTTGACAACCTACAGCGTTTCCTGTTGCTGGAACCTGGTGTGGTCAACAGTGATTATGCCACAAAAACCGCCATACAAGCTGTACAGACTCAATATGTCACAGGACAAGTTTTCTATGCCTATAGCGAGGGAAATTTCTATGTGTTGAGTCTAGACAGTCTAGGTGATCCTACCTTGCTTTCAAGCACAAATTATTTGGCAAAAACAGGCAGACAAGACTTGTATTTCCAATACAGACACAATAGTCCGTTGACCAGTAGAATCGATCCAGGCAGTACCAACATCATCGATGCCTATGTGGTCACCAATGCTTACTATACTGCTTATATCAATTGGTTGCAAGATACCACAGGCACAGTTGTTGAACCTTTGCCTCCTACCATCGATGAATTAAACACGGCCTATCAAGGACTACAAGATTTCAAGATGTTGTCTGACAACATGATCCTCAACAGCGTGGATTTTCAACCCTTGTTTGGGCAAAAGGCCGACCCAGCCTTGCGTGGAATAATCAAGGTCATACGTGCAGCTGGTAGCACAGCCAGTGTAAGTACCATAAAAAATCTTGTGCTGGCCAATCTCAATGCATTTTTTGATATAGCTAACTGGAACTTTGGCGACACCTTTTATTTCAGCGAACTATCGGCCTACATACATCAAAACATTGGTGACACCGTCAGCAGTGTGGTCTTGGTTCCACTTAATACACAAAAGAGCTTTGGTGACTTGTACGAGATAAGATGTGCCCCCAATCAGATTTTTGTCAACGGTGCCACGGTCAATGACATTGAAGTGATCACTGCTTTGACCAGCACCAATCTGCAGACTGCTCCTGGTAGTGGAGTGATTTAATGGCCAAGCAAGTACGCAGTGTAGATTTTCTTCCAGAGATCTTCCAGACTCCGATCAACAAACAATTTTTGTCAGCCACGCTGGATCAGCTGATACAAAATCCTGAGTTCTCTCAAACACAAGGCTTTGTGGGTCGGCGCATAGGCCCCGGAGTCAATGCCAATGACTACTATGTGATTGAACCTACCAAGACCCGTACTGACTATCAGTTAGAGCCCGGAGTAGTGCAGGTAGATCCAGACAACATTCAACAAGTGGTAGATGCCATAACCTATCCCGGAATCAACGATGGCCTGGGCACACAAGGCGCATATACCAACAACGCCGATCGCTTGTATACCAGCGATTATTATACTTGGGATCCATTTGTGGATTTTGACAAGTTTGTCAACTATGCACAATATTATTGGTTACCAGGAGGTCCCTTGCCCGTGGATGTCAGCAGCACTGAAATTCCACTCACAGACACTTTTACAGTGACACGAGCCAATGGTGCCTACACCATCACAGGTGCGACCGGAACCAATCCAGAAATCACGCTGGCACGTGGAGGCAGTTATGAATTTAAGGTAGCACAAAACGCCCAAGAAACTGAAACATTTTCAGTTAGAAACGCTGACACCAGCAACTGGAACATAGACTTCCAGGCCAATCCTACCTTGACCTTGACACGTGGCAACACTTATGTGTTCAATCTCACACAGACATTTCCTTGGAGTTTTTGGATCAAGACCGAGGCCACTCTGGGCACCACCAACATCTATGATCCAACCTTGCCCAATGGCATCAAGGCCATCAGCAACAACGGTGCCGGCACTGGCTTGATCACATTTACAGTGCCACAAACGGCACCTGATACCTTGTACTATGCCAACGATGTAGAATTCAACTTGCGTGGCCAGATCAACGTCATAGACGCAACCCCCGGAACCGGTGCTGGTTTTTGGATACAAACAGATCCCGGTGTAAATGGACGTATTCCGTCTACGCCCAATATCAGCAGCCGACTTGGCACCGAACAAGGAGTGATCAACAACGGAGAAGATTTAGGTACTATTACATTCAATGTGCCTGCAGTGACCGCACAAGATTTTTACTTCAACATGCCTAACATAGGACTAGTAGATGTGGTCACTGATCTAGGCTTCAATGATATCAATGGTGTGTACCTTGACGACTTTTTTGCTGCATATCCCACTGGTATAGATGGTACTACTAGTTTGCAAAATCTCACCTTGGTATTCCTTAGCCAGGATGCTAATCCGACCCCAGCAAATCTCTATGATCTCTGGCGCATTCAGTATTTGACCGACGTCAATGGAACTTATTTTAATTTGCAATACGTTGAAAGCATTGATGTTGAAAACAAATTTGTGGTTGGATTTGGCGAGGTCACATCCAATACCAGTTGGTACAAGACCACCGACGGATGGTTTGAACAAATACCTTTGTTGACCGCAGATCGTGATGTGTTGTTTTATCAAGATGGTACTGACCCAGGAATATTTGGTCGCATACGCTTGGTAGATGCTGTGGGATCGCCTTTGCCTGTCAACGAAATCATTGGCGCCAAGAACTACACAAGTCCCAATGGAGTCGCATTCAGCAACGGAATGAAAGTGGTATTCCGTGGTCCTGTGACACCTGCCTCTTATCAAAACAACGAATACTATGTGGAAGGTGTAGGAACGGCCATTCAACTATTGCTGACTGATGAATTTGTAACTCCAGAAACTTATACTCAATCAGCTTTGGTACCATATGATACTACTCCGTATGACACTGACCCTTTTGATGACAGCCTAAACCAACCTCTAGTACCGGATTATCTCACCATCAACCGTGCCAGTCCAGATCTCAATGCCTGGACCCGAAGCAATCGTTGGTTTCACATAGACGTAATCAACGCATCTGCGGCCTACAATAATTTTGTACCTACCCTGGACAATCGTTTTAGAGCACGCAGACCAATCTTGGAGTTCCGTGCAGGAACAAGATTGTATAATTCAGGCACGCAAGGCTTGCCACCTGTCAACCTAGTGGATCTTGTGACCACTGATGCCTTGAGCACAGTCAACGGTAGCCTTGGTTACAGTTCAGATGGTTACACTCTGCTTGATGGAAGTACGGTAATCTTTGCTGCAGACACAGACCCAGAAGTGCGCAATAAAGTTTATCAAGTACAGTTTGTTACTGTGGACACCAATGCAGAAGATTCTACCATAGTTGATGTGCCTGTGATAGTATTGACACCAATAGCCACAGCCCAAGTAGACAACACCGTGGTATGTTTGGACGGAATAGAATACCAGGGTTTCACATACTACTACGATGGGGCAGAATGGGTAGAAGCACAACTCAAAATCAGTGTCAATCAACCTCCGCTGTTTGATGTCTATGATACCAATGGCATAAGTTTCGGCAATCAAACCATTTATCCTAGTTCAAATTTCACAGGCAGTCCGTTGTTCAGTTATGCCATTGGGGATGCAGAGCCTGATTTGGTGCTGGGATTTCCTTTGACTTATCTCAGCTTGACCAATATAGGTGACATAGTATTTGACAACAACCTTTACAAGGACTCATTTTCATACACTGTAAACAGTCAAGGCCAATCTGTGCCTATCAGCACAGGTTTTGTAAGACAGTATTCTGATCGTTTGAACTATCAACGCGAGTTGGGCTGGCAAACAGGTATTACCTCCAGTCTGGTCCGTCAACAGTTCCGTTTTGTCTATGATGGTGCTCCTTTGTTGTTGGATGTGGCGGTAACTACCGATAACACAGTACCTGCCGTACAAATATTCATCAATGGACTGTTTGTAGAATCCAATAATTATACCTACACCATTGGTACCAACACAACAACCATAAATTTCTCTACTACCTATGTGCCCAGCGATGTGATTGAAGTGTCGGTGTTGAGTGACCAGATCAGTGTGCAAGGATTTTATCAGGTTCCTATGAATCTCAGCAACAATCCCTTGAACGGCAACAGTGATCAATTTACTCTAGGAACTATAAGGAATCACTACAGCACCATTGGTCAAAATTTGGTAGATCTCACAGGTCCTGTGATTGGTGCCAACAACAGCCGAGACCTTGGCAACATTGTGCCCTACGGTCTGCAGATACTACAACAAAGTTCGCCTTTGACCCTGACCGGTTATTTCATGCGCGATCGCAGTTACAATATTTTTGCATCCTTGGCCTACAACAGCGGAGAATATGTCAGCTTCAAGGAACAATTACTCAGTGCGGTGTCCACTTTTGGCATAGCCGACTATGGCAACTGGAGCACGGCCACATTACTGGACAACTGCATAGCCAAGATTACCTCGGGTCGCACCAACCTTAACAGTTTTTATTGGAGCGACATGTTGCCCACAGGCACCACGTTTGTGTCCAACAGTTACACCGTAAATCCTATAACCACCAATCGATTCAATTTGATCCAGAGCTATGATTTTACCACATCAAACTATCAAGGCTTGTGCGTTTACATCAACAATGTGATTCTGGTGCGTGGCCGTGACTATGTGGTCAGCACCGAAGGACCTACACTCACTATCACAGTAACATTGAACATTGGTGACGTGGTCGTCATCAATGAATACACCGACACGGCTGGTAATTTTGTACCCAACACACCGACCAAACTGGGACTTTATCCCAAGTATGAACCGCGTTATTTCTATGACACCAACTATGTGAATCCTACCTGGGTCATACAAGGACACGATGGATCAATCACTGTGGCCTTTGGCACACCCACCGAACCAGATCCTAGAGACGCTGTGTTGCTGGAATTTGAAACCAGGATCTACAGCAACCTCAAAAATGATGGCAATCCTCCACCCCTGGTGGCCGAAGATGTGATTCCTGGCTATTTCAGAACCACTGATTATACCGCCGCAGAAACAACCACTATTTTGGGCGAAAGTTTCTTGACCTGGGTGGGCGCCAACAAGTTGGATTACACACAACAAACCTACCAGGTCACAAACGAATTTACCTACAACTACAGCCAAGCCGCCAACAGACTAGACAATCAACCCTTGTTGGGCGCATGGCGTGGTATCTATAGATATTTCTATGACACACTCACACCCAACTCCACTCCTTGGGAAATGTTGGGTTTCAGCGAACAACCCATCTGGTGGGAAGACCAGTATGGTCCAGCACCTTACACCAGCGACAACTTGGTGCTGTGGGGCGACCTTGAGGCCGGCCTGGTCAACGATCCAGTGGCACCGTATGTGATACCCAAATATCGTAGACCTGGACTTACTTCGGTGATTCCTGTGGATGATCAAGGACAACTACTGCCTCCATTCTACAGCGTGATGGGGGCATACAACCCTCAAGGATTCCAGAAAAGTTGGCAGGTCGGCGATGGTGGCCCAGTAGAAGCTTCGTGGTGGCAGAGCTCAAATTATCCATTTGCTGTCATGCGATTGTTGTTGCTTACAAGACCAGCACAGTTTTTCAGCCTGTTTGCTGATCGTGATCTCTACAGATACGATGTTGAATTTGATCAGTATCTCTACAATGGCCGCTATCGATTAAGACCCCAGGACATCCAAGTCTATGGCAATGGAGTCAGCAAGGCCAGTTACATAAACTGGATAGTGGATTACAACCAACAGTGGGCAGTCAACAGCACCAGCGCATTGACCACAGATTTGAGTAATATTGATGTGCGTTTGTGTTATCGTTTTGCTTCGTTTGTGACAGGATCAAACCTAAGACTGTTTTTAGAAAAAGGCGCACCACAAAGTGAGAATGACAGCTTGTTGATACCGCCTGAAAGTTACAACCTATTTGTTTATAAAAATCAACCAGCCAATCGTCTGAACTACAGTGCCGTGGTCGTAGAAATTGTTGAAGGTGGCTACAGTGTGTACGGATACAGTACCACAGATCCTTATTTCAGCATTTATTCCAGCCGCACAGCCGGCACTGGACAAACTATCAGTGCCGGAGGTTACAGTGTGACAGTGCCGGCCGAATACAGTTCTACTGTGATTGAAATTCCTTATGGTTACACATTTACCAGCCGTGCCAGCGTGGTAGATTTCTTGCTCAGCTATGGCAAATATTTAGAAGGCCAGGGTCTCAGTTTTGTAGTGCAGGAAAATGGTTATACTTTGAACTGGGCACAAATGGCTCAGGAATTCCTTTACTATGCTGGACAAGGTTGGACCACAGGCACCATAATAAATCTCAATCCGTCGGCCACACAGATACAGGCCTTGAAACCCGGGGCTGTGGTTGATTCTCTACAGACATACACGCCTGAAAATCTCATACAGGATCAGAATCGTAGAGAATTGCCGGCCAAGAATCTCATAATCTATAGACAGGACAACACTTTCCAACTCAATCCTGATCCAGCCGGCAATCAAACTGTGAGTTATCTACAATTACAGTTTACGGATCTTGAAGACATCTTGATCCTGAACAATCGCACCATATTCAATGATCTGATCTATGACACTGTCACAGCTGAGAGACAACAACGCCTGCGGTTGGCTGCTACCACCAGCACACAGTGGAATGGAACTCTCAATGCTCAGGGTTTCATACTGAACCAAAACAATGTGGTAGCTTGGCAACCCAATGAGAAATATACCAAGGGCGAAATTGTATTATACAAAAACAATTATTGGCAAGCAGCTGCCTTGGTCCAGCCCAAGGAAAAATTCGAGTATTCTGATTGGTACAAGAGCAACTTTGATCGAATCCAACAGGGATTGTTACAGAACCTGGCAACCAAGGCCGATCAGTTGGCCAACAGCTACAATACTCAAACGGCCAATCTCAACCGAGACAACGATCTATTGGCCTATGGGCTGATAGGATTCCAGCCAAGACAGTACATGATAGATCTCAATCTCACTGATACTAGTCAGGTCGGTTTGTATCAACAGTTTATCAAGACCATGGGTAGCCGTCGTGCCACGCAGTTGTTGACACAGGCCAACTTGAATCCCTTGACCGCACAATACAATATCTATGAAACCTGGGGCATATTGGTCGGCACCTATGGAGCACAGGCCAATCGCAGCTGGTTTGAGGTCGATCTTGATGAAGCCTTGTTGAGTGGCAACCCGAGCACATTCCAAATAATAGAACCTGGGCAAACCACAGAAGCCAATCAAGCAATTCTGTTGCAAAATCTCTGGGCTGAAAGCTATGCCATACCCAACACCAACATACTGCCTACTACCTATTCGAGAAATCTAGACACTGCTTTGCCATCGGCCGGCTATGTCAATGTCAATGATGTTGATATCACAGTGTTCAACTTGAATGACCCTACCAACATAGCTGCCAATCTTTCTCGCATAGGTTTAGGCACCCGTATTTGGGTAGCACAAGACAACAGCTACGATTGGAACATTTACCAGTGTGCTCAAGTGCCAGGTCGTTTGACATCAATATCAGACAATCTCAACGGTACCTCTCGCGCCACATTTAGTTCACAGATCAGTCTTGTTCGCGGTGATCTTATCATCATCAGATATTTCAGTGATTTGGTAGATGGTGTGTATCGAGTACTCAGTGTGCCTAACATAAACTCCGTGGTCATAGAATATGCTTTTGTCAATACCAATCAAACCACACTGACCGGTACAGGGTTAGCATTCTATCTCCAGACCATGCGTGTGGCTCAGGCCAGCGATGTTATCACGTTGCCGTACGCAAACCAACTGATTCCAGGAGCACAGGTCTGGGTCGACGACAACGGTTCTGGACACTGGACAGTGCTGGAAAAAACTGATCCTTTCCAACCCACACAGGCATTGACAAACCCAAATCAAGGTGTCAATTCTAGATTTGGCGCCAGCGTAGCACAGTCCAGCAACCATTTCTCGATGGTGGCCGGAGCCCCCAATGATGAATCAGGTGATGGTGCTGTTTACACTTATCGTATAAATCTTTTCAATCAATACGTGGAAAACGTCATACTGTTTTTGATAGCAACTGGTGCGGCAGGGTATGGCAACAGTGTGGACTTTGGAGACAGGACCTGGGCAGTGGCTGGTGCCAGTGCCAGCAACGGCGGAACCGGCTATGTGACACCGATCTATCTTGTGCCCGGCAGCAATACATTCTTACAAACTCAACTGTTGGTGGCTCCGGACCCTGACTACAGCACCATCAGTGAATTTGGAGCTGCAGTCAAACTCAGTGGTGACGAACGCTGGTTGTATGTGGGCGCACCAGCTACCAACACTGTGTATGCCTATGCCCGAGTAGACATACCGCAACAATCTGCGACCTATACAGCCAATGGCACAACTCAGAGTTTCAACTGGTCAAACACAATACAGATAGATTACACCAAGCCCGACCAGATGATCGTGGTTGTCAACAACACCGTGCAACAATACGGCACAGATTATACACTGACCAACAATTTGGTATCATTTTCCTCTGTGCCTACGCTCAACAACCAGATCAAATTCACCCGTCGCACGTTCAAACAGCTAGACTCAAACACCTACCTCAACGTGACTCAAAACAGTGCCACTGGATCTGGTTCAGGAGCTAGATTTACTGTGACCAATACACGTGGCGATTATCAGGTCAGTATCACCGCACCTGGCACCAGTTATGCTCCAGGCGATCAGCTGACAATCAGTTATACTCAGGTTGATCCTATTGGAAGCGCGGCCAACAATTTGATCATCACTGTGGTTTCCGTGGTCAGTGGAGGAATCACAGGGTTTACCACAGCAGGCAGCGGGGTTGGCAACACTGCTGTGTTTGATCTGTCAGACTCATTGTATACAGCCACCAACATATGGTCATTTACAGTCACAGTCAATGGAGTATTGCAACGTCCATACCTGGATTATACCTTTGCAGGAACCACTATTACTTTTGTCACAGTGCCACCAGCTGAAGCAGTGATTTACGTTGACAGTGCCAGCCAGGGAGCTTATTGGCAGTACGTGGACCAAATGCAAGTGGCCGGCATAGATGCCAACGCAACTCTTGGCGCCAGCATAACCACAGACGGTCTTGGACGTCAGATACTGTTGGGTGCACCGCAGGCATCGGCCGACGATGCCGAGGGCGATCCCATAGCCAATGCCGGTGCTGTGTATGCGTTTGATCGCAGCGTGTACAGATATATTGTTGACAACTCAACACAGCTGACCTATGCCATACCGGGCACATTGACCGGTCCAATAGCAGTGAGATTAAACAGCCAATATCTCACCAACTCGGCACAATACATCAACGGCGAATTCACAGTATCGGGTTCTAACGTAGTGCTATCTAGCTCGGTGGCATTGACCGTGGGCGATTTTTTAGAAATTGAAACCAATCAATTCCAACAGTTGCAAAAGTTTGCCAGCAACACAGTGATAGACGAAAGCCAATTTGGCGCTAGCCTTGATATATGTTCCAACAGTTGCAGTCTGTATGTTGGAGCACCCAAAGACACCTACGCTTCCGAGGTCATACAGTCAGGCATGGTCCAGCGCCAGGTCAATCAATCAAGGATCTATGGAATTATCTCCAGCACCATAGCTAACCCAAGTCTTACCTCGGGTGATACCATCAGGATAAATCTTGAACTGGTTGCTGTTCCAGCATCACCCAACAACACTGTGGCAGGTCTAGCGGATGCTATAAATTCTTCAGGCATACCCAATGTCAGAGCAACCCCCACCGCAGATGTTTATTACATTGGTGATGGCAACACCAAGATCTACAGCATAGGCAATATGTATTCAGCGGCCGAGTCTTATACTTCGGTAGTTTATGTCAACGACGTGTTGCAAACACAGGGCGTGAACTATACTTACAACAACACCACTCAAGAAATAAGTTTTGTTACAGCCCCGGCTCTTGATGCCAGCATACAAATAGTGTCAGGTCGTTTGGTTCTAACAGTGATCAATGCTGCAGCTGCCGTGGAGTTTGACAAACTCACTGTGTTACCGGGAACATCTGGCACGGCCTTTGATGATCTGGGATTTGTGACTTATGCCTACACACAGACCATAGTAAGCCCCAACCCCACGGACTATGCCAATTTTGGCACCAGCCTCAGCGTCAACACCGGCGCGGTCAATCTCGTGGTTGGCGCCCCCAATGGCGATGTGTATGAACCAGTTATCTTTGACAACGGCAACACATATTTTGACGATCGTAGCACCACATTCTTTGACTACACAGTGAATTCTGGGGTGGTTTACACCTATGATTTCCTGCCCAGCGCCACTACTAGTCTAGCCAACCCTGGAAAATTTGTGTTTGGACAACAGGTATATGTTGACAACATGGCCGCCCTGGATCAGTTTGGATTCTCTGTGAACTACCGAAGTGGTAGATTGACAGTGGGTTCTCCCGGTGCTGACTTTGGGGACAGCACAGCAAATTATGGTGGAGTATATGTGTTAGACAATGCCGACAATGACTCGGTATGGAAACCGATTTACACCCAATTGCCAGTTGTTGACGTCGATCTGTTGAATTCTGTGTATTCTTACAACAAGTTTTTGGGTAGCACCCAGACTTATTTTGACTATATTGACCCATTGCAAGGCAAAATACTCGGGGTTGCCCGCAGAAACATAGACTATATTGGCGCAGTAGATCCTGCCAGCTACAACGCCGGTCCGGTGCACAATATTGGCACCAGTTGGGGAGCTGCGAATGTGGGAGAAATTTGGTGGGATACCAACACAGTGAGATTTATTGATGCCAATCAAGACAATCTGGTCTATGCCAGCCGACAGTGGGGACAGGTTTTTCCTGGCAGCGTGATTGACATTTATCAATGGACAGCCAGCGACACGGCCCCAGCCAACTACACTGGTCCTGGTGTGCCCTTGAGCACAGTTAGTTACACGGTAAGATCGGCCCTAAATGATCAAGGGATCATTGTCACTACCTACTATTTCTGGGTCAAAGGCATAACGACCACTGCTGCTCAGTATGGCAAAACCTTGAGCCCAGTGGCCATAGCCTCATACATCTTGAATCCTATCAGCAGTGGCCTGCCTTACATAGCCGCTATCAATGCCAACTCGGTGGCGCTTTACAATGCGGCAGGACTTTTATCGGCCAACGACACTATCTTGCATGTGGAATATGATCGCCAGGCCGCCGGTGGTGGCAATGACATCCATACCGAATACGAATTCATAGGTCAGGGCAAGGCCAACGACTTTTTGAATCCAAACCTGTATCGAAAGTACCTGGACAGTTTCTGCGGTGTGACCACATCTGGAGCAGCTGTACCAGACCCATTGTTGAGCCCAGGCATGCGTTATGGTCTACAGTTCCGTCCACGCCAAAGCATGTTTGTCGATCGTTTCCAGGCTTTGGAAAATTATCTTAGCTACTGCAACAAGATCTTGGCACAGTATCCTATCACAGAAATACGCACATTCAATCTCTTGAACAGTCAAGAGCCCACACCAGCAGCTAACTCGGGTGCCTGGGATTATCAGGTACCCAACCTTACCATACTGAGCTATCAGAACCTCAATACAGTGCCCTTGGGTTATCTATATCTAGTGGATTCAGACAGTGGGCAAGATGGACGCTGGACCATTTATGAAGTACAGGCCACATCCACTCCGGGTCAACGCACCTTGGCTCTGGTGCGTGTGCAGAACTATGACACACCCTTGTACTGGAATTATATTGATTGGTATCTGCCCGGTTACAACAACACCATACAGCCCGTGGCCACAGTGACCAACACAGCTGGCCTACAAACCTTGAGCTTGGACACAGCACCCATAGGTAGCAGTGTCAAGATCAGCAACAATGGGCAAGGCAAGTTTGAAGTGTACCTGCGTGTGGCTGCAGATCCTGTGACCGGTTGGCAACGGGTGGGACTTGAAGATGGAACCATAGCTATCAGTGAAGTAATCTGGAATTATCCTGCTGGTGGGTTTGGGTTTGATGCTGAAGTGTTTGACGCACAGTATTTTGATCAAGAGCCAGTGATAGAAACCCGTTATATCCTGCGGGCTATCAACGAAGAACTGTTTACTGGTGACTTATTGATTTTCAGGAATGAAGCACTCATGCTCATGTTCCAGTTTATATACACAGAGCAAGCCAGCCCTAGCTGGTTGATTAAGACCAGTTATATTGAAGTGGATCATGTGGTGCGAGGCCTTTATCCGTATGAACTTTACCAACCCGACAATCAGACTTTTGTAGAGGATTACCTTACCGAAGTCAAACCCTATCATGTGCAGACTTTAAACTTCAACCTAATCTATGAAGGTCTGGACACTTATCCAGGCGGAATAGCCGACTTTGACGTGCCAGCATATTGGTTACCAGGACCAGCCTTGCCACAATTTGTGAGCCCGGTCCTAACACCTTACACTTACAGCGACAGCGTGGTACAAAGTTTGGTCAGTGATGCCGCCACAGATGCGCAAGTTTGGTTGACCTGGCCCTACTCCAATTGGTTCAACAACTATAGTCTCAGCTTAGACAGTGTTACAGTGTATGATACCACCACTGTATATGCAGACATTCCTGTGATCACCATTGGTCGTGATTGGCAGGCCAACACTGCATATGCACTGGGTCAACAAGTGTCCTATGGAACAAATTTATACACAGTGGCCCAGGCAGGAACCACTGGGGACTCGGCACCCACATTTACCAATGGCAACAAAGCCAACGGGTCTGCCACACTGACCTATGCAGGCCTGCGAGCTCAAGGCACGGCTATACTATTTGCCAATGGAACCATAAGTCATGTCACTGTGACACAACCCGGCAATGGGTATTTGTTGACTCCTGATATAGGTATAAATGGAGTATTTCCTAATTTTGCCGCTGGAACTTTTGATGGTGCTGTGGCCAAACTACTTGCTGTCATGGGCAACAATCTGGTGCGCGATTTCTCTACTGTGATCAAATATGACCGATATCAGTATGCCAGCACTATACAAGCCTGGCAGGCCAACTTGGTTTATGCGGCCGGTGATCGTGTGAGATACAACAATCTTGTGTGGAGTAGCGACACCACCCAGTCCTCATCCACTTTTGTACTGGCTGATTGGACCTTGGTACCTGCAGATGAACTCAGTGGTGTGGATCGTACCATGGGATATTACACACCCACTGTCAGCATGCCTGGGCTGAGCCTGCCCTTGTTGATCACTGGAGTGGAATATCCCGGAGTGCAGGTACAAGCACCCGGATTCAATCAGAACACTGGATTTGATGTAGGTAACTTTGACATCAATCCATTCGACAACATCACTGTTGGACCTGAAGGTCGTCCAACCTATAGCTACAGCATACTGGATGCTAGATACATGAGTTCATATCTGGACACATATCTAGGCACCCGCCCCTCAGACATCAATGTAGATGGCGGCGGCTACATAGATACCTACAGCAGTTATGCTCCAGAAGAGCTGATTCCTGGCAGCGAGTTTGACACCCTGGACCTGCGTGTTTACACCACACCTGGCACAGATTGGACCGGCGGAGGACACGGATTCCCAGCTGGCAATCGTAGATATGTGTATGAAAGTGCCAATCCTACTGTGAGTTTCGCAGGCATCGTTGATTACCCATTTACTGTGCAAATATTTAATGCCACCCTGGGCATAGCAATAGAACCTGTGAGCTATGATTGGGCCAATTACGAGGTCACTCTAGGGCTTACTGAAACCGACGGCGACACAATCAACATTTATGTAACCGGTGTAGGCGGGGGTAATCAACTGTATCTCAATACCTATTTAGGCAACACCATTGGCGATACTGTAGTTGTACCATTTCCTTACGATGCCATTTATGAATTCTTGATCTACAATGGCGAACAGCGCCTTGAACCCGGAACTGATTACACCTGGGCTGAGGAAACATCAACAAGCACTCGAGTAACATTTACCTCTACTTATGGTGCCACCGATCGAATAAATCTCTTGGCCTTGGGATATGCTCCAAACAATCAAACTACTCGCAGCTGGAGCCTGCCTGTTTTCCAAACTGAAACGTCAGATGGCTCATTGAGCATACCAGTAACAAACAGCCTACAGGGCACCAATCCTGCCAACATGATAGTGACCAGCAATGGCGCCAGATTAAGGCCACCCGAGGATGCGAAATACACAGCCGACGGATCAACTGTATTGTTTGCCTTGCCCGCCGATGGTGGCTATAGTCCAGGTTTGATTTCCGACAACGATGTCACAGTTTATGTAAACAATCAATTGATAGTGCAGAATATTGATTATGTGGTGGATGCCTACGATGGCTCAACCGCCAGAACTATAACTTTTTTCACAGCTCCCAGCGCAGGAAGCCAGGTGTTGATTTCAGTGCGTACTGCAGCAGAATATTGGGTGCTTGACACAGACCTGGTATTCCAACCAGCCAATGGATACACACCTGCTCCAGGAGATATCATTGATATAGTGACCTGGAATGACACCAGTGAACAAGACATATTAACACAGGTGTTTGTGGGCCCCGGTGCCTTGCCCAACAATACCTATGACACGGGTCGACTCATTGAAAATCCTGACAGACTGTTGGTCACCCTAGACGGCGAGTGGTTATTTGCTGGATTGAATTATACAGTGTTGGATGGAACCAAGATCAGTATTGCCGAACCTGTGTCTGGCAGTTCGGTCATAGCTGTGACCAATTTCACACAGAGTGTGGTTCCGGGTGCCATGGCCTTCCGCATATTCCAAGACATGCGTGGGGTGCAGGCCACATACAGGATTACCGCTGACACTACCACGGTCACAACTGCTCCTGTGGCCATAACCGATGACGTAATTTATGTGGCTAATGCTGCCGCACTGCCAGAACCAAATTTTGCCAACAACAACAATATCTGGGGCATGATAACCATTGGTGCTGAACGCATCATGTATCGCGATAGAGATTTGATAGCCAACACAGTCAGTGGTCTGCTGAGAGGCACAGCAGGCACAGCTATAACCACACATCTATCTGGAGCCACAGTTTACAACATAGGTACAGGCAATTTACTACCAGCAGAATATCAAGATTACATTGACATCAATACGTTCACTGGTGACAACACCACCACAGAATTTACCACAGACATCGTGGTCGACAATCGGCCACTGGTGTATATTGGTGGCACGGTGTCTGTGTCTATAAACGGAACACTGCAACCTGCCAACAGTTACACTATCACACAGGTTGAGCCAGTGGCTGTTAGCTTCACCGTGCCGCCGGCGCAGGGATCCAGTGTTCTGATCACCATAACCTATCTGGATTTGACCACAGACAGCGAATTGTTTACCGCCACTGGAAGCCAGGTTATAACCACAACCATGCCTATTGGTTTGGTCGAGCAGACCTCCAGCGCTTATGTGATCGACAGCTTTGATCCTGTGATAATCACGTTTGACACACCACCACCAGCACAGCACGTGGTTTATATCCGTAATCAACGCGGTGCTGAAAATGAATTTGATTTTAGCATAGCCAATGGCACAGCAACCACATTCAATACCAACATAAACCTTACCATACCTGTGCGTGTTTATGTGGCAGGAATTGAACAAGATCCCAGCACGTATCAGGTCACATCATTGGATCCGGTAACAGTGCTGTTTGACACTGCGCCGCCAAGTTCAGTAGAAATAGCTATATTTGTAAGATTAGGAGTGACCTGGTATGCACCTGGAGCTGGTACGCCCAGCAATGGAGTACCCTTGCAAGATACCAACACACCGGCAGCAAGGTTTTTACGGGGCTTGATTTAAGGTAAATACTTCATGACGCAAAATAACAAACCAACTGATCACACAACCAAACCCAGCAACAAGCGGCCCAACGAAACTGGCACCGTTAGAGTTGAAGGATTTGTGAGAATTTTTGATCCAAAAACCCAACAAGTATTTGTGGAGAAACGAGCATGATCCAGCCTGGACTTTGTCGCATCGAAGGCTTTGTGAAAATATCTGACCCAAACACGGGTGAAATTTTGGTTGACAAAAAGAATGCCATACATTACGAGAATATTTCAATTGCCATGGCCGAAACTCTCAGCAACAGAACCAGTGCGCAGGGCGGAGGCTGGATCTATGAAATGGCCTTTGGCAACGGCGGCAGCGCTGTGGATCCAACTGGTGTAATAACTTATCTACCACCCAACACAACTGGAGCCAATGCCAGTCTTTACAATCAAACTTATCAAAAAGTCGTGGACGACAATTCAGCGTCCAACACAGATCCAGCCAACAACTACATGACCGTGGTTCATACTTCGGGTGCGGTTTATACCGATATCATCACCACCTGTTTGCTGGACTACGGTGAGCCCTTGGGCCAGCAGGCCTTTGACAACAGCACAAATTTCAACGGTGAGTACGTGTTTGATGAACTGGGTCTTAAAGCCTGGAACGGCAGTGCTTCAAATCTGTTGCTGATCACGCATGTGATTTTCCATCCAGTACAAAAGAGCTTGAATCGCCAGATACAGATAGATTATACCCTGCGTATACAGACACTTACAAACTTGAGTGCCGCATAAATATATGCAGATAATAGAGCGATAAATATAGGATAATGGAGTAAACAATGGCATATACAATTAGTCTAACCGATGGCAACGTGTTTGCTACCATAGCCGACGGCACCATCAACACAGCCAGTTCCATGGTGCTGGTTGGTAGAAACTACGCTGGATACGGACAGTTTTTAGACACTAATTTTATACACTTGTTGGAAAATTCCAGCAATACAACAGCACCCGGCGCACCACTTACTGGTCAACTATGGTGGGATTCAGGCAATGGCCTGCTCAAGGTCTACAACGGAAGCACATTCAAAACAGTTTCGGCAGCCACGGCCAGCAGTTCAGCTCCCAGCGGTGCCAACAGCGTCGTGGGCGATCTTTGGTATGACACTGTCAATGCACAGTTAAATGTCTACACCGGCGCAACTTGGTTGTTGGTAGGTCCACAAAGCACATCAGGACAAGGCACTTCGGGTGCGATCGTTTCCACGGTCACAGACAATCTCAGTGTGAATCACGTTGTGGTCCAACTCTGGGTCAACAACAGCATTGTGGGCATGATCAGCAAAGATGCCACTTTTGTGCCTGGTACAGCTATCGGCGGAGGATGGGGCATACAAGCGGTCAGTCCAGGTATAACCTTGGCCACCACAGTGGGCACACAGACACCATTGTTCAATGGCACAGCCACTGTGGCTCAAAGTTTGTTGGGATTCAATCCTTCGGCATTCATGCAGACCGGCAACAACACCGGCACCACAGGCACTCTCAGCGTGACCAACAACACTGGTTTGTTTGTGGGCCTCAACAGCGATTTCCGTGCATTTATTTCGGGCACGCAAGTCAACCTACAGAATCAAACCACCAATGGCAATCTTGTTATTGGTGTATCTAACTTTGCCAACTCCATACAAGTCAATGGCACAACCGGGGTGGTCACTATTCCAAGCCTGTCATTCTCAGCATTTGGTGACATAACGGTTGGTAATGTTATAAATGCCAATGGTAATGGCGTAGGCAACATCGGTAATTCAACAGGCTACTTTAATACTATATTTGCCCAGGCCACTAGTGCCCAGTACGCAGACGTGGCTGAAAGATTTGCCTCAGACCAAGAATATCCAGCTGGCACTGTGGTGGAACTGGGCGGCACAGCCGAAATTACCAGTAGTAAGCAGGATTTGAGCGATAATGTGTTTGGAGTCATAAGTACACGTGCAGCCTATCTAATGAACAGTGCAGCAGGAAATGATCAAACTCATCCTCCTGTGGCTATCACAGGCCGTGTGCCAGTTAGAGTGATTGGCAGTGTTAAAAAGGGAGATAGATTGGTTGGTGCAGGCGGCGGGTTGGCTCGAGCAGCCAAGGCAGGAGAAATTACTGCTTTCAATGTGATTGGACGAGCATTGCATGACAAATCGGATGATGGACTAGGCTCAATAGAAGCCATTGTAATGATTAAATAGAGGACAAAATCACCCAGCGATCGGCAACGATTGCGTTGAGATTGATCAACTAATACAAAGGGAAAAAAGTAAAATGACATATTCAGTTGGCGGACTAATAGAAGCAACAGACTATAACGGGTTTGTTAGCACCACAGCAAATGCAAATATCAATGCTACCTGGAACAGCACCTATGGCCAAACTGCATTGAGCACTGTCAGCGCCGGCGGGGTAGTAACAGCCACACAATGGTCCACATTGAACTCGACCATTTCTACCATGGCCAGCCATCAGAATACCACAATTACTAGTAGGACCAACCCAACTGCAGGTAATACCATCACCATATTGAACAACGTCAACACCGACATTGGCAGTTGCTATACACGACGTTTTTTTGCAGCTGGCAGTGGTGCTCAATTCACAGGTTGGACCGGAACTGCCAGCCAGACCAGCAAGGTTGGAGACACCAATACCAACTGGACAATCACGTTCACAGACACCATTACCTTTGCCAACGCCACGGCCTGTACCAACTTTTTTGGCGCCGGTGGCTTGATCAAGACTGAATTCAGCAAGACCAGCACCGGTGAAGATGCCGATCCAGAGTGGAACAACCTGGTCAATTCCATCTGCGGAGACGTGTATTTTTCTTCTGATGCATCCAGCAAGACCATAGCAGGCACGTCATACACAGGAACCACGGTCATTGGTGGCTCAGGAACACCATCCACTTTGGCCACTGGCACAGGATTCAATCAACTGTCTACCGGCGTGCCGGTAACCATCTACAAACAGTTTGATACGGCTTATACCTATACCACCAACTATGTTGAAGTCATTGTTACCAAAACTTCAGCCACAGTGTTGACCTTTACCACAAACTGGTTCTCGGCGGCACGAAGCACATCTGGAAGCAGCCGAAGCATTTCAGGCGGTACAGCCACAACAGGCATCACGTTTGGAACAGCTCCTACCACGGTGGTTACATATTTCCCACCATCAACATCTTTCTTGACCAACACCTGGGGTGCACCCACAGTGGCCAGCACAGTCAGCGCAACACCTTACAGTTAAAGCAATCCAATTTGCTCAAAAAGGGGCTTCGGCCCCTTTACCTTATCTAGTTTTTGCTGTATAATATCTACATGGATACCAACGAACTCATCTCCCACAGCCGCGCCCGTTTCGATCATCACCAAGCACGCCAGGTATTGAAAGAAAAATATCAAGCTAAATTTGTTTTTGCCCATGCTGGCGGCATGTGGCAAGCTGGCCCAGAATTATTGACCTTGTTGAAATGTTGTTCAGGCCCAGTGGTCATTTTGGACCTGTATGAAACACCTGTGCAAGTCAACGCCGAAGAATTTTATGAACAAGTTTTACAACGCTGGCAAGAACAACTCAATGCCTGGTTGGTAGAATATCAGGAAATGAACAAAAATAGATGACACGCGGTGTACTGATTTTTGCTTTCAACAACGAGCATGTGGACTATTTGAGCATGGCCGCTTGGTCAGCTCAACGAATTCACCGACACCTTGATTTACCTGTGTGTGTAGTAACCGACAGGACCGACGCCTGTGACAACAAACATTTTGATCGAGTAGTGCTAGTAGATCTGCCCAGCTCGGGCCGTCCACGCTATTTCAAAGACTACAAAAAAGTAGCAGTGTGGCACAACACCAATCGAGCCAATGCTTATGAATTGTCACCCTGGGACCATACTTTGGTCTTGGATGCGGACTATGTGGTGGCCTCCGATCAATTGGCCTGTTTGTTTGATGTTGACCAAGATTTTCTAGCCCATCGATGGGCGCATGATGTGTCCGGTCAAGGGGCATTCTACGACAACAACTGGTTTGGCATGTATCGCATGCCCATGAGCTGGGCCACGGTCATGTGTTTCCAACGCAGTAAAAAAGCTCAATTCATATTTGACACCATGCAAATGATACGCGACAACTGGGATCATTACCGACATCTTTATCACATTGGGGAAAACAGCTATCGCAACGATTACTCAATGAGCATAGCTCAAAATCTAGTGGATGGACACACGCTGTCATCGCCACACATACCCTGGAGTCTGGTCACAGTTACTCCAGAAACCAAGCTGGAACAAGTTGATCAAGATACATACAAAATCACCTATGAAACCGCAGAATCAAAAATCAAATGGATGTATTTGAAACAAGATTTCCATGCCATGGGCAAACAGGCCTTGGAGACCATAATTGCCGGTAACAGCTGAACGCGGCTATGTCATACCGGCCATAAATTCAGGCCAGGTTGATTTTGTGGCCTGTGCCGAACAGTTAGCAGACAGTCTACGCCAATATCACCCCGACGCCAACATAACCATACTCACAAAAGAAATGTTGCCATACGGTGATCAGGGTGGTTGGGCCAATGATTGGCAGTGTTTTCAAGCCAGCCCTTACCGACAGACCATCAAACTGGAAGCCGACATGTTGGTAACCAGTCCTGTTGATCATTGGTGGACCTTGTTTGAAAACCGCGATGTTGTGATCAGTCAAGGTTGCAGAAATTTTTACAACGAATCTGCCACATCAAGAAAATACCGACAGTTGTTTGACAACAACCAACTGCCCGATGTTTACAATGCTATAACCTACTGGCGTCTCAGTGCTACAGCGCAAGAATTTTTTTCGCGGGTGCGAGAGATATTTGAAAACTGGGAACGATTCAAATGTCTTTTAAAATTCCCCGATGAAGCGCCCAGCACTGATGTGGTCTATGCCATGGTAGCAGTGATCATGGGACCAGAACGAGTGATGTTGCCGCAAGGACTAGGGCCGTCGATAACGCACATGAAACAGTCAATCATTCCTACGCAAACATCTGACTGGACCAAAGAACTGGTCTGGGAAAATACAGATCCAGGCTTGCGTGTACAGACTGTGGCACAGTCGGGATTGTTTCACTATCACATCAAAGATTGGAGAGCAACATGAGTGATGATTCGCAACGTATCAAACACAGCCGACGCATCAGCAGAACACGTGATGCAGAATTGCGCCAGGTCAGAATAGCCCGGGCCCATGGTATCACTGTAAAAGAATATCATAGATATGCCAAACATCACGCCATGAACTGTGGCCGTCCAAATTGTTTGCTTTGCACAAATCCCCGTCGCACCTGGAAAGAAAAAACCATACAGGAAAAAAGTTTCGAGGGGCAGATACGTGCCGATCAGAGAAAACCCGACGACCATGATGACTGAACAAGAGTTTTTAGAGATATGGCTTAGTCAAACCGTTACTCAAGTTGAAATTGAATATCGACTCTACTATGATGCGCAAGGATGGCCCTTATTTTACAGCACCGAACAGGTAGAAGGTAATTACATTGTTGTTGACCGACAAACATACCTAGACAGCCCCAAGCACATTCGAATTGTCGAAGGTAAAATCAAACGCATCAAAGTTTTATTTGGAAAAAAATTAGTACCTGCGGAACAGGGACAATCCTGTGATTCAGCAGATGTGTGTGTGATAGTCGCAGATCAGTTGTCCAGTAAAAAATGGGCCATAAAACACGAGGAACCCGAGGAAGATGAAGCAAGTTGACATAGCAGATTTAGATTGCATATATTTGACCTATGATGAGCCACAGAAAGAGGAATTCTGGGTGCGAATCAAGAACATGATTCCCTGGGCCAAACGAGTAGATGGAGTCCAAGGAAGTGACGCTGCACACAAAGCAGCCGGCGAGGCCAGCGACACTGAACGTTTCATATTGATCGATGGCGACAACATACCCAATGAACGTTTTTTTAACCTGACCTTGGAATTGCCAGATGGCGAATGGGAAAATGCTGTATTCCGCTGGCGGGCGAGAAATCATGTCAATGGCCTTATGTATGGCAATGGTGGAATCAGTTCGTGGACTAGAACTCATGTGCGTAACATGCGCACCCACGAAGCTTCCGAAGGAGCCACCGAAACCGAAGTAGAATTTTGTTTTCATCCACTATATTGGCCCATGCACGATTGTTACAGTACAACATATCCCAATGGCAGTGCCTTCCATGCCTGGCGTGCTGGATTCCGTGAAGGTGTCAAGATGTGCTTGAATTATGGAGCCAGACCCACAGTGTCTGCTTTCCGTGAGCGAGTGCATCAACGCAATCTTGATCACTTGACCATATGGCACAATGTGGGTCGTGATGTAGAACATGGAATCTGGGCCATAGCCGGCAGCAGGATGGGCACTTACATGACCATGATCACGCCGCAGTGGGATCATCGCATGGTGCAAGACTTCGCAGAATTACAAAAACTTTGGGACACAGTCAAAGATTCGAACCCAGAAATCGTATGTGGTCGTGTGGCCGAAGATCTTGCTACACAGTTGAATCTGCCCATGACGGTAATGCAGGCTCCAGAAAGTGTTTTTTTCAAACAACACTATAGGTCAAACTGGCACAATCAAGGTGTCATGGTTAGAGAAATGGATGTGATTCGGAGGCAAGAAGGGTGGTAAACAACAAAGGTGACGAAGTTACCAAAGAGTTTAAAAGTGTTTTTTTAAACAGCGCAGAACAAATGCAACAGGCTCTAGGCAAAGGTTTGTGCCTGGCCAAGTGGAAACAGGTCAGCCTGCACTTACCCACAGGATTAAATAACAGTTGCTATCATCCACCCTTGCACGAAATACCCGCTGAATTATTGGCAGATAATCCCAGCGCCTTACACAATACTCCATACAAAAAACAACAAAGAAAGATCATGCTCAAGCATGAAAGACCCACGGAATGTGGATACTGCTGGGCCATGGAGGATAATGGCAAACTCAGCGATCGTCATTATAGATCAGGCGAGCCTTGGGCCGCTAAAGATTTTGATAGTATTATAAATTCAACCGGAGATGAGGATGTTGTACCTAGTTATGTTGAAGTTAACTTTAATCACGCTTGTAATTTGGCATGTAGCTACTGTAGTCCTCAATTTAGTTCAACCTGGCAACAAGAAATGGATCAGCATGGCGCTTATCCTACTAGCACTAGACACAACGATCCTAGTCATTTTGTTGGCCGCAACCGTCCTATCCCCGTTAGAGAAGATAATCCTTATGTAGATGCCTTCTGGTCTTGGTGGCCCGCACTGTATCCAGAACTCAAACATTTCCGCATGACCGGCGGCGAGCCTATGTTGGACAAAAATACCTATCGTGTGTTTGATTATGTGTTGGCCAATCCCAAACCAGACTTACATTTAAATGTAACCAGTAACTTCAGCGTGGATGAGAAGTCGTGGCAGAAGTATTTAGGCTATGTCAAAGAGCTATGTGAAGGCGAACGGATCGAACACTTCATGCAGTACATTAGTCTCGATAGCTTTGGACCTCAAGCCGAATACATCAGACACGGCTTGGATTTTGATTTGCTGTGGGATCGTGTGAATCAATTCTTGACAGAGATCCCGGGCCGTAACAGCGTAACATTTATTGTGACCATGAACAATTTAAGTGTCACAGGCTTACCACATTTGTTTGCTGGCATACTGGGACTTAGAAAGATCTATTCAACAACCTATCAACGAGTATGGTTTGACACACCAGTGCTACGTCAACCCACCTGGCAAAGTCTGCAACTGTTGCCAGAAAGCTATGTGGAGCAACTGGAACATCTCTGGGCCTGGATGATACGACAGATCGAAACTGAATCAACCCGCTTCCAAGGATTCAAAGACTATGAGATAGCACGCCTGGATCGTGACATAGCCTGGATGCGCGACGGACAGAAACTAGATTCTGCATACGTCAAACAAAACAAGGCAGATTTTTATAAATTCTTTGCCGAGCATGATCGCCGTCGTGGCACTGACTTTCTACGGACTTTTCCTGAAATGAAGACCTGGTGGGCAGAATGTGAGTATCATGCTAGGCAATCGTAAATTAATCATAGACGATCACTCCGAGGTTTATAGAGAACTGTGGCCTTGGGCCGACGGCGAGTTTTGGGATATCACCCAACACCAGATTGTTCCAGGTGCAGTTTACATATTTTGTAGAGAGCATGTCAACAAATACAATTATGAAATACAACAGCTGGCTCGCAGTGACCAGGTAACTGTGGTCATAGAAAATGCTGCCGAAGGTTCCGAAACTCTGGTAACCTGGTGTTTTATCAAAGGGTTAGTGCCACTGATTGAACAAGGCAAGATCCTGCTCATAGGCGGCGGGGACATGGATCCTGACAAGTGGCCCTACATGAGCTACGAATATTTCCTGCCAAAGATCTTTGATTTTGATGAAAATGTCGAAGCCGGCGCCAGGCTAGATAAATATTTCAGTCAAACAGTTAAACCTTATAAATTTTTGTTTTTGAATGGCCGACTGCGAGCACATAGGAAATATCTACAGGAAAGATTCCGGACCACTGGCGTTTTAGAACAAAGCCTGTGGACCAACCTTGACACAGATCTTGCCTTGATCAAAAGCGTACCACAACAACGTTGGCAAAATTTCAACAATCTCAAATCCGTAAAATTGGAATATTTGCACAATGGCGTTGACATGATAGAAGCGCCAACATCCTTGAAACTGCTATCCGAGTCCTATGAGGCACCCAGATTCAGGACCAATCTTGACAAGATACCCAGTGGTGGAAATGTCAAACGCAACTTGTTTGACAATGCCTGGGGAGATGCCACAGTAGATGGTAACGCCTACAGAGACACCTATTTCAGCCTGGTCACCGAGACAGTGTTTAACTATCCCTACAGTTTTAGGACAGAAAAGATCTGGAAACCCATGGCTGTAGGGCATCCTTGGATAGCAGTGGCTAACACAGGTTTCTATAGAGATCTACACCACATGGGATTCAAAACATTTGCACATGTCTTAGATGAATCATTTGACTCAATCGCAGACAACCAATCGCGTATTGAAAGAATAGCACAGGTCGTGGAAGACTTATGTCGCCAAGATCTTGCAAGTTTCTATCAAGAATGCTATAATGTATGTAAATACAATCAACAGCATTATGCGGAATACAGACACCGTGTTCCGCAAGAACTTCCGCAACAGTTCCAACGATTTATAGAAAAATATCAATGACGGATTTAGAATTTCGTAGACAACACCTTGACACCAAAAGTGCCAGCTTCTGTGGCGCCAAATGGTACAATGCCACCATATGGTTGGGATCTGGTCAGACCACCAGTTGTCATCATCCACCAGCTCATGCCATAGACACAGAAGCTATCAAAACCAATCCCAAGGCCATACATAATACCCCACAAAAGAAACAAGATCGAAATCAAATGCAACAGGGACAACGTCCTGCCGGATGTGAATACTGTTGGAAGATTGAAGACATGGGAGTGGATGCCATCAGTGATCGTGTGTATAAAAGCAAAATATATTCCATAGAGGCCTTGGATGAAGCATACAACAAAGACTCTCAAGAGGACATGAATCTTCGTACTCTTGAAATAGCGTTTGACCGCACTTGTCAATTTGCTTGTAGTTATTGCAATCCTGCCTTTAGTTCAACCTGGGTCAAGGATATCAAAAACAACGGTGCTTACACAAATCTTGTCAGTGATGGTCGCAATCATTTCACACACAAACACGACAGTGCTCAGTTGTATCAATTTGGCGAAACCAATCCTTACGTAGAAGCCTTCTTTGCTTGGTGGGAGTCTGACCTACACAAGACCTTGCAGGAGTTGAGAATCACTGGAGGAGAACCTACCATGAGTGGCGAGCTGTGGAAGTTGATTGACTGGTTCAAATCCAACAAAGGAAAAAGCTCAACTCGGTTGGCCATCAACAGTAACTTGGGCATGGATAGACCAAAGCTGTTTGAATTTAGAGATGCTTTGAAGGACATTCCGCACGTGGAAATCTACACCAGCATGGAAGCGGTAGGAACGCAGGCTGAATACATACGAGACGGCCTGGACTATGATCTATGGATGCACAACGTACAAGAACTTCTTGAACACGATCACATACGTGCAGTCCACTGTATGGCTACCATCAATGCCCTGTGCCTGGACAGTTTGGATGAATTTTTAGATCAATGGATACGATTGAAAAAGGTGTATGGCCGCGAAAGAGTGAACTACACATTGAATATATTACGTTTTCCCAGTTTTCAAAGTCCGTTGGTGTTGCCAAAAAATCTTTTGGAACTCTACAGTGATAAGTTAACCCAGTGGTTGGATCAACATCGTGATCAACCATACATGCATGAACATGAAATCAATCACATGACTCGTTTGATCGAGTATCTAAATCGTGTAAAAAAACCACACAGCGAAGCATTTGAAATGCCCAAACTTTTCAATGACTTTAAACAATTTTACACACAATACGATCAACGTCGCAACAAAATTTTTGTTGCGACATTTCCTCGCTTGGCAGAATGGTATCAAACACTATGACAAAAATTTTAGGCAAATACAACTGGAATGATCGAGTACCTAGTTATATTCCGTTGGAGCAGTTGACAGACGTTCAGCGTCATAGGCTCATAGACAGTGAAACATTTTGCATGTTGCCTTGGATACACTTGCATGCCTGGCCCGATGGACGTGCATATCCCTGTTGCATGGGTCGAGCCCAGCATTCTGTAGGCAACTTCAAAGAAAAGCCCATGCGTGAAATCTGGAATGATCAACCCATGCGCGAGATGCGCTTAAACATGCTGGAAGATAAACCTTGTGCCGAGTGCGGTCACTGTTATGAACAAGAGAAATCTGGATTTGCCAGCATGAGAAACAATTCAAACAAGAATTTTGGACAACACATTCAAAAAATAGATGATACCCGTGCCGACGGCAGTCTGCCTGATTTTAAACTACACTATTGGGACGTGCGATTTAGCAATATCTGTCAACTGAAGTGCCGCAGCTGTGGAAGCATATTCAGCAGTCGCTGGTATGACGATGATGTCAAACTCTGGGGCAAAGAGCTAAGACCTCGTGTGAGCTTTGCTGGACGACACGAAGAGGATGTATGGGAGCAGATGCAGGAACATGTTCCCCACTTGGACCAGATATACTTTGCTGGCGGTGAGCCCTTGATCATGGAGGAACATAATCGCATACTTAAACTGCTGATTGAAAAAGGCAACACCAAGGTGCATTTGATCTACAATACCAATCTCAATGAACTGCGATACAAACGTGAATCGGTGTTGGACCTGTGGAAGCATTTTCCTAATATTTGTGTAGCGGCCAGTTTAGATGACATGGGAGCTCGGGCTGAAATCATACGCAGCGGTACTGATTGGGACAAAGTAGAACAAAACATTAGAGATTTAAAACGAGAATGTCCGCATATAGATTTCATGATCAGTCCCACCCTGAGTGTCATGAACATCTGGAACTTTACACGATTTCATCGTTACATGGTCGAGTCTGGATTTATTGAAGCCAAAGATTTCAACTTGAATATCTTACAAGGGCCCAAGGAATATAGAATAGACTTGTTACCTCAGGATATAAAGTTTCGTTTCAAGCAAGAATTTGAACAACATATCGAATGGTTACGCCCCTTGGATACAATACAGCGAGCAACTGGCGGATTTGAAGCTGCCATACAGTTCATGATGGCACAAGATAACAGTTATTTGCTTGGCGAGTTTTGGGAAACCACCAGCGATATGGATTGGAGTCGTGATGAACGTTTGATCTCGGCTGTTCCTGAACTGGCCGAAATATTACAATACAAACCAGCACACACACGAGTATGAAACTACCACACGAAAAATTCTGTGTACTACCTTGGGTCAGCCTGGAAGCCAGTCCCATTGGCACGGTCAGACCCTGTTGCTTGGCCGATGATGAAATTGTGGACAACAACGGAGAAAAATTCAATCTTGCCGCAGCCAATTTTGCCAACATACAAAACAGCAACGACATGCGCAGTTTACGTCAACAATTTTTGGATGGACAACAACCACAGACCTGTAGAAAATGCTGGCGTGAAGAGCGCAGTGGCCGCACCAGTAAACGTCAGCATACCTTGGACAGATTAAAACACATCTTGGCCGACCATGATTCGTGGACAGCAGATGCCAAGCCATTGATATTTTTAGATCTCAAACTGGGCAATATCTGCAATCTCAAATGCCGAATCTGTGGTAGTTGGAGTTCCAGTACATTTGCCACCGAAGAGTTACAATGGCTCAAACGCGGTGAAGACAAAAAACAAAGCCATCACTATCAAATGTTGCGACAAGGTGCTTGGCCCAGAGAAAATCAGCAGTTTTGGTCAGAGATAGATCAGATAGTGAATCAAATACGATACATAGAATTCACTGGTGGCGAACCTTTCATGATACAAGAACACTTTGACATGTTGCAAGGGTTGATAGATCGTGGCATAGCCCATCAGGTAGAAATACACTACAACACCAATGGAACCCAATGGCCAGAACAAGCCGAAGCGATATGGCGTCATTTCAAAACTGTTGAGATTGCGTTCAGCATTGATGATGTGGGTGCTAGATTTGAATATCAACGGACCAATGCAGTTTGGGATGAAGTAGTGGCCAACATTGAAAAATTTAAACAGTTGCGTCAACGTCACAGCAACATAAAACTACAAGCGTGCATCACAGTCAATGTTTTCAATGTATATTATTTGGAATCAGTGGCCTTATGGGTTGCACAGCAAGGTTTTAATTTCGTTTATTGGAACATGTTGCATGATGCATATTATTTTAGCATAGCCACACTGCCAGAATCAGCCAAGATTGGAATAGCCAAAAAATTACAACAGGCACAGGTACCAGAATCAATCCGACGAGAGTTTGAAAAAATAATTGAATTTATGAACAACGGTGCTGGTCTTGATGGCAAGTTATTGAAAATTAGAACCACAGATTTTGACTACAAACGCGGTCAAAACTTGGCCGTGGTTGCACCTGAATATGCTGCCCTGATAGATTATGCCGGCCCCAATTAATCGTCCTGAAACCCTGTGCATGGCCCCATGGACACACACATATCTCAGTCCACAAACCGAAAGACGCATGTGCTGTGCCAGCCGAGAACCCGCACAAAACTTCGAACAGTATATAGACACAGCTGCAGGTTCTGGAAAATATACACCTGTGAGCCTGGATGAGCACTGGAACAATCCTCACATACGAAGTGTGCGACTGAGGATGATGCAGGGAGAAATTTTGCCCGAGTGTGAAGTATGTAACAATAAGTTATTGAACACTGACGTATACAGAGACTACTTCAATCGATTATTTGGTCACAAATATGAAGAGTGCATGCGTGCCACCGATCGCTATGGGTTCACCAAAGTAAGACCAGTCAGTTGGGATTATAGGTTCAGTAATCTATGTAACTTCAAATGTCGCATGTGTGGAGACATGCTGAGCAGTGCCTGGGAAAGTGAACAACGACAGCACAATATGATTGACTGGTCAAATCCAAAAAATACATGGATGCGACCCGAGGTACGAGAAAAGATTTCAGCTTATCAAGATTCGCAGATTGAGGCCGAATTCGCTTTGGCGGTAGAGCAACATCGTGTGGAAGAAGTATACTGGGTGGGTGGTGAACCACTCATGTACGAACAACACTGGCGTTATATGCAACGTATTATTGAACTTGGAGATGGACCACGTGTGTATGCCAGATACAACACCAATCTCAGTAGGGTAGATTATCGCGGAACAAATCTTTATCGTGATATTCTGGCACACATACGTGATTGGCAAATCTGTGCAAGCCTGGATGGCACTGGTGCTACGGGCGAATATATAAGGACAGGGTTGGATTATGTTGCATGGTTAGAGAATTTCAAACAAGGGCTAGAAATTACACATCATCGCAGACAGATGCGCATTGATTTCACGTTGACATTGCCTGGCCTGTTTGAAGTTGTAAATATCCAGAGACTGGCCGATGAGTTAAATGTAGACATACTGGCCAAAGTAATATTTAGTTTTACTCCAGACATTGTAATGAGTCCCTTGGCATTGCCCAGACCTGTTTTAGAGAGAGTGGTTGATGAACTTGCTGACCAAATACCCAACGGAGCACTCCGAGATGTGCTAAATCAACTCAAACAACGACCGACCTTTGCCGAACAATGGCCAGATTCTTATCAGGCAGGACTTGCAAAAGGCAAGGCTCGTGTGCTAAAATTAGAACAGATCCGTGGAGACAGTTACACCATGGCCGACATTTTACAATCTAACAAAGACATATATGACTGGTACCAAGCGATTGCTACTTGATGTTGTTGAGCTAGACCTAGGCACGCCCGAAGATCTGTTGCGTGTGTATGTCAACATCTACGACAATAGTCTCAGCCGCAAATGGCTGATTGCCTTGAACAATTTGCTCGAGAACAATTATCATCTGGAAAAAAATTACTGTTTTTTTGGATTTGCAGACGGTCCTAGGAATGGGTCATATATCCTGGATCAAATAAATCGTAGTATACAGTCCATCAATGATAGCGATCTAGGATACCGTATCAATGATCATTTTGACATGAATAACAGTGTTGATGATCGAGGTGCAGTTGCCCGTGAACATTTCAATCAGCTGCACAGATACTTTGAAGACCTACAAGGTGGCAGCGGCCACATCAGTGATTACTACTGGCGGGCAGATAATGCCACACGGTGGCATATCAGACAATTGAATCTTTTGTGTCACGAATTTGAATCATGGCAACTGAGTTGGCGGAAGAAACACACAGCACCCGAATGGCAACGCCCGAGCCAACTCATGTGTTGGCTATCAGCCCCAAGATTTGTATTGGACGAGGAAGACTATGAACTGTTTGGAATTGATACTATCAATCGCAGTCTGGGCGGAGTATATGTAGGAGTTAATAAAGCAGTTGGCAAACACCATTGGGAAGTATTCCAAGACGAAGGCCGCGACAGCCGGCTAAATGAACTCACAACCACTAGCCTCAAGGCACAGACCGAAGCCGCTGGCGACTTTGACATAGAGTGGGCCAACAATCCCGGCACATTTCCTTGGCAGATCAAACAGCTAAAGGAGTTTCGTGAATGGTTAACAGTCAACGGAATTGATCCCGAAGATAAAAGTCTGACCATTGGTCATCCACAAGTAGGTCAGGTGGATCTGGTCCGCAGTTTTGATTCAGAAGATTACAAGCATATATGGAACCAATTAAATACACACCTTAATGTTCATGCCATACGCACCAGCACGGTCAGTGCTGTGTACGAATATTGCTGGAGTGACCCTGATTACATGGAGAAACAAATCAAATGTCTTGGATAAAAAACTTAATCAATCGCGTCAAATTAGAAATAAGATACAGAAAAAAGTTAAAAGAACTTCGCAAAAGAGATCCTTTTATCTATAAATGAAACATCAGTATATACTGGGACTCAGTGCCGGATTCCATGATGCGGCCGCCGCCGTGATCCGCAACGACGGTGAGATCGTTTTTGCTGGACACAGCGAACGCTATTCAAAAAAGAAAAATGATGCAGATACCTGTCCAGGTCTGCTGGAAGAATTTTGTAACTATCCTATAGACACCATTGCTTATTATGAACGCCCTTGGCTTAAACAGTTACGTAATCTTGTGAGTGGGCAAGGCATAGATTGGTCAAACATCACAGTACAACAAGTTCTTAAAAATCAACTGGGTTCATGGTTGCAACACCCACCCAGGCAAACTAAAACTTACAGTCATCACCTGTGCCATGCGGCTGCAGGTTTCCAAACAAGTCCATATGATCGCGCCACCTGTGTGGTCATAGATGCCATCGGCGAGTTTGACACCATTAGTATCTGGGGAGCAGAATATGACAAGCAAGATCGTGCGCAGTATAAAAAGTTATGGAGCCAAACTTATCCTAGGAGCATCGGGCTCTTTTATAGTGCAATTACTCAGCGCATTGGCCTACACCCGTTAGACGAAGAATACATAACCATGGGCATGGCCGCATATGGCCAACCTCTGTATGTGGAAGAATGCAGAGCCTTGTTGGAAGACAATCTACACATAGGCATAGATCCTGCCTGGCTGTGGCTGGCCAGCAATGAAGATATTGCGGCCAGTGCCCAGGTGCTAACAGAAGAATTGATATATAGTATTATGCGCCGTGCCCAAGAATTTGGATGGAGTTCTAATCTAGTCTACCAGGGCGGCGTGGCTTTGAACTGTCTTGCTAATAGAAAACTCGGTGAATATTTTGAAAACATTTGGATTATGCCTTGTCCTGGTGACGCTGGCAATAGCCTTGGTGCTGCCGCATTGGCCCATGGAAGACGTTTACGCTGGACAGATGCGTACCTTGGCCACGAGATCCCAGGAGAATATCCTGTTCGCGCCCTCGTTGATCATTTACAAAGTGATAGAATCGTCGGTGTCGCTAGTGGTCGAGCAGAATTTGGGCCCCGAGCCTTGGGAAACAGAAGTTTGCTCGCAGACCCAAGAGGATCAGATATAAAGGATCAAGTCAATGAAATCAAACGCCGCCAAAAGTTTAGACCGTTTGCGCCGGTTATCCTGGCAGAGCAAGCTCATGAATTTTTTGATATGCCCCGGGGTTGGGATCACAGTCCTTATATGCAGTCAATCGCAACTTGCCGCAGTCCTGACTTATACCCTGCTATCTGTCATGTGGATAACACTAGCCGAGTACAGACTGTGTCAGCTGATGGTTCAGGCATTAGAGCACTGTTAGAAGCCTGGTATGAGCTCACAGGTTGTCCCATGTTGCTGAACACCAGTCTTAACATACGTGGTGAACCCATGGTCAATGATCGTGCGGATGCCGACAGATTTGAACAGAAGTATAATGTAAAAGTGTTTAGTTAACGAACCATGGAGCCCAGTCTGGAACCACTTCTCGAAGTGGTTTTTTACTGACTGTGTCTTCGAGTTTGATGTGTTGTACGAATTGATCCAATGCTCGAGGATTGAATTCAACATTTTCCACTGTGCTGATCAAACGATCTATGGTTTGAACGTAGCCGTATTCATAATTAATGTATTCTGGATTTAGGTAGTGTTCGTAGCGTTTTCTACCAGCTCGTAATCGCTCCAAGGCCAATGACTTTAATTCAGGAGGCAAAGCAGCCATTCCTAAGTGCTCTTGAAACACATGACTTACACTGACAAATTTTAAATCATTGCTGTGACACCAATCTACAAAATCCATGGCACCCAGTATGTTGACACCTGTTACCACATGATTTATAATTTCATGCACTGGACTTTGATGTATCTTGGCAACATTCTCTTGTATGTTTGCCCAACGTGCCCCACGGCGTTGATATTCAATCACATCGCCTACGCCGTCGATGCTAACAGTGTACAATACTTTTTTAAACTGTTTGAATTTTTCAACTAGGTCATCTGGAAAGTCACTGGCATTGGTCAATACAGTAATAATCATGTTTGATGCCAAGCCTTGAGCTATCACATGATCAATTAATTTGATCACTTCAGGTTGTAGAATTGTTTCCCCGCCGGTGAATCCTAAAATTTTCACATCTCGGATCACATCAAAAAAATCCACATCCACAGCATTGATTTGATATTTGGATTTTGCACCTTGTTTGATATCAAACACATGGCGTTGGCTGCTGGCACCAGCATAGCACATCACGCAGGCATAATTGCAGTAGTTACTGGGCATGTAGTCCAGGGCATACACGCTGTCAGCCACAAGACCTGTCTCTACAATTCGTTGGACCTCGGCCATGATATCTATGTCAAGATGTTCAAAAAGATATTCGTTGTTGAGTTGTCGTGGACTGCTGGCACCAACTCTCTCTGCATTTATACAAGTGCCGCACAAATCAGGCATGACACCATCTAAAAAACTTTGACGCATGTTTTTCCAGATGTCACTGTTTCTGGTGTCTGTGATATTGTTGTTTTGTATGTTCCAGCGCTCGCCGGCTTGGATGATGCTACACGGTCTTACAAAATTATCAACTGTTTGATCAAGACCAACCACACCGCAGGTAGAATAAAAACTGTTGACAAAAGGAGCCAAACACATCTTTTCTCCATATTTGTGGTAAAGTTTCTTTACATCTTCTTTGCAATTCATAGATAAGTTTCTAATCCGCCACGTCGACGTAGATCTTGAGTACAACAACTGATACCGCCGTCCCAAAAATAACTATGCCGTAGTTCCGAGATGATAGGATTGATTCTGTGCTTCTTACAAAAATTAAATACATCTTTGTTGTAAGCACTGAATATCACATTTTCTTCATCTAACACAAGACAGTTGACATCAAACACTGTTTCGGCCACAAAGCCAGTCCATTTTTTCAGATACGCATCTACAAATTCTGTGAATTCTGGAGTAGGAGTTTGTCCTTGTACATACCATGCGCCTGGATTGGCTTCCCATTTGAACTTGCCAACTTCCATGGCAGCCCAGATGCTACTATCCCAGATCTTTAACACTTCCCATCCAGGAAAATCTTTAGCCAGGTGCAAGTGCATGTCGTGTTTGCTTGACAATATTACACCGGGTTTAAGAATGGCAAACACAGCATCTCCATGACCGTCTGTGACTGCCTCGTGAATTCGGTATTCGGATCCCAGCACATTGTCAACAATCCATCGGGTTTGTTCTGGTTTGAGATAATCGCTGTTGTCAAAAAATACATCGCGTCCCACACGAACTATACAACTGGCACTGGCTCCGTTTAATATGCAATCAGAATCAAATTCGCCCTGGTGAGGATTTACAATTTGATCTGTAAATTGAGAACAAATATCATCCAACTCTTTCATGGGTAACACACGCAGTAATTTTTGACCTAAACTTATTTGCCAATCTCTCGGAGTCAATGGTGGCAAAGGCGCACCATAGCTGTTGATTTGTGCGTTATAAAAGCTATCTCGATTCATCAAGGTTGGTCGGTGCACTTTCGCACCATATTGCTCTATGGTTTGTTGGAGATTGTTTAAGTCTTCTTCAGTTTCGGCCAGTATGTGTTGCAATTGATTACGAACCTGTGCATTGTCAATGAAGTCAAAATAGTCAGGTGAGTAAGCTCGACCAACTATGACTTCTTCAAGGGGTTGCCAACTGGTATAGGAATTGATCATGATAATTGTTTGTGTAGGTTATTTAACATGTGCGTGAGCTCCTGCCACAAAATGTCAGCAAACCCGCCGCGGTAAAAATGATTGTAGTTGTGTTCAACCATTGGCAAACAGGCTCGATGTATCTCAGCACGTTCTTGAACACTGAGATTATCTAGATCTTTTAATAATTTTGTAACTTTTTCCAATCTCAAGATGTCATCGGTTTCGCAGTCATAGCTTTCGTCCAGTATACCGCTGAATGTTTTGAATCCATAACTTCTAAGGTACTCTAGGCTACCAGCAGGAGCTACCAAAACAAAAGGCATTTCCAAGACAATGGCTTTAAAAGTTTTTTCTGTGAGGTGTGTTCTACGTCCGAAATAAACAGTTTCAGTTGGTACATATACTAAGCTGTCGGCCGCTTCATTGAAATTGGTCAACCAACAGCTGGTCATGTTTTGTGTTGTTTCACCAGAAAAAAATCTGGGCAAATCGGCCTGTTCAAACACTTGGATGATGTCCCGGTATACATTGGTATATTTTTGTGCTATACTAGTGATATCTATATTTTCAATCGGACATATCCTAGGTGCTGATATATGATTATTTTGCAGTTCTTGCTTGAACACATGATAAAGAAACAACACACGATGATCTCTTCTCCCGCCAACAATGCGGTTTGGACTCATGAAAGTTCGTGTGGGCTTTCTATCACGTGCCCGATCAATCAAGAAAGTTCGATCATATCCGCGAAACCAGTCAAGACAGGCCCAGCCGTGGAAAAAATAATAGTGACTGGTCCATTCATAGGTTTGGCACAGTTGTTCGACCTTTTCTCCAAGTTCACTTACTACAACATGTCCAAATGGGTGTGGTTTGTTGGGCCACCATACATCGGTATTTCTACGCAATACGTCTTGAAAAAGTGGATCAAACAATTCAATATCAACGGGTTCTTGATCGTGCATGAAAACATAATTGGTTTCTTTGATGTCATCTCTGCCAAGATTAAATAAGTGCTCAGGATCTGTGTGTCCAAACGGATCACAAAAAAACAATCTTGTTCCTGGACAGTTTTTATCTAGCCAAGGCCAAAATGTATTGTTGTAAATCTCATCTATTCTAATCATGTTTGATATTTTTTATACAGGAACCAAACCAAATTTATTTCCTCATGAACAAGAGGCCGATAGTATCGAACATGCACAACAGTTGTCAAGGACTAGATATTTTTGGTGGACGAACTATTTAACTGACTACTCAGGTTGGGACTTTCTTTGGGAACCAGTGCCTTGGCAAAGCCATCAACGACACGCCTGGCCCAGCCAATGGCAAAAAGATTCGGGAACCTATTTGGTTCCCAAATCGGGCTACACAGAAACCCACTATAGAACTGAAAAACAATTAACTCGCTATTACGATTTACCCAGCTGGACTATACCCGCAGGATTTGACGTAGAAAGTTTTGATTGGTCATGGCATCCTGATCCCACCGATCCACCTTTTATATATCAGTTTGGCACACAACACCAACGCACAGGTGGACCACAGTATCAAGTACCGGGAGCTACTGATTTGAAATTTGTGGATCAAATCCGTGGCAGTGTCAAAATAGGTACAACACCAATCATAGAAATTGATCACATGGATGGCAATGCTGGCCAAGCGCCAGGTACGATCAAAACTGTGAGATATTTTGACAATTATCGAGATGTGTTGACTAGGATCGCCAACACAGTAGAACATGAATATGTGTGGATCATCAGCAGTGTGTGTGATTACACCAGATTTGATTTTTCGTGGCATCCAGAGTTTTGGCAAAGCACCATGCTCCATGTATTTGCCAGCGATGGTGAAAAGTTCGGCGACACGTTCTACATGCATGTGCCCAGCTTCCGTCAACGCATAGGTCAATTTGAACTGTTGGATTGGTATGACCTAAATTTTGTTGGCACATCAGTTCCACGCCGGCCTCTGCCAGTGATCGAACATGATCATGATACGCATGTTGAAGCTGTCAAAACTATTTCTTGGACTGGTCCGCTAGCGGTGTTTGCCAAAGAACCAGTCTCACAGGTTCCTCCAGTGCCTCTGTGGCGAGAAAAAACCAAGACTGTTGTGCCACTCAGTACCGGAGCCAGTCAAGTCATTGTTCCCAAGACAGCAGTGCCGTATATCAAAACACAGCTCTATGATTATTCCTATATAGATCGAACACAACGACATCTGCACAACGAACAACCTCTAGACATAGTGTTTATAGAAAATGGCGAACCCAATGCCCTAGATAACTTGCGTGTATTGTCTTTGGCAACAGCCGGCCTAGACAATCGCGTGGTTCGTAGTTCGGGCGTGAATGGACGTGTGGCAGCTTATCATGCCGCGGCAGAACTTAGCACCACTCCTTGGTTCTTTGCGGTGTTTGCCAAGTTGCGAGTCAATGACGACTTTGATTGGACCTGGCAACCAGATCGCATGCAGGAACCCAAGCACTACATCTTTCACGCAAGGAATCCTGTGAATGGTTTGGAGTATGGACATCAGGCCATGATTGCCTATAACAAAAAACTGGTGTTGAACAATCCAGGCCAAGGATTGGACTTTACCTTGGATTCAGCACACGAAGTAGTGCCCATACTTTCAGGCACAGCAGAATATGCCTACACCCCATGGATGGCTTGGCGCACAGCATTTCGCGAGTGTGTAAAATTGTGTGACCAAACTGATGTGGAAAGCAAACACAGACTTGACAAATGGCTGAACCGCGGCGCATTGGAACATGGTGAGTGGAGTATCCATGGTGCCGAAGATGCTGTGGAATACTACCGTGCAGTCAACGGAGACACGGCAGAACTGCGCAAGAGCTACGACTGGGCCTGGTTGGCCTCGTATGCTTTGTTGAAAAGAAATCTTGTGGCAGATTAGATGTTATCCAACACTTGATCCACAATATATTCAACTTCTAAATCAGTTAGTTCGGGATACAAGGGCAAGGTCAACACTCTACGGGCCATGGCCGATGCCGCACTCAGCACGTCAGGTCCTGCCAAGTGCTGATAGGCCGGTAACTCGTGCAAGGGTTCTCGGTAGTGTATCTTTGTTTCTATGCCGTGCAGGGCCAAATTACGTTGCAAGATATCGCGATTTGACACTTCAATCACAAACTTGTGATAGGCATGATGCTTGTGATTGCTTTCGTCGATAAGACTACGAGCCGCAGTGCCTTTGAGACGTTGCATCCAATAGCCACTGATCTTGGCTCTGCGCTCTTGCCAGGCATCAATATGTTGAGTTTTAACCAACATCTGAGCACAATCTGTTTCGCTCATACGACTGTTTGATCCGGTGTCCATGTGTGTGGGCTTGCCGTTGTTGCGAGAGCTACGGGCATACTCCAAAAGATTAACATCGTCTGTGACAATGGCACCACCGTTGCCATAGTTGTTCAAGTTCTTCATAGGATCGAAGCTGATAGCGGCACTGTTGGCCACACGCCTGCATCCATAACCCAACCAGTGCTGTGCAGCATCTTCTATGACCACTGCGGCATTGTTGTTGAGCCACTCATGTTTGTTGAGTGCATGTCCATACAAGCCCACGGCCACTAAGGCCTGTACACTCATGTTACGATCAATCTTGCGCAGATCCATGATGCCGTAGTAGTCGGTATCAACTATGACCACGTCCCAGCCCACACGCATGAAAGCATTGATAGTGGCCGGATAGGTCATGGCCGGGACCAACACTCGGGGAGGATTGGGCCAGAACTTCTGCGACGCATAGTATTCGGCAATGATCTCTAAAGCGTGGGTGCCCGAGTGACATGTGGCCGCATACTTGACACCATTTTTCTTGGCCAACCAGGATTCGAACTCAGCGGTGTAGTTTCCATCCATGAGATGACCAGACCTTAGGACCACATCAGTGACGTCTAAGATTTCATTGCGGAGATTATTATACTGTTTTTTTAGACCAGTAAACGGAATTGTCAAGCCATTCATAGTATCGTTGGAAGCCTTCTTCAATGTCTACTTTGGGATCATAGCCAAAATCTCTACGAGCCGCATCTATATTTAATGCTCCGCGGCTGGGAAAATCTGCATCTTTGTCGCGCACTTCAACTGTGCCTTTTCCTACTATCTGCACAGCCAAGTTGGCAGCATCCAGCAGGCTCCATGAATGGCTCTTGGTTATGTTATAGATGTTGTTGCCAGAGCAGTCGCTTAATGTCGCTGCAACAATACCAGTGGCAGCATCGTCAACATAGGTAAAATCCAAGGTTTCGCTGGCACCATTTACTTTCAGCACACCACCGCGCATGGCTGTGAGCAAGAACTTGCTGATAACTCGATCTTCCACATCCAGTTCACCATACACAGCACTGGGACGTATGATCACATGATCAAAGAATCCTCGTCGGCTGTAATCTTGCACCAGCCATTCACCGGCCAGCTTCATGATGCCATACTGTCCTTGCGGCCGGCATTCTGCGTCTTCACGCACATCGTCGGTAAAATCTCCGTAGACCATGCTTGAACTGATATAAACAAATCTCTTTACGTCATAATTTTTTGAAGCTTCTAACAAGTTGAGTAGACCCTGACTCATGGTCTGGCTGCCTAGTTGTGGATTTACATTCACAACCTTTTGTCTAGGAAAACTAGCCAGGTGGATGACTGCGTCGGGTTGATGAGTGCGCATGATCCAATCTATGCCATCTTGATCGGTGATGTCCATGCTGTAGATTCTGTCAGTAGAGATCTTGCGTCTGCGCTCAACCATCAAATAATCTAATTCTTCTTGAGGTATTAGCCCATAGGTAGTCTTGGTGTCAACGATGATCACACGGTGACCCTGTTGTTCTAGTCTAGCTGCCACATTGTGCCCAATAAGTCCTAGGCCACCTGTTACCAGGATTGTTCTTGTTGATTCCATTTTAAGTAATACTCCGTTGCTAATTTGTCCTCTACTTCACCATACACAATAACTCGTGTTCCAAATGTGTGTGGGTCAGGACGGATAATGTATTGTGGATCTGTACAGTTCGCTCTGATCCATTGTCCTTTTTCAGTCTCCATGAATTCGCCCAAGGGCAAGGCTGCATATATTTCAGGATCATCAACATCGCCCATGCCAAAACTGTGGAAGGTTATCTTAGGCAATTATTGTTTCAATGCCTTGATGGTTTCTGCTTCTACCACACGTCGACGTAAACTACTACTGGAGAATGAATGATCTCTACCGTTGAATACAATTTCAATGCCACGCTGATAGCATTCTTGTCGCCCACTGTAGTCCTTGTCCTCATACTCTACACCCAAGATTCGCACGTCCACGGGTAGAATCAACAACAAGTCTACCAGATCCTGTTCAGTCTGATATACCACTACTTCATCCACATAACGACATGCGGCCAACTGTATCTGTCGTTCCACAATGCTTTGCACGGGTTTGTTTTTAGTGTCTGGGCGATCTATAGTGGGGTCAGTTTGCAAGCCACAGATAAGATAATCGCAGTGATTTTTGGCTTCTGATAGCATGGCGATATGCCCGGCGTGTAGCATGTCAAATGTGCTGAATGTGATACCGATCTTTTTGCCTTCGGCATGCAGTTGTTTGATGTGATTGAATATCATAGTTGTATAATAACATGTTTAAGTAATAAACACAACCGTTTTGACTAGACCAAATGCTGATAATTGTTGCACTGGCTAGTCAAATAATTTTCTAACTCCTTGCTGCGAAATCTATCTATATTGGCTAGTCGACGAGGCAAAGTCTCTTTCCAAATTCGCTCAACGTCCATGGTCATCACTTTATCGATCAAAGAATGAATCATGTCTATCCGGTAATTCAAATTGGTTTCTAGATCGTAACTGTGACCATCAAAAATATCATCAAACAAATCAAACCCACATGATCTAAGATGATCTACCGTTCCAGGATTGCCTAACCAAAGGCCAAACTGACCACTCATAAAAGGTTTCCAGGTCTTTTCGCTGATAAAAATAGTATCATTGAAGATAGAAGTTTCTGTAACTAAATTTATATAACTATCATTGAACGCAGGCAAATTTATCGAGTGAGGATCATCATTCATTGAATCAACGGTTTCTGGTAGCATTGACTCAAATTCTTCAATTATATCTTTGTTGTAAAACGGTCTAGGACATTGATGTTTGACTGTTTTTTTGTCATACCAGTACCACATATGAAACAACAACTCTGCAAAGTAAGGTTTTTGTCGCAATTTAATAAAATTTTCAATACGATGATATCTTGCTATGTTATTCATGCAAGAAATTTTATACTGTCGTGGCCGATCAGAAATTTCTCCAAGGTCATATGTGTACTTTTGCCATAAAAACAAATATGGTAAAAAACACACGTGTTTTTTTGGCTGTTGCAAATAGTTTATACCACCAGAGAGCACTATGAAATTATCGGTGTGTTGACTCAGTTGTTCAACGATACGATCTTCCCACGTTCTAAACGGATCGCACGACATGTTGACAATTATAAAATCATCAACCATGTGCTGTTTTAGTTTTTCTGGGACTATGTTCCAACTGCGTCCTAGATCCACTAGCAAATTAATATGCGTGGAATTTCTTAGCAATTTGCTCCAGGAACGATCAAGGTCAACACGGTTACAAATTCTTGCGGTATGGACTCCTAACCAAGGATCGTGTTTTACTGAGATGTTGTGATTAAAGGTTTCCAAGCAGTTTATCTGTTTCGGGTTGGACCAGATTGGCCACAGCAGTGACATCTACCACAAAGTCTACGTCACGAATCTGCTCGTTGTTTTCGTTGAAAAAACGGGTAAGCATGCTTTCAACTTCTTCCAATTCAAGACCTTGTTTTAATAAAGTATGAACATTTATGGTCTTTTGACGGCCACCACTCAGTTTAACAACAACTTTTTTTATGCACTCCAAGGGAACGTCAGTTTTGTTTACTTCGTTGACTATGCGTTCCCAGTGGTCTAAAAAGTCTTCATTGTGCAGCATCGGCCATCACTGACTTGGGTTTACGACCGCGTGCTTTGGGGGCAGGTGCGGCTTCAGTGACTGGAACTGCGGCCTTGGCAGAAACTGTGGGATCTAATTTCTCAGCTTCCTTCTTCATACGACCAGCTTCGGCGATCATGGAACGGGCGTTCTGTTCCATGGACTTGGCCTGTGACAGCATGTTGGCAGCAATGTCTCTGTCAGATAGTGCACCATCCTGTCCAGCACGCAAGGGAGGAACCATACTGGCCACTGCTTCGCCCTTGGCAACCTGTGAGGCTTTGAATTCAGCTTCGGCTTTGCGCTTAACTTCGGGAGCAACCAGGCCACGGCTGGCATCATTCTCAGCCATTTTCTTGATAGCAGCTTCGCCGGTTTTCATTTCGTTCAACATTTTGTTGAGTTCATCAAGACGAATGGTGGCTGTGGGTGTAGGTGTTACGATCACATCAGCTGTGCGTAGTTTTTTGATCATGCGCTCTTGATGCAAGGTGGCCAAGACAGCGCGACCATCGGGCAAGAAACTGCGATGCAAGGCATCAGCCAACTCTTCGCTTTGTTGAGCCACTTCGCTTTCCAAGGCTTTTTGTATAGAATCTTGCCAGTGTGCTGGCATGACTTCGGGATAGATCACCAAACACATGTGGTCTTCGCCAGGAACCTGACGGAACAGGATGCAGACCTTGCGGTCTCCGTGTTTGCCTACGTGTTTCATAAATGCCATGTTATTCTCCTTGGGATTGGTCTGCTTGAGCCTCTTGTTGCTCTTTGGCCTGTGCTATGACCGCTTGTAAAAATGCTGACAGCTTGTCGTAGACCGCGCCTACCTGACTGACTTCTGCGCCGCGGAATGCACCACGTGTGCAGGCCAGGTCAATGATGTTCTTGATGGTATCAAGATCTGCTATTGTAATTTGTTTGTCGTCCATGCAGATATTTACGATTGAGAACACACACGACTTTATTTTTGCCGCAAAAAAACACCCCAAACTGGGGTGTTTTGGCTAAACTGACGGAGTTATTTGTTACGAAACCAGTAGTTGGCCCCAGCTACAAACCAGCAAAGCACAGCATTTACGTACTGCTCCTGACCAAAGTAGATCAAGCCACTCATGATCATGGCACCAATGATGAACCAGGTTATTTCTACTGCGTTGGCCAAATACCAATGTCTAAAACGTTCAAGCATGTGCTGTTTCCTTTTCATAGTAAGCATACTGACCCCAGGGAGGAACTACCGTCGTGTTACCATGAATAATCCATACCGTGTCGGCATAGTTTTCATCACCCCAGGATCCAAATGGGTAACCGTCTGTGAACACGACCAGGCGCTTGGGCTCGATCTGTTCTTCTTTCAAGTAGTTGTAGATAGCGTCAAAGTCTGTGCCACCACCACCCTTGACTTCATAATCGCAGATGCTGTCCAGGTTGTCACTGTTATATTGTGCTGGATTATACACTCCAGTATCAAAGGTAAAGATATGGATCTTGTAGCTCTGGAACTGGTCCATGATACCCTGGGTTTCTGCCAAGAAGTCTCGCAACATGCGTTCATCAATCGACCCCGATGCATCAATGCCTATGGCAATATCGATCAGCTCGTCATTCTTCATACCGGGCATGACAGCGTCCATGTGCCAGCCACGTCGGCTGGCCCGCATCCAGGTAAAGTCACTCTTGATGGTACTTTCCAACTGCATACGCAACAACTCACGCCAATTCATCTTGGGTGCAGTCATGTCTTGGATAAGACGTCGGACACCTGCTGGCAAGTTGCCAGCACCATCACTCGCCGCGGCTGCGGCTAGCACTGCTTCTTTGATTTCATCGCGGATCTTTTGACGCTCTTCGGCGCTCAGCTTGGGCTTCTTGCCTTTGCCATCTTTTTCGTCACCGTCATCGTCCGTATCACTGTCACCTTCGCCATCCAGATGATCATCTAGGAGCTTGTCTATGAGATCACTCATGTTAATCTTTTCTGCATTTTCATACAGATCATCGTAAATCTCTTCACTACTCTTGCCTTCATATTTTGAATCATACAGGCAAGGAACTGATGTGATAAACTCGCCCACACGGTGTTTTTTCAAGTCGCCGTTGACAGCATAATCATTGGCCACATTGAACAGCATGGGATCACGATCACCTCTACGACCAAAATGATCATACACACAATGCAAGACCTCGTGACCAAACAAGAATTCGATCTCTTTGGGCTTGAGCATGTCAATGAATCTGCTATTGTAATAGAAATGACGACCATCTGTGGCCGCGGTGCCACACCATTCGTCGGCATTGACTAGTTTGAGTCGAGTAGCCAAGTTACCAAAAAAACTGGCACGGAGCAATAATCCCACACGAGCTGTGATCAGTTTTTCACGCACTTCACGGTCCAGTTTAGGATCCATGGGTCCAATCAAGTCTTTGAACTTGTCGGCTTCTTTCTTGTTCTGACTTGTAGCGGCTGTGCTCATACTGCTCCTATTATCTGACTGTATATAATATTATAGCAAAAACGGATTTATTGGTCAACCGTGCAGTTATTTAGATATTTTAGCACAAACCAAGTTTGTTGGGCTTGATCATAGAAATCCAGGTGTATTTCCATCTGATGGGTATAACGACCAGACAAATCCCGACCAATGCTGAAAAGAAACTCATTTTCGTCATCGCTGTATTTTTCACTACAGGGCACCCAGGCCTTGTGTCTGCGCACAGTGAATCCCAACTCTCGCTTGCAAACATAACTGATCAACACACGGGTTCCGTGGTCAATTCCAAGTCGGTATTGTATGGGTTCCCAATCCTTGGGATCATGGAATATAATAAGGCCAGGTTTGATAGTTACTTTCATGGCAATCCTCGCACGGTGTCTATGGCCCTGCGAGCATACTGTTTAATCCGAGGTTCTTGACTCATGCGTTCTATGTCTTCTAATGCTGTCATCATGATTTCGGCTTCCTCGGCCATCTTGAAGCAACGGTTTCGCAAGTTGCTGGCTTCGATCCATGATCCAATAGCACCAACCAATCTAGCGACAATGTAGGCCCAGTTGATCATGTGCCAAACTTCAACAAGAACAAGGTATGCCTCTGTTCATCCAATATTTTATAGCGTAAATCCACACCTTCGGGCTGTATGGTCATTTCTATGCCATAAACTTCACGCAGGTATCCCGGAAAACTCATGTCATGAACACCAGACTTCCAACGCTGATCCCATTCCTGTTTGACTTTCATTAGACGTCGGTAGATATCTTGATTTTCACCCAATATGGTATCAATCCTGGCTTCGGGTGTGGCATAGTATTCATCCTTGGCCTTGTCCACCAAGCGTTGGCCAAATTCATACACACGAGTTCGAATATCGTCTTTACTCATCTTCCCACCACTTTATGGTCCGGGCACGCAGTTTGATCATGGTAAACTCACGATCATCCACACGACCTCTGTATATACCCCAGTGCGGTTTGACCAGGTAAACACCATTGGCATTCTCCAACCAAACTCTACGGCTATTGGACATGAAGTCGTCGTGCGTCTTGAAACACATGCGGCCGCCTTCGGCCGGAGAACAGTTGGGCATGCACCAAAGATGCCACTGTTCCAGGTTGGCTTTTTGAGTGCGTTCATCAAGTTCGTAGTAGTAGTTCATCGATCCCAGACCAATTTAAATGTAGTAGCGTCTCGGGCATCCTCAAATCTAAAAGCAAATCCTTCAGTTTTCTTCCAACCATGCAAGTGCCAACGACCATATCCTGGATGATGATCGCACCACTTGGTTATGGCATTAGGGCTACGGTCAGCGTTGTTTAACATGGTATCCCAGGAAATCACAACTTCAGTCCAGTCAGGTGGCGGCCATGTTTCTAACTGTGTCATTCGAACCGCATCCTAAAAAACGTTTCCTGAGCAGGATCACGAAATATGAATCTGACCTCAGGATGTGCATGTGATGAGTCATCATAGCCGTCATAGGGATCTGGTCTGTATTCCCAGGTAAAATCTTGATTGATTACCAAGCCAGCGATCAAGACCTGTTCCTTGAGATCCAGGGCCTGTTGTGCGTTTTGAACAAGAATTCGTATCATGCCCACCTTAACATAAAAATCATATAGTCCGAATCCAAATCAAATTCAAATACACCTTCGCTAATGAACCGCCAGGTGCCTTCACAGTGATCTCTACACCACTTGATACAAGGTGTCCAACCCACATACTTGGGACTATCAGGAGGCAATATGCTAGCCACTTTCATTCCCACCTCAATTTAAACAACACAGCATGTCGCTCATCTCGGAACATGTAGGTGCTCTTGTAGTCTGTATATATGCTTTGAGCTGCTATGTCTTCGCCCAGCTTGTACCACTCCTGATCAAACTCACCAATGTTTGCCCGGCACCAGTCGCACACTTCTGGCCAAGGGTGGCTGGTATAGCAGATGTATGGCCATTCAGGATCAGGCAGGCGCATGCTGTCTCCACCGGAGTTCAAACATGGTCAGGGCTGGATCGCTGACGTAGATCCTGTATTCTTGATATCTACAACTCCAGGCCCAGTCGGTGTTGAGGTAGCTGAAATCGTGGATGTCTATGTTCATACGCACCTTGCTGGCAACCATTTCTCTGCGGGTGTCTACTTCCTGGCTCCACCCGTAGGTTTCGTTGAACCATTTTCTAGCACGGTCAAAGTCTAACACTCCTGTGCCCATGCCCCAGTCACGATTTTTATGGAATTCAATCATGTAGTTGAATTCTTCCCAGTAAGCGTATCTACGATCCAGTCGGGTAACGGTATAGTTCATATGCAGTTAATCAAAGGCGGAAGGCTGTGAGACACAGCCTTGTTGAACCACAGCCTTCCGGGCCTATTCCTAGGCCGAAGCTTGCAAAATATACTTGCCGAAGCGGTTGTGGAACTCATCAAAGTTCTTGAGCTTGGTAGGCTGGAACGGAAGATTGTAGGTGGTAAGTGCAATACGGGCACCCATGACCACAAGCTCAGTCTCAAAGTTTTGCATCATGTACTTGAAGAAATGGTCGGCCATTTCATGGAACTGTTTGTCTGGCACTTTCTTCTCGATAGCACCTTTGAGCTCGTAGCACATGCTGATAACCAGAGAGTACATGGCACTGACTTCTTTGACATTGAGATCTTTCTCTTTGCCGCTCAGGATGTCTTCGGGCTTGGGCATGCGTCCAGCAACCTTGCGGTGTGCCATGAATTTCACAGCCAGACCTTCGCCTACTGTACCTGCAATCAAGTTCATGATGGTGTCATCATCGCCGTCTTCATCTTCAAGAATCTGGCTTACGAATGTCCATGACCTTGGTGTAGCAAAGGCACGGCTGGCTGATTTGGGATCAAAGTCATACAGGTCCTGCTTGGCAAAACTCAAATAACCAACCACGTCTTTGTGGATGTTGTTGTTGACTGCCCACTCTTGATATGACGCAAAGTCCACACGCATTTCTTGGTGTATGAAACGATTTGCCAAGGGCGTGGGCATGCGATAGGTCACACCCTTGTCGCTTTCGCGATTACCGGCAGCAACCAAGACCACGTTTTCAGGCAAGAAGTATTTGCCCACACGACGATTCAGGATCAACTGATAGGCCGCGGCTTGCACCGAAGGAGCGGCACTATTCATCTCATCCAAGAATAGCACCACGATGGGATACTGGCTGGCAAATTCCGCAGTTGGCAAATCCACTGGCTCGGCCCAGTCCATTTTGCCCGACTCTTTGTTGTAAAACGGAATACCACGGATATCCGTAGGCTCCATCTGACCAAGTCGGAGATCGATCATGTAACCACCAAGTTCGGCAGCAATATCGGCCACCAGTTCACTTTTACCGATACCAGGAGGACCCCAGAGGAATAAGGGGCGTTTTTTGCTGAATGCTTTGAGCAAGCTCTTACGGGCCTGCACCGATGTTACGGTTCTTGTTTCTGACATGGCTGTGTCCTATAAAAAGTTGAAGAAATTTTACTACTATAGAACTATTATACAACAAACGGAATTATTGGTCAACCTGTGTGTAAGTGCCAATTTTATACAAGTGACTTAGATGCCCACGTAACCCTTCATACACGGTTCCGCTGTTGAACCATTGTTTGCCACAGATTCTTTCTAGTTCGTGTAAACTATTTACCCATTTGGTTTTGGCTTCAAATTCGCCTTCGATGAACCAGCGGCTTAACTCGTTCCATACAGCTCGCGTGGGCTTTTTGATTTGCCAGGTATCATGTTTCCAGTCTGGATAAATGCTGAAATTCACTTCGCGATAATAGTCTTCGTCGTGAAAATTGGCAATGTTGTTGGTGTGCTTGATAAGATGTATCCGATTGGTTGACTTCAGCCAGTTTACCACCACGTGACTTTGTTTGACCGCCAACTCGGGCAGATTTGGCGACCAATAAAAGTATTCATCGTTTTCCCAATACTCGCCAAGAATATCATTGGTAGGCAAGGTTCCGGTGGTCATGATCACATCTAAAAAAGCAAAATAAATGTTTGTATCATCTCTCAACAGTCGGGGTTTGTCTACCCCATAAACAAACCCAACCTTTTTGCCCCGGTGTAATAATTCATTGTGCTCGCGAAATATCTTGTGAAATCGCGATCGTACCATACAGGTAGGATCAAATCTAACTCCAGCGGTCCAGAACCAATCAGGATTGTTGGCTGCTTCTAGTATGTTCTTGGTCCAGTCATATACATTGACCTTGATGTTGTGATCGGCCACCAACCTGCGAAGTTGCGGCAAGGCCTGCTGGATTTCTCGGGTGTAGTAGCCTGGTGTAGTATCAGATCCCAAACGTGCATATTCTTGTTCTTCAGCTTCGAATGCTCCAAACATATAAACTTCGTCCAGCTTGATGTTGTTTTTGATAAAAGTTCGAAGGATATACCAGGAATCAACTCCTCCGGAATAAAACAGCACCAAATGATCATAGGCTTCTCGCAGTTGCAAGGCACGTTGACGATACAGCTCTTCCAGAGCTACCGGAGGATCTAGGTCCCAGCGGGCAGTACCAAAGATACTGTCATGATAATCCCATTCTATATGTTGCCCAGAAGAGTTGGCTTCCAGTATGGCTTCTAGTTTGTTGAAAAAGGGCCGACCATTGCAGGTATAAACCCCTTTGTTGTGATACAAATATGTCATTGGGCGATGTTGTTTCTATGTCTGTAAAGTAATTGTTCTAACAATCTCACATGTTTGTTATAATACATGGTCACAGGAACATTGTCAAATTGACTGGGTCGCATGTCACTGAGACTTTGTATGGTAGCAAGGCCAATTTGACTGGTGGCCTGTGTCAGGATTCGTGCAATCTCATCCTGACGCTGAGATCGCATGGTACGATTGGCAATCACAATATTGAACACTGTGGGTGCAGTTATGCCTTGTTCCGCCAGAGTTTTCACTGCCGGCAAGTCTGGATGACGCTTGGGGCAACTCATGGCCAACATTTGTAGCCGTGGATTTCTGGCTTTCATTTGTTGATAGTTGGCCACTCGTTCCAATACCATGTTCACAGAACCATCACCGGTCATCAGCAACAAGGCATCCATGTTGCTTTTGAAAGGCACATACCGCACTGTGAAACCATAGCGTGATGCTAATTGTAAAGCGGTCAAGTGTGCGGCATTGCCTATGCCCACACCGCCCACGACCAATTCACGCCGACCTTGTAGGCTGGCCACACCCTGACGTTCATCGCCGACATTGGTTATAACCCCCCAGCAGGCATCGCCCATGCTCCATACAGGATCATAGTCCGTGAGATTCAAGCGTCCGGCCACGGTTTGTTCTACAAATTTGGGTGCCACGATGGCTACACGGTTCTGTGGTTGTTCGTCCATGTACCGCACGGCCAAGATTTGTTCGCCGCCGGGCCGGAATTCCAATATAAAATTGTATTGTGATTGGTTGCGATTGGCCTGTTCTATAATTCGAAACATAGCCGGCGATCCTGAGTGGCTGGCACTGTAAGGACTTACTATGGTTATAGTTTCTGCACTCAATACAAAATTTGACCAAAAGGTCAACATTATTAATGCTAATTTTATCATTGTTTCTCCTAAATTTTTAATTTTTAAGAGCTTGCAGAAGAACTCTGCTACGGCTCGGCGTTATGTATTATGATACAATAAAGACATCACTATGTCAAGCGTCGATTTGAATGCCGACGTCGGAGTGATCCGGCGTTGCAGGATTTATTTATATGTTCAACGGCCTCGGCCGGCACTTCTTGTTGGAGGTTTTTTGCCTATCACAGGTGCCCGTTGTTTGACGGTTTTCCTTTCCACCTGTGGAGCATCATCATTTTCAGGATGATGGATTCCTTTTTTCTTGTCTGCGGCCTTCTTTAAGAAATCGCTCATTTTGCTCATAGTTGTTTCCTTGTTAATGGTGCCCCCGGGGTGAATCGAACACCCTTTGAGTTTCCTCGACGGATTACAAATCCGTTGCAATCCCACTATGCGACAGGGGCTTGGTTGTGATCATTAAATGATTTTTCCTGTCGCAGCATCAACTGTCACAGGTGTGTGTTGCGCAAATGTAAATGTGTATGCAGGATTTTTCTGACTGGCCGTCTGTTTCAATGTGCAGTCAGACCAAACTTCTGTTATGCCGCTTTTGGTCAAAATCTCCACGGCCTGACTGCAATTTATCGCAGGCGGATAAGTCCAGGGCTGACAATCCTTTACACGACTGTCATCTGGAAAGGGACCTGTGGCATGACCCGTGTTGCTGATCACAATGGCTGTAGGCCGATTGTCACGGGCACCCAGCCAGCAAGTGTAACAGTCACCACCATTGACACTGTTGGCCAACAGGAATTTACTTCCGTGTTGTACCAAATCAATAACACTTTTGGCGCCCCAGACCTGCTGATCAAAACTCAACGTCGACATCAGTCCAACTTGTCTGACATAACTCAAAATGCGATTCAGTATGTTGTTAAAGATTTTCATGATTGCTCCGGGGATATTTGATCAGCCATGTCAATTGCAGGCTCTTTGTAGCCAGCTCTGCGTTTCAACAAGTCGATCCTGCGTTGAATTTTGGCCTGTTTCTTATTGGCCTGTGTTTTTTCTTTTAATTCGGTGAGTTGCTTTACACTGAGACTGACGATCCGGACCTCACCGTTTTTGGTGTAGCCAGGTTTTTTGCGATTGAGAGTTTTTGCCATGATTGTGATCCTGTTTGATAATTTTACTTAGTGTTATCACGGCAAGTTTTTAAAATTATTGACATTCCTGCCAGGTCCAAAATCCGTTGTAAAATTCCGGCAAACGCCGGGCTGTTGGATCCCACGAAAACAGGAATTTTTTTCCAGCCCGAGGAACTAGTAATTTTTGTGGCGGAGGCCAATCGGTGGTATAGCTTATGCCTAGACATGGCAATCCTTGATAACTGGTATGATCTTTGACAACCACCGTGGCAGATTTGTATTCTGTGAGATCCAAAACGAACTCAATTTTTTGATCACAGGTGCCGGGTCCAATCTTGACTATGCCGTCAAATGTTTGACTGGGTTTTATCAAGTTTGTGTTGTTCACAGCATCGTAAAAACCTCGGGGCAAGGAATCATAGTTCAGCATGACTCTTGGTTGGCAGTCTGATAAATTGTTATCGAGCTGACCTTCGTAGACCGCAACATCTATGGCCCAGACATCAGGCACACTGACGTAAGGTGTTTTGAATATCTGGTTGGCATGACTCCAGATTTTTTTCATGGTTGAGTTGGTTATAAACTGACATCCTAAGGGTTCGCACAGAAAAATGTCAATATTTTGGGGAACATCGTCGGGAGTCAGTGAGAGAAAATCAGCAGTGCTCACTGAGTGCCTGCCATGGTATCCTGCGTGATCCAGGATGTCACGGGTCAACGCAGTTCTGGCCGATCTAACGTCAACTCCGTAGTAGTGGCTGGCACCAAATTCAAGACAGTATGCACCCAGCAAACCAACGCCGGTGCCTACTTCGAATACAGTTCGATCTTTGACAAGATTTTTAAGGATTTCTCGATACCAATTAGATCTAGGTGTATCATTGATGTAGGTCAAGGCCACATTTACTTCAGGATGTCTTATCATGATCTAGGTTGACCCATGTGGTTATTTCTCCTATGCAAGTATTGGATTTAGAATTTATACAAAGTTCTAGCTGGCTGATAATATCTTGGACATTGACGCCATGGCCAGTCCAAGTAGGTCTGGAACGACCTATGGGAGTATCCAGTCTATCTACTGTTATCAAACTGGTACGAAAATTTACCTGGCCAATTCGAAAGGCCTGAGTCCATTGTAGACTTGCATGTTTGAGAGCCGCCTTGTTGGAATTGTAGCTTTCCCAACCCGGAAAAGGTGCAGATGTATCTTCACTGCCCACCCCACCTATGTTTATGATATGTCCACCCTTGCCACGTTCTTGCCACAGCATAGCCACTTCGGTCAGCAGCTGAGTTTGACCATATAGTGTTTGGCTTTGACCAAACACTCCATCATAGGCGTTGTTGACGAATACATCATAATTCAAACTGAGTTCGGCTATCTTAGCACGCTGGGTCAAAATATCATGACCGGTTGATCTACTGACACTGGTGGCATCAAACTTTTTAACCAATTCTAAACCCAGACCTTGGTTGCCACCTGTGACTAGAAAAGTTTTGAGATTGGCCATTTAATTTGGTACACCCAAGGGGATTCGAACCCCTGTTGCAGCCGTGAAAGGGCCGAGTCCTGGGCCTCTAGACGATGGGTGCATGTTACTTCATTCTCAACTGCTGAGCAAATTTTTTGACAATCAGATTTGCCTTCTTGTTGGATTCTGTGATGCTTCTGCTGGCAGCCGATCGTTTTTCGGTCTTGGTCCACTGTCCAGCGATAGTTCTGCTTAGTTCACCTGCACTTTGACGCTTTGCCATGTTTATTTTACCTTTATCAAATAATCAGTCATATTAAAAGTGCCACTCTGTACTTCTTTGAGTGCATCAATGGGCGTGACCCAAGAGTTGGTTTCTCGAGCCCGGCGCTTCATTTCTCTCAGTCGTTGCGCAGCAGCGATCACAAGATCATATCGGCCGCCGGCATAGGCCACACAGCGTTCGGTATCAATTTCACTGCTACGACTTTCGATTCTGGTGCTCATGACTTCTCCTTGTAAAAAGTTAATTATACACTAAAATATGGCGCTGGTCAAACACTTTATAAATATCCAATGTGCCCGCAACACCTTAGTTCACATTTTGCCAATCAAGAACTTAATTGGATTCAGACTGACTCATATGAACAATATCAAAAAAATCTCATTGAAAAACAAGATGAACTAGAACAGTTTGGTTGGATCGATCAAACTTTTACCTATCGATATAACAGTCAAGGATTCAGAAGTGCCGAGTTTGAAGAATCTGTTCCCAGTGCGATGTTTCTTGGATGTAGCCACACGCTGGGAGTAGGATTACCTATGGAAGCTACCTTTTCGCACATAGTCAGCACCAGTTTAAATCTTAAAAATTTCAATCTGGGTGTTCCGGGTAGTAGCAATGATACTGCATTCCGTTTGGCGCATTATTACATTCCTCGATTGAAACCAACCATTGTGGTTTTTCTATCAACTGAACGAACCAGATTTGAATTGTTTACAGAAAACAACGAAAACGATATTTTATCCTATAACAACATGACCAATTCTCTTCAATTTGTCAGAGAAGAGTTGAAGCTATTTTATCGTCATTGGATAATGAATAACAACAACGTTGATATGCATTATGCAAAAAATGTTGGAGCCATTCAACAGCTATGTTCTGCAAACAATATCAAATTTTATCACAGAGAATTTTTAAAGTTTCCGTTGATAGACAAAGCAAGAGATCTAGCGCACTATGGAATTAAATCTAACAATATTGTCGCCAAGAAAATTCTAGCAGATCTTTAACCTATTAGCTTGGCCAGGTGTGATCTATTGTAGCGAGCAATAGTTTGTAAATTGTCAATGATGTCAATGGTAGACATTGTTTCTTTCATGGCTTGCCATCTAGCCGGCCCTTCGAGTCGATCGTAGCTTTCATCCCAACAACTACTATAAGTTTGGAATCCAATATCTTGTAACCTTTTTAAATAATTTCGCGGACCATAAACCAACACAGGCTTGCCAGCCATGATAGGCCTTACAGTTTTTTCAGTGGGAAAGAATGTATCACCCAGTGTATATGTTTCGGCAACAATTTCAATTTGGAATTGATTGTAGTAACCTAGTATGCCGCTGTTGGTCTTTGGCTCTCTGACAAATTGATCTCTAACCCTGTGTCCGTCAATGCTGGTAACTGGACAACAAGTAAGCCACCCAATAATGTCGGTGTTGAGCCAATCATCGGGTTTTTCTAAATTAATTGGAGCAGTTTCTTTGATCCAAGGCGGCGCCTCGTCTGTGTTCATAACACTTAACAATGTGTTTCCTTGTTGCCAAAGATCATAGAGTATTCTTGCTCGAGCAAAAGTTCTGCGACCCATAAAGTAGCCAAACAAGCAAGCACCATCGGCAACAGGTGCAACATCGGTCCAGTACTTGCGGCTCATTTCAAAAAAATGACTAAGGGAGACTTTACCTATGTTTAAATTTGCGTACGGTGTTTGCTCGTGCATGTTAGGATTTCTAGCAATACTGATTGTTTTGGGGTCTCTGCCGGTGGCAACACAGTGTTGATTTAACATGTCCACAATGCCCAGTGCTTGCATGCTAGGACCTTCATAACGGAAATCTATTTCGACATGGGCAGAAGGATCAATATTGCTGAGACAATTTTTAACCTCCGCTGGGTTGCTCCAAGAATCTCCACACACTCTTAAAGGAATAACAATCGGTTTATTCAAACTACTCTTTGCTTTCTTTTTTCAATATTTAATAATTATAGTTAATCTGGTGCCCCGGGAAGGATTCGAACCTTCAACAGCTCCCTTCTGAGGAGAGTGCGTCTACCTGTTGCGCCACCGGGGTTGACCTTTACGTTACTTGCGTGGTACCGTTGCCGTTTTTAAAACCAATCTCGCCACCTTCTGCTTCAATCCTTTTGATCACATCTTCAAACAGGATAGGAGCAAAGTCGGTTTGTTCCACGCACACGCAATGATAACGAACATCAACTATGTCGGTGATCTTGCCATTGAATCCTGGCAACATCACCCGGTTGGCATGCAAGTGCCCGTGGATGTTGACACCAAAGCGACCAAGGCTTTCTGAGTGAATAGGAATATGGCTGAGTATCATGCCATTCATCACATGGTATCCACGCAGGCTACGGAAGTAAGGAGTGTAATCCTCATCCTTAAAGATATCGTGATTACCACGGATAAGAATCTTGTCACCATTGAGTCTATTCATAATAGGTAAACTCTTGCGGTTGATCACTACATCACCCAAGTGATATACTTTATCGTTTGGACGCACACGCTCGTTCCAGGCCCGGACCATGAACTCGTCCATTTCGTTGGGATCTGTCCAAGGGCGAAGTTTTGTAACTCCATCGTTACGTGTGAAGCGACATACACCTGCGTGACCAAAGTGCGTATCGCTGACTAAAAATACTGCTGGCATAAGTGCCTCCTTTCTTTGTAAAACATGGCGCCGGTCTAAGGAATCGAACCTCAATTAACGGTTTTGGAGACCGCTGTAATGCCATTATACCAGACCGACCAAACTTGGAAGTGAGGGTGAGATTCGAACTCACGGCTTTAGGGATTTGCAGTCCCTTGCATTGGGCCACTCTGCCACCTCACTGTAATAAGCTCATAACAAAAATGTATTGGATCCCTGGCAAAATCGCATATCGAATGCGATATATATTACTAGGAGTTATACACATGGAATACATTTTAACCTTATTTGTTTACTTCAACGGAGATCTCATCCGTAAACTGGAACAACCAGTGGCCACTGCGGCCGTATGTCAACAACTCAGTGCAGGTCTCAACTTCCGTGATCCTGCTGTGACAGCCTTTGCCACTTGTCGTCCCAGATCATAATTGGTTGCGGGTGACGGAGTTGAACCGCCAACTGGAGCTTATGAGACTCCCGAGATACCATTTCTCTAACCCGCGTCTGTTTCACTGTTCCTGTTCCATTCTACGGAACTGTTCCTGCGCCCGAATCATAGCAGACGCACGATCGATCTTGTTCTGAAACAGTTGTTGCTTTTGTGCTTCGGTCAAGAATGCCGAACTCACATCATAAGCCTGTTTCACAATAGCGTCGTTGAGTTTTTTGTAATCAATTGACATCTTTTTCCTTTCCTCTATAAAATAAAAAACCCCGGAGTGTTTAGTTCCAGGGCTTTTGAATATCGTATGATGTTTCGTACTATTCCGTGCCCTGAATCTCATCCTCGCAAATCTGCCATAGACCAACCACCTCATTGAAGTTGGGTTGTGGTACAAGATAGGTCACTTTGCGATTCAACATAGTAGTATTATATAGAGTTATTTATATCTTGTCAACCGGGTTTGGTCAACAAAAAAGCCCCCGGGGGAGCTTTTTTTTTTTGGATCACTTTTAAAAATTAATTAAAAGTTTTTGTCAAGCCAACTACCACGGCATTCTTGTAGAGCTTTTGACCGCTCACAGTGTTTGCAGTTTCAAAAGTTCTTGTTGTGCCAGAGTTGGTGAAATACTTTACACTGACGTCAAAGTCTTTGGGTAGACTGTAAACAAAACCAGCATTGATGTCATTGTAATCGTAGGCTGTGCTGTTGGCCACATTGGTACGACCATAGTGTGCTACAACAGCCAGATTCTTGATCACAGGAACTGGTAACTTGCCATCTGCTTGCACGTAGGTTGTGCCTTGAGCATTGGCTGTACCGAAATAGCCATCTCCCAAGGTTCTGCTATACTTGGCAGAAATGATGTCTTTGTAACCTAGGCCGACATAGCCTTCATAGGTGTCAAAGTTTGAACCAGTTTTTGCTGAAGTGGTGGCACGTGGATAGAAATAGTTGTAGCTACCGATGTCGATCGAGATGCCCTTGAAGATTTCTTTCTTGTAACCAGCGTAGAGATCACTCTCTACACCTGCACCATTGGTGTAGACTTGGCTAGAAACACTGCTGTTCCAGTTACCAATGTACAAGCCACTCTTGTGTGCATAGTCGATGCCGCCCTGAACTGCAGGAGCATTTTGGGTTTGGCTAACACCGCGGAAACGGTAGTCGCTGGTCAAACCTAAATTGCCGGTGAGTTGAGCTTGAGCCGAGGCAACAAAGCCAGCGGACAAGGCCAATGCTAATAATAATTTTTTCATGCTTGAAGTTTCCTTTTAAAAGAATGCTGGGTGATCACCCAACTCTTTATTTAGTGGTTTTTACTTAGTGACCAACAAAAAAGCCTGATTTCTCAGGCTTTTTATTTTGAAACAACAAAAACTATTAGAAATTCCGAGTATAATTAAAATTTATAATTTTTTGATCTACATCACCTTGCACACGATCATATCTTACACCAATTGTATCTTTTTTGGTAACAGCATAACCTACTCCGGCTCTCCAGGTGCGAGTAGTATCGTTCATGGCAGTGTTAAATGGAGTGCGAAAACGCCAGCCAGCACGAACAGTAAAGCCTGATGAGCCAAATGGAGCGGTAACCCCGGGTTCTACGCTATAGTATCCATAACTGCCAGTGCTGATATATCGTTCGCCAACACCTGTGCGAGTGTACAAGGTCGCAAACTTTGTCGGCAACAATCCAGTTACTCCGGCTTCAAGGCGAGTGCTGGCCAATGCATTGCTACCATTTTGGTTGATTTGTAAAACTCCTACATCACCAAGAAAGTTTTTGTTGATGTTTTCTCTGACTGCCAAGCTCCAACTGTTTTGATCTGCTGATTTGACATTGTCGACATTGCCATATTCGACCGTGGCGGATCCTGCGTGGACCAAACCTGCGGCAAACACCAAACTTAGAATAGTTAATAGTTTTTTCATAATTGTCCTTAAAGGTAATTTAATGATATCGTATCTAGATTTAGTTATGACTCAAGATTAACGGATCAAAAAAAACCCGCCGAAGCGGGTTTTGACATTTTTGGTAACAAGGCATGTCTGCCCCGGAGATCATGCCGCTAAGGCAAAGACCTCGTCGTTAGCTGCGTTTGCAGTTATCATTTTGCTTCTACGACCAGGCTTTCCCAGTCCTAACGGGTTTCGCATTCCCGTGTTGCCGTCCGCATTGGCTCACCATGTCGATCCTGATTCATCCCCACCCAAGCATACTGGACAATACACTTGGGTGGAGATGCTGGGATTTGCACCCAGGTCCATAGTGCCTTCACTTGGAAGGGATTACAACAATTCGAAAAACGTTAACTCAACTTACGTGCCATTTGAGGCGCTGGCGTAAACGAATTCACTATAGCCAAATAACCGTCGGCTGACGCTTCAGTGCTGAATAATCTTATAAAATTGTCTGAGTAAGTGATTCCGTCTGAATTTGTAGTCGTCTGAGTATTAACTGACATGGTAACCGCTGCCACGGCTGGATCAGTGAGATATGCACTTAATTGATTCGTTTCTGCTTCAGTGCGAGCACGTCCGTAAATAACTTCTGTAAAATATAGCATGGCAATTCCTTATATTAATGTTGTTATTTATACGAACTCAAGATATACGAACTCAAGACTTATGTTTGGATTAACAATCAAATCCTACTTGCCAAACAAATGAGCCACAATGCCCATGCCCACAAATACTGTCATGGCCGCAACGGCCGCCCAGGGGATGTTTTTTAATATGTTCATTGCTCGTCCTGATGTTCGTTGATCCACATGATACCATAACAAACTACCACAGCCAACAAGGCAAAAAATATCAACCACATGATTAATTATAGCCTTTTATGTGATTGTTGTCAATCGGGGGATTTCCTCGGGCCATGACATTTTCTAACTGCCGGGCACGATCACGTTCGGGCGGCAACGGACCACAACCCAGTCTTGCCCACTCGTCTTCGGAGTAGTAATAGCGTTCCACGGGCGGTTTCTTTTGCTGTTCCACGGTCATCGTATTTACCATGTTTTGGTAGGCCTTGAAAGAATTGAACTTTCACTCCATCGATTATGAGTCGATTGCTTTACCATTAAGCTAAAGGCCCAATAATTGTATTGTAGCATCATGGCCCATAGTTGTCAAGCCTGTCACGCAAACCAAGGTAATTTTTGAAATAAAGAAGATCCTTTTGTTGAGCGGTAATGGGCAAAGATTCTACTGTGTTTACATCATGCAAGCTGTTGGCACCGCCCATGTCTCGGTCATGTGGCCAGTCTGTGGCAAACAACATGCGATTCCATCCCAATAGTTCGGCATTTTCAATAAAACCCGGCATTTCTGGTTCGGTGGTAAACCAAAAATTTCTGCGGAGATATAGCATGGGATCTGCAAATCCCAACTCCAGCATGCGGTCCTGCAGTTCATAGATCCAGTTGGTATCACGTTCGGCAATTACAATTTTGAGATCGGGGTAGCGATCCAGGGTTCCACCAATGATAAGGCTGGCTATGGTTCTTTTCCAAAAATGATGTGCTGGCCAGATTTCTTTAAGTAGTTGTAGTTCTTTGGCCCAGATGCTGGTGTCAGATTCAATAACGTCATTGATTTCGGTATGGTGCAGATACACCGGCATTTTTGTCTTGGCTATTTTCGCAAACAACACATCGTATTCTGGCATGAATCCCCAGGCTGGTGTTTCGCTCAAAAACACAGCCAAAAAATTCTGTTCAGCACGCAGTTCTAATTCTGCCAGGCTAGCCGTTAGATCCTGCAGGGCCAACCAAATAGTGGCACTGAAACCAGAGTTGTGGCTGACAATTTGATGCAGGTGTTCATTGTAGATCTGCATGACTTTGCGACCCACGTGTTTGGGTAATCTATAGTTGATGTTCAAACTGATGCCCATGAAGTTCAGCAACTGGTGATCAATTTTGAGTGCAGAGAATTCTTTCAGGCGATCATCGATATTGGTATAGCTGTGTCGTTTTTTTTCACAATACTGCTGATACCATTCCTGTATGTCAGGATGATCAAACACCGCAGGTGGAGGAGTATAGTGTGCATCAGCGTCAATGATCATATGATATTTATTGTTGTTCAAGGCCCGTAGTTGTCAAGAAATTGTTCCAAATTACCGTAGAGATTGACCATGACCGCTTCTCGGCTTCCAAAAAACACTATCTTTTTGGGTATGCCTTTGGTTGCCGAAATATAGTAAGGCATCTGCATTTTTCTATCCAATTTGAGCATGAGACGCTTGTTGAACGTCAAGGGATCTGTGATGGCATACTCGTAGTGCTCAAGATCCAACCGCCGAGACAATACATCATATCCAATGCCGGTCAAGCGCATGCCACCGGTACGTCTGATGTTGAACCACCAACTTGGCAAAGCTGTGTCCACAGGCACACGATCACTTTCGGGCAAGAGCTCGATGAGTTGTTGAGTCAGTAGATGTTTGTCACGCACATCAAGGATATACCTGATCACCGGCTCGTAGCAACACCACGGTGAATCGGTCGGTCTTGAACTGTGTGTTGAGTTTCTTGGCCAAGTTGCGGGCATGTCCAGGATTGCTGAAACTAACCTTTTTGTATTTGGGCCCAGGATACTGCACCAGGAGATTTGATGTTTTGAGATTGATGGGTTGATTGTCAAAGAACACAGCCCAGATACCTTCACTGGCCAGGACCTGTTCGGTCTTGTAAGTGGTCTTGTTGGTGTGTTCGATCAACACCGTGGGTTTTGGGCGACTCATGTCATTATATTCCTATATTTTATTTATCTAAAAATATGGGTATATTTAGAATGTGCCGCCTCCTATTTTGACCTCTACAACAGGCTCTTGACCAATTTTGTTAATTCGATCATGTAAAACATGTAGCTCAGCCAACAGTCTGGTGATATCTGCATGCAGGGCACGGGCATCCGTCATGCTCATCACAAAGTCTCGATTGCCACGAGCATCATGCCCTTCTACTCGGTCAATGAACTTATTGAGATGAAGCATCGCCGGCTTGTTGTTCGGTGTAGAATGGCCCTTGATAGGGATATCGTTGTAGCACTATGAGTTTGGGAGCCAACACAGTGCGCCAATGACGTCCGCGGCGCACATTGTACCAACCTGCGGCAAACCACGATTTGCTCTTGGTTGTTTTGGTGTACACCGGCAACTGTTGCGGAACGTCCCACATGGGATTATGCACACGGCCTGCCACGGGATAACCATGCACATGGTCTAGCACTGCCCGAGGTCGAGTTTTTTTGATTGCAGGTTCAAACTGTATGTTCACCCGCTGTGCTGCCAGGCGTATGGTCTTGAACTGTGCTATCTGATTGTTGATCTTGACCTGATAACCGCCGGCACAGGCTTCCACATTGCCAACCTTTTGATCTCCGTCTTGCAAGATCCAAAACTTTTTGTCTATCACGGGTTTAGCTATTAGTTTCATTGAGCACTCCTTTGTATGTTTCATTCATCCAACGCCCAAAGCTGTCGGCGCTTTCACTGCATTTGTTTAATTCGTATTTGCCACAGAACTGCATGAATCTCACGCCCACTTGCCCCACATCCTTGTGACTGACCTGTTCACGTATGGCTGCATCCACTGTGGCCTTGACGTCTGCAGGTTGTGCTGTCAAATCAATCAAGGTCCTGTTGCGTTCATAGTCATCCAACACACGATGTTCTACACCGTCGGGATCTGACCAGCGTTGCAACATCATGTTGTTCCAGTTGTAGCCTTTTTTGTCTTTGTCCGCAAACGCTTCCTGGAGTCCAACCTTGTTCTTAGTGCCCTTAGTTCTGACACCGGGATACGCTGAGAAGACGTTATCCGAACTATCTCCTCGCATACACTTTTCAAAGAGTAGCCATTCTGGGTTCGGCGTTGACTTAGGTTCTTTAGTTTTCTTATCGATAACCGCTTTGCCTTTGGCATCAAAGATTCCTTCCGTGGTGATTAGTTCGTCGGTGATTCCATTGTATTGTTTGACGTTGGCGGCTACCAGTTGGACAAAGTCAGTGTCACTGCTGATAACAACATGCTCATCTTGGGGATGTAGTGCGATCCAGCGAGCTATGACGTCGTCGCCTTCGGCTGTAGCACAACGAATCACGCTACAGTTGGTTTTCTCACTCAAGTATTTAGTCAGATTATCATAGGTTTCCCAGAACATCTTGTCTTCTTCGACTTCCGCTTCTGTGAGTGCGGCACGGGCCACAGCACGGTTGTTTTTGTAGGGTTTGTACATGTCCTTGCGCCAGCTACGGCCCTCCAGGGCAAACACCATATGATCGGCTTCAAAACGCCGGGCCATTTTGTTGGCGGCCATTAGGGTAACATGCAGGGCGAAACCTACTTTTTCCCAGGTATCGCTGGCACGGAAAGCACCGTGTCGGGCACGGAAGAAAAGATTGGCAGTATCTACGAGAACATATTTCATGTTAATATTATAACATGGATCTGGTCAAAAAGTCAAACGAATTTTTGTTTGATGATGTAATCTATTATAAATCGGTGGAATGCCGAATGCCCATCTCGTCCAAAATGCCAACTATTGGGCATGACTGTTTCTATGCCTTGAGACCGTATGATAGCATCGTAGGTCTTTGTGGGATCATAAGGTGCGATATAATTTTTGCCCCAATTGTAGTGGGTTTTAATTGAAGAAAAATCATTGTTGCCATTGAAAAATATATGACGGATTTTTTGGCGTTCGAGCTCCTGATGGAATTGCCAGATTTCTTCATGCGCTTGTTGCACTTTCTGTCGCCAGTCTACATTTACAACAAACTCCTTGTATCTGGATTCCAGACCAGGCGGCACCCAATCCATGCCACTGGCTCCAATTTGATAGTATTTTCCATCATACAACCACTCTTCGCGTTCCCAGGTGCTCCACTGTATGACAACCAGTTGATCGGGAAAATCTGCACCTGCTCCAGCCAGCCATTCCAGGGTGGTACGCATGATGCGGCTGTTTGCGCTGGCACTTTCTGCGTCACAGCGAAATGCGGATTTAAGGGTAGTGGCCAGCAATCGACCCCAGCTGACTGCCAGGTTGTCTGGATGCGGTGCACGGCCTAAGTAAAATAGGGATGAATCATCTTCGGCGAAGGCATGTGGATTTACAGCTTCAGCTGCCGCGGTGTGACTGTCACCGTTGACATACAACATCATAACAAGTTTGTCTTGACATAGTTGGCCAGTTCAGTGCCCCAGGCCTGGTGACCAGCCACACCATAATGGAAAGGATCTCCGGCTATGGCTTGAACATTGTTGGCTTCAAACCACTTGCTCATACACCCATGGGAATCATAAGGTCGATAAAATGCACCATGCCAATCTTTGTGATCTGATAAATCTTTGAAATTGTCATAAGTGGTCCAGAACAAATGCGGAACGCCACGTTCATTCAGTTGTTCATGCACCTGATAAATTCTTTCATGCCATATCTCTAAACAGGCCTGCATGTAGTCTCTAGTCAAGGTGGTTTTCCATTGCTCGTATCGGGCTTTCATTGCTGCCGGGACACCAAAATCTGGGCCACCACACACTGAAATATTGTTGTACAACCAGGGCCATTCCTCGCGCTCCCAACTGGTCCAACCGATTAGCAGAAAGGTATCTGGACTCCAGGTTTCGTCAGATAGAAAATACTCTACATGAGTTTGTATCCAGTAATTGCTGGCACCATTTTTGCCCCAACAACGAAAAGGTTGGTTCAATGAGTCTGCAAACACAGGAACCGTGTTGGTAGAATCTATGGGTTGATCGGATTCAGTGCAGGCAGGATATACGTTGCTGTCACCAATGGCCAGGATCATGATACTTCGCTCCTGCCGTCGCCGATGTTGCGAGTCTTGACCACTCGATCGCGTTCGGGATTCATTGCTTCATACTGCTCAAATGTTTCCAAAACCACGTTACGGCACACTGCCGTAAACCAACGATCCACGATGTCTGAATCGGTATCCTTGGCATCCATCTGATAACCAGCACGTATGAGATTGGCCACAAATTTGTCATTCCAGTCAAGTTCAAATGCACCAGCTTGCATGTTTTCAGGGTCGACTTCCATACTGAGTATGGTCACATAAGGCTCGCCCTTTTCTGTGGCCAATTCTTTTTCGCTTTTTTCTACTTTCTTGGGTCGTGGTTCTGCTTTGGGTTCGGGTTTTTTCTTTTTAAAGAAACGATCTAGTAGTCCCATGGAATCCTTATAGTCTGGTATTACCGTAATGTACTACAGTTATTCCCGGTGCGTCAACCATTTTGCGCCATGGATCGACCACAACTGATCCTGGCAAAATTGGGCAGTATGGTAGTGTGTCTGGAGTATTGCCAGTGTATTCGTATGTGATCTTGCGATTGTGTGCCCATAAGAACACCGCAGGATAATCCAAAGCGTCTACCACTTCGTCTCGGTTGTCTGCAAGCGGATCGACATAGACCACAGGCAAGCCTGCTTCCTTGATATAAAATCCAACCAGGGTTGAGTATGAGCCAATGCAATATTCTACATCTGGCTTGTAGGCTTTACCGTGTATCACAACAGGCAAATTGTATTTCTTGGCTTGTTCGACCAAAAATAATGCCAAGTTTTTTGCTTGAACTTCTCTGGCATGCATCACAGTATCAAACAGGTCGTATCCAATGTTGTATTCTTCGGCCAACCAACGCAGAGCAATGTTGTCGCGGGGATGGCATGCACCTGCATCGCCCATGCCGGCGGTCATGTACTTGGGTCCCATGATACGCATGGTGCTACGGGCCAAGGCATTGGTCACAACATCCACATTGATATTGCCAATCTTCAAGGCAAAGTCCTGGATCATGTTTACCAAGCCAACCTTGGCACTAATAAATGTGTTGTAGAAAATCTTGATAGCTTCGCATTCGTCCCATGTGCCAATTTCATAGCGTGGATTGTTCTGCATGATGGTTTCATACAAGTCGTGAAGTTCACCGGCAACACCGGTCAAACTACCATCTTCGGTGCCCAACATGATCATTTCTGGGTTGACCATGTCCCACTTTACACTGCCCATGGCAATCAAGTAAGGGTTATAAACAAACTCGTGTCGGGCATCTAATAAAGGAACAAACTTCTTGCGAGTAGTTCCTGGCAATACTGTGCTAATTAGCACCACTTTCTTGGGCGTGGTAGCGTACTGATTTACATTTTTAATAGCATCAACAACAGCATCGTGACCAAAGTCTCGAGGAGTCATATGGCTTGACGGAACACTGCCATCGTAGCCTTCGGCATGTGGAGTGGGCACTGCAATAAAGATCCACTCGCTTTTGTCGACTAATTCTTCAATGCTACATACTTTTACACTATCGCTGGTGCGTGGGTAAATGTCGTAACCGCGTACTTCATGCTTTTCAGCAAATACTTCGGCACAGTCTAGCCCAAGTTTACCTATACCAATAAATCCTATTTTAGCCATGCGAGTCCTTTATTCTTAGAGTGCTACAGACTAATTTATCTGGTATCTGTGTGGCCTTTAGGATTTTTTAAACACAGGTATGGGCAACATCTTGTGCAGGCTACGGGCCCGGATCCTGCGATACTGTAACAACAGGTTGCGATCTGCGTCATACGCAGGGTCAACGCCCTGTTCATCCCAGGACATGGCACGCTCTAACTGTGCATAAGTGAGTCCGCCCAGCTGATCTTGATCAGTGCGACCGTCGGACCAAAGTCCATCTGTGGGTGCTGCATCAATGATATCTTGTATGATACCCAGTTCTCGTCCTAGATCCCACACTTCGGTTTTCATTAGGTCACCAATGGGACTGATGTCCACGCCACCATCGCCGTATTTGGTATAAAAGCCCACACCAAAGTCTTCGACACGATTGCCGGTGCCCACCACGATGCCGTGATTGTGCTGTGCTATCTGATACAGTGTGGTCATTCTCAATCTGGCTCGACTGTTGGCCATGCCCAACAAGTTGTCGTACGGTCCTAGTGTGGTTTCAAACTGATCAAACACTGGCGTGAGATCCACTGTTTCGTGTTTGACATTGCTGAAGTTTTCGGTGAGCCAAGCACCGTGTCTCAGGCTGAGATCATGCAGTTCGGGCCGTTGTCGTATGGGCATGGTCACTGCCGTGACTGGCATGCCAGTTTTAGCACACAGGGTACTAACCACACTAGAATCTATGCCCCCACTGATACCCACTACCAACCACTCGATGTTGTTGTCGGCAGCGTAGTCTCGTATCCATGTCGATATGTCGTTTGCAAGTTGTTTCATAATTTTATTCCTTTAGTTGCCACATTAAATGCTCCTGACGAGCATGCCATTTGTATTCAATCACAGGTGTTCCTGGACCGGTCCAGGTAGCAATTCCACGATAGGCCAAGGTTCCGGGCCATAGTCTACGTCCTGTGATCTCGCAGGTTTTGGGCCATACCACCCTGCACAGTTTCCACTCGGCCCGAATATAAAAACTGCCATTGGGGCGATTGATACGTTCTGGTATTGGACTCATTTGCCCCAGCCGTTGCCCCACAGGTCCACATGCAATCTAGGACTGTAGTTCCAGCCCTGCGCACAACAGATGTCTGCTATGCGTAGTTTATTTTTATCGTAGGGTTCAACCACGCCACCCTGTGGCATCAAATAAATTGTGCCCTTAAATCCTGCACGGCGATACGCATCCGTGGCACGTATGGCCTCCGCAATGTGCTCATCGGTTTCAACCACAAACTTCAAATAAGTGTGTCCGATGTCGGCATAGCTCATCACAACTTCGGGACGTATGGCTTCATCCCAAGACTCGCCAGAAGCCGACAACTTGGCACTGACACTAAATGTCAACGCTGACGGACCTTTCTTGCCCAATTTAGGATTCAGGGTCCAGTCCAACAAAAAGTGTCGGAAGTCTTTGTGCAACTCTTGAGTACCATTGGTTTCAAAGGTGATGTTCTTCAAGTCCAACATTCTTGGATGGCTCAACAGTTCGCTGTAGGCACGTTGCCAGCCCAGCAAAGGCTCGCCGCCGGTAATTACCAAATGCACATCGTTGCCATTGTTCTGCATCCATGCATTGTTGGGTGTCAGTGCCAACATCTTATCCACAAGTTCTTCTGTGGTGTAGTTAGGACTGAGATGTTTGAATGCTGGATGCCACGATGCATAACTGTCACAACCTGTTTCTACCAAGGGCAGATCATTGAATGTGGGATACATGTGAACAACTTCGGCCACATCGTCGGCACCTGTTGACTTTTCGCCTGGCTTGCATCCAAAACCTGCACAGGTAAAGTTGCAACCATAGGTTCTCAAGAACACACTGGGCACCCCTACAAAACGACCTTCGCCTTGTAAGCTATAAAATACTTCAGATACTTTTATTTTCATTCACATCCTCTTGTGGCGTAATCTCTGGGGGCATGTTCATGCTTGCTGTGCATTTTAAATCCATTTTCTAACAACAAAGGAATGGCTGTGGCACACTTGCCACTCAATTGATTAGTGTCATAATTATAATAGGTATCATCCATAATTACAACCGATTGTTCATCTAAATAAGGCAAACAATATTCTAATTGCAATCGATGTTCTTCTTGACAATTGGCATTGTTCATTGTTATTCCTCTTAGGGAATATTCTCTAATCTGTCGTCGAACCCAGGCAGGAATATCTACTGTATTATAAATCCAATCAAAGTTGTCCAAATATAAAACTTTGATTTTTTTATTTAGACCTGGCAAAGTGTTCTTGCACCAATCACTGCCGGAACTTGCCACTACCCAATTGATTTCTGGATAATCCTGTTCTCTCTTACCGTGCTCAACATCAACAGAATAAAATTCTATATTGCGTTTTTTTGCCCACTCATACAACCATACAGAACTACCGTCACCATTCTCACTGCCAATTTCCAACACAATGTTGTTTTGATCAACAGTAAGAGTAGTGTTTTCTAATTTAGTATAAGGTTTGGTGCCCACTTATTTCCACCTCTCTCGCATTTTCATTTAATGGTTGTTACAACCAGATGCCAATAGTCTACCTGTTATCTTTGCCACCATGACTCCCAAGGAAATACAATCCAAACGTCTTCTTCGGCTTTGTTTATTGTGATAGCCGAATATGCGACATCTAGTTTACTTTTACTGCTTTCATTGTCATACAAGCAGGCCACACGCACATTGTTGCCCCAGACTCCAGACCAGCGTTCGTGTTCAGGAAGACACCCACTGATCCAATCTTGTTGTATCCAGTTGAGTGTGGCACCGGTGTCGTTGATATCATCTACTATCAAGATATTTTTGGCATGCAAGGCAAAATCAAACTCGGCTAATAAACGTTCTTCTTTGGGCATATAACCAAAAGCATCTTCGGCCATCCACAAGTTGCTTTCTTGTTCGGCACCATCACGTAGACTTACTTTCAGTGTTTCCATTCTGCACTCTAGATACTGGCTGATTAAATTTGCTGGAACCAGGCCGCCGCGGGTGAGACCAACCACATAGTCAGGCCTCCATCTGTCCAAGTTAATTTGACGCAGGATTTCCTGTGTTTGACGCTCAACGTCCTGCCAAGTATGATAGATTTTTTTCATACTTTATTATACAATAATCCAAGGTGAGTTGTCAATTAACGTGTGAGCCATTTGGGATTGTCTTGATACCATTCAACTGTTTCGGTCAGACGTTGTTCAAATGATCTGGGTGCTTGCCATCCTAAACTGTACAATTTTTCCGGATTCACACTGAAACACAAGTCGTGTCCAGGACGATCAACTGGAACTAAACGATAAGATAATTCGCAACCCATTATCTGGGCAATGTGTTGGGCAAACTCAAGATTGTTGATAAACTTGTTGCCGGCACTGTTCCATTTTTCACAACGAGCGGACTGTGTTTCTAATATAAATCTAGTATGGCTGGCCACATCGCCGGCATAGAACCAACGACGTCCGCCAATCAATTCACTAGGCCCTACGTGTATGTCCAAGGTTTCATTGTTGAGTACTTTGCGTATGATAATCACCGGCAAGCGATTGCTTTGACAACGTGGACCAAAGGTATTGTTGATGTGTATGATGCTGGCAGGAACAGCAAACGAGTTGGCATAGGCCAGACACAATTCTTCACCAGCGGCTTTGCCGGCCGCATAAGGGCTATTGCTGTTGTAGGCATCTGTGAGTTGGCTGTCTTGACCAATGGTCACGGGTCCGTAAACTTCGCCCGAACTGTAATACATGAATCGTTGCGTGCCAGTGTGTCGGGCATGTTCCAGCAGATTCAGTGTGCCCAACACATTGTCCATGATGGATGCGGTCGGGTTACTAAGACTGTCAGCAGCACTGGGATTGGCACCAGCATGCAGTATGATATCAGCGGCCGGCAGACCCGTACAAGGGTTTTTGATATCGTGTTCGATGATTTCGACGCTGTCAATCAAGTGTTGTAGCCGATCCATGTTGGTGGTTCCTGGACGCACCACGCATATCACACGATGATCTCTGACAAATTCTTCCGCCAGGTAATGACCGATGAATCCATTGGCCCCGGTGATCAATACTGTTTTCATTGTGTCCACTTGTATATGATATCGGTGTCTTTGACTAGCACTTTTTCGTATTCCAACTCTGCGAAAAAGACATCCATCATGTCTTGGCTTATGCCATATCTTTTGGCCCAGGGTTCGCACCATTCAATCATGACGACGGGATGGAACTTTTCAATGGTGTTTTTGGCTCCCATCAAGGCAAAATATTCATAGCCTTCAATATCCAATTGTATAAGATCACAGGCCGGCAAGTTTATTTCATCAATGATCACAGTGGGCACATTGCCGGCCTGTGTGCCCACATGGATGGCACCTGCATCTTGACCGCGATTTATTTCAACAAACTTGTGTTCGTTGCCCACGCAGGCCTGTGTTTTTATCACATTGGAGTCGCAATTCAAGGTCAGGCACATGAAATTCATTGGATCCGGTTCAAAAGTGTACACCGTACCAAATCTTTTGCTGAACTGGCGCACAAGTTGGCCACAGTTACCACCGGCCTGCACCATCACACCAGGAGAATCCACATGGGTCATCAGCAGGTCAAGAAATTCTGGTTCTATGCGGTACTGGTGCATGTAATTCCAACAGGCCCGGTCGTAACGAGGCCACCACAGATCTTTTAGTTCGACATGCGGCGAATCGTGTCTGAGCTCGATTAATTCACCCAGATTACCAGGAATGGTTTTATAATCGTCCATCAGGTCCTTCGCACATTCAAATAAGCTGGTTGATTGCTGTACAAAAATTCACTCCAAACAGATTCTAATTCTTCAACAGTGTTAGGCTGATAAATTTTGATGTTAGGGAACACTTCAACAGCACGAACAGCATCTTCGGCCCAGTGACTGAAACCCAAATGACCATAGTCCTGATCACGGCCGACTCCTACCAGTTTGACCGGTGCAAGTTCATGATCAAGATAGTTGCGTAGCCACTCATAAGGGCGGAAGATCACAAACGGAGTAATGCTGTAACACACAGGTATCTTGCCGCAATGAGTAAGTCCTACAGCAGTTCCCAGCATGAGTTGTTCTGCAGCACCTACATTAAGAGCACGGTCTGGTGCTACTTCTCTTGATCGATTAAGCACACCAAACCCAAGATCACCTGATAACAACCATACATCGGGATCTTTGGCCAATGAGTCAGCCATGAGTTCACCAAATCTATTTCTCATAGTTGCTCTAGATCCTCGGGTTTGAGCACATAGTAGTGCGTGAGTATGCCCTTGGCAAACGACCAATCCGGTGGCGCAGTTTCACGTATGTTGATTCTTGGCAAAAATGCCCGCAACCTACGGATGATATATTCTTTGTCGATAAAGTCATAGGCAATCATGCCATTGACATTGACGTATACTTCTAAATTGTCTAACTTGGCTTCGTAGATAAAACGTAATGCTTCCCATATACTTCCTTCACCACACTCACCGTCACTGATCAAACAATGCACTCGACGAGTACGATCAGCCAGAGCATATCCACAAGCCACAGTAAGGCCCATGCCTAAACTACCAGAGCTACAAGGCAGTCCGTCTTCGATGTTTCTGTGTGGATGGACTCCGTGTTTGTGAAATAAGTGTTCAGCATCTTTGCCAAGATATTTTTCTAAAATCACGTACCAAGCCAGGGCCGCGTGACCAGAACTTAAGATAAACGGTTCGTTGGGTTGTCGATTTTTGTAAATTTCTTCAATGATATTGACAGCATTAAGATTGGAACTTAGATGTCCAATCTTTTCTCGATAGCTGATATCAATGATTCTTTGTTCAACGTCGTTCATAGATATAAACTCATAAATCCATCAACCTTTTCTCCAATGTACTCAATCTGTTCAGGAGTAATAACTGGACTGCATCCATGGAAGTAGGTATTCTTCATTGTGAATGTGGCCACAGGATAATTGTCACGTGCTGCCACAGGATCCATCAAATGACTATACGCAGGTTGCAACATGATGTTGCCAGCAAAGTATGGGCGTGTCTGTATCAAGTTTTCTTCAAGATAATCAACAATGTCCATGCGTGAGAACGGAGCATCCGCACGTATGGTCAATGGGAAAGCAAACCAACTGACATCGGCTTTGTCTCTGGCACGTGGCAAGTGGAAAAACTGTTCATACTTTTCATAGATGGCAAACAATAGATTGTAGTTGCGTTGACGTAAAGCATGTATCTCTGGCAATTTTTTAAGTTGCTCAAGTCCCATGGCTGCTTGTAGTTCAATGGGTTTTAAGTTATAACCAATTTCATCATACACATACTTGTGATCAAAAATCTGATCTGGCATTTCTGGTATCCACTCATTGAATCGCTTGCCACAGGTGCCACATTTTAATTTGTTGGCCTCGGGTCCTACGCAATAGCAACCGCGTCCCCACTCACGCAGGCTACGCACAATGATTTCTTGTTGTGGATCATTCATGGCCACAAAGCCACCTTCGCCCATGGTCATGTGATGTGCCGGATAAAAACTGCATGACGCCATTTCACCAAAGCTACCTAACGGCTTGCCGTCATAGGTTGTGCCTAGTCCATCACAGCAGTCTTCAAGCAGAACAAGATTGTACTTGTTAACTAGTTCCATAACCCGGTCCATATTAGGTGGATTGCCTAAAACATGAGCAAAGGTAATAATCTTAATATCTGTATCTGCCGCAAGCAAACGCTCTGCATGGTCCAAATCAATGTTTAGTGTATCAATTTCAATATCACAGAACACTGGCGTAAATCCATTTTGCAAGGTTGGATTCAGTGTGGTTGGAAATCCTGCGATTGGCATCAGTACTTTGGTGCCGGGTGGAAAATTATGTCCACGCTTGCTTTTCATGGCGGTCATCATCAAGAGATTTGCGCTACTACCACTGTTGGTAAGCACGCCGCGTGTCTTGCCAAACTCCCTAGGAAATTTTTGTTCAAAGCGCAGGCTTTTGTTGCCCATGACCAGCCACCCATTAAGCAAGGCTTCTGCGGCCGCCACATACTCGTCGGATGAAAAATGCGGGCCAGCATAATTAACAAAGTCTTTGCCGGCCACCCAGGTTTTGTCTGCCTGTTTGGCGTCAATGTACTGTTTAATCAAGTTTAAAATTTCATTCATAGTCGACTCCGAGTTCTTGGCAAAGCACTTTCATGATTTCAATGACTTTCAAGCTACCTCGACTGGCAGCAAAATGCAAAATGTTTGCATCGGCAATCGGCACTCCGGAATTCCAGAGTCTGGTAGCTTCTAGTTCAGCAGGATGGTCGCTTCTTAAGTTATGACACATGTAATTCATTTCTGGGTGTAGTCGATCTGTTTCTGGAATATCTTGTGCCCAAAACATTGCGTTGTGTCTTAGTTGGTCAAATCCCCAGTGCCGATCCGGATGTGTTTCCCTTGCTTGAAAATACTTTTCACCCAGGTCCCAAATTTCTTTTGACATGGTATGCGGATAATATTGCACGTCATCATTGAAATGATGTCGAAATTCTCTATGATTCCGCGGTTCTGTGTAGTTGAACAATCTGTATTCTTTGTAGCGGTCTCCAAACAAACTGGTGGGTCGTATCATAAAAGTATCAGCACCGGACCAAAAAACGTTGCAGGGTTCGCTGTCCCATAATGCTTTGATCTCGTTCCAGTTGGCCTCAGTACAGGTGTCGCTGTCGTCGGCAGGATCGGTCCATAACACAGCTTCGAAAGGCTCCAGACAAAATTTGCGAAATGAAGACAGCCTTATCTTGTACATTTCACCATAGGCCTTGTACAGGTCTTGATTCTTTTCTATGTGCCAGCCATTACGGATAGGCCTTACTGAAGAAACCAAATAATTTTTAACTGTCATTTCGATCTGCCTAATATAGCACCGCTGTTGTGACGATGCCCTTCACTGTGTAATAGCCGATAACCTTCGGATAACAAATAAGGAATAGCCGCTGAACACTTGCCAATAAACACACCTTCATCTGGCTCGTACCAGGTGTCGTCGCATACAATAATACTATTATCGCACATCAATGGCATTAACCGAATAGCTTGTTTTAAGTGGGCTTGTTGACTATTTAGATTGGTCATTTCGATTCCCATTTTTTGTAAATAACGTTCTTTTTGTGCCGGCACAAAAGGTTTGGCTTTTCTATTGACCCAATAGTCCCAATCAAAATTATCTAAGTAAACTAAACTTACTCGAGACTCGGGTTCTAGATTTCTAAAATTGTCCAGAAAGTCTTCACCTTTGGCCTGTATGACTCGAACATGATTGGGCATGTTCACAAATCTTTCTTTGAGGCCGTCGATTTGATCTTGGTCATAGTCTACAGCATAAAATCTTGTGGCACGGTCTTTGGCCAGGTCTGCAAAAAACTTGGTGCTGCCTTCGCCACGATCAACACCAATCTCAATCCAAACACCTGGATCAATTTGATGTATAAAATTTTCTACATTTCGATAGTATGTGCCCATCAATTAACTCGCTTTAGTAAATCTGCCTAATATAGCACCACTGTTTTGTCTATAGCCTTGATTGTTCAACACTTCATAACCGTGCAACAATAGGTAAGGTATCACAGCCGAACACTTGCCAACGAATACTCCTTCATTGGGATGGTACCAGGTATCGTCACACACTATGATACTTTTTTCAGTCATCAACGGCATCAGTCTCATGGCCTGAAGCAAGTGGGCTTTTTGGCTGTTGATATTGGTCATCTCAGTGCCCATGTAGTCTCTATAGTGTTGCTTTTGTGCAGGTACAAAAGATTCTTCTTGACCGCCAACCCAATAGTCCCAGTCAAAGTTGTCAAGATACACCAACGAAAATTTCTCGCCAGGATTGTTGCGTGCGAATTGTTCCAGAAAGTTTTCACCAAAAGCATGTACTAGTTCTACGTGATCTGGCAAAGGCCCTTCGGCTAATCGAAATTGTCCGTCGGCACCTAATACCGCTTGTCCTTGCGATGACAACACCGCACGAGCCCTTGCGATTTGATTTTCATCTGCGTCAACACCGTAAAACTTAACGCCTTTTGTTTTTGCTATGTCAGCAAAGAATTTAGTACTACCTTCTCCGCGGTCAACGCCAATCTCAACCCACGCACCAGAGGGATCGACTGCATCCATAAATCGTTCTACTTCTTTGTAATATGTTCCCATAGATCACCAAATAAAATTTAACATGTAATACTCTATAACTCTTTGTAATTCTTGATCAAAGTTGGCCAGGGGTTGCCACCCCAAGGCCTTGAGTTTAGAGTCATTGATTGCATAACGCACATCTTGGCCTTGTCGGTGGCTGCCAGTGATGTAATCTTCCCAACGATCTTCAGCTCCACCACCGGGATAGTAATGCAACAGCTTTTTGATAACTTCCTTGTTGGGCATTTCTGCATTGCCTGAAATGTTATAAATTTCGTTGATGCTACCGTGATCGATCACAGTCATTACTGCACGAGCAGTGTCTTCGACATGCAACCAAGTCCTCTGCGGCTCACCACGATCATGCAGGTCAATTTTCCTGCCTATTTTGAGATACTTGATTGACTTGGGGATTAATTTTTCAACATATTGACCAATACCATAGTTGTTGGTAGGACGCACAATTACATATCGGATGCCATAGGTTCTTGCCCAGGCCAGGATCAACATGTCGGCCGCTGCCTTTGAAGCTGAATAAGGATTGCTGGGTTTCAGCAGATCAGTTTCGGCGTGGGCACCCGAATCGATATCACCATACACTTCGTCGGTTGAAAAATGCAACAATGTTGGTTGCTTTTGAACAGGCTGTTGTCGGATCAGTTCCAACAGACGGTGTACTCCGTTGATGTTACTGTGCAGGAATACCTCAGAACTCATGATCGAATTGTCCACATGAGTTTCAGCTGCTGTGTTTATGATATAATCGCAGTCATACAGTCGGTCAAGATCATTGATGTCTTTGTGTATGAACTTAAATGTATCGTATTTTTGAAACTCACTTAGAAAATCAAAATTGCTGGCATAGGTACCTTTGTCCACACCAATCACATGCCATCCACGTGCCAGACATTGTCGTGTGACATGTACTCCTATGAATCCCAAACAACCTGTGACATATACAATTTTTTTCATTTCATCTTTATTTGGAATTGTCGCATCTGATTGTTTATATCATTTTCTCTGAGTCGTTGCCAGGGATCTTGTTGTTGAGCTTTGACGGCATCCCAGAAAGTGGGATTCAGCCCCTGAGATTTAAGATAATCGTTGAGCTTGTCGCATTCTTTAAAGCGTTTGGTTGAGGTAGGAGGATAATGGAAGTCTTTGGGATTGCTGGGATTACCCTCTAATAGTTCTCGCTGTTTGTAGGTGGCATCAAGATTATTGCCGGTAAGATCGGCTCGGTCATGCGTGACATGCACATCGATCCTTTGGTATATGTCCACACAATAAGCATTTTGACTCAACCAAGCATCATTCATGCTATGCAGGCTGAGATGTCCTATAACATCCAGCCAGGCTCGAGGAACTATGGGAAATATGCTGTAGGGGTGATCATTGTGGGTATGCACCGCCAACAGTTTGAATTGTCCAGTGTACCGGCAAATTTCCGTATCCCAGGCTTCGCTGTCCATTACAGCATCGTCATTCCAGAAAAACACCCAATCTGCCGAACTGGCCCGGGCCAAGGTGTTTACATAATCATGCAGTTGGCTGTAGCCCATGGGCTCAAATGTCATGGCAGTATAGTTCACTCCCATGTCATCCAGTCTGGGTTGCAACACAGTTTGGAAATGTTCAATGCCCACAGTGTCATCTGTGTCCAGGCCCAATAACACTTGTATGCTATCAAGATCCGCGGCCTTTTCTAACAGGCCAATTAGACTGCGTGTCAAGGCATTGGTGCGGCCTCGTGTGGGAAGTAATATTGCTATTTTATAGTCGTTTGCCATAGTGCGAATATTTATATACGCCGTTTACGGTGCAAACAAATACTAACCTTCGTAGATGGCACTGTTGGCACCGTGTTCGGCACATTCTACACGCACACAGTAACAACGGTCATTGGTCTTTTTGCGGATTAGTTGATCAGCAAAGTTAAAAGCATGTTCGGCAAACTTCTCTGCACCCACTCCATTGAATATTCTAATCTCTACTAGGTCCAATGCTTGTAATTCTTCAAACTTAGCCAAGTGTGGATCTCGTTTATCCAGGGCCAACTTGTGATCAAAATGATCTTCCAACCAGGCTTTTAGTTCTTTGAGTCCGCCAAAGTCCACTGCCCAGTTTTTATCGTCCAGACTGTCACAACCAAAAGTGAATGTGAACGCCAGACTGTAACCATGTAGCAAGTGACAGTGACTGTGATCAGCATTGGGCTGTCTAAATACAGCACTCAAGCCAATGTTGTGCCCGTAGTGTTTTGTTGAATAATACTTTGCCATTATAATTCTCCTATGTTAATTATAGCATAGGCGGCAGAGTTTGTAAAGCGGGAGTGACGCCAAGACCGCTGGATATTATTTTTTGTTTTTGGGTGCTACAGATTTTTCCGGTGCTGTTTTTCTTGCAGATTTGGTCTGGGTGGTATCTGTCATGTCAATGAGTTGTTGCACCGTATCAAGAGCTTGTGTAGTAGCAAACATCTGCCAAAGTTGATTGTTGGCTACCTCAATGCTGGTGAATTCTAGTTCAATGATCTGATCATTTTTTAACTGGAGTTGGAATTTTCTTTGTTGGCTCATGTGTGTCCTTAATCGTAGTAAACGTATCCTGATTGTTTATTAGTTATGTTTGCACCAGGTCGATCTATTTCTTTTGAGGGCTTGTCCCAAAGTCTAGCGCGACCTTCTCTCTGCTGTTGTTCGGTGTCGGGGTGCTGTTGTTTATACCGTGTTAACCATTGATCAAATTCGCTGATGTATTTTACCATTTTTTGTAATTGCCTTTGCCGGGTATTGTATTACGGACACCGCCCACTGGATCTTCTACATCGCCCTTTTGACGTGGAATAAGATGTATGTGTGGATACATCACAGTTTGACCCGCTGCTTCTCCTGAATTATAACCAATGTTGAATGCATCGCATTCTCCTTCTGCAACCATGTGGATGCCGTCGGCTAGGGCATCTTCAAAGGCCCTGACTATCCAATTAGGATTGTCGTTGTCTTTGGGCACATACAATCTATGACCGGGTGTGCATGGATAGCGATCAAGATACACCATGGTCGTGGTTTTTTCATCTACCTGTTGGTCCCAGGGTGCTATGCCTGCCTTTTGTGCTTCGATCAATTTCATTTTAGTCAAACCAGTATCTAATTTCGTGCATGACACGATAATGATTCAGCCCACTGGTAGCAGTGGTCATCGCGCTGAATCGATATTGTGTGTTTTTGTTTATCATGCTTGTGTATAAACCTCTGACATAAGGTGTGACCTGATTCTGTACCGACATCTTTTTATGAGTATACTGTATGTTACCTTGATTGTCAATACTGGTCGGCAGTTTTGCTTCTACTGAACCACTTAACACTACAGGTTTGACACCACCATACAACCCAAAATGTCCTCCTCTCTTGACATCACCAAATCTATAACCAGTTTCTGCCCAGGCACCGGTCATGTTATTTACACGGGTGATCAATCCTGGATTGATGTTGGTAGACACGTGCATCAAGCTGGCCTGCGCACTAAATCCTCTGTGTCGGAAAGTTACCACATTATCCAAGATGCCAGAACTGTTTATGCTTCCCCAACTGCCACCAAACGCTATCCAAGGGTTGGCGTTGAGATTGGTGTACTGCACCCCATAGGTAAATTTGCCTTTGCTGTAGACCTTGGGCAGGCCCACGGTGTATTGCGTGGGTCGGTTCAATCCCATCCCTGTGTTGTCTCTGCCGGCAAAATCGGTGCCAACTCGCATGCCGTTGACCGTGGTCAAAGCACCGTTGACAAGATATTCTGCATGGCTGGTCAGTTCATATTGATCATTGTGTTCGGTATTGAAACCAAATGCATTCATGCGGTTGACATTCATTACCGAAATGTTGCTGTTGTAGCCTCGGCCCAGTTGATCCATGACCACAACTGATCCATCACCAAGATTGACTCCTGTCAAATATCCTGTTATGGGCTTGAGGCCGCTGAGGGTGGCCAAACTCAGTTGCCCTACTGGTTTGAATATGTCTTCTTCGCTGATCACAGCCACACCGTTGAAATAGGTTGCCGCGGTTCTGGCCAAAACTTCATTGGCCTGAGGCAAGGTCATGTATGGCCATTTTTGCAAAATAAGATTTACTGCACTCTGGGCAGTGGTCACTGTGGATGCGCCAAGTTCACTCATATACACAGCCAACTGGCGATCAGATCCATTCATAAAGCTCACAGCTGTCAACAAATAAAGTTTGCCGCCTGGACCACGCATCACGTTGACAGTATTGCCCATGTTGTCGCCGTTTTGCATTTCTGCGGCCTGTTTGACAAAATCAGTCAATAATTTTTGGTGTGCTGCCACGTACTTGCCGTCGGAGCTCTTTAACAAAAATTGATGGCTGGTGTTATTGCCACTGAAATCGGCTCCGCTGACCAAGATATCTTCTTTGCCGTCGCCGTTGATATCAACAAATTTGGGCTTGTATGTTGAGTAGGTGTTGGTGTTATAGCCAACTAGCACGTCGTCAGTGACATCAGTGAAATTGCCGCTGCCGTTGTTTTTCAAAAACTGTATTTCACTGAATTTCGATGCACTGTGATTGGGTCTACTGAAAATCAACACGTCGAGTTTGCTGTCGTCGTTGAAATCATAACTGACAGCTCGCACATTATGACTGCCACCAAAATTATTACTGGCCCATTTGGGCAGCTCAAACCTGGGTGTAGGCAAGGTGTGTAATACAGTGAACACCGCTTCGTTGGAAGCATTCAAAGACCAGGAGAACAGTTTGGTAGCGGCACTGCCCGCGGTCCACTGGTCAGTGGCTATGATTTGTCCTTGTCCATTGCCCAGAAAATCACCAATGGCCACAGCACTGGCTCCGCGTATAACAGGATTGGTCTGACTTTGAGTATGCACCGAGAAACTGCTGATGCGGTTGTTCAAGGCTATGGTTGTGTTGGTTCCATAGTCAGCAATAACAATGTCCTTGTAACCGTCGCCGTTGAGGTCTCCAACCGCACTATCATGGCTCCAGATAGGAACAGTGGTCAGCGTCTGTCGTTCAAAACTTGTACCGTTATTACGGAAGAAGTATGCAGGACCATAGTGTTGCATGTCAGTACCAGGAGACACAAACAGATCATGGCGTCCAGTTTTAAAGAAGTCGTCGAGTTTGATGCTGGGTTCTGTGCCCAGGATCACATTGGTGTCATTGGGGAACCATTGTGCGGTTTTGTCTACCAGTTGACCGTTGTTCCAACTAAACATGCTGAGCCTAAAACTGCCCCACTCTGGCACTGTGGCCGGCTGTGTCATTCTACCTGCGATGAGCACATCATCTTTACCGGTACCGGTAAGATCTGCTGTAAATGTGTCAGCCACAGCCCAGGCATGTCCATTGTTGACTCCGGGTGCATTGATCAAGGGATCAATTGTGGCTACCTTGACAGGTGTGGCATAGGGCACTTCAGTTCTGAGATAAGGATTTGATGATACCGGAGGAACCATAACTGGCGGAGCCATGTATGCAGTTCCTGGATTGCCAGCGCCTCCACCACCACCACCACCACCGCAACCGGTAATGACGATAACTGTGCCAAAAAGACAAGTCCAAAGCAGTTTGCGCCGCATGCTAACACCTACAAGAGTTTACAATAAAACTATTATAGCACCACGGGTATTTTGTGTCAAACTAGGTTAGTACACGCTAACTTCTTGTTCTAAATAGCGAATCAGCTCTTTGTCTGTGGGTTCTACGGTGTAGTTCTGCTTGAAAAAGATTTCGTAGCTGTCCGAACCGTATTTGCCTATGCCGTAGAGCTTGGTGGCATCCACACCATCCCAAGTGGCAAAGTCCAAGGTCATTCGTCGGAGACGTTCGTAACGCACATTGACCATGCCCAGACTCCAGATCACGTCTTTGACTTCCCGTTCAGTGGCGCCATAAAAAGCTCGGGGCCCGCGCCATTTCGACCAGAACACAGGCGCCACGTGTTTAACTGGTTTACGACCAGTTTGGTTCAGCATGATCACGGCCACCATGTGTTGCCAGGCACCATGGGTATACTGAAAACCATCTGGCAACTGTTGTTGCACCATGAGGTCATCACGGAGAGGCTGGATCATTTGGCTTCGGGTTTAGTTTGCGACTGGATAGGTGTGCATCGCATCTCAGGTGGCTCGCACAATTCCCATCGGCCATTCCTGGTATCCATCCTGTACATTTGGCCGTTGAGCACTATGGGAGTAAAGGCACCATTGTCCACGCTGGGGTGGACGAATGTGTATCCTGTGAGAACTACTAGCACGCTTGTGAGTATGATTTCCATTATCTAGGTGCGAACTCTTGTTGCAGTTTGATATTGTCCATGAACTCTTTCTTGGTGCCAGGATCAGTCTTAAACGCACCTCGGAGCACCGTGGTCTGTGTCAGGCTCGAATGTGCCATGATGCCGCGATTTTCACAGCAACCATGAGTGGCTTGGATATAAACACCAATATGTTCAGAATCTGTAGCACGAGCAATCTCTCGGGCAATGTCGTTGGCTAGTTCCTCTTGAAGAGTACCCCGGCGAGCACACCATTGAGCAATCCTAGTATACTTACTAAGACCAATGAGCTTGTTAGCCGCAATGATTCCGATGTAAGCAACTCCAGACACAGGCTGATGATGATGACTACACATACTGCGCAATTCACTGCGTACAACCAACATACCTTCATATCTATCCTCACTATCGTTAGGGAAAGCAGTGGCATCAGGGCGGGGTTCATACCTACCTGCCATGATTTCGTTGAAATACATCTTGGCCAATCTACGTGCTGTGCCAGCACTGTTGGGATCTGTTTCTCTATCAATCAACAAGGTATCCAGCACTCGTTCAAATGCTTCTGTGGCTTCATCAATCAACTGTTTGCGTTCTTGCTCTGATTCGATAAACTCACTGACGTTGTCTCCGGCCCAGAATCGTTTACCGCTGGCCCGCATGCTGTCTCGGATAACCTGGCTCAGTGGGCGACCTTCGTCGGGATCTACTACAGCATCCTCATAACCAGGATGATATGGCGCCTCTGCCACAATACGGCTTTGTTGTAAGGCATCGAATGTTTTTTGGCTGGCATTATTTTTCACTGCGTTCTCTCTATCTTCACTGGTAAATGTTGTCATAGTTTTCTTTCATTATACAGGTTATTTAGATTTTTGCAAGATCAAATGGAATTTTTCTCAAGTCTGGATAAATTCCTGGTTGCGATTTGGGGTCAATAGTTGGTAATAGTTCCAAGCCCTTGGCACACAATTCCAAAGTAGGGCAATAATGCCACCCTAAAATTAATTCTGTTTCTTCTTGCCAAGGTATGTGTAAGTCTCGCCCATCTGCTCTTTGTCGACTAAACACTTTGTATGCTTCTGCATCGTCCAGCAATATTGCTCCCGCCTTGCCCAACTGCAAAGGTTTGGTCCAACCAAAGCTCAAACATTGAAATTGACCTGCACGATACATGTTGCGTTCCAAGCGTCTGGCACTGTCCCATATACGAGAATTGGCAAATTGATATTCGCCTCGCCAGGTTTGATCAGTAAGTTTGTAATCAACACCCAGATGAGTCAGCATCATAGGAACACTGAGATAAGTGTATGCTGTAAAACTGGTTTGTTTTACCCGATCATATCTGAAACATAGTTCAAGAGCATGTGTACAACCATCTGTGAGTACCACATAAGGTGCGCCAGTGTACTCGGCCAAGGCTGATTCAAAGTCAAACAAGGCTTGAAAACTCATTCGCTTAGATGATCCTTTTTGATTTCTCGCACCGAACATCCTAGTTGTTCAGCTATGGAATTTTTTAGCTGTATTCTCTGATTATTTAAATTTCTTATCATGATAGCTCTACGGCCTAATTCTTCCAACGACAATTCAGATTCTCTGCCTGATTTTAATTCTGCTTCTAAATTCCAAATTTCACTGTGTATGCCATGCAGTTGAGCTAATTCTTGTTCGACCATGCCAAGATCGTATCCGCTGTCGTTGAGCTGACGATCATAGAAATCAAATTCTTCCTGATTCGCTCCATTGGTCTTGGCTAATTTTAACTTGGCAATGGCAAATCTGTCTACCAGTTCGATCACAGGAAATATCATAGATACATGGTCTCAAGTCGTTTAGGATCATCTAAAATCTTTTGTATTTCAATATTGTTGACATTGGGCCTGCATGGTCGGCATAGGCCAACATTGGTTCGATTGTAAATCTCTTGGTGTCGTTTGCCCAACCACAGGTCTCGGAAATCGCCGGAATCCCAAGAACCTAGTTCAAACTGTGGATCACCTTTGCCTTCACAACACACATAAATCTTGCCATTGGCACAAAACACTGGAAAATGAAACATTTGGTGGCATTTTTTATAAGTTCTTGGCAGGGTCTTGTTGGTGTTAACCCAATATTTTACATTGTGCTTTTGTCCAAGATGTTCTAACATGGTCAAGGTAGCATCCGTCAACGTATGTGCCTGATTGTTTACTATCACTGGTCTAAAATACAACATTCTGCCGCCCAGGCGTTTGACCAGGGCAAACAAGTCATCCATGGCTTGATAATTGTCATTGAGCGGATTGATCAAGCATTTGAAATCTACATTGGCTCCGGCTTCGATCAAGGCCCGGGCATTGTCACACACCTTGTTGAACAAACTCCTGGCTGTAAGACTGCGTCGGATCTGTTCATACAGATCCTCAGTGCCAGCATCTATATCTATGCCAATCCAGGCTATCTTGCGTAGTTTTTCCACGGACACACTGCTCAACAATTTGTCTAGATTGCTTCCATTGGTAGTGATACTACAAAAAAATCCCAAGTCAATGGTGTGTTCTATCACATGTTCATAACCAATCAATACCGTGGGTTCGCCGCCGCCTGGATAGGTAATGGTGTGCGTGGTACCATAACTTCGAGGACTGTGCGCTCGCCACCCGGCCAATTTATCCAAGAGGTCAATGTATTCAGTGTATTTTTTTTGCACCGGTTCTTGAGCTCTAAATTCTGCCGAGTTGCAATAGTAACAATCTTGATTGCACACATTGGTCAGATCGATGTCTACCTGCGCAGGCAAGATACCCATGCTGTCTTGATTTTTCATCCAGTGGACGAGTTCGGCAAATTGATACATGTTTTACTTAGTGCTATACCAAGCCCAGGCATGACGAACCATGTCCTCAAGCCCATATTGTGGTTGCCAAGAACTGACCTTTGCAAATTTGGTACTGTCGGCTGTAAGTATGGCCGGATCTCCTGGCCTTAAAGGTCCTACTCCTAAGTTTACACGTTGACCCGTGATCTGTTCGGCCATGTTGATGATCTCTCGATTGCTGTGGCCGGTGTTGGTACCAAGATTGTATAGGCCAGTGGGTATTTTCGTGTCGCAGACCAGGATATGTGCATCGGCCAAGTCTTCCACGTGTATGTAATCTCTGATACAGGTACCATCCACAGTAGGGTAGTCCGTGCCATTGAGGGTAAAGTGTGTGTTGTCTCTAATGCTTTCTAAGACTCTAGCGACGATGTGTGTGGCTCCAGGTCTTTGTCCATGTCGTGCCTGGCTGTCTGCTCCGCAGGCGTTGAAATAACGAAAGCTCACATAGTCCAAGTCATAGGCACGATGATAACTCTGCAACATCCAATCCACCATGAGCTTGCTTTGACCATAGGGGCTAATGGGCTCTGCAGGATCTATTTCCTGGCAGGGTGTTATTACAGGATTACCATATGTGGCCGCACTTGAACTAAAGATCAATCTGGTTTTAATTTGTTTTTGTACCAACCAATCGCAAAGTATCTTGGTCCGAACAAAGTTGTTCTCGTAGTATTCCTCAGGATCCAACATGCTAGGACCCACAAGACTGGTGCCGGCACAGTGTATGATGGCATCGGGCTGGAATGTTTCTATGGCACGCAGAGACACTTCACCGGCAAAATCTGCCACCAGCCACTTGGCACCGCAGTCGATCAAGGGATTGGGATCAAGACTACGATCAATAGCAAACACACTGTGCCCACGATCCAATAAACCAAGAACTGTTTGGCCACCTATGTAGCCAGCACCACCGGTGACTACTACTCTCATACTTTTCTCACGTGATATTTGGCCTGGCTCACATGGTCTCTGTAGCGATTGCCTGCACGGTTCCAAGACTCACCCTTGCCCTCCAGGATATCTACGATACGATCCACAGTACCGTCGGTCCAGTCTGAGATAAGACCCTGGTTGTGATGCGGTGCTCCCAGCAAGTTTTCTAACTTGTGGAAGGCATCATCAATGCTCCAAGGCACATACAGGCGATTAGGATCGTCAGCAAAGGTTTCAGGGAAACTGCGATAAGCAGGATACAGCACGTTGCAACCAAGAGTATCGGCTTCTGATACTGTGTTAGATACCCAGTCTTGTAAAGCACAATTAAACAACACACGAGTATCGTTGAGAAGATTGTAATAATCATTTTTCTTCAAGTCCTCATAGATTTTGAGTCGGCCTTGTGATTCTAACTCTCTGGCCCGCAGGATATAACGCACATTGTTGCTTCGTAGTGGTCCGCCTTGAAACACAGCGAACTCGATATCCTTGTGTCGTCCTTGAGCCAGATACATTTCAATCAAGTCCATGTAAAAGTCTGGTTGTTTCTCTTGATCAAATCTCGCGGCAAAGCCCACACGCATTTTTCTTTGGTCAAATGGTTTCATATTTTCTGCGCCACCAATGCGTTCCAGCACTTCTTGTTTGCCAAATGCTAATCCACTGATGTTGTAGATTGGAGCAGTCCATCCTGCAATACGCATGTGGGCAACCATTTCTTCGTTGGTGGCCAATACCCCTGTCACGAATTGGTTAACCATCTTTTCATACGTCGACATCCACTCCGCCATGCCCCATACATGAACAAAGTCATCCGGATCAATGGCTTGAGCAAGACAACGTACATAAATGCGAGGACGCTGAGACTCAGGCACTTGATCCAGAATATAAGGTAAGCTCTCGATACCGGGCTGAAACATGTCTTCAAAGTAGATAATATCTTCACGGGTGACTTCTCCATTCCTCATCATTTGCACCAGATTCATCATCTGGCTCATGCTAAAGTAACTGCGGCCATGTGCATCCAATACCTGGCCCACGCTGATGCTTTGCGTGTTGTCAATGGTGGATCCCGGAACATACACAACATCTAGACCGCGGCGTTCAAATACCCTGCGATTCCATTCTGTGAGTTGTAGGGTGTAACGAGCTTCGTAGCTCTCTAGACCCATGTAGAACAATTTTCTCATATGTTGCGACCCAGCCTGCGAGCATCTTCCACCCACATGTTCTTGGCATTTTTGCCCTGGCTGAACTTGTTGTACTGTTGCCAGGCATAGGCCTTGAAGTTGTAGAGATCTTCCTCGCGGAATCTGTAGCCATAGTCGCGACAGAACTCCAGGAAGTTGCTCAACTCTTCTAGTGTTTGTAATGCACGTGGATTGGGACGGTATTCACGCTTGCCCATGATGTTTCCTTTTAAATTTTGATTGATTGATAAGGGCGAGAAGTTTCATACTTGATAAGGCAACCGTTCTCGCCATCTTCGGCCACCTCAATCCATACAGCACGCTCGGGATAACGTGCAGCTATCTGTGTATATAGGTCATCTGCGATCATCTCGCAACTTTTCCAGTCTAGAGCTAGAACGGTATTTTGACCATGATACAACGACTCGAGCCATCGTTTGAACTGGATAAACTCGATGTCCCGGTCATTGTGCCACACATCGATCCACACCCGGAAATGAAAAATGTGCCTATGAGGACTAGCAAGAAACGATACATCATACTCTCCTGCTGTATTTAACTTGGGATCAGTGGCAGCTGCCGGATAACAATGGATTCCTTCTCGACGGAACGTGACCCAGATCTTACGCTCTGCATGTTCCTTGATGCGTTCTATATTTTCTCTTTCGCTTTGAATCATAGTGCGTTCCTCATTTCAGTGATCCACTCATCCACACGTGCCTCGGCTTCCTTCTGCGTCATGGCCGGCACAGTAATACGGTATGGTGTGCCTGGTCTATGACTGATATCATAGCGTATGGTTCCATTGAGTATCATATCGTTTTCATCACGCAACACTGTAAACTCTTGCAAGTTCATAGCACGATAAATCAGTTCTTCTGCTTGCTGTTTTACATCATTCATTTAAGCACCTCATCTTGGGTATATTTAGACCAGTCAGTGAATACTGACCTCCGTTGTAACGCATGTAGACTGTGGCACCATACTCCAGGATTGGTTGCCGCAAAATCTCGATCATCCAGTTTGAGTGTGGCATTGTAGCCAAACTGACGTATGTAAGGTAGTTTGACCGAAATCATGGGAATAAAGTTATGGAACTCTACCAAACTGCTTTCCAGTAAGCCTTCGGCCTGTGCTACATCCAGGTCCAAGGTACAATAGTTGGGAATCTGTTCTAGACAAACACGGATCATCCATTCCCAATCACGCCAACCATCGCCGTCGTTTTTATCTAACGCTGGAAAACTTTGATTGGCACCAAAGTAAATGTGTTCACAATCATTGTTGTTGAATTGTTGTAGAACAATCTGTGGATCTTGTATGCCCACCACAAACAAGGTCTTGAGACCATATGCTGGCGAGTGTTCTACTTCGGTTCCAATAAAGAAACTTACCGCTTCATGTCCTTGTCGGTTCATCGTATCTGATCATGTTCGAGTTGATCTAATCGGGCCTGTTGGTCCGGGCTAAATTGTTCTTCTAATTGTACACTGTCTGACTCGTTGTCGTCAACTGTTTCGAACAGTTGGTTGAACATGGGTCTGCCGCTCTTGGCTTTTTTGCCTTTGAATCCACGTGTGCCAATAATTTCCATCCAATAGCGATCATACTTTTCAATGATCTTTTCGGCTTCTGCACGATCTGGTGTGGCAAATATCGCATCTACAATATCTCGGAAATATTCATGATCACCATCTTCTTTACGCATCATGTAGGGATACCGGCCAGAATCGTATTCTCTATTGGCACGCTGTACCGCTTCGATGTGCATCCAAACATTGTGACCCATCAACAATGCGTAACTAAAGCTATCCCACGATGTCTTGCCTTCTTTGCCAATCTTGTTTAAGTCTCCTGGCTTGTAGATACAGATGTCTTTCATCTGTAGTTGTTTGCTGATAGGACTTTCGTCAAAGTGATCAATGAGTCCATCGGCCAACACAGCCGGTCCAAACTGGCGTGTGTCTGTGGCATACTTCTTGTCGTCCACAATGGGACTCATTCTGTAACACCATTTGCCTTCGTGTGGAAGATCAATGTGATGATACACTTGACCGTTGGCAGTTGCCAAGAATGGACTGGCACAATCAAATGATATAGTAAATGCTGGATTAACATATCGGCGAACCGCACGTTGGATGTCGGTAAGCAACACTGCCCATTCAAGTTTACTTGTGCCCAAGAAGTGCATCCAATCATGTACGCCTTCTTGCAATAGGCCATCATGCCGCAAGGCCACAAGTCTACGCAAAATCAGGTGTACGTCACACATGTTCTGACCGCCCATGGCCCAGCCATCAAAGTGTGTGTCTGGATACTTTGCAGGATCACAATACTCTTTCATGATTTCATACCAGTCGTCGGCATTCTTGTGATTGTCGCCTTGTAATACGTTCAGGATCTTGGTACCGCCATTGGCTTTGCCTTTGCGATTGGCCATGAAGTATTCGTTGTTGTACTTGGTGGCATCAATTGCCTGCTGCAGAGTTTTAATCTGGCAGGCATCGCTTGCCTTTTGATCATGGATTACCCAGGTTGGAATATCCAATGTCATACAATAGTCACTGACACTGTCCAACCAAGTTAGCACTGCCTTGCGTTTGGTTTCAGCTTTTTTACAGCCCGAATTGGCCTTCCAGTCACCTTCCCACAGGCCCTTGGCAATCTGGAATCCACCTGAATCGCCCAGCATCAAGGTATTAGGATCACGGTTACGCACCATGTCTTCTGACCAGTCCTGTTTGTTCAAATCAAGATTGGCATGGCCACCCGAATATAGAGACCACCGGTAAGGAAACAGACCTTTTTGGCTGTTGAGCCAGTTCATCTGCTCCATGTCCTGGATACCAGCGGGCATCCTTGCTGGATCCACATAAGGTCCAGCAGGATCACGTTGCTTGCCTACGAATGTAGCATAGAAACCACTGATAGCCGGCAAGAACACAGCATAATCATTTTGCTTGGCGGTAAGGTTATCTTGACTCATTGCGTCCTGAAAGCCATCCAGCAAGTTTTCCAATACCCACGCTTAAAAAAATAAGACCGAATATCAACACTACACTGAGTCCTAAACCAATCAACAGGTCCATTATTTGCTCTGTGCTGGCAGGATATAGTTGTAAACAGCAAGACCTGAATCCACAGTGATCATGGCCGCACCATCATCACTGATTTTAAATGTCTTGTCGCCGGTCAAATCAAGTATGCTGATTACCAGGCCAATGGGCCATGACCAAGAACGCTTGAGTGTGCCCGTTACACCAGGATGGAACACAAAGTTACCCGAATGAGTTGAGTGATCGCCAAAGCTAAACTTTAGGTCACCGTTTTCGGTTTTGGCCTGGAAGTTTACTTCTTCAGCATTGGCTTGTGCCTGCATTTTCAGTCGCTGGATAGCGGCCACAGTCGGAACAAACTCAATGTGCCAATTTACACCTTTAAATTTCACAGTCTTGAGTTTTTCGTTGATGATTTCACTTGCCATGAATCTGTAGTTGTTTTTGAAGTCGCCAGTGGCGTTTTCAAAGTTGATGCCGTCGGGTGCTCCGGTATCTTTTCTCGTGATTGACAGTCTGGCGTTGTCTTTATATTCCGACAGGCCCAGTAAGATGCGCAGTTTGCTCAAGTTGGGCATGCCAAAGTTGCCAATGAATTCGGCCACGGGTGCGGCAAATGCGCCTTCTACTACCACGCTACGATCCTCGGCTACTGCGCCAATCACTGTGGATTTGTCATCACCGGTGATCTTGATTAGGTCAATGCAACCTAATTTCTGTGTGTGTTCTACTAAATCTAATAAATGATCTTTCATGTGTTATTCTCCTTGTGTTGATTATACAGTGTTTATTTAGATTTTGCAACAGGTTTGGGTAGGATTTTTGCCAAGGTCTGGCCTCCTTTGAGAGATTTTAATTTTCCTGGTTTTTTTAGCTCCAACCAAACTGATGGGCCCTCGTCTTGGTGTCTGAATACTTCTTCAAAGCCCAGATAGTCAATCCAACCCATGACCAAACTGGCAGGGGTATAACAGGTTATTTCTTGTTCTACCATTTGAATTGCCTGGTATCTATCACAATCGTTGTAGGTTATTATGGCCACACCACCTGGTGTGAGTTTTTCATAAATCTCTGTCAGATATTTTTGTATCATTTCGAAAGGTTTATAATTCAAATAATTGTAAACCAAACAGAAAGCTAGTTGGTTGTCTGGCACCGCAGAAAACAGAGACTCGTCAAAACTTTCCTCAATGATGCTGACTCGCAATCTGCTCCGGTAGGTTGGATTAAATTTTTCTAAAACTGGATCCAGCAAATACATGTTTTCATCCAGCACATAAAGTATGTCGCTGCCACTCATGTGATCAATGAACCCTTCCTGAGTAGGGTGTACGATCATGGCATTGTAGTGCCAATCACAATAGGCAGCCACACGACGGTGTAGCACAGTGCGGCTGTCGTTGTCTAAAATTAATAACTTGTTTTTGTGTAGGTCAACCGATTCAGGTTGTTGAAACAATTTTGTTTCTAGTTGCTTTTCGTAGTTGCTCAAACTTTTCTGTAGCCAGAATTTTCCTTCCTGTTCGACTTTTATTTTTACTTCATTTTTAAATTCATTTATGGCTTTTTCAAAGTCTTGGAAGGCATGCTGTAAGGTTTTATTCTTGTCTGCTAGATTTAGATGACAATTTTTTTCTATTCCAGAGTCACCCAAGTTGGTTTGATGTATGATGTGCTGAAATCTTTGCTGGCTAAGTTCACTGATATCCTGCATAGACAAAATATCTAGTTGATTTTTAAGACGGACAAGTTCTACGAAATTCATGTTACCACTCAAATAAAGTTTGGAACGTGTTTTCTGTGTTGGTGGCACTGGCTAAATCCCATCCCAACACACCCAGCAAGTTGTCAATCTTTTGATCCACCACGGTGGCTTCCATTTCTGTGTCATCAAAGGGAAGTTCCTTGAACCATGCAGGCAAATGTATTTCGTCTGTGGGATAGCCTATGCTGGTCCAACCCAGGGGATTTGACTTGAGTTTGCACACGATGGTCTTCATGCCATCAACAATCTGCATGCTGTACTTGTCTGAGTTCATCCTGCGTAAGTTGTTCCAGTTGATGGCCGCACGCACATGGCCGGGCATGTTAGCCTTGCCCAAGCGTTCTTCTTCCTTGGCATACTTGGTTAGATTGTTCACACGCTTGGGACTTCCTTTCTCCCAACCTGGACGCTCTTTGAACGCATACTTGAACTCACGTATCTTTTCAATAATCTCGTCGCGTGTCCGGCCTGTGAGCACATCGTTGAGAATCTCACTGAGGAAGTCCTGGATGACCTTGGGCGTATCTGATCTCTTGAGATCCAAGCCCATGGCCTTGACTCGACCTGGTTCGCCATGCGTGTCCACACGCTTGTTCTCTTTGTCATAGTACATGACAGCATAACGTTTCTTGGTAATGAACAAGCCCTTGCTAGCCACAATCTCACGACCGCCACGTATGACTTCGCCCATGGCTCTGGGCACATGAAATGCCTGTTCCATGAATCCAGGAAAACTTTCATTGACCTGATCTGCGATTGAATTGTATAGTTGTACCGCAATCTCACGCGACCAGGTCATATTGCCGGCTTCGATCTCAGGTTTTAACACAGGATATGCCGAAAAGTAGCAGGAGTCTGTGTCACCATAGATGATGGCTTCGCCTACATGGTCGTACACACCTGTGATACACTCGTTGACATAAGCATCCATGTGTCGAGCAATGGCACGACCTGTGAGTGTAGTTGATTGACCGATGCGTTTATCAAAGAATCTACAACCAGGATTGAGAATAGCACCATACAATGAATTCAAGTTAATCTTTTTGACCAACTGACGCTTGTCCCAGTATTCTTCATCCTCGGGATTCTTGCACTCCTTGAGCCGGGCCTGCATTTCTTTGCGTTCAGCATACCAGCGTTTGAGCAGGCCAGGGATCACTGCCTCTCGCTCATAGGTAAAGATAGTGCCATTGGCTGTGATCATCCAGGGCTGGTTGCTGTCAAAGATCATGCGCCAGACTTCATAGGCACTGTGTACTGATTCTTCGCCATCTTGCCAGTCTATGGTGATTTCTGTGCCACGTTGTTGTTCTATCACAGCCGTGTATTCAAGTGACCCAAACAGGCCTTCCCATGCAGCCGCAAAACTGGAGCCTGATCGCATCTTGTCGCTGATATAACGTTCGGTCATGATGGGTCGCAGTTGAGCCACAATGGTCTCGGGTCCCATGTTCAAAGCACGAATGGCCGATGGATATAGACTGTTGATGTCTATGCTTCCTACATACTCGTGTATGCCCTTGCGTGGATAGGCCACATATGCACCTGCGGCCTGTGTGTCTTCGTCACTGTAGCGTTCTTTGCGATTGGGCACAACAAGCCCACGCTCGTGTGCTTCGTTGATGATGGCCTGTTCAGTCACGGCCACAGCGCCCATGGTGGTCTGTAGCAACACCGTGTTCTCATGTGCTAGTGTATTGGCCAAATCCAAGAACTTTAGTTTCTTGTCTAGCTGTGCCAGGCCGTTGACGTCTTGTCGGTTGTACTCGATAAACTTTTTAAAGTTCTGATTGTATAAAGCATCTAGTGTGCCTTCAAACTTGGTTTTGCCTTCCAAGCCTTCGTATTCAAGAATAGCATCAAGACTGTAACTATGACGCTCTTCATAGGTGTATTTCCTATACAGTTGCATATAGTCCATGTGTACACGACCAATCAAGTCATAGGTCTGACTCTCATTGCCAAAGCGTTCAAAGGTACGCCCCTTGGGGTGCTGATTCCACAAACAGAATCTGCGAGTATCATCCTTGCTCAGCACACGGGTCACACGATTTACTGTGTAAGGAATATCATAGCCCTCACTGTTCCAACCACTCAAGGCGTCGGCATCTTCTATGATGTCCAAGAATGTGTTCAGCATGTCTTCCTCACGCTCAAACAACAAGGTATCTGAAAACTCTGCACAGATTTCTTGTGCAGTTTCCCAGGTCATGTGTTTGGGCGGAACTACCAAGGTGATTAGTCTATCAACCCAGCCTAGATATACTGATATGGCTGTGATGGGATTGAACGGATCCTCAGGCGGACTGAATCCACGATCCGAGTCAAAGTCTACCTCAATGTCAAAGAACGCTACATTTAGCTTGGGACCGTCTTGGCCTTTGTAGTTTTCTTCCAGGCAACGGAATATGGGATTGATATCCGACTCGTACAACTGCTTGCCGCTTTGTATGCGGATCTCTTTGCGGAACTCTTTGTTGTTTCTTGTGCTGAATCTTGACACAGGTGTGCCATAGATGCTGACAAACTTGCCGCGGGGATCATCGTAATAGAATATGTAGTTGGCTGCGTACTCTTGATAGCGACGTTCACCGTCTCGGCGTTCAACCACATGTATGCGATCGTGCTCACGATCAAATAGTGCGTCTATGTAACTCATTTTTCTCCTGGCGACTTACGGCTCGCTCATACCATTCTACATGCCCGTAATGTGGGCGACCCATATCTTTATTTAGACTCTTGAATCTGATATCTATCAAAAAGTTTTTTAACTCTAGAAAAATCTTGATTATAAATCTGTTGAAACTCTTGCGTGGAAATCAACCAAGGCCTGCCATGAACTTGTGCTATTGTAGCACGAACTTGGCTGTCTTGCAATGATAATCTGATATCATTCGATATTTTTTGAACAAGTTGAGGATTGGTGTTTGAGTGTACGTAGGTCGCTAACCATGCTCGTTGAGTATCTATTCCAAATCCTAAAACTTCTCTGATTGTTGGAACATCAGGGAACGCTGGGTCTCTGCTGTTAGTGGCTACAGCAATAAAGCTGATGCGCTGACCTTTTTCATATGATTCGCTTGATCCGAATGAAGTACATGAAAAAGATAACTCATGATTTGAAATATCTGTAAACCAAGGTCCAAACTCTCTATAAGGAACGTGTGCCGCATTAATACCTAGATTACTAGCTATTTCAGCACCGCATAGATGTCCCCATGAACCTACTCCCCATGAACCAAACTGAGATTTAGACTTCAGTGCATCAACCAAAGCAGTTTTTGTGTTTTTATTTCTTGGCCCTACTATGACTACTGATGTAGTATAAACACCAGTGACTGGGCTTATTTTATCTAATAGATCAAGTCTGCGATGAAACATGGGACCATGTATGAACTGAGACCAATCTGCAAAATATATTGTATGGCCATCGGCCGGTTCCTTGACAAAGTAGTCTAGACCAACTATTCCGCTGGCACCTGGACGATTTTCTACCACCACTGGCACGTTCCACTGTTTATTCAGTTGGATAGCTATTCTGCGTATCACGGTATCCGGAGCAGATCCCACTGGAAGGCCAATGACTATTTTTACAGGTTTGGTTGGATACTCTGTTGCCCAACTGGGTGCTATTAAAGAAACAAGCAGTATAAACGCAACAAAGAAGATTCTCATGCCAACATGCTCCGTGACACCTTGCCACTGTCTGTTCTTGGCAAGCTCTCTACTATGTTGACTACTTGTGCGCATTCAACTTTTTCTAACTTTGTACGCATAAACTTTCTAATGCTTTCTTCTAGTGTCATTTTGTCAATATCTGCAGGAACAGGAACAACAAATGCTTTCAGTTGGTCAATGCCCTGTTTGTTGGGGCCAATTCCAACTGCGGCCTGTTCTACACCTGGATGGGACAGTAAAACTGTTTCGATGTTACTGAGATTTACATATTGTCCTGATATTTTTACAATGTCGCTGTTGCCTCGCCCTTGGAAATAATATTTTCCATCTCTGTAAACAATAAGATCTCCAGTTTGTGTCCACCCATCAATAATTCGTTTGTCAAAGTAATCATTGTTCCAATATCCCAAACATCTGGTGGAACTTTTGAGTTGTAGATACCCAACCGTACCCGGATCAACTACAATATTATTTTCATCAACTATTCGAATTTCACACTCATCCATGACCGTGCCAAGATCTTCGCCGACGCCTTCATAGTTTACAAAACATTGTAATCCGTGTTCTCCAAGTCCGTAAACACAATGAAGTTTTTGTCCACTGGCCATACGCCAATCATTGATGACTTTTTGATACAACCGGTCGCCGCCGACAATACAATGCATGTCGTCTATATCAAAGGTGTAGCGACTGGCCAGCTGTGCGTAGATGGCCGATACCGCAAGAAAAATATTTGGTTTGAATGTGTCAATATTTTTCTTAATCTTGAACGGCAGTGCAAGATCGTTGTCCAACAACATGTGACTTCCACACCATAATGAATACAACAAACTACTGATACCAAATGGACTGGTTAGTTTTGCTACACTATAGATTTTTGATCCAACTTGGTAGCCATGACAATGGCCTGTGATACGAGCAATGTTTCTTGCGCTGCGATGACAATGAGTGATACCTTTAGATTTTCCAGTGGTTCCCGAAGACCATACAATGTAGCAAGGATCTTCAGAGTGCATGTCAATGTGAGTGGAATGTGTGGCAAAGTTTGATGTCAACTGCTCGACTGTATAAACCAAACTATTTGTCAACGACGAAAAAGACTCAACATATTGTTCTTCTGTGATTACCAGACGAGCTGTTATTTCATTCAACATGTATTGAACATTGTGTATTTTTGCTCTTGGGTTGGTCATAACTGCTATACCACCTGCTAAAATCACAGACAAGAATGTTACCACTGTATTGATTGAATCTAGCATGGCAATCTGTACACAATCTCCTTTTTTGAGACCATGCTTTTGCAATGCTTGGCTGAGAGAATAGACCTGCTGTTCAAGTTGATCGTAAGAAATCTCAGATCCTTGGGCTTCTGTGATAGCGATCAGATCTTTGTTTTTGTGATTTCTTTGGAATATTTCAACAGTTAAGTTATACATATCACTGTCACAATGTCCTATGTTCTAAACTACCGGCCGATAAAGATTTTCTGTCATGGTAGTATGTGCCGGAATTATTTATAGACTTGGTCACTGTTGATCCTATTAAAATATTACAATAATCTGCAATTTGCAAAGTCTGGTTCACTTTTCCTACTATCCTACTTGATACTCCAACCACAGTCCCTTGCCCTAGTTCACAGTTGCTTAAAAAGCAATAAGCACTGACATGACAAAAGTCATTGATTTTGACATGATGACCCAACATGATAAAACTAGAAATCAAGCAATGATCTCCTATTTTCACATCATCGTTGGGTAGACTCTGATTGTAACAGTCGACATAGCAACCTCTACCAATTTCTGTTGTTGGGGAGATACGATTCTGTTCATGAACCAAACTGAAAAAGACACCGCCCTGAGCGTTGATCTTGTCAACGATTTTTTGTTTTAATGCTACGTCTGAAGTTATAGCAATGAACTGTTGGTTTTCAAACCATTGTTGAGATTGTTGATCTAGATCCTCTAAGGATATCAGCATTGAACCTAAGAACTCCTTTTGGATCAATCGAGACATGTTGCCAAGTCCAACAAAACATAGTTGCCGACCTTGGTCGTGTAATATCCTGAATCCAGATTGGTGCATAGATTATAGAGTTTTCCCCACAGTGGTCAAGATTTGTTCCAGCAATTCGTGATCCTGTTGCTCTCTACCAAATTCACTCTTGTGTGCTAAACGAATGGCCTTCTTGAGAACATTGGGTTTGATTTCAAGTTCTTCGGCAATGGCCTTGACTGTGTCATTGAGGCCACCTGTGAGTGTTTCAATCTCATGCATGACCTGCATGCCTTCGTTGATGACTTGGTTTAGTTTCCGGGTTTGTTCTGTGTTGAAGTTTTTGTTTGCCATTTAAATCTCCTTTGGTAAAATACTATTGTAACAAAAAAAATATGGGTTGTCAATATTAGTTGATTTTATTTGAAAACCACAGTTTTGGTATGATCCACAAAACTATCTAAATCTTTGGCGCTGGGACACTGCCTGCAAACAGCGTGTGGCACTCCAAAATTTTTAACAAATTTTTCCAGATCACGGTCGTCACAATCGGGATCAAGTCCGTCGACTAGATAAGGTTGCCATTGATCCCAGTTGGGTCGACGGAATTGATCCAGCAGTTCTGGTGTCAATCCCAATGTGCCACACTTGTATAATTTGCCATTGTACAACAACGGGCAACGTTGTTGAATACAAACTTCAAACGCTTCGTGAGGAAGATTGTTGTGCGGCGCCATGTTGGCGTAATCATTGCGAAAGGTTTTTAAGAATGTTTTGGGTTGTGCAATTTGAAATCGAAACTGATTTGTGGTCGCCCAGCGGTCGATGCCGAATTCATGCACCGGTTGCCAATCATAGCTGTTGCGCACACGCTGCATGACATTGGCCAGTTCCGGAGTCGGTGTGTGCTGGCTTATTTTAAGCACTGAATTGCCCAGTTGATGCAAAAGTTCTACAACATCCCAGTGTCGATGTAACAACGTGCCATTGGTCACAAATCTAATTTGGGTTTCTGGGAGCAAGGATCGCAATCCTGTCAGCCATTCACGTATTTCAGGATTGATCAAAGGTTCTCCGCCCATGACACCTATGCCTTCCAGGGTAATTCTCGTGATCCAGGGTTCCAACCAGTTGCGTCCTTGTGACCAAGTAATGTATCCATTGTGCTTTAGATCGCTGAAGGTGGTACATCCCTCGCAACTTAGATTGCAGGCTCTGATGGTCATGACTTCTAAAAATTCCAGATTCATAGTTTGCTCAAGATAGTATCAATTGCTTTTAAATTTACATCTTCAGCTTGATGCCAAAATGAGCCAGACATGATATGTTCTTTGTTGTGCAAACAACTGTCGCGAGTTTGTTCGTATAATTCTTGTGCGGTATGATCTTTCAAATTTTTTATGACAGTCAGCATGCCGGACATGCGATGCAAATCACCCGGTGCTTGATCATAGGTCAAATCAATACCATAATCAAATTTGAATCCCAATGAAGTCAGTGTGCTATAAGTATTAAATTGTCCGTTGTTTATAAAAGCAGTTTCACTCAACAAGCATTTCAAAGTTTTTTCTGTGACAAAAGGTCCTGGGTAGAACTTTTTTTGGTTATTGACAGTGGTAAGACTGTAATGAAAACTTTCATTGTTGATGTTTATGGCAGAATTTACATAGGCCGGATGATGAAAATCGTACACTTGCATGACATCTAGATTAGAAAATTTATCGAAGATAATATTTTTTTTGTGTAAATTTTCCAAAAAATATTGTGTGTGTTGATCTATAACCAAGTTACCAGTGGATTGCCAGCTGTGTATATTTTTTTCTTCAATGTTGTCATGCAATGATATCAAACAATTTTCAAGGTCGTGGTGTTGGGCCAAGGCACTCAATGCAATTATTTTGCTTTGGGTGCCGCGATGACACAATGCACTGATTTTGTATCTTATGTTTTTGTTGACCTGAGCACCAAATTGCTGATTCATGACATCTAGTTGATAGTGCCATTCAATGGCAGGCACAAAATACACGTTTGGCAAATTATCAAACCTGCCATAATCTTTGTACAAGCAACAAAAAAATATAGGGGCCTGGACCAATTGGGCCTGTCGTTCAATCCACTCTACGTTTGGGCCTTCGGTTTTGATCACATAACCAGAATAACCAGGTGGTAAGTTTTTGTCTTGATTGTACCAATCCACGCTGGCCCAAAAAATCCCGCGACCAATCAAAGGTCTGAGAAAATCCCAGCCATAGAAATTGGTGGTGTCAGAGATTTCTTCCCAGATTCTGGGTAGGAAAAAATTTGGTTGAGAAGTTTTGCTCACTTTGGCCTTGATAGGTAGCGAATCTATTTATAGCCCGGCAGCAGCCGCCGACACATAACCCTAAGGGTCCTAAGGTGTGTTCTATTTGCGTCCGATTACCATGTAACGAGTGTATTCAGTTTCAGGATCACGCAGTTGCATGCGTCCGTGATACAAGACTTCGCTCAAGGGAAAACGGTCTACGATATCTTGTGTGCTCGAAAAACTGCGATTGGGATCATGATCACGACCTTGCATGACCACAAGTGTACCCGCAGGTATGTTCAAAAACCAACTACGTCCCTGCATGTCGGTCAGGCTGGTATTGATCACAACTCCTGATTCGCCCAGTTGACGATAGTCTAATTTGTTAGAATCTGCCAGCATGTATTCCACATTGTCGGCACTGGCTAAGTCCAATAACTTACGGCTGGTCGTCAAAAACTCCTTGTTCTTTTCTACCAAGATGATTTTGTCTGCTGTGATTCCGGGTTGTAACTTCATGTACAAGGCCAAGTTGCCATACCAGGAACCCAGGATGTAGACTGCGCTGAAATCTCTTTGTATGCGTTCTAGTTCGCTCAACAACCAGACCTTGCTGGCTGTGAGGTCGCGGGTGAAACTGCCAGCTAGGCTGTAGCCACTGCTCTCGTCCAAGTTAGACTGGTGCGTATGGAAGTCTTGGAGTATCACTGTTGTGGTCCTCGGGATATACTGGATAAGGGTTCATTTGCCATCCACGTGCAGTTGGCTGCCTTTGTTGAAACTGGGACTAAATGGACTGTTGGCAACCTGTCCACCCTTGCTTTGACTCCAGGCATAGCCTGCTCTGTGACCGCTACAGTCTTTGGTACACGGACTGCCCAAGAAGTTGAGTTCATCCAGTTTGGCCTTGAGCCAGGTGTCAGCAAAGACCTTGCATAACTCTTGGATCTTTTTGTTTCGAGTAATCTGCAAGTGATATGTCTTGCCCTGTGCATCAGTCTGTTGGCTGGGATCTCTGTAGCCGGCATAGACCTTGTGGACATCGCTGTTGGTAATCAAATCTTCACAACTTGATCCAACACGATCAGGCATGGGTTGGGTGCATGGACTACAGGTTGTGACGATGATGCTGCCGGTGGGTATGCGACCATACTTGTTTTCGTAACGGTCCATGGCAACTCGTTCGGCATGCACACTCTTGCCGTCTTGTTTGTAGTTCAACGCACCAACCAATCGGTTGTCAGGATCCAACACAGCCGCGGCAACCATGCCATAGTGATCAGGTCGCTGTTGTTGTCCTTGTATGACCATGTCACACAGCTTGACTAGGATGCGGTCTAACTTGTCATGATTGGTGATACGAAAATCACTGATCTTCATCTGTGATCGGGCCTCCTTCAACCCAGGCATCACAGGTACGCTTGGCTGCGCACTTAAATTTGAGAAACTTGCAGTAACCCAAGGTGCCTGCATCTATAGTGCTCATGGGATCGCTGCCAGGTTCTGTGCCAATGCCTCGGGCAATGCAGTCTTGCATTTTTGATGTTTCATCAAAGGCCGCACAGTTGCCACACCTAGCAGATTTGGCATCTTCGGGATTGCTCATGTTCCACTCGTCTGCCTTGGCCTGCCAAAATTCTTCGTTGGGTGCATTGGGATCCAAGGGGCCGTAGCCGTATTCATCTATGGCCTTTTGGCGGTTCTTTAAATTTAGGTCAATGCTCTGCGTGGCTGGCGGGCAACCTGACTCTATGGCTTCTACTAGGTTGATTAGATTTCTCATTTTTTCTTGTTGCCCCAGTTGGCGGCACCTTTCTTACGGCATTG